AAGGCAGAAGAAACTCCAAAGGCAGAAGAAACTCCAAAGGCAGAAGAAACTCCAAAGGCAGAAGAAACTCCAAAGGCAGAAGAAACTCCAAAGGCAGATACACCGGTATCCAACACTTCTGAGGGTCAACCTAGTGAGACTCCAAGTGAGTCAACAACTCCACCAAGTGAGGGAGAAAAACCAAAAGAAGAGAATCCAAGTAACCCAACTGAAGGTGAAAAACCAAAAGAGGAAACACCAACTCCTCCAACACCAAGTGAACCAACAACTCCACCAAGTGAAGGAGAAAAACCAAGTAACCCCAGTGAATCGGTAACTCCTCCAACTGAAGGAGAGAAATCAAAAGAGGAGCAACCTACGACTCCTCCAACAGAGGGTGAACAACCTAAAGATGGGGATAAACCAAAGGAGGAAAACCCTATAACTCCACCAACAGAAGGAGATAAACCGAAGGAGGAAACTCCAACAACACCTCCAACAGAAGATGAGAAACCAAAAGAAGAAAAACCTACTCTAACTTTTGATAATGAGGAACTTGTAAAGAAACAAGACAACACTTATACTGTAAGCACAAATGAAAAACCAAAAGTTAAAGTACACGTACCAGAGGGTATCCCTCAAGATTCTGTGAAACTCGTTCAAACTTTAGTAAATGGTACAACTCATGAGTCTCATGGTATTGACGGAGATATTCTTCCAGTAAATTCTACTTTGGAACTCATTTATACTGATAAAGAAGGTGTTGAGCATAAAGAATTATTAGGGTCTGTGGTTAATAATACGAAGTATGATTATGTCACAGAGAGTTCAAAAACTACTTTAACTTTGACTCCAAAAGAGTTAATTGAGGGTGACATTTTACCTAAAACTCTTACGTTACATTCACTAGATAATAAGTATAGTTTAACTGCAACTTTAGATAGTGGGTCTTATAAATTTGATAGTTCTAGTCTACCTTATGGTGTTTATGAGTTCTTATTAGATTCATCTAATACTTCAAGCTTTGGTAAAACTTTTAAATCTGGAGTTTTCAGATTAAACGGTAAAGACTTTGACTTCATGCCAGATGCTTTACCTAATGAGCCTTCTCGCCCAACTCCAACCCCAGAACCTACTCCAACACCTACTCCAACACCTACTCCAACACCGGAACCTACTCCAACACCGGAACCTACTCCAACACCTACTCCAAATCCACTCCCAACTCCGACTCCGGAACTTACTCCAACTCCTACTCCGACACCAGTTCCAGATAATGGAGGTTCGGTTACAACTCCTACTTTACCACTTAATCCAAGTGAACCTATTGCGCCTATTGTACCTACTCCACCAGTAACCCCAAGTGCACCAGTATTACCAGATGCTCCAACAACGCCAACTCCAAGTCCACTTAACCCAAGTGACATTTTTGGACGAGATGTTGCTCCAGTTCCGGCTCCAAGTCAAGATCATGACAATACAAATGGTAATACAAATACTCCAAGACCGAATGATAACATTAACATTGGTGGGGTGTCTAACCAAACAAACTACGTTGATGGTCCAGATAAAATCACTATTGGGGTATCTGGTGGTTCTGTCCAAAATGTTAAAGCTACTGTATCTTCACAAGATGGTACAACTGAATTAACAGGTAGAGTTGTTAATGGTTCTTTCGTAGCAGATAATCTTCCAGAAAAAGATGGGGTTTATACTGTTAAAGTACAAGTAACTGATGATAAAGGTCAAGTGTCTGAGAAGACTATTACTTATGCAGTAAACAAAAATGGTTCAACTTATGATTGGTTGAATAAAGATGTGAATGGTGCTTACTACCAGCGTTTAAGTGAGGACTTGAAACTTTCAGAACACTCAACTACACGATTAGATACAAGTAAAACTAAGTTCACCTTTACCTTAGATGGTAAGGTAGTAACCGTAGATGCAAGTTTGGTTAAAGTAGATGAGAAGAAAGAGGAAGATGGTTCTTACACTTATACTTATACCTTTAACAAAGATGGCTTCAAAGAAAACGGGGTATGGTCTATCTCGGTTGCAACCGTAGACGTTGACGGTCATGCATCTTCTTCAAATGCTTCCGTACAATTCCAATTTGTATTGGATAGTATTGTACCGGAGTTGAAAATTGAAGGTATTACTAACAATGGTAAATATAATGCAGCAAAACATCAATTTAAAGTCTTGGTAAAAGATAATATTGGTCTTGCACGTGTTCGAGTAATGGTAAATGGTAAAGTTTACGAATTTACTAAAGAGGAGTTATTGAAAGGTGAAAAAGTCCTTGACTTAGAGAACTCAGATACTCCATACTCTATTGAAGTTGAGGTAGTCGATTTAGCAGGGAATACAACTACTCAGAAAATTGAGGGTGTAGTAGTTACTGCAACTGCGGTGCAAGCATTCTTTGGTTCTGATAACTTTAAATTAGCTGCGGGCACATTAGGTATCGGTTTCTTCAGTGGTTTACTTGTTTGGTGGTTCGCTGCGGTTCGTAAACGTAAACGTAAGGAACAAGAACTTGAAGAACTCCGCAGAGGTGCACATATTGGTACTGAAGCTGAAGGTTTAGCTTCATCAAGTAATGGTTCAAACTCAGCAAGTTCAACTTCCGATACAGGAGTAACTGAAACAACTGAGTTGGAAGATAGTGGTTCTGTAGCTTCTGAACTTTTGAACTCTATTAAAGAAGAACCAGTAGTAGTTGTTCCAACTATGAGTGATGCTACAACTGATGATAGTTCTACATCAACTCTGCCTTTAGATGAAACGGGTGTAGTTGCTGAAACTTCTGTATTAACAGATGAGTTCACAGGTGTTCTTGGAGAAGAAACTGCTGAACAAACTTCTGTATTGGCAGAAGAAACTTCTGAGCAGACTTCTATTCTCGATGAAGAGACTTCTGAGCAAACTTCTGTATTGGAAGAAGAAACGGCTGAACAGACTTCAATTCTTGATGAGGAAACTGCTGAACAAACTTCTATCTTAGAAGACGAAGAACACACTTCTGTTTTAGAAGATGAAGAAAAAACTTCTGTACTTGCAGAAGAAACTGAGGTTTTAGATGAGGACAAACCAAAAGGTAAGAAGAGAAAACCTCGTAGAAGAAAGAAAGCATCTAAAGGAAATTAAACTTTAGTTTGTGCGTTTGAGGGCTGTTCAGCGCAGTCCTCTTTTAATTTAGAAAGGGTATCATTTGCATGATTCGAGATTTTGTGTTACATTTAGTTTTAAAACATTTGGTAAAGAAAACTGAGAGTTATAGCACTGATAAAATGTTAAGTTATTATGGTTCTATAAGGGAGCGTGTATATGCTCAGTTGATGTTACTTGTTATTGTTTTATTTTCAACTGTCAACTATTGGTTTACGGTTGGGTTAGCTCAATGGTCTTTATTTGTATTACTTGGAGTTATTAGTGTAGGTCTTTCGGTATCTGTTTTTTACCATGCAGTTTTGTACTTACAAATTCGTAACTATTTAACTTTTATGTTTAAACCAATTACAAATGACTTAGAACGCCCAGATAACTATTTTAAGCGCTTGTTATCTAACCATGAAGTTTCTACCAGTTTATCTCCTACAAGTGGTGCAGAGGATAAATCTGAGCCTTCTGAGGTGGTTTCCGAAGAGATATCTGAAGTGCAAACTGAGACAGAAGGGGAATAATTTGTCGTATGTCTAAGGATAAAACAAGCGTTTTAGGAGAGTTAACGGTTGAAGAGTTTGAGTTAGAGTCTGCACCGATAAAAGAATCACTTTATACTCGTAGTCAAAAACCGAAGAAAAAAGAAGAGAGTGTTGTTTTTAAGTTTTTGAGAGGTTTTACGGTATCTTTTATTTTCGTCTTTGCTATTTTAATGGTCTTAAAGTTAACTTTTAGTCCAATTAAGATTTCAGGTTCGTCAATGGACCCAGCTATGAAAGATGGTCAAGTTTGGTTTAGTACCATTAAAGAGTTCAAACATCCCAAGAGAGGAGATATTGTAACTGCTTATGATGTTTTGGATCGAGTTCGCATTGTGAAGAGAGTTGTAGCAGTAGAGGGAGACCAAATAAAGGTCTTAGACAATGGTATTTATGTTAACGGTTCCTTAGAAGATAACTCGACTGAGACTAAGAATATGGTGGAAGACACAACTACTTGGTTAGGAGCGCACAAAGGTTTAACTACGACTGTAGGTAAAGATGAGTATTTTCTAATGGGAGATAACCGAGAAAACTCAGAGGACTCTCGTAAGAGCGGTATCTTCCCTTCGTCCACAATTCGGACGGTTGTGACTCTTCAAGCACCAGAATTTGTTAAAAATATCTTAGAAAAGACTTTAAAACACTCAAATTAAGTAAAATTTTCGAAATCTTTAGGTCTTAGAAACGTTGATATAATAAGCTTTTCAGCACAAACCTTTATAAATCAACACTTTTTAAAAGAAATTTGAGTAAAACTGTTGACAGAACTGGGTTTGTGTGATATAATGTTTATTGTAAGTTAGCTAAAAGGCTAACGAATAAAGAAAGGAGCCTACACATGGCTAACAAACAAGATTTGATTGCAAAAGTAGCAGAAGCTACTGAATTGACTAAGAAAGATGCTGGACGCGCAGTTGACGCTGTATTCTCAGCAGTTTCAGACTTCCTTACTGAAGGTGAAAAAGTTCAGTTGATTGGTTTTGGTAACTTTGAAGTTCGCGAACGTGCAGAACGTAAAGGTCGCAACCCACAAACAGGTCAAGAAATCACAATCGCAGCTACAAAAGTTCCGGCATTCAAAGCAGGTAAAGCACTTAAAGAAGCTGTAAAATAATTTAGGTAAATTAAATTTATCTAATATAACAGTAATTACTTCCTCAGAAGTAATTTAGGTATCGCTTGATTGCAGTGGATTCCACTTGGCGGTTTAATTCCGTCAGATACTTATTGCAGTGTTCAACTGCACTTTTATTTCCTAGCTTACGTAGGTGTGTTTTCTGTGAACACAGTGTCATGTGCTAGGCATAACATAAACTTTAGCATAAAGTCGTATAGTTAAGGTTTATGTCTTAACTTAGATGGTCAAGTTAAGAATCTCCGAACGGTCTGGTTCGACTTTCCATTTACATAAAACAAAAGGTGTGTATCGAATAGTTGAGTTTAAGCTTTAAACCTTTAGCGCATTGGTTCTACTGTTCAAGGGTACGGCGGGTCCAGATGACGAAGGATGAACGCTCTTTTGGGTTATTAGTTCTGCACCTAGTTACAAACGGTCAATTTGCTGACTTTATGGGGTTGGACTCCTCACGTTTGTTTAGAGTTGAAATTTCGGCTCGAATCTTTGTTAAAACAAAGGTTTTTAGGATAGGATAACTCCAAAAACCAATGAAAAATTTGGTTTCCCTTTCTTTAGGGTATCCTTCAAAGCGCGGATGGTGAAATTGGCAGACGCACACGGTTTAAGCCCGTGTGGACTTCGGTCCGTGAGGGTTCAAGTCCCTCTCTGCGCATTAAATATAGATTCCATAGCTCAACTGGATAGAGCACACGCCTTCTAAGCGTGGGGTCTGTAGGTTCAAGTCCTACTGGAATCGTTGAGTAGCTACTCATAGCGGATAATGTGGCTGTCCTAAGTGTTGGTAAGGCAGGTTGGTTCTACAAGTCGCTCTTGTACATCGGTTCGATTCCGTTAATCGTGGGTTCAATTCCCTCTATCCGCATCCTAACTTTATTGTTGGGTATCTTTTTAGAACCGATAGCTCAGTTGGTAGAGTAGCGGACTCTTAATCCGTTGGTCGCAGGTTCGAGACCTGCTCGGTTCATTAGGTACTTAGTTAAGGGTATCATTTCAAGGCTTGGTAGCTCAGTTGGTAGTAGCGACAGATTGAAGCTCTGTGCGTCGTAGGTTCAAGTCCTACTCAAGCCATTATAGCTTTAGGTTTTAATTTACCTATGTTACAATCTTCTTAAAACACCTAGAGGAGTGTAGTCTTTTTAGAGTTAATTCTAAAAAGACGAAAGTAACAAATTTGTGACTATTTTCTCACCTGAATTGAAATAAATAGGGTTAGGGTATCAATGATAGAGGGTCGCTCCCTTTTGAGATATTTTAAAGAGATGGTAATAAAACGGATGTGGTGTGGAAAAAGCTTCTAAAATTAGGTTCGAAACTAATGAAGAAGCGAAGGACACGTTTTAGATAGTTACAAAATGCTATATTTAGACTTGGTAGCTCAGTTGGAAGAGCATCTGACTTTTAATCAGAGGGTCACTGGTTCGAACCCAGTCCGAGTCATGTCAGGAAGTTTGTTTTGATTTTTTTTTCAGTACGACTTAGGTTTAGTAACCGTGAAAAGTTATTAAATCCTAGAGGGTATCCTCATATTCCACCATAGCTCAGTTGGTAGAGCGCATGACTGTTAATCATGATGTCACTGGTTCGAACCCAGTTGGTGGAGTTCCATTGCGAAGTGGAAGTTTAAACGTTTAAATCCTGATTACCACCGATAGCATGGTGCTTATGTTTGAGTCATGACTTACATAGACGAGCCGGTAGATCAGCGGAGTTTTCTTTGAAAACTGTTCGAATCCTTGCGGTGGTATTTGTTTTGTGCCACAACGGCGTGCATTCCTTGAGAGAGGTGTGCAAAAGTTCTTAGAGCAAATCTCTTGCTCTTCGTATTTTAATTATTGAGGATATAGCCAAGTGGTAAGGCAGTGAGAGATTAGTGACCAAGGGTTCGATTCCCTTTACGCAACTTTGTTGTCGTATAGCCAAGTGGTAAGGCAGCTGACTCCTTATGACCGAGGGTTCGATTCCCTCTATCCTCATTACTATTTATATTATCGGAAAGTAGCTCAGCTTGGTTAGAGTGCGTGCTTTGGGAGTACGATGTCGCAGGTTCGAATCCTGTCTTTCCGATGCCAAACGGATTTTATACTATTGTTTATATGTATATGCCTTTTAGACTCAACAGTCTGAAGAGGGTTGTTGGGTTATAGCCTACTGAGTTTATTTGCAAGTACTTTCTCGGTAGGTGAGATTTGTATCCTTTTGGGGCATCAACTGTAAAAGGTTGTTGCTTCATAGCTTTAGTAGTTGCAAACTTTAGTGTCAGTAGCAATTTCTTTCAAGGATTTTGTGAAGTTATGTCCTAAATCACTACTAAGGCGAATTTGGTTGGTAAGTAAGTTTCGTGATCAGGGCTTGCTTTCAAACGTAAGGGCTGTCAAAGGTTTTTGCGTTATACCACACTTTATTGTGTGGCTAATTCCATGACTTTACGAGTTTTTCATGGAACCTCTTTAAATATTTGAGCAAGGTTTCAATTCTTATGAGTTGTTACCTTCTCACGGAAGATTACCCAAGTCTGGCTATAAGGGAACGGTCTTGAAAACCGTCAGGTCGGTAAAACGGCGCGTGGGTTCGAATCCCACATCTTCCTTTAGGTTAAGTTTTAACCTAAGTAGACTTTTGGAATTTCAAAATTTTCAAGAGTTTCGTCAGAGATTTCTTTGTTGGGGTATCCACTTTCAACGGTTGCTACCTCATAGTCTAAGTAGGTTTTGATTGGTTCCCTCTTAGACTGGTTCTAACGTTTAGTTAGACCTTCTTTTTCTAATTTATTTGGTGTAAGAACTGTCAGAGGTTCTTACATCATATTTCTTGTTGTAGTTGAGCTTTAGTACAATAAGAAATATGAGGGCTTCAATTTCACTGAACGAATCCTTCTTTTAAAAGGTGTGAGAACTGTCAAAGGTTCTTGCATCGTTCCTCTCTTTGCATACTAGAGGGGTTAGCTTTCATTAAATCCTCCTTTCGGGTAGGTCGTTGACTGTAAAAGGTCAGTGACTTATAGAACCTATATGGTTCCTAAACATCGTCATTTAGAGAGTGACAAAGCCTACGAGAAATAAAGTTTAGGTGATAAAAAGAACTCTCGTTGTACTCTAGGTTCGCGACATGAAGTACAGAAGTTTGGTTGACTTCGGAAAACAAACCGTAAGGGTATCCTCTTTTCGAAGAGGTTCCCTTTCTTTAGGAGACTTACTCAAGTTGGTGAAGAGGACACATTGCTAACGTGTTAGGTCGTCCGCGGCGCGAGGGTTCGAACCCCTCAGTCTCCGTAAAATTTTCGTAGCGGTGCGAGTGGATAGAGGTCAAGAATGTTGTTGGGGTATTTATTTTCTAGAGTTAAGTACCCCAAGGCTATGAACCGCTATATAAATCACATAATGTTCTTGTTTACTGGTATAACCTCTTGCTGGTAAACTTTTTTATACTTTTTACAACTAAAGAAAGGGTATCCGCAAAATGCTGACCTACAATAAAATGTTGAAACTACACAACGAACTAGCTTCTAGTCTAGGTGAGTTAGAACAACACTTAGAACATGTACTTGGAGATATTGGGTATGAGTATGGTGTGTCTGCTCAAATTAAAGTAGAGGAGTGTAATAACTTAACTATAGGTTTTTACGATTCAACACGAGGTATGGAGTTTGAAGCTTTAATATCTGATGAGAAAGAGTTTAAACAGATGTTAAAATTTCAAACTGCTGAAGAACTGCTTCCTTTCTTATCACAACGAACTATTGCTTAATACTGTGCGGTTCTAAATGGAATTTAAGTTTTTAAAGTTTTGTATTGGTTTATGTATCTTGCTTACCTTTGTTTTGTTCGTTGCTATTGAGTATAGTTTTCCTACTGATGTAGTTTCTTACGTTTCAACTTTATTTAACCAATCTGAACTCAATTCTAAACTGTGGCTACAAGGGGTATCTTTAGTCTTTCTGGGGTTTGCAGGTCTGTTTGGTTTGCTTTTATTCGCAAAACACCTATAAAAGCTGAAAATAGTAAGATTATGTCTTGACATCTCACCTTGTTTCTGATATAATAAAATTATCTTAATTGAGGGGTCGCTTGGATTCGACAGGCGATTGGACTTTTTAACCTCGCACCGAGTAGTGACGTAATCACTAAATTAAATATAACTGCAAATAACAATGCACCAGTTCGTGTAGCTGCCTAAGCCTTAGGGTTTAGTAGTTAGTACGAACACAAGTAAAAAGTCAAATAGACGAGCAACTAAGATAAGTACCGGTATCTTTCAGTTGCTATAAACCTCGGTACTCGCAACTAAGGTTTCTCAACTTAGTTTGTTAAATAGAGATATAACTTTTAGTTTTGTACGTTTCCTAAAAGTCGAATGTTAAAACGTAGCAGTGCGCAATAGGGTTGATTGGAAAGGTCGTTTGGACGTGGGTTCGACTCCCACCGGCTCCATAAAATAAACTAAATGAAGAGGTTTTTGGATATGTTAGAGATTGGAACTAAAGTGAAAGTTAAACGTTTAACTGCAAGTCAACGCAAACAAGGTGTTAATATTTGGAGTGATGATATGAGACCTTTTGAGGGACGTGTAGGTAAAGTTATCAACGCTGACACCTATTATGGCGATGTTTTGTATGAAGTTGAATTTCGTAAAGGGATTACTTGGTGGTGGTTAGAAGATTGGTTGGAAGTTCGTTAATAGGTAAAGCTTGATGATAAACCTAAATTGTAAAGAATTGTAGGATTTATTATGAATAAGTCTTTTAGAAGAATAGCATTTAAGCATTTGGTATTGCCTTTAATAGCTGATTTATTATTGTTTATAGGTTTCTCGTATTTAACGAATACAATGCAAAACAACTATGTAACAATGTTAGATAGTGGTCTTTTGTGGCTTTACATTTTATTCTATCTTTTTATTGTTACTGGGTTTATTTGCAGTGGTTTCTTGTTGATAAGTTTAATTACTTTTATTCTAAGTGGGTTTCCTGTAACAACTGAGAAATACAAGCAACTGTTACTGCGAGATGTTTCTACATATATCTCGCTTGAATACTTCTAGGTATCCTTTTTCCCTAAAATGATTGATAAGATTTCAAATGAATTTTATGACAAGATAAGTAAAACGGACTAGATTTAATTTAGGTTGTATAAAGTACTAAAGAATGAGGTGGAGAGAATGTCATTTCTTACGAAAACTTTAGCTAAAGAAGTTTTATCTAAATATAATTGTGCAGTTGAAGTTGCAGTTAATCCAAATTACTATGTCTTGTCTGATAGGGGTTCTATTTGTGGTTTAGGTTTATTTCAACCTCATGAGGTTGAAAGATTAAGTAATATTCTTGGTGAAATATCTAATCAAATCTACCTAGAAACTGGATTGTATATCACAGATTTAGATTGGTTAGATATTTTCCCAGAGGACAAGTTTTTATTAAATGCTCGCATTAAAGAATCTAATGGGTTATATGCCACTCTTCTTAACTCTTTCTCAGAGTGAGTTAATTGCAAAATATATGAGGTAAGTAGTAAATGGTTAAAGAACATTATCGATGCAGTTTAGGAACTAAAAAGGTTACTAAATGGGGAAACAGTAAGGGTATCCTTCTACCAACTACAGTTTTAGAAAACTTAAATTTGTCTGAAGGTAATGAGGTAGAGTTTATTTTTGAAGATGGGAAGATTATTTTAAGAAATAAGTCTGATCAGTTAGATATTCCAAACTATGATTTAGATGAACTTTTAAAAGAATATGAATCCTCAAGCGAAGTGTTGTAAGTAAATCCTAGTTGGTTTACTTATTTTTATACTTATAATTCTTAGATTTATTTGATATACTATATTAAATAAAGATTTTTAAGGAGTTTTGTTATGAAGTTACTTAGGTTGAGTGAGGGTTCTACTTTTTTATATAGTGATACAGTTCGTTACTTTTCACTCCCTAAGAGCTACACTAGGTTATTAAAGATTTTTGAGAACTATGGGTATCAACCTAAGTCTGATAGGATTTCTTTGTTAGAGTTTTCTACATTTAGTCCTTTGTCTGGGGAATATAAGACTACTCAGAGCAATGAAAATGAACGTATGGGATTCACTTTTGAGCAACTTGCTTCAAACCCTTTAAATGAGATTCTAAACTGTGGGATTCAACTAACTTTAAACACTAAAACAACTCCAACTGGGGTTAAGTTTCTTTGGTTTAACATTGTAGACTTCAATGATACCTATGAGTTGTTTACTCATAATTATGCTTCATTGCTTTCTGAAATTCCTATGACTGAAGAAACTAAGTCGGAGCGTTTAAGACTTTAGCGTGAGTACGAAAGAGAAATTAAGTTGTTGCAAGGATACCGAAAAGCTCTCTAATTTCTCATAAATTTTAAAGTTTTCCCACTAAAATAAACTTTTTAAGAAAACTTGTTGACAAATATAATTAAGTGTGTTATAATATAAAACATAGAAGTTAAGTTTTTGCAGTAGATAGATTTAACTGAGCAGTAATGACTACAAACATCTGCACATATTTGTCTACAAGGGAAACGTGGGCTGCCCAAATAAAAGTATACGGTCGATCAGTGCATCCAAATCCGTCTGTTGGAAAACAGAGATCTGCCCTCCTTAAGCACCATTGGTCAAGGGGTTAAGACACTGCCTTTTCATGGCAGTAACACGGGTTCGAATCCCGTATGGTGTATTGTCGGCAACGACAAGGGCGACAGCCAGCCCTCCAACTTGTGCACGAGTTGGAAGTTGCGCTAATGGTCTTACCTCTTGTGTAGGGGTATAGATGCATTAGTGGATTTACGGTGTTTTGTGTGTTGCAAGCCTTGGACAAAGGTCTAGTTAGTTATCAGAATTAAAAACACACGTGGCTTTGATGTTTACAATACACCAAGCGCAGGTGTCGTGGGTGGGACTCCCTCCGAAGTCATATTATTTATCAAAAAGAAAGGAGAAGTAGAATGAAACGAGTCAGAAAACTATTACCAGTAAGTCTTAGACGCTTGATTATCCAACATAGAACTAGAGTTAAAGACCTATATTTTGTAGTAGGTACTAAAGCAGTTATGGTGCGTAATCGACATACTGGAGAATATCTTGGTAATGTTTACTACAACGGTACAGAGTTTTACTTCTCAAGACAGTTGCTACATTATAGAGATAGTTTAGGGTATCCGGATTTTCTTAAATTTCAAAACCTCGTTCTTAGACCTTTGGAAGAATGTTTAGTTCTCGGTGGTTTTTAATTTTTTGTTAAGTGATAGAAGCATTTGGTGGGTGATGTAGCAAAGACAAGTGACGTCAGTCTTAGGGAAGTCGGTTCAAGTCCGTCCTATTACATTAGTTTAGAGGTGTTTTACATGTATGAGATGTTGCTAGATGATTTATTAAGTGCTTTAGAAACAAGAGGTATTGACACTTCTAAATTGCATTTAGTTGAGGAACTTGATGGTGATGTTGAACCTCATAACTAAGAATTTTGGTCTCGTAGCGTAGTGGTTATCGCGCTGCCTTGTCACGGCAGAGATCGAGGGTTCAATTCCCTTCGAGACCGTTTGTTGGTTTATAAATGTGAGTTACACGTTTATGTGTCGAATGTGCTAGTGGTGCAAAAATTAGGTTCGAATCCTATATTCGACATTATATCAAATTTTGTTTTGATATTTTAGTTAAATTTAGAAAGGTAGCTAACATGAAACGATTAGTTATTTCCCTGATTGCAGTTCTTTCTGTGTTCAGCTTCATTTCGGTATCCGCAGATGAAGGTGAAGTTATGGGTGGTAGTCATTTACCCCCAGTTCGTACTTTTTCTACTGTGAAACCAAAGGAAACTGAAAAACCTTTGTATGCTGAGGATAATCAAGCTATGGGTAATACTCATGACCCTATCTTGAGTACCTATACAAAGCAGTATCCTTATGAAACTGACTATAGTGGTGAACCGATTTATTATGGTTACTACGACTATTATGGTTATTGGCATGATTATACAGATGCCTGGGGTTACCCAATGTATCTATATAACGGGTATTATTACTATTATTGATAATCTGCGCTGATTAAATTCAGCGTAGTTTTGGAAGGGTAGCGAAGAGGTTAAACGCGGCGGACTGTAAATCCGCTCCTTCGGGTTCGGGGGTTCGAATCCCTCTCTTTCCATTGCTTAGTTTTAGAAGTTTCTAAGCAAAAGTCCTCCTTTCTTATAAGGGTGAATGGTTTAAGTTAGACATTGCCATGTCTAACTTAGTTTATAGCAGAGTAGTAGCAGCGGTAGCTCGCAAGGTTCATACCCTTGAGGTCGCAGGTTCGAGTCCTGTCTCTGCAATCACCAACATAGTAGCGATATGTTGGATTGAGCAACCCCGAAGTAGAACAAGCGTTTGAAGGGGTTGTGGTGTTCTAAACAAAACAACTAAACTGTTTCGTTAGGTAAAACGTTAAACCAACGGTGATACCATACCGTCAAGCTTTGCTTGTAAAGTTGGCAACAAATAGTCTTGAGTAAGACACCTTAACTGCTCTAGGTGATACCATACCTTTGTACTTAGATACATAAAGTTGGCAAAAGATTGTCCTAAGCAAGACAATTAAACTGTTTCGTCTTTTGGACGTTAAATGAGCGTTGACTTTAAGGTGCTACCTCACGGTATCTTAGACGAGCTTCTGATTAGGGTTTTCGGTGTACACCGCGGGTGAGGGTTTAAAACCGAATTTACTTGTATTTTATTTGTAAATCTGATATAACATGGCTCCCTGTCTAATATAGTCATTTATGGAAAACGTGTTAAGAACTTCTAACTGCTTGTTCCCTGCTTTGTCAAAATAACTTTTAGGGGAGAACACATTTACAAGGTTGAAGATATAAGTAAATACCTTTTATACGTGACCAATAACCCAATGAAGTCATAAAACTCAGGTGGTAATCCTAGTTGAGTGTACATTAAAACTAGGTGGATGCAAGGCGCAAGTTTGGCAGCGGTCTGTCGTTTCCACCCCTTGACCCCTTAAGTAAAAAACCAAGAAACTTAAATACTGATACGCTCGCTCTAGCATGTCAGTAAAGAGCAATTTTTGGAGGGTTTAGTTCTCCTTATAAATAGTGTAGTCCAATTACACTCGGTGGTTGGTGCAAAAGAAGGGCTTTGCGCACTTCTCTTCTGCTACACAAAATTGAGGTTTAAGTTTCTTTAAAGCCCAAAAAAGAAACTCTAGGTTGACTACTACAAAGTAATGCAGTAACAAAGTCAACTGGGTATGCTCAATGCCCGACGGAGAGAGGCTTTGGTAGAAGGTCTTTGGATGGGAGTTCCTGAATAAAAACTACATAAACCCAAGATACTCGGAACCTTATGAGATTGGTTAACCGTAGAGTAGTTTCTTCAAATGAGGTGGGAACATTTGACAAGTTTTCTAAGTGCTTGACCACAAACTTAGTATGCCGATTTAGCTCAGTTGGTAGAGCATCTGATTTGTAATCAGAGGGTCAGTGGTTCGAATCCGTTAATCGGCATGGGATTATGGAGAGAAACTGATTCACTGGTGAGAAACAGTGATATTGGGTTCTTTCTTCCCCAAGTATACTTGGTGACAACATACCATCCTCGCTGTTGGGAAGATATGTTGTTACGATGTAGTCTGGATGAGGATTCGTTTGGCGCAAGTGACTGGGATGAGCGCTGTACCAGTCAGCTACATCATTTTTATTGTGGTGACGTAAGGCAATGTGGTGAGCCGCTTGTTTGTGGCACAAGTGTTAGTCGGTTCGAGTCCGACACGTCACATTAAAGTGTTACTTTGAGTATGCTTAAGCGTTATAAAGTTTTTAGACTACCCACAGGTTTAATAGAAAGGATTATACGTGCGTAAACGTAAGTACACTGTAATTGCACAGTTACACTGGCAAAATAACAAAGATTTAATTGAATATGTAGAAATTGCTCGTCAGGCTTACGCTAAAGCAGTGCGTGAAACTTTCTATGTTATCAAAAACTCAAACGATTTTAACAAATCTAGTTTTAACACTTATTTACAAAACTCATACGGTATCACGCGAAGGACTGCTAATTCCATTATCTTAGATGCTCAAGGTCACTTAAATGCACTTAAAGAATTAAAAATTTATGAGAAAACTCAGTTAGAGTTAAAAATAAAACATTTGGAAACAAGTGTTATTCCAAAACTAGAGCAAAAACGAGATGATAATTCAACTATGTTGAAGTTAGGTCTTCCTGTATCTTTGATTTCTCAACAAAATTTAAGAAGAAAAATAGTTGCCAAGAAACAAAAGTTAAATCGTTTAAAACAGAAACTAGCTAATTTAACTTATCAAATTGAGACTTCTAGTTTCAAGTTGTGTTTTGGTACAAAACACTTACTGCAGAGAGACTATACTGAGTTTGTAGAACATAGAGATAGTCAGATGTCTTTTGTAGGTGGAAAGGACGAGACTTGTTGTAATTTACAACTTCAGCTGAGGTACAATTCTAAAGTCAACCAATTTGAACTTAAATTGAGGAAAGACTTCGGTGGTTTTAAACACTTGGAGGGTTCAGCTCGTTATACTTTTGGTAAAGTTTATTTCAGACATCATAAGGATAAGATAATTCGTATCCTTAAAGATAAAAACAGTCCTCTTAGCTTTAAAATTATTAAGCGAAATGGTAGATATTATCTTTACTGTACTTTTGAAGTACGACTTGAATCTGAGGATTTCCTCACACGTTCAACTTACGGTACTATAGGTTTAGATTTCAACAAAGGTTTTATTACCTTGTCTGAAACTAATCATCATGGTCATTTAGTTCAAACTCAGTTTTTACCATATCGGTTTAAGTCAGGAAACAAAACTAGAACTGATTTACAACAAGTTGTATCTAAGGTTGTAGATTTAGCTTTAGCTAAAGGTAAAGATGTATGTATTGAAAACTTAAACTTTAATACCAAGAAAGCTAAAACTGAAACAAAACAAGGTAAGAAGTATAATGAGATGTTACACTCTCTTGCATACAGTCAGTTTGTTGACTTGGTAGAATCTATTGCTTATAGAAATAAAGTATTTATTAGGAAAGTCAATCCATCTTGGACAAGTTGGATTGCAAAACAGAAATATTGTCCACAAATGAAGCTAAATATCCATGTCGGAGCTTCATTTGTAATTGCAAGACGTGGACAAGGTTACAAAGACACCGTATAAGTTATTTGAACATTCAACCTTATACAAATGTGTTAACTGCAAGACAAGTTAGCATTTCCCTGTAAGGTGGTGTTAAGTAGAAGCTTTAATGACAAATGTTATTGCGTGGCTTTTAAAGTTGAAATAGTATGAGTTAAGGTGGAGTAGGTTAACCGTAAGACCTTGAATTGTAAAATTCTAAAATCAATCTCAAAGTTATTCCTTTTGAGTTACGGTAAGAGACTTTAAACCTTATCAAGTGTTGTGCGAAAGGGGTATTCTTTCGCATTTTTATGTTAATTCCGACCATTGATAACAGTAGAGGGTTATGGTAAACTAAGGTTAGATAGAAATAGTAGAGGTTATTAACATGATTTATAAACGTTATACAGTTGAAGTAAATGGACAAGTTTTGTCAGTAGAGTTAGCTAAAATAAACAATTCTTTATCGCATGCGTTACGAGATAACGGTATCTTATTTACAGAGGAAGTTCTTGAACAAGAAAGAGAATACGATTATTATAAAGATGATGAGAAGATGGAGAAGTTCTTAGAGTCTTTAATTTATTTTTTATATCCTGAACTAAAAGCAAATATTAGTAAGTTAAGTCGCATTGTTAAAAACTTAAGTAAAGAATTTTCTAAGATTGAAAATATTTATATAGGTGAGCGTTTAAGTTTAGATGAGGGTTATTCTATTTTGATTAGCTTTGATAATAGAGATTCTTTTATACCTTTATATAGTTACAAGTATGATGCACCTTTATTAGATTCTGTTGTGGGAGAAACTAATAAGTTTGCAGCACAGATATACAGTAGATTGTGGTAAAAGATATGGTTAGATATTTTGTTTTAGATGAGTCCATTTTGGATTTAGAATCTTGGTTACCTCAATCTGCGATAGATGAGGTGATTGAGTTAATTTTACACTTGGAAGAACAAGGAGAAAATACTTCTTTGGTATCCCCAGTAGAACCTTAATTTTTCAAGGTTTTTATGCTATACTTAGTTTAGAATATAGAAATACGAAGGTAGGACGAAAGATGATAAAGAACCTAATGAGTCAGTCTATTGAAGGTACAAACCACGATAACGAAGACATTTACAACGTTTATAAGAACTATGTTTGGGTAATGGATGGTGCTACGGATTTATTTGATACACCTACTAAATATGGTTTCTCGGTATCTCAGGTTATGCAGACTTTAAATGAAGTTTTACCTAAAGAATGTAAAGATTATAGAGGGTTGAAAGACATTTTAGCTTCTGCAATTTCGCAAGTGAGAGATACTTATTTAACTTCTAATTCAGATTATAATTATTCAGAGTTACCAACCTTTGCCTTTATGTTTGGTCGTTTGGTTGGGGATTTATTTGAATATATCTACTTAGGAGATTGTTACTTAATTTGTGATCGAGTAGATATGATTACGGATTTTTCTTTTGTGCCTTTTGTACAAGCAAACAGAGAAGAAATTGCACAATTAAAAACTCTCCAAGTTCCTAACTTAGAGGTTGAACTTAAAGAAGTTTATAAACGAACTCGCTACTTAGCTAATCATCCTCAAGGGTATCGAATTGGGAGTCTTGACCCAGAGTGTGTTTATTTGAGTAACCAAGGTTATTTCCCTTATAACGGTCAAGAGCTAATGTTTATGACGGATGGTTTTTACAATTTTTATTCTAAGTTTGGTTCAGTAAGTCGAACACTCTCTAAAATTCAAAACTTACATTTAGAGAGTTCAGTTAAGTTAGATGATGCAACAGTTGTAGTAGTGAGAGGGTATTAAGTTGTTTATTCCTTTTCAAGAAGGTTATTCAATTTCACGTGTACCTTCTACTTATACTCCTTACTTCTCTAGTGAGTTTCAACAAGATTGGATTTCCACCCAATACCCAACTGCCTTTAATGGTTCTACTGTTAGGTTAGAGAATTTAGTTCAACGTGAAGATGGTTTTGTTTCCTTATCTTGTTCACCTTTAGACTTTTATTCTTTTCTGACAAGTAATTTATTGGCAGCACCCACAGAGATAACCTCAGACGCTTTTGAAAATTACCTTACTTGCTCTTATTTAGCGAATGCAATAGCGGTAAGCATTTTGATATATGACTCAAACTCAGTATTGTTGGTTAACCGAAGTGATACTGTTTCTCTAAGCCCAAACTCAGTTGGGGTATCAGTTACGGGTGGAGTTACTTTAACTGACCTAAAATCATCTGATTGTTTGCGCTCTGCAGTTCAAATTGAGGTAAAAGAAGAGTTAGGTTTATCTGTTTCTTTTGCAGATATAACAGTTTCAGGTCTTTATATCAGTAAAGATAAACTTCAACCAGTTGCAATTTGTTTTGTTGAGGTGTCTGACTTAAACTCGTTATGTTTATATGGGGTAGATACAGATTTTGAGGTTCAGTTTTTTGAGTTTGTGTCTTTTCAAACTTTATCTAAACTAGATTTAACATCATCTACGGACACTACATATTTTCACTTGAATTATTTTATTTCCGAAATTTTACCTACAGTTGAAGTAAATTAACTAAAACCTTGATTTTTCAAGGTTTTATGGTATAATTAAGAAAAAAAATCAAAGTGGAAAGAAGTACAGAAAATGAGATTTGATAAGAAAATAAAACATGATTACCTTAGGTACTTAGCTCAATTTGGTTCGCAAACAACTGTAGATGAGTATAAGCACCTTATACGAAAGTGCAATCCAAATGCTTTGTCTAACAGTTTAAAACAGTATTTACAACAATTTTTCTTTGATATTATAGAGGTTTCTATTTCAGAGGACAAACTTAAAATTGTAGTAAAGGATAGAGGAGAAGTAGAACTAGGAGTGATTACTAGCCACTACGCAGATTTCCCTATGCTATACTCGGTATCCACGTGCGATGCAGTCAAATTGTTGTCTCACGTTTGGTACAGTTTTGAAGATGGTTTTGATTTAGCATGCTTGACTGGTTATTGGGATTTCCCGGAGAAGTTTGAGGGTAGTGATGCTCTTCGGTTTGAGCAACCTATTCCTCAAATCACCTCGGTTCAATTAAGAACTCCGATTGAAGAAGTTTTTATTACGAATAAAGGTGTTGGAAAGCGAGTTTACCTAGAAAAATTAGAACATTTACATGAGTTGAGTAAAGTTTTGGATTGGTTGTCTTGTTCTAACTATGTAGAACTTCCTAATTCTGATTGGGTATCCTTATTGGAGGTTCTGCCTTACACCTCTGAGTCTACGGTTAATACTCAAGTTTGTGTTCGTCCTTTTATTACGGTGGGGGTTATTTAAACTTGGTTAAACTTTATAATACTCAAACAGTAGGAGTCCGATATTTCTCTGATAAGATTGTTGAGCAAAATGAAGTCACTCTTGAAAATCCAACTTCAAATTGTAAAGTTGTCAAAATAAAAGCAGACAGAGTTTGTAAAGATTGTGAAGCAGTTATTCCAAAAGGCACAAGATGTTATACTTTCAATCCTCATCTTAACCCTCGATATTGGGTTTGTTTCAACTGCTTGCCAGAACCTAATACTATGGTTGAGAGGGAGATAGGTAGAGTTACTGAGAACAATACTATGCTATATTACTCTGATAGGTTTGGTCGTCTAGGTCAGAGAGTAGATAAAGGTAAGGCTACAAGTGAGGAACGGGAATATTTCCAAGAAAAGAATGAGGATGAATTAGAAACTTACCTTAGAGGTCTACACTATGATGAGTTTTAATAAAGGTTTTCCCTAAAACTGCCTTTTTAGCTATAGAAACTTACTTTTTCAATGAAGTTTTTGATTTAGCTAATTTTCTATTGACAAAACTTACTTAGTGTGGTAAACTAAATATAGTATAGAGCTGATTACTTTATGCTGACAAATTTATATAAAGAAAGGTTTTTTATTTGACTATTACTTGTCTTTAGCAACACCTTTTCCAGATGTAGATTTGTGATGTTTCATAATTTCTTCTCTTTAGCAGCACTAAGGAGAAGGCGGAGATTAGAGAACTGTTGCTTCAATCACAGTTGGTCTAGGTTTGAGGTTCGACTCCTCAAGTCTTCATTTCCAGATAGCAGTTTGGACAGAAAGAAAGCAGATAGTTGTCTGCTCTTTTTCGTAAATTGAGATAAAACTCTCAAAGCACTCTCAGAAGTCCCAGATTGCCCCAGTTTCGATTTTAAAGTTGAGGTCGATAATTTCTACCTCTCAGATAGAAAATTTGATAGAAAGCAAAATAAGAGGTTTTAAATGCTAAGTGAGAAAGACAAGAGAGTAATTGAGTTTCTAAAGGCTCAGAGGCTCTTCATGGCAGACAAGGTGCGGTATCGAGAATTAACTGAGTTGATTTCTGCTTTTGAAACTGGAACATATTCTGCCGATATGAGCGAAGAAGAACTACCACATAAAGTTTGGCTGAACATACAGATGGCTCTCGGTGGGTGGTTTGAGCAAAAAGATGAGTAGGAGGGTTTAATATTGTTTTTAAATAAATCTGATATTTTAGCTCGATTGAGAGACTTAGATTTAAAGTCAGAAGGGGTATCCTCAAAAGTTGATGTGCTTATTGTAGGAGGTTCTGCACTTGCTTTGTTAGGAGAGTCAAGATTAACCTCTGATATTGATTACCTTGGCTCTCTCGATTATTTACCGAAAGATTATTTAGCGAGTTTGGGGTTCTCAAACAATGTAAAGACCTTCTTTGCTTTGTATGGCACTGATGAGTATAGTGCTTTAGAGCTAAACGGGTTTAAGAATTTAATAGTTAAGATTTTGTCTTATGAAGATTTAGCAATTATGAAACTCTTCTCAACTCGCACTAAAGATTTAGAAGACTTGATTCAGTATATTTTCTCTAAAATAAGTAGTTATTCTGAGTTGAAACAGAAGATTGAAACTTATAAAGAATACTATGTCTTTAATTCTGAGTTACCTGAGTTGAACTTAAATCAGTTAGATTTCATTAAAGACCGACTTAGAAAAGAGCAGAAAGTTATTCTAGTAGAGGATTCTTCTATTCGGTTAGTAGATTTTCTAAAATCACTTCGATTATTGACTTATACTCAGAAGACCTATGGAAAAGATTCTGTGTCTCACTGGTTAGATAAACCTTTAATTGAGGTTGCAACTCAAACCAGTCTGCTGGGGTATCTTTATGTACACAAGGGTTTAAAAGTTTTAATTTAAGGGGAAGTTCATGACACTAAAAACATTACAAAAGCTAGACAAAGACCTTACTTATTTGATGAGGGAAGCTACACTAGAAGAGGTTTTAACTTTCCTTGGTATCCAATATTTCGATAGTAACCACAAGTTAGGTAATGAGCTTAAGTTCGTTTATGAATTTGAAGATACCTATATGTTGGCGATTGAAGTTTCTATTACGAATAAGGAAATTAGGTTTTGGGGAAATATAAGAGATTCTAAACACCGTTTAATTGAGCGCTCCTTTTGGATCTGGTTAGATCAACATTATGGTTTGTTGTTTCTTCGCTTAATTTATTTGTTGAATAAACGGTATAGGTCTCACAGTTCTTATACCTATAAAGTGAACATACAGGGTGAATGGTTCGACCTTGAAGTAAACACTAGTTTATTGGAAACTTTAGATAGTTTTCAGTTAAGCTTACTTTCTGATTCAGATTTAGACAAATTGTACTTATGAACTATACTCAAATTTGGAACACCCTTAAAAACTATGCTCACATATTTTTGAGTTTTTTAGACCAACATCCTTATGTCTTTATTGGTTTGTTGGTCTTACTTTTTGTAAGTTGGTCTTGTATTTGTTGGAAGTTATTTAGACATGCACCAACCAAAGCAGAAAAGAAAAAGATTGTACAGTGGTTTTTAAACGGTATAATTATCTTACTTTCGGTATCCTTTATTTTGCTTTTACTTGTGATGGGAGTAGGTCAAGTTATATAATACTTGACTTATTCCTTTATTTGTGTTATAATAAAACATACTTAAAATAAAAGATAAATAGGAGAATAAAACTATGGCTAAAACTTACAAATTAGGTCTTTGCGACAACCGACATGAAATTAAAGATGTAACAACGTACATCTTCGCTGAGGGTTCTATCACTTTCCCCATCGACCCTAAAACTTTGAGAAATCAAGTAGTAGATAGGTTCAATGAGTTAGGTATTACAGACCATGATGATTTAATTATCTATGTGACAGGATTGACTCCAGCTTTAACTGCAGTAATTCGAATTGCATTTAAACATTCTATGACATTGACTTTGATGCATTATGACAAGGACTCTAAGTCATATATTGAAGATGTACTCTTCTCCCCAAACGATGTGGGGTATGATTTAGAGTACCCAACTTGGGTGGCGTGTCCATAGGATTTTAATTGAATTAAGAGTGAGGGAGAACTACCATGTCTATTGTAAAATTTAAGGATTTCACGATTGAGAATATCACTGATACAGTTCATGAAGTACATGAATTTCAAGGAACTTTTGCAGACAATCGAACTAACATTTGTGAGATTTTGATTGATATTTCAACTTTGGTTGATGGAAAAGAGGTTGACCTAAAGATGACAATCAAACCTCAAGAGATAGGTACTTATGACTCTTATGGTGATGATAGAGATAAAGGCTTCGGTATCTCCACCGAGGTTTTCAAAGACTTAATTTCTCATGCTTTGAATGGTGCAAATAGTTTGACTTTGCAAGACTTTGTTCGTCATTACTTTGAGAAATTTGGTCGTACACATAGTGTTGAATTAAATTGGGGTAGCTATAAGTATTTAGGTCAAACTCTCTTGTATTTACCCACTGAAGACTCTAAGTCTACAAACGCACTATCTTTGAAACAAGTTATTTCTGAGGATATTGACTTAACTAGCTCATCTGTTGAGGTGGTTCAGTTTACACTAAATGATTTGGACATTGACTTAATTAAGAAACTTATAGAGGGTCTTAAACTCAACACGTTTCAACGACATGATTATGAAGAAGCTTTAGATCACTTACAATATGCAAAAGAAGCGGTAGAAAAACGAAATACTTATGTTTACTACAAGTCTTCGTTAGATTTGTTGTTAAAACTCAAATCTAAACACTTTTGGGGTATCTCTCCTTTGGAGCTTGTTTGCAAAGATAATTTAGAGCGTGGTGAATTGAAGCATTTGTTCCCAACTGCCATTAAGAAAATGGCAAATGATAACATTGTCTATAGTTTGCAAGCTTTGTTAAGTGAGGTAAAATAATATGACTGTACCGAAAATAAGAGTGTGGGACGAAGAACTTCAGTTAATGGTTCCAGACCATTATATAAGCCGACACCGTAGTGGAGAGCTTTATGAAACGGTATCTCCTTTGACAGATAAATCGTTGCTTATTGCAAAAGCTTTATTCCCTAACAATGTCATGCAGTCTTTCCACGTGTTCGACAATTCTGAGGATAAGGTTGAGATTTTTGAAGGTGATATTGTCCAGTTTGAAGATTATGATCCTCAATTAGAAGACACTTTTTATTCTCTCGGTATCGTTGAGCGCTCGGATTTAGGTTTAAATATTACAAACCGTTTTACAGTAGAGCTTGAGGATTTGCTATTGGGAGACCATCGACTTGATGTGAAAGTAGTTGGCAACATTTATCAAAACAAGGATTTATTGGAAGGAATTTAAGATGAAGCTTAATTTGAAACAGCTACAAAAATTACATACAGAAGGTCAATTAACGGACTTTGCTTTGAAAGGTTTACCGTCATATCCAGATTCTTACACTTTAGTAGGTTTGACTGAGTTGGTAGAATTTGAGTCTGAACTGCGCAAGGAATTTCGTGGTGTTTCTTTAGTTAAAGGGGTTAATAAGTATTACTATGACTTTGAAACTGAAACTGTCTTTCTTTGCAATGATTATGTAGGTTTCCGAGATTCAAACCATTATAAGGTTTCGGTTTCCGAACTTGTAGAGGTTGTAAACGGTACGCGCTCTTTGGATGAATTTCCGATTGACTCTGATTTGGACTTGTGTTGGTTTTTAGAGACTCAAGAAAAAGAAGTTTTGGTTGGTTTGCTTTATAAAGCGCTGAAAGGTAAATAAAGGATTTCATGAACAACACAATGACTTACAAAGTATGGGACACCAAAACAAAGCAGATGTTTGAAGTAGCAGGTATTGACTATGTACAAGGAGAAATTTACCCAGTACATGAAGATGAATTTAAACGGTTCATCCCACTGTCTGAGGGTATCCTCTTACCTCAAACTCCTTTCATAGACTCCAAAGGGCAACCTTTATTCGCAGGACACATTATTGAAGTTGCCGATACCGTTTACTTTTCAGATGGGTCTTTCTGTGAGAACCAAGATGAAGCTTATGGAGAAACAGAAATTAAGAACTGTTTCGCCTTGGAGTTTGACGGTTTTGAGTTTTTGCTCACTAAAAGTAAATATGGTCTATTGGAGGATTCAGCTTTATGGTCTTCAATTTATGAGGATAATATGCGCGTTTTGAGTGATTTTCTACAGTTGTCAGATGAGTTTACGATTGTGGGGAACCTTTATGAAAACGCTGATTTGATTAAAAATAAGGAACAGAAATAATTAAAAGGTGGTAAAAATCATGATGCAAGATTTAATTAAAGAGTTGTCAGAATACATGGACACGGGTTATGAGCGTATTGCACGTAAAACAAAGTGGAAATTGTATTTTGAGCGGTTAAAAGCGAATCATGTTAAGGAGATTTTCAGAGTAGATTTCAAAACAAACACAATTAAGTATTATTGTGTAGATCACTCAACTCCTCTAGCAGATGTTTTGCTGTTATATCCAACAGATGAGTTGCAATTTTCAACGGTTAATGAAATTGTAGACTATATTTACGGAGCTTAGTTTATGATTACAAATGAACTAAAAGAAATGCCCCTCTTGATTGCCAAAATCGAAGAGTGGTCTAGTGTTAGAGGTATCGACAAATTACCTTATGAAATCCAACGCTACAAGATTATGGAAGAGTTCGGAGAACTTTTTGGTGCTTATTACAGAGGGAACTTAGAGTTGCTAAAAGACTCTTTAGGAGATATTGTAGTCACTTTGATTATCTACGTGCAGCAATTTTCAAGTGGTAAGCGCAATTTCTTTGAAGAGTTTTGGTGGATAGATAAAGGTGAGTTTAATTACTTAGGTTTCCACCTAGACCAAATCGCTATTTCGACTAATTTAATTTGGTCAGGCGCAAGCGGTATCTGGGTTCTACGAGATGTTGTTGCAGATTTAAAACATATTGCAAAACACTATGGTTGGGATTTGATTGAATGCGTAGAACACGCTTGGGAAGAAATCAAAGATCGTAAAGGTAAGGTGGTAGATGGAAAATAGATAAAGGAAAAGGATTTACTTAATCTAGGTTAGAGGTGTTGTTATGTTGAAGGTTTATACAGGATATAATTTAAGCAGTATTAGAGACGCGGTGTCTTTTAATTTTACTGATTTAACTCCTCCTAAGGAGATAATTGAAACTGTAACTGACAAGGTATTGAGTACAGATTGTTTTTCTGATAATGGTGTGGAGTTAAAAATTAAAACAAATCATCCTTTGGTGATTGGGGTTTTAGAAACTTTAGCTATGGAGTCTGGAAATAATCAGAATTTGATTTACTATTACATTGATGAATTTGGTGTTTATTCAAGTTCTTATTATGAAGGTGATGTTATTGTTGGTGATCATTTTCCAAATGAAGAACTTATAACTTTAAAGTCTCGTTTTTATAATCACTATTATAAACATATTTGTAGATTAGGTGGTGGAGTATAGTGCAGCAAATTAAGATTTTTACTTCTGACTCAGCTTACAAAGAAGGTTGGGTAAGTGCAGATGACAAAGCAAACAAATGGCTTTCAGAGAACCCAAACGTGCGAATTTTAGATATGCGCTACCAAGCCAATGTTTCAGGATTTGCTGATAGTGGGGTATCCGCTTCGGACTTTCACGAGTCGATTTGTTTGCTTTACGAAGTTTCAGATAAGGTTGGAGATTGATTTAATGCCTAGTTTAAAAGAATTTTTGCAAACCTCTGTTCATCCTAAGGGGTATAAACCCAAAACAGATGATCGAGATGATTTTCTGATTGAAACTGAGGAGCAATTTATAGACCTTCTTCAACGTTTATTACAATTAGAGCAATATCAAGAGGTTTTACGATTATATTGTTCTACTAAGGTTGATAAGTTAAAAGAGTTTGAAAAGTCTTGTTCCGTTACTTCTATTGAAACGCTTATTTACGAAACTAGTCCACTATCTAAGTGGTTTGGTGAGTGTTATAGGGGTGAAATTACATTTGGTTATTCTGAGACGGATGTGAAAGCTAATAAATTAGTGTTTGAGTTCTCACATCAGGGGATGAAACTGAAACGTATTCGATGTCAAGTAGACCTTAAAGTGTTACCTCATGCTCTTGTAAAACGTAATCTCTTGCAGGAATTCACTACTAAGGATTTAGTTATTAGTGATATTTGGGTATCCCATTTTGAGTCTGGTTTTCCTTTTTCTTTGATTAATAAAACATTAGTAGAAGGTTTACTTGGAGTATCTTGTGATTCTAAGTATTTTAGTTAAAAGAGGTATAATATGGCAAAAGCACAATTAGTAAAAAGCGACCCTAAAGACTTAAAAGGGTGCTCTATGGAGTTGAACTCCTTACTGAATGAGAAGTTGAAAGATAAAGAATTAAACTTAGAAGTCTTTATTTATTCTGATTCAATTAGTCCACTAAATGTTGAAATAGAGGATTATTCCCTAGGTGGCGCAACTGTTTGTGAGGGATATATTTGGCCAGATACGAGTTTTGATTGGGTACGTAAAAGTACGTTAGCTCCTCTATATGAAATTAGTTTACTATCAGTAGGTCAACTCGCAAAAATTAAACGTTGGACTAGACGTTATATGGAAGAACTTGCAACTTATTATGAAGATGAATTGAAAGGAAAATAATATGACAGAAACACAAATGGTTTCTTTACCTTTAGATGAACTAAATGAGCTTTTGGTTAAGGAATTTGTAGTAGAAGAAGCTTTGAAACAAGGTTTAATTTCAGAGGATTTTGTTGAAGAAATGCGTAGTGAATTTGAGGGGTGAGAATATGGTTTGGAGACTAACTGATTTGATTCACTTACATGTAACTGATGTTAGACAATCTGAGTTCAAAGACACGAAAATTCCATTGAGTTTGTGTGATAAGTTGTTGGATACGAACGAAAGAGAACTATTGTTCACTTTTGAGCCTTTAACACAAGAAGTATTCACTGCGTTTAATAAAATTGTGCGTAGGGAGAGTAGCTATATCACTACACTAGGTCGAGTTATGGATTTTGTGAAGTTTTGCGCTTCTGACCCTAACAAGTATTCGTTTCCAGTGTTAGCAGGGGTTTTACTTACGGACTTACCTAACTTAAAGTTGCCAAAAGACTTGCTTGTAGTTATAGAATTTGAGGACTAAAAGCTATGATAGAAATACAAGAAAACAAACCTTTCCGTATCAACTTCAAAAACAAAGACCAAACCATTTTCATGGTTCAAGACCAAATATTGAAGATGTTCTTCCGAAATGACTATGGTTGGTTGTCTGTACCTGATGAAATGTATAATCGCACTTGGTCTTATATAAAACGTAAGGGTATCACTTATATCCCGGACGATGAACTTTTAGACCTATCGAAACAGTTCACAAACGGTTCAGATTTGTTGAATTTAAATTTGGAAGGGGGTAGGTGATTTAACATGAGTTGGCTTATTTCAACTGGGTTTTTAGCTCCTTTTCTAGTTATACTTATACTTGTGGTTATTGTGATGTTCTGTGTAGACGGGGAGTCTAATTGGGAACGTCCTAAATGGTTCAAGTACACTTATATTTCTTTATTTGTTTTACTGTTGTGTTCATTTCCCTTTTTAGCGCTGAATTTAAAAGAAGAGAAAGTTTACGCAACAGAGTGGAAACAAATCTATCAAAACGATAAAGACATTGATTTGTCTCTAGCTTTCGATAGTGACTTTGATTACAAGATTCCTTTGAATGAACCCCTTGCCAATACTCAGATTTACAATAGTGGCGATAATTCAAAGGTTTTAAACTACACTCACTACTTGACTTTAAAGAAAGATAATGCGAGCTTAACTCGAAAAGCAAAACTAACTGAGCTAGTAGGCGAAACAGGTAGCGCTGCAAAAGTTATTAAAGTTGAATATCGTAAAATTGATTATACGTACAACAGACTATTTAACTTTGTAGGTTCCCATGAAAAATCGGAATATGATGGTGAACTGCGTTTGACTTTTGACAATGGAGAAGGTGCTATAACAAGAGATGATTTAAGTAACTTTTTAGAGAAAGGAAGTTAAATATGTTTGATTGGTTATTGAATAGTTCTTACCGAGGTATTATATCGAGTGTTTTAGGTGTGCTTGCATGTTTTTGCGCTGCTATTTTACTAAATTCAGTAGTAAGTGCTGAGAAACTTTTTACACTTTCACTACTTATTTCAGTCCTTGTTTTTGTATTAACTCACTTTATTTTAGAGACTTTTACTAAACAGGAGCTTGTCTATGAAAAAGATTGGGTGTCGGTTTATAACCGAAAGCTTGATTTTTCTGATACGTTTTCGTTAACGTGGGTAACTAAGTCACATGATCGTGTTACTTTAACTCCTAGTACTATGTTGACTAAAGCCTTGTTTGAAGAACTTAAGAGATATAGTTCTGGGGATTTAGTTTGTAAGGTCACTCATAAGCAAAGTGCGAAACAAAGTTCAGCTTACGTTATAGTGAGTGAAGTGGTAGATTTAAAGAATTTAGATAGTTATTTAACTAAAGTTGAATATAGAAAACTCAAAGGGTATCGAAATCGCTTAGGGTTTTTAAGAGGTAATGTTCGAGATTTTGAGACTGTAAAAGGTGTTTTACGTTTGACTTTTGAACAAGAGAAAGTAGAGACTATTTTTGATTAAATATTTTCCTTTAGATTGAGTACAAAGCGCTGAGTATATAGGATTTGAGAAACTGTAGAAAGTGGTAGGTTTTTAGTTTATGTGTTTAGAGCACTCAATTCAAAGTTGGAGGTCTCATTTAGATATAGGTTCTAAGTGGATTGTTAAAATTTTAGGTAGCGACTACATAGGTCAGATTACGGATGTCTATTATAACAAGGAATTAGGTTCCATAATGGTTGATTTTGATGTTTTAAATCACTTTTGGGAACTAACTTATCGGGTACCTGTGCAAGAGTTTATGTCTAAATATGGTGTGACTAAGTTGATTGCAGGAGAAATAGAAAATGGACAAACTATTTGATGAACTAGCAAAATCACTAAATGTAAGTACAGATTTGGTGCAACAATTTGTGGGGAACTACCCACAATTACGCTCACAGTGGCAAGTTTATAAGGTGTTTGATTTGTGGAACGACTTTCTAAGCTTCACTGCTTTCATTGTACTTGGTGTGCTGATTTATCTTGGTTTCAAGTACCACTCAGATTTAGAAGATGAACTTGAGGAAGAAATAACTGCTATTCGAAAGAAGTGGCTCAAATACCTAGCGGTATCCTTCCTAGTATTGTGCTTGGTTGATTACGCTTTGTTATCAGTTCAAACGTACTTAGCACCGGATATTACAATGCTATTTGAAGTTTTGAAACAGTTGAAGAACTAAATAGGATTGGAACGGTCAACTCTCGTAGAGGGTTGATTTTTCTTGTGGTTTATGTTATAATACTTAGCAAGAAACTTATTAAGAAAGGAGTTTCCAAGTGATACTTTTAAAAACAAAGAGAACTTACAATGACCTATTAAATTTGGCTTTCCGTACTCTGCAGGAGGATTTAGGTTTAGCTAACAAAATTACAGTTGTAGGAGCACACGCTATTTACTCGAACTACTTTGCAGGTTTGATTGACCTAGCAGAAGAAACAAGAGAAACTACAGACTTAGATTTAGATTACTTTGGAGATTTATCTGAACTTGATTATGTGCGATTTGAAGATTGTTTTGCCTTAAGGTTAGGTCATTTAGGTTTAACGGTATCCTTCAAACCGATAAAAATTCGTGAAACCTCGGTAACATACAAATTTCAAGTAACAGATGGTACTTGCGTAACTCCTTGTTTGAAGATTGACTTTAGTTCAAATTTTGGAACTTGGCAGTCTGAGGTTCTACCGATTGAGCATTCGTTAGTAAGAAAAATTCAAATGTGCAACAAGTACATTGATCGTCGAGCGAAAGATAAGGTTGATGTGTATAACATTTTAGCTTATAAATTTCCAAACGATTTAACTAAAGGTGACTTTTTAGATTTACTAGATTATTATGATTGCTCTTTTAAGTTAAATCCTCGATGGACACGGTCAGATGCTATAGAGGTGGGTTTGCAATCTTTTAAGAACTTTAAACCAAAAGATGCAGTCAATGGGGTATCTCATAGGGTTTGCTTGCTTTACATCAAATACTTACTTTTAAGTTTAACAAGTTCTGATGTACCAAACGATAGGGTTTTGTGAGGTTTAGAAAATGCCTACAATCAGTTTAACACGAGATATAAAGCTAACAAATGAGGATGCTTTAAAAATCTTGGGTTCTAAACCTTCTGAAAAGCTACAAATAATTTTGGAGTCTGTTGACGTGCAAAGAGCTATAGTACCAACGGAAAATAAACTTATTTTAAACTATTTGCGCAGATAGAAACAAGTCCAAGACTTGTTTTCTTTGTGTTTTTGTGCTATAATAAAGGAAATTTTAAGGAAAGGAAGAACTCAAAATTTGAGAACTAAAGAAGAGGTTTTTGAATTAGTAAAGAGCCACTTAATAGATTTAGACTCGATATCCGAAGTCGCCACTCAGCGAAAGTACATTCATGAAGAGATAAAAACTTACTTAAAGGATAATTACTTAGGTTTCGCTACAAGTCCTTCAGTGAATATTGAGTTGATGAACACTTTAGATGAAGTCGGTTGGCTTGATAAAGGCACTTTCACACTAGAAGGTCGAGTAGTAGTTCCTATTCGCAACGCAGATGGTTCGATTGCAACCTTGGTAGGTTGGAGAAAAGGTTTTCCCAAGTATTATACGATTGCTGACAAAGACTTCTCAAAGGAAAGTCATTGGTTTAACTTAGATAAAGCCTTAGATAAGGCATTTAATGGCGATAAGCGGTATCGAGGTTCTGTCGTGGTGGTCGAAGGTATTTTCGATGCTCTTCACTTGGACGCTTATGGTGTGCCAGCGATTGCGACTATGGGTGCGGACGTGAACGCTTATAAGGGCGCAGTCTTGAACTTATTTGATAGAGTCATTTGTGTCCCAGATAATGATAAAGCAGGTCAAAGAGCCTTACTAGAAAAGAAGTGGCAAGTACCTCCCCATTCCTCTTTCTTGTATGTAGAAGAAAAGCGGTATCAGTTCGGAGAAGGTCTTTCTTTTCAAGTAAAGGACATAGACAACTTTTTAAGTTTATTCGGTTCTCAGATACATGAGGTATTAGTTCCTTTGGTAGAAAACAAGGCAGCGGTAGTGGAGAGGTTAGTGTTATGAGTAAGAATTTGGATGAGCTTCTTTTAGACTTGAACGCGAAACGTAAGGAAGTACCAGTTGGTTCTCTTTGGCGACATATTAAATCGGACACACTTTATACAGTCAAAGACCTTGTAGTAGTGGAATCTGATTTAACTTTTGCGGTATCCTATAAGTGCCTTGGAGACACCTCTCGTCTTCATTGGCTTCGTCCATTAGATGAGTTCTTAGATGGTCGCTTTAAGCGGGAAGTTTTATTTAAAGATGAGGTGAAACATGGAAGTAACAATAGAAGATAAAATAAACTATTGGAAAAGTTGGATTGGCATAGGTTCTGAGTGGTTGACTGTCGATTTTGAACCGATAGCAATAATGGTTACAGACATTGTATACAGCAGTGATACAGACTTGTTTGAGGTAGAATATATCTCTGAGGACAGTCCTCATTCGATTAACTTTAGTCCAGTAGATCAATTTGTAGATGGTCGATTTATTCGTGATTATAAATAGAATTGAAAGTGAAAGCAGGTAAAACATGAAAATTGTAAAACGTAACGGTCAATTAGAGGATTTTGACGCTAATAAAATTTTTGGTGCTTTAATTAAAGCAGCTCAGTCAGTTTATGTAGTAGGGGATGACCTAAGAAACAACTTAGCTCGCATTGCAAAAAGTGTTGAAGTAGAGTTAGAAGAGTCTCACTCTGAGAATATTACCATTTCTATGGTTCAAGCTTTGGTAGAAAACAAACTCCTCTCAAATGGATATCTCCAAATTGCCGAGCATTACATTTCTTACCGTTTGCAACGTGACATTGATCGTACAGACTACAAAGATAATGTAGTGGTGCATTTGCGTTTGGAACGCATTCGTTAAAAAACTATAGAATAGAAAAAGTAGTAAAAAGTAAAGAAAACTCTTGACACACCTTACTTTTTGTGATATACTAAATAAGTAAAGTTGATAAATACTTTACTGTGATCTATTTTTAATAAAGTAGCTCACTTTACCATTAGGTAAGCACTCCTTATATTATTTAGTTGTGGTTGCAGATTGTAAAAGGTCTGCAACTTTTAGAGGAGATTGGTTCCCTCCTCTTAGAATGTTTAATGCGTGACTTTGTTTGCTCATTGATGTTCTCCTAGTATTTATTTTGGTTCAGGGCTTTGAATTGTAAAAGGTTCAAAGCTCATTGTGAGGAAAGGTTTATTCTTTTCTTTCACAAGGGTAGTTAAGTTTATCTTAATACCTTTTCTTTAATTATATTAGGTCACTAATTATAAAAGATTTGTGATTTATGGGTGAATTTTGGTTCACCAATTTAGATAACGCATAGTTGTCACTTTTTTTCAAACCTAGAGATTGTAAAAGGTCTTTAGGTTATAGGAGCTAGTTTTTAGGTTTATTTTCCTAGCTCCGAGTGGTTCTCGTTGAACTATTTCCTTTCCAAATTTTTTCAGGTCATAAGTTGTAAAAGGCTTATGACTTATAAGTAAGTTTAGCTTACTGGAGTCCGCAAAGGACACTTAATTTATTTGACCGTCGTGATGACAGGCAAAGCCAATGTAGAGACTACCATAACTACTGTTAAGGGTATCCTTTTCGTTGGCTTTTTAAGTCCGGCTGAGAAGTCGCACTGTTGGTTTTATGAGATTACCTCAAAAGGCACAACTATCGTTAGATCTGGATGATAGACTAAGATTTTGTTAATTTGTTGGTTAATTGATTTGGTTGCTTAGTAATTCCTCTTTCAAAAATTTAATTACACTTTGTACATTTTGCTAGTTTAACTAGCAAAGTTCACTTTACTAAAATACTAAATAGAAAGCTTTACAAAAGAAACAGAAGACTAACGGTAGTTACTAATTGCTTAAAAATGCTTTAAAATTGCTTAGAAATTGCTTTAAATTGCTAAATATTGCTAAATTATTGCTTAGAAAAACTTGAGGTAAAAAACAACATGGTAAAAATTGATATGTCTAAGATTTCTGCAGAACAAATGGCTCAAATGCAACAAGTTCTTGCGAAAGATACTGCTGGTGCAAAACGTTCTCCACTCACTGAACTTGGAGAAGAACTCGGTATCAAAATCTTCAACCGTGCGAAGGACGGTTATACAAACCAAAAACTTTTGGTTTACATCCCTCGCATGGGCTTCCCAACTGTTGATGAAAACGGCGACTTGATTCCGTTCCGCGTTCCTATGCGTTCAGTTACAATGAAAGCCTTTAACAACGGAGATAAGGATAGCAACTGGAAAGGTTCTATGCCTTACTTTGAAGAAGCTAAAGAAGAAAATCGTATCTTTGCACCTTGGGGTCAATCAGGGAATAACGAATACCTTCGTGATTACATTTCTGCAGCATTTGACATGCGCCGTGCGAAAATTGAGCTTGAAGTAGCTCGTCAAGGGTATTCTTCTGTTGCTGAGTTGGTTGCAAACGAACCTCAGTACAAAGAAGAAAAAGACTTCACTAAGACTTTCATGGAATATGTGTTCTTGCAAGTTCAAAGTAACTCAGACATGTGGTTCCCAGTAGTAGTTATTCCAACTACAAAGGACGCTAATGGTAAGTTCACAACTACACCAGAAACAAAACCTTTGCTTGATGAAGCTGGAAACCCAACTACTGTGGAGAAACAAATTCCTCGTATTGATAATTATGGTAAACCTATCTGCGATAATGATGGTAACCAATTATTTGAAACACGTGAGTTTGCTCACACGATTGAAGGTGAAATGAAGTGGCATAAGCTTACTACAAAAGCCTTTACTGAAAAATTGGTGAAAGCTCTTGAGTTGCAAGCACAACAACCGGGTATCACTGAACTTGGCGGGTTCTTCGTTCTCTTCAACTATGAGATTGATGAACAAGCACTTGCCAAAGCGAAGAAAAACGGTGGTGCTGCTTACGAAAGTGAAGATTCTAAGTCTGGTGCTTCATTGAACATTCAAGTGATGCAAAAAGTGGCTCCGTTCACTGACTTGTATGACTTGACTGAGTACCTTGGTCTCCAAGAACAATGGGACAAAGAAGCACAAGCTCATTACAGCGCTCTTTACCTTGTACAGACTGTTCGCGCTTGCGAATTGCTTTCTGACGAAGAGGTAAATGAGAAGTTGGATAAACTATACGGTGGTCTTGACAAAGTGAAAGCTGAAGTTGAGAACATTCAAACAACTGCTGAAAACCTTAAAAAAGGTGTAGCAGCAGGGGGGTCTGCCAACTCTATCACAAATTCTGCAGCGAACCGTCTAGGTGCGAATGCAGGTCAACTTCCTCCGGGTGTAGATGTTGACCCAGCAAGTGCTTTGGACTTTGGTGCTGAGGAATAAAACACTCCAAACCTAAATTAAGAGTTTTTAGCCTTTAGACTCTCCTTAATTGGTAGAGGGGTATCTCATAAAACCGAGAAAGTCAAACTAGTTTGGTTTGGCTTTTAACAAAGAAATTTATTTCTTTGTTTTCTCTAAGTTCCTAGTGTTTTCTAGGAATTTTGCGAAGATAAAGAGGAAAGGAAGAATATATTTGGCAACAGTAGTAGATGAACTATTTGCTGACTTACAGGTTAGTAAGGGTGAGAGCAAAAGTGAGCTAAAACAGACTTCACTATTTGACTCGGAAGAACACCGTAATTACCTAGAGGGTATTATTGCTAGAGGTCAGAAAGCTAAGTTGTTGGCTTGGGAAATTGAAAACTTTGCTCAGTATGAGAAAGAACGCTTTGAGTTTGGTTCTCATTGGGTGTTGTTACTTAAGGCTTTCAACTCAACTGGGAAATCCAACGCTTTGAAGGCTTTGGAGTACAACTTAACTACCAAGGGTATCGGCTTGCAACTGGCGAAAGGCTTTATTAAGCATGGAGCGTTAGAAGCAAAAATTACAACCTTTTGGTCGGATGGGTTAGAGGTTGAGTATTATTTAACTCGAACGAGTTTGAGTCCTCGCTCTACGTTTAAGAACGGTTATAGAGTGTACTTGAACGAAGATGGCACTCGCAAAGAGGTGTATAACACCCTTGTAGATGGTCGTTTTGTAAAAGTCTCTGAAACCCCAAGTTTCTTAAAACGCTACTTCAACTTAGCAGAGGTTGGTGGTCGTTATTTGAACTTAATGAGGGGCGCAGAGGGTCTTCCTGTGTTGGAACAGTCACCAGCTTCACTTAACAAGATGTTGTCGCAAGCAGCAGACTTAGAAACGGCAGAGCAAGCGATTAAACAAATGACAGATGATAACAAGGAAACGTTCCAACAACTAGAGGTTGTAGAGGGTCGTATCCGAGTCTATTCTCAGGATATTGTAGAACGTAGGCACTTAACAAAAGAGGTTATTCGACAACTAGAAAATCAAACACACACTTTTGAACAATTAGAAAAAGGCTCAGAGGGTATCCTTGAAGTCGCAAGCGACTTGAAAGCTATGTCTGAGTTAGAAGGTACGACTACGATTGATGGTGTGGATTTGAAAGCACTCAATCAAGTTCATTCTATTCAAACGAAGTTAAAAGAGTTTGGCTCAGAGGTTTCCTTACCGATTGTTGAAACTGCTAATTTAACTGATTTGGCAACCTTAGATAAGATTTCAAAAGGTCTAACTGCTTTAAATGAGGTTGAGAGTTTCGGGCAAGCTCCTAGTAGCTCTTCAACTCAAGTTTTGGAAGTTATTTCAACTTTAAACTCGGCTATTGAAGATTTGAATACTGCACCTAGCTTTGGAGTGATTGAAGAGAGCAGAAATGATGAAGTTTTATCTCTCTTGGCTTTAGAGTCTCAGTTTTCAGAATTGGAAACTTTAGACAAACAGTTAGAACTTGAAGGTTCAGAGAAAGAGTCTTGCTTTAAAGAAAGCGAAGAACTCTTACAAGAACTAAAAACCCAAGGGTATCCAGTTGGTGTTTGCTCACACTGTGGTCATCTTTCGATTACAGAACCTTTTGAGATTGGTTCGACTGTAGTAAGTCCACATGAGCATAGCTAGGAAGTCTCAGATTGGCTCAGATTTGGTTTTAAATCATTGGTTGTCTATTTATGTGTCTGAGTTTTAAAATCGAATAGAGAGCAAATGTGAGGGTTTTAAGAGGTTAGTAAATATGAGAATACTTAGTGGTAAGAGACGACACACTTACAAAGGGGTTAGAGCCTTTTTAACAGATGAACGAACTGCAGGTGGTTTACAAGTAGTTGAAGTCTTTCCAAAAGTTATGAGTGAGTCCTCTTTTTACGAGGGTGAGCTTAAAGCTTTTGATTATTTTGAAAAGAAAGGTTTCGCTATTTACATGGCTGGAGTTTATGAAGCACATGAAGAAGAGGGTATTAAAGATTGGTTGACTCTCTACAATGAAGTAGAAGAAGTCATTCTCTAAACCAATAAAAGAAATTCAACAAGTGTTTATTTTAATTTGAAGGGGTAAGAAACTATGAAGAAAATATTAGGAAACACTTCAGTAACTTTTGGGTAGCAACTCTGTTACGATATATTATTGAAATGCGTAAGTATACAGAAATTTATGTAGAAACAGGAAGCCCTTCGTATCTAGTGATAGGTGCGAACTCAACGTTAAATGCTTTGAACTCCTAAAGCCTTGTAGCCTAAACAGTAGACGGAAACGTCAAGCTGAATGGAACGAAAGTAGAAAAAAGTACAAGGATAGCATAAGGTGAAATAAAAGCTAATCAGTGCTTAGGTGATAAAAATAGTGACCCCTAAGAAACGTTAGTCCTAAGTGCAGTAATAATGGATGTTTAGCAGGGAAAGTCCTACGGTCATAAGACTATGGAAGACCTTCAACGACTATCTCCTAGAGGGAGAGTAAAGCCGCAAGCTAATGGCGGAGGAAAAATGTTGCACCTAAGTTTGATTAGGTGAAGATATAGTCTGCGCTCATGTGAAAGCATGAGAGGTCTGCTGGTGACAGTAAGACTGCATTAAGGGTTGCGCCTTGATGTGAACAAGAAAAATACAGATTTTTAGAAAACTTTTATATTTTTACTTTACAAAATACCCTCAGTATGGTAAACTTAATGTAAGAATTAAGTGAGGTGTACTTATGGTATTGATGTCTATAGGAAAATTTGCGAAGGAGTTAGGTGTTACACCTGAACATGTTCGCACAATGCACAGAACAGGTGAGGTAATCCCTGCTCGTATTTCAGAAAAAGGAACTAGATATTACTCTGAGGAGCAACTAAGAGAGTTGAAAAACACTCAGTTTTCTCAAATAGAAGAAAAAGTAGTAGCTTACTGTCGAGTTTCTACTAAGTCGCAAAAAGATGACTTAGAGAAACAAGTTGAGAACGTAAAGTCGTATATGTACGCTAAAGGTTACTCTTTTGAAGTTATTACAGATATAGGTTCCGGTATCAATTATAAAAATAAAGGTTTGCAAGAGTTGATTTCTTTAATTGATTCAAACCAAGTTACTAAAGTTGTTATTCTTTATAAGGATAGATTAGTAAGGTTTGGTTTTGAGTTGATTCAACTGCTATGTGAGTTGCACGGTGTTGAAATTGAGATTATTGACAATTCAGAATATAGTAAAGATGAAGAATTGACAGATGATTTAATTCAAGTCATCACAGTATTTGCAAATAGACTTTATGGTTCACGGTCTAAAAAGACTAAGACACTAATTGAGAGGGTTTCTGATGTTACGAGGAATGAAAATCGCACTTGATTTAACTGATGAGCAAGAACAACAGATGTGGAAGTCTGTCGGTGTTGCTCGTTGGGTTTATAACTACGCTATAACTAGAAATAAACAACATTACCAAGAATACTTAGACGGTAAAACTTCAACTAAGTCTTTATCTGGGGGTACTATTCAAAAAGAATTGGTTGTACTGAAAAATGCAACACATCCTTGGTTGAAAGAAGTGGGGTGTAATGTTATAAAGCGGGCAGTTAAAGATTGGGAAGACGCTCACAGTAGGTTCTTTAAAGGTTTATGTAAAGCTCCAAAATATAAATCTAAGAACACCTCTAAACCTAGTTTCTATGTAAACTATGAAAGTTTACGAAGAGTCAGTGGTGGATTTAGAGGTGAAAGGTTAGGTTTTATTAAAACAAGAGAACCTTTACCTAAAATACCTAAAGGAACTCACTATAAAAACCCTAGAATTTCATTTGATGGAAAACATTGGTGTTTGTCTCTTGCTTATGAAGTTCCTGCTATTTCAGTAGATTTGACAGATTTAGTTATAGGAGTGGATTTAGGTATAAAAACATTAGCAACTTTGTCTACAGGTGAGCTTGTAGAGAACATAAACAAAAGCCACAGAGTTAAACAGTTGGAGAAACAATTACGACGGGAGCAACGTCACCTTGCACGTCAGTTGCAAGCTAATACAAAAGGGTATCTCACAACTGAAAAGGGTGGTCGAAAACCTATTTATAAACGTTCTTTAGAGTTATGTTCTAATATTCAAGAAACCAAACGTAAGATTAAATTGCTATACCGTAAATTGTCTTCAATTCGTTTGAACTACGTTCATCAGCTAACTTCTTATCTTGTAAAACAATTACCTAAAGGTATTGTGATTGAGGATTTGAATGTTAGTGGGATGTTGAAAAACAAACACTTAGCAAAGCATGTAAAAGATGCAATGTTCTATGAAATTCGTAGACAATTAGAGTATAAGTGTTTACAATATGGTATCCAATTAGTTATTGCAGACCGTTTTTATCCAAGCTCTAAAACATGTAGTTATTGTGGTGGGATTAAGTCTGATTTAAAACTGAAAGACAGAGTTTATAAATGTAGCTCTTGTGGTTTGGAAAAAGATAGAGACTTGAATGCAGCAGAAAATTTAGCGTATTATTTCTATAGAGGTTAATAACCTATGAGTACCTATCGTTACTGGGGAATTTAAGCCTATTGAGTGTTATATCAAATGGTAGTAGGAGTGGAGTGAATCTCCACTCCGAGGGCAGACACGATGATGTAGGAAGTGAAAAACGAAACGGATAAGTCTTTGAACCTTACAGTTCAGAGCAACATAAGTTTTCACAAAGTAAAGATATAGGTAAAAAATCTATATTTTTCGTAGCGGGACCGTCACATTGAAAATGTGTATAGAGGTCAACACATCAACTACCAAGAGAACTGTTATTGGTGTATGGACAAGACACTGGAGAGAGTCCAACTACTCGAACCAGAGTTATATAATGAAACAGGCGACTTTATTGGAGTCCGCACAGGGGTATCGTGGTTGTCGGGCGACCGCATTATGTTGAGTCGCACAATGAAATTCTTGGACTCGATTAAGGGTCACAAGGTTATTAACCGAGGAAACCATGATTTACATGGTTCGGAAGAGCGTAATGATTATTTGTTCCTGTCGTCATTAGGTTACTTTGACTCCCCTGCACATTTAGCAGAGGAAGATAAACAAGTAGGTCGAGTGATGTTAGAGTCACCTGACTTGATTGATCCAGACACAAATGAGCCTTTGAGAGTAGTTTTCCACTATGTTCCTTATGGGAAAGAGTTTGAAAAATTGGATATTGTAGAGGGTATCACTAATATTGCGATAACTCACTACGATTTCCGAGTAGGTTTGACAAACTTTACAAACAATCCGGAAGCGATTGACTTAACAACTCATGAACCCTTTTATGGGGTAGACTTGATTTTGAACGGTCACATCCATCAACCAAGTGAGTTGAAGTCTTTTAAAACTGAGGGTGGGACTACTTGCGCCTTTATGAACCTTGGTTGTATGGCTCGTCCAAAGCGCTCAGAAGACTATAGCTTCGTATGGTGTGCAGTAGTGAAGATGCGTAAAAATCCTCACACGGGCTTACCAGAGGTTCACTTTGACCCACAAGTATTTGAATTAAAACCACCTTCTGAGATTTTCTTGGAAGAGACTGAGGGTTCAGTTGCAGAGCAAGTCAAAGCAGAAGGAAAACAAGCTCAACTCTCAGAAGCCTTAGAAGGTTTAAGAGACTTTAACTGGGCCGGGGTATCCCTTTCTGAGCGCTTAAATCTTATGGTCTTAGAACCAGAGATTAAGGACTTGATTAAGCACTATTTGGCGCTTAATTAACTAGTGTTTCGTTGTGAAGATAATGATTGCAGTAGGTTTGTTGATTGTTTTTCAACTTTCCTACTTGATGATTGAGATTGTAAAGTTTTCGATAAAAGCAGACAAGCGAAGAAAACAAGAAGAAAATAGGAAGGACAAGTAATGTCAGTAGAACAAACTTTGGCTCGGTTAGAGTCACTAAACAAACAAGTTTTGGAACATAACCGTAAAGAGCAAGAAATTAGTGGGTCTAAAAAGGCTCGTATTCAAGCGATTTTGAAAGAAGTTGAAATTCTCAATTCCCTTGGGTATCCAATCAAAATGGAACTCGCTAGTGAAACAGAGTTCACGAAAGAGTCGATTGAAGCTTACAAAACACTTGCAAGTAAAATCTTGGCTGAGAAGGTTGCGGAAGCAGAGCGCTTAGAGAAATTTTTTGAAGCAGTTGAAAAGAAAGACTATGACACCATTAAAGAAATCACAGGAGAAGATGTGTCTGCGGTTTCTTATGATGTTGAAGTAGCAGATAGTAAAGAAGTCAAAGCAGAAGCAAAAGAGATGACGGCTCAAATGTTGGAAAATGAAGCAGTTGTTGATATTGCAAAAGGGGACTCTCCACTTATTCCAGAACCAACAAAGGAAATTAAATTTGAAGAAACTGCACCAAATAAGGAAGAGCAAGCGGTATCCCCAACTGCCGAAGAAACTCCAACAAGTGTAGAAAACGCACAAGTTGAAAATAAACCGGCTAATACAGACACCAGCGCAGTTGATTTGTTAAATGGTGTATTTGGTAGTGCAACACTTACTGAAACCGTAGCGGTAGAAGTTCCTAATGTTGAGGAAACACCTAAATCGACACCAAGCGCAGACGCTAATCCCTTTGCAGGCTTTGACACTGCTTCTTGGGAACAGGGCTTTAAGTTAGATTAAGGAGAACCACTGAGACATGTTTTTAAAAATTGCATTTGACACGTTAGCAGAAGAAAGTCGCTTGCTGATTGATACAGTAAAGCGCTCTATGATTGACCCAAAAAGCAAGAACGTAGTTGTTAAGGTCGAACCTAGTGGAGCGGTATCTTTCCTTGCCCTTACAGACATTGTGGTTGCAAAAACAAGTGTAACCACTTCTGCGGTAGAGGTTACAGAGTTTGAAGGGGAAGAACCAATTTACTTCCAAGTACCAGCTATGACTTTGGAGAAGTTGATTTCAACTTACTCTGCTAGTGAGTTGACCACTCCTTTGAGCGTTACTTTCCACCCTCTAACAGATATTGAGGTTGCGATTACCGTTCAAGAGAGCTTGAAGTTACCAGACAAAGATGAAGAGATTCGGAACTCTTCTCTCATTGCAACCACTCCACCGTTTTATGTTTCGGACTTGTACCGTTTGGAGTATATTAGTGTTGCAGACAATGAAGAAGTTCCGTTTGTAGAGTTGACAGAGCAACAACGTGAGGACATGATTCAAACCTTGAATGACTTAGCTCCTTACACTCCAACAACTAATGAAATCCACAACGATTTGATGTTTAATCCGACTACCAAAGCTTTGGAGTTCTACAAAGACACTTATATGCCTAGTGTTCAGAATAATATGGACTTCTTCTTAGAAGAGGGAGGTCTTCGTCCAATGAGTTTGATTGCTTTGAAAGACTTATTGGCTAAAGGTTTGTTTTCATTCTATAAAGATGAAGAAAAACACTTCTTTGTCTTGAAACAAGGTGCTACTGTACTTGGTGTCCTCTATGATGTAGATGTGGCTTACCCACCAAACTCTTTGGATCAACTTGGAGATTTGCCTTGGGTATCCCTTTCTCGCCCTCTTGTTGAAATGTACTTGAAACGTATTAACGCTCTAAGTGGTCTAATGTCTGCAGAGCGCATTCAAGTGATTATTTCTGAGGATTTGAAGAACATTACTTTCAAGTATGGAGACTTGGATTTAACTGCTCCTATTGAACACGTGCATAAGGTAACAGAAGGCAACCAAGCGAAGTTGGAATTAGGTGGTTTCCAATTTGGACTTTCACCAGTTTACTTTGACTACTTGTTGTACGGTAAAGGTGAATTTGCTGATGATATTCGCTTTGGTTTTGCTGGTGCAGGTAAATATGTCTTTATTAAGAGTTTTGACTCATCTAACATTTGGTCTGTTGCTATGAGTAGTAACTAAACTGAAGTTAGTAAATAGAAAAGGAGGTTAGTCCTTGGTTTCAGAAACATTCGCAAGTCGTCTTGGTGCGATTAAACAAGATTACTCCTTGAAAGAGGATAGACTTAGAAAGCGCCAAGATGATATTGCACAATTAGAAGATTTGCGCACTCTCTACTTGAATAGAGCAAAAGCCTTGCAATACGTTGTTATGTTGAGTAATGACGGTACAAAAGGTTTGCGTGACTATATGGAAGGTATCATCAATCGTGCCTTGGCTTTAGTCTTTGGAGAAAATGTCTACAAGTTCTCCTTGATTTCCGATTTGAAAGCTCAGAAAGTACACTTAAACTTATTGGAGTTTAAGAACGGTCAATGGAACGAACTTGTCATCGGTAAGCAAACCGGTGACGGTATGGGTCAAATCATAGCTTTTCTCTTCTCTGTAGTATTGACTGAGATTACCAACCACCGTATGTTGTTTGTCGTAGACGAGTTGATGGGCGGTCTTCACGAGAAAGCAGTAGAGCTAGTCCAACGTTGTATTGCTGAATTTGAAGGTCATGGCGGTCAGTTCACTATGATTGAATATACTTTTGAGGACTTTGGTAAAGAGTTGATGTTGGCTTTCGACAACAAGAAAGAGCGCACCAACATTGTGGATTCAAGAGAATTTCCACTTTTACCGGAAGAAAAAGAAGTTGCAACTGAGGTTGCGTAATAAAAAGAGAGGATAACCCTAGGTAAATCCTCTCTTTTTCTTGCCTTTCCTTTATGATTTTGCTAGACTAGAGAAAACAATCGACGTGAGGTTTAAGCATTGGATTTAAAAGAAAATAGACTTTATAGAAACAGACAAGACTCCAACAAAGTTATAGTAGTCAAAGAAGTGAAAGAAAACGAGGTCACTTTCCTCCAAGCTCCTCCGATGAATAGTGACATCCATTGGCTTGTGCCACCAAAACGTAAAACGTTGTCTTTGAGTGACTTTAAAAACACTTACCAACCATTAAAGCAGTAAAACCCTTGCGGTATCTACTTTTGCCAACTAAATCAAAATTGTAACAAAGTCGTAATATGAAATTGCGACTTTATTTGTTATAATAGTTGCATATTTTGAAAGTAAAAGGATTTTCTCGTATTATGAAAAAACAAGTTTTATCAACATTGCTATTGAGTACAGTCTTGTTAAGCCAAGGTTTAACAACTATTCAAACAGTAAGTGCAGGTGCTTTAAATCCTCATGAGGTAGTTGATATACCTCAAGCAACTCCAACAAGTGTATCTAACTCTACCCTTGCAGAACAAGACCAGAAAGTGGAGCAATTAACTGAGAAACAAAAAGAAGCAAGCTCTCAGTTAGAGAATGTGCAAAATAAAGTTACTGCTTTAGAAACTGAACAAGCTAATTTACAAGCTGAAACTGACCGTTTAGAGTCGGTTTCTAAGGATTTAGAAAAAGACATCAACAACTTGTCTAAGAACATTGTGTCTCGTCAAGAGTCTTTGGAAAAACAAGCTCGCAGTGCGCAAACAAGTGGTTCTGTATTAGACTATGTGAACGCAGTCGTCAACTCAAATTCTATCTCTGACGCTATTTCTAAGGTTACTTCTATGAACCAAATTATTGAAGCGAGTAACAAAATGTTGGCACAACAAAAGAGTGACAAAGAAGATATTTTAGCGAAACAAGAAGAAAATAACCAAGCAATTAATACAGTCATTGCTAACAAAGAGAAGTTAGAAGATGATGCGCAAGCTCTTAATTCTCGTAAAGCTGAGTTAGAAGTTGCTAAGTTAAACTTAGAGGTTGAAAAGACTGAAGCAGAGGATAAGAAAGCTGAGTTAGTAGAGCAAAAAGCAGAAGCAGAGCGCCAAGCAGCTAAAGCTTTGGAAGAAGAAAAGGCTTATTTAGCTCAGAAAGAGAGCGAAAAAGCAGTAGTAACTAACTCTGCCAACACTTCTTTAGCGCAAGAGGTTTCAGCGGTATCCACTCCGTTTGCTCCAACCCCCTCAGAAGAAGTTGCTCCAAGTTCTGAACCTCAAGAGGAAGTGTCAACACCAACTCCAACTTCAACCGTAACTCCTACAGTGTCTATAACAAGCCGTCCTAGATACAATACAGATGCTTCAAGTTACCCAATGGGTGAATGTACTTGGGGAGCTAAAACTTTAGCACCTTGGGCCGGTGACTATTGGGGTAATGGAGCGCAGTGGGCAACTAGCGCTGCCGCTGCTGGATTTAGAACGGGTTCAACACCTCAAGTTGGTGCCATTGCATGTTGGAATGATGGTGGATATGGACACGTTGCAGTGGTTACTGCGGTTGAGTCTAACACTCGTATTCAAGTTTCTGAATCAAATTATGGTAAGAAACGTTATATTGGAAATCACCGAGGTTGGTTTAATCCGACTACAACTTCTGAAGGGTTTGTAACATATATTTATCCAAACTAATAAACTAAACTTTTCTATCCAGTATACTAGGGTATGCTGGATTTTTTCATGTTTTCGTTTGGATAATAAGTAGATAATCTTGAAAGTTGAGATAAATAAATGTATGATTTACTTAGGGGTTCACAACCTAACTCAACTCAAAACCAACAAGGTCAAGGAGTTGTACAAGGTAAAGTAACCAATAAATATGTTGAAAATTTTGAAAGGCTTTTGTGTGCAGGAGCTTATAAACAGTTAAAAGAGAGAAAAGACAAGGGAATTACTGAGGGTATCATTTCGAAATTCTCGCCTAATAATGTTCGTAGAGTGATTCTAGGTTTAGATGGTATTTATGTTCAGTTTTATGTTTCCCCGGTCAATTTTAAAGCGAAAGAACAGTTCGTACCAATTACCTTTACAGAGCAGTTGGGTACAGAGTTGTCAGCCGAAAGCAAGTCTACTCCAATTACTAAAGTATTGAGGGGTGACAGTCGTTCTCTCTTTGGTTCTCGTGTATTCTCTAGTGTTGAAGAGATTATTGTATTGAGCAGTAGTCCAGAAGTTCAAGGGTATCTGCTTGATAACCACGGTCTCGATTGGTTCTTAGACCCAAGCAGAAAACAAACTGTAGAGTCGTCATTTAAGCGATTGAGAGCGGTTGGTTTAGTGGAAGATAGTGTGACTTGTAAAGAGTTTGTAGAGAACCATAGAGAACAAATCAATGATCCTTATGGTCTTATTTTGAGAGACACAGAATTGAACTATGTTGGTGCTTTGTTCAATGATGATTTGTACTATACCCACACGGCTCTTCGTCCTCAATATTATGAAATGGATGAAGAAGGTGGCGCTCTATGGAACTACTTCCAAGAAGTTAAGAGGGTTTCTCCAAATAGAGCAAAAGCTTCAACTACAGATAGCAAAGACATTGGTGACGGATTCTTAAAAGACTCTGACTTGACTTTAGTAAACAATTTCTTAGGTTTAGTTCGTGTGCTAGAGGGGTATCAATCTGATATTTCAGCTCAATTTCTAACTTTGAAAGAGACTTTAGAGGTTGGGGAGCATAATAAAGCTCTAGCAAAAGAGTATGTAAACTCAATGGTTGCGTTTGTGAAAGAGCATCGAGACCTTACTTCTTATCCAACCCCTAAAGTGTCGATTACTTCTGATACAACCTATTTGAGAGCAGTTTCCGTAGCGAATTACCTCTTGAAAAACAAAGACAAGGTAGGTTTGAGTAAAGGTGTCGATTCCGTATTTGTGGGGTATCTTACTGCGCTCACCACTTGCTTGGAGTTAGTTTTAGACAACATAACTTTTGATTTCATGAGTTCAGAGTTTGTTTCAAGTTATAAGAGTGGGTTAGAGTTGTATTTTAGCAACTTATCTGATGAAAGAGAAGAAACAGAAGAACCGTTGGAAACAGAAGAAGAGGTCTCAGAAGAACCAACCGAAGAAGACAACATTATTGAGAAGTACCAAGGACTTTATGATAAACTAGATAGTTTCGGTTTTGATTTAGAGGGTATAGACTTTAAACCTTTAGAGAGAGAAATTACCTTAGAGGGTGTAGATTTCTTACCAGAGAGTGTGTTAGACACAGTAGGAGAAGTTTCTCCTTTATTTGCAGTAATCAGTTGGTTGTCTATGAACTCGGTTTACTCTTTCGATACATTCTTTAACGAAAAAGAGTTCTCCCAACTAGCTTGTTCTTTAAAAGACCTTGATTTATCAGATGAAGAAGCACTTAAACTCGCAAGTTTCGGTATCTTTGGTTTAGAGTCCACTTCTATTTTTGAGGGTTATAATGAATTTGTAGAGAAACACTCTAAACTAAAAGAGCAGTTTGCAGAGTTAGATGAGTATTTTGCAAATGAAGGTAAAGGTTCTGAGTTTAAACAAATTAGACCGTCCTTTAAAGAATTTGCAGACCGTTTCGCTAATGAAGTTTCTGTGGAGTTGTTGACTGCACCTAACTACTTAGCAGTAGATGTTTTACGTTCTGCTTATGGTTTCAACGCTTGGGGTGTTCCATTACCCAAAGTCTTTCAACTACCTAACCTAAGTAAGTTTTTAACAGATGTGGTAAATACTACAAGGGTATCTTACCGTTTCCGTCGAGACTTTGAGAAGTTTGAAAAAGAATTTGGAGCAGATGTTATTAGTCGTTTGAGTAGTAAACACTTAACAAAAGAAGGTGATTTCCTAAGTTGTACTATTGACCCTAATACTTTTGTGAAGGTGGTAAGTAGCATTTTCAGTTACTATCCACCAAGTGAAGTAAGAGATATTAGCGAAGTTTTCCAAAAAGCTTTAGAATTAGTTGAAAAGAAAGAAGGTGATGAGTGTGAGTAAAGTACAAGATCAGATGGAGAGAATCTCAAACCAGCTTGGGCTTGGTTTGGATAATCAACAGATTGTAGATGTAGTTTATAGTTCAGTTGAGGAACTAGTAGAGAACGGACTTGAAGGTTCAGATGAGGTCGTTTATTTCTATGCTACTTGTATGTTAGCTTGTGCCTTCGGTCAGCTTTCTTTAGATAGAAAAGCGAGTGGTTTTACCTTTGGGTTTAGCGACTTAAAACCAATTTACACTCAGTTAGAGTTAGAATTGGCAGTCCATTCCGTTGAAAACCAACTAAAAAACCAACTAGCGGTATCCGACTTGCGTTCAACTTCTTTGAGAGAATTGAAAGCAGAGCAACTAGAACACGACTTAATTGATGATATAGCGACTATCTCAAAGGCTTTAGATTTAGAGTTTGACCCTACTTTGTTGTCATCAGAGGTCAAAGACAGTTTGGTTTCTGTTGAAGATGAGACCTTTGCAAGAAAGATTAAGGCTTTAAAATCTTCAAGTAAATTAAACGCTGATGTGGTTTCTTTAGTTGACTCTTTGCTTGAAATTTATGATTTTGCCTTTGAAGCAGGTTATGAATTGGATAAATACGAAGGGGTTGTAGTTGGTTTACCGGACTTACCTATGGTTATTATCCAAGGAGAGCAAGCAGTTCAACCGAATTACACTGCATCCTATTATGCAGGAGAAGCTATGTTTTCTCCACTTCGTTCTATTTCTGTAAATACTTCAAGACAAGTAGACTTAAAAGAAATTGTAGAATCTAGCAAACCTATTTATTACCCTTACAAAATGTTAGAGTTTGCTTTAAGTCGTAAAGTAACTGTTCAAAAAGATGATTTGAACTTTCCTTCAGTTCCGATGAAGTGGAAAGGTTCAGACGGGCAACGAGAAGCGATTAAAGACTATTTAACGAAGAGAGCTTGGGAATATTTGGTATTGGTGTGTGATAGTTACCAAGATGGATATTTTTGGTCAGACAAGGTTGCTTACTTTGGTAAAGGCGCAACAAGACCAATTACCCCAACGGATAACCAAGTATTTAAAGACTACTTAGCTAAGTTCAAAGCTACTTTCTCTACGTTTTCTATCTTGAAAAACCATGTAGGCATGATGGAAGACGAGAAATGGGCTTCTGCTGAGTGGGTGGTATCCGCTCCGATTTCGGAACTTCAAAACAGTGAGTTCAACCCTAGTAGTGCTTTATACACGGATGTATTTGAATATGGTGGTGACTTTGAAGTTCCTTTGGTAAAAGACTTTAAAGATGTCCGAGTGAGCCATTACACTCATATTGCAAAACCAGAGATTGCAGAAAGTGAACCTTTGTTTGCTTATAAAGCTTTAGAGTCCTTACAACGTAAAGGTGAGAAATTAACTTATGGCTACCAATTACTAGGGAAAGGTCTTGATGGTCGTATTTTAACAGCTTCAAATGACATGACGGCTGCAGTAAATGCTGGGGCTAAGTTAGTTCTCACTTATTGGGCAGGTTCTCGTTCAGGTAAAGGGGTTTCCATTTCTAATGGTTTAGCGGTATCTATTGCGAACGGTCGCCCAGTATTTGGTGGTGACGGTAAACCAGATACAATGGTTCCTTACTACATTGCCTTTGGTGGAGCTGATGAAAATGGTATTCCTAAAGGGTACTTCATTCAAGCTGGGGTATTCAATAAATCTGCTATGCCCGTAGTCAATAACATTTCTGAGCAGTTGGACTGGGATAATAACCCAACGATTATGGGTTGGTTTGATAAGTCTATTCCAAAATGGTTCAGTGGTGTAAGTAGCTCTCAAAAGCGCTATACAGGTGCTTGGGGAGATATGGCTTTCTATCGTCACATGTTACTTGTCATGGGTATTGTTTCTCTTCGTGCTACTGTAAGAGCTAGTGACGTAGCTCTTTACGAAAAACTAGGTGGCGATGAGGGTATCCTCGGAATTTTTGATGAGGTAACAAACTGGTCAAACTTATTTGGTTCTAAGGCTCTCAGCTCGAATGGTGGTTGGTTCCAAAGCATTATGTCTGATCCAGAGTTAGAAGAGTTTGTGGATTTAGGTCAAAATTATTTGGGTGGCTTACTTAAAGAACAAGCAACTCGCAAATTTGAACGGTCTTTAGATAATAAATCTGATGAGTTTAGAAACAGAGCTTATTTGAGAGATTTGTATGATAAACTTGATGAAAGCATGCAACTCTTGAACAAGTTGAAAAAAGCAGGTTTCCAAAATGAGGAAAGCTTACGTTCAAGTATTTACCTAGTAGGTCAAAGTTTCAACATGGGTGGGTTTGATAAACTTCCTCGAAACAAAGGAAATGATGCTTCTTCATTCAAAGCAGCTTGCGACTATAAGAATGGTGTAGTAGACCCTTGGTTGTATACCTTGTTAAACTTAGATACAGGTTTTATGGTGGGTTATAAAGGTACTGAGAAGTCTCAGTATTGGTCTAGTCAAAATGGTTCAGACTCTAAGCGGTATCTCACTTCAAGTTCTCGAAGATTTGCTTATTTTGGAGCGGTTGATTTCCCAACTATCCGAGATGAAAACCCACAAAATAAAGGTTTGGCTCGTTCGGTTAACTCTCAAATGGAGGGTGGGGCAGTTTACTTTAAGCCTTACTTGATTTTAGGTGACTCTCAAGGCTCTTGTGTCACTCAGTTGGAGAAGAACTTAGGAAGTAAAGCTGAGTCTATTAAGTCTCGCAACTCAAACCCTAACAACCCTACTGAGTGGGATGAACGTATCGGTGTCCTAGGGTATTTGAAGGCTTTAGGTTCTAGTGATATTAGTAAGTCTTTTGTACGTGCAAGAGAAATTGCTGATTTAGTTGTAGCTCAGATGGGTTATGAAGGTTCTTACTTGGAGTTCTTGTTAGACTTAAGACCTGAGTGGAACTTCTCTTGTGAAGATGTAGTAATGGCTTTCACAAACCAAGATGCTTATTTAGCTAAGAAAAAAGAGACTGTATACTACAAAGTAGATGAACTCTTAAATGAATTGGTTGAATTTAAACAAAGTGGTGGAGCTACAGAGGGTAGTGATTTAACTAAACCGAACGCAGTAGACCTCCGCCCAGAGTTTGCGACTAAAGAGGTCAAAGCAGATGAAGTAGAAGAGCCAACTTCTCAATCAGACGAAGAAGATACTTCAAACTTCTCAGACCTTCACGAAGAAAATATCTCAGAACCCATAGCAGAGTCCCCAGTTTCGTCTGAGAGCAATTTAAACACATCAGTCGATAATTTAGAGGTTGAACCTCAAAAATGGACTAGAGAGCCTTCTGAGCCTTCTGAGAGCGTACAAGGGAAAACCCCTAATGTAGCTGACTCTGTAAATGTTGCATCAGCTTTAGCAAGTCAACTAGGGGTATCCGAACAAGCACTTATGTCTGTTTTGCAGTCTGCCTTTGGTTTGCAAGGTTCTAGTATTCCTAAAGTAGAGACGATTGTTTCTACTGAGGAATTGAATGATAGAACAACTATGAGTCGAGTTGCTTCACATCAAGCAGGTGTAGTCATTAAAGATGACCAAGATTTAAGGGAGTATTTGTTAGAGGACATTTACACTTACTTTGGTGATTGGAGTAGAGTTCGTAAGATTGAAATTATTGGTCGTCAGTTGTACTTCAATGGTTTACTTTATGAACCAGAGAAAGAGGGTATCCAATTTAGCCCTGAGGTTTCTCCATATTCTATTTCCTTGTGGAATAGTGGTGGTTTTGGGGAATTGTTTGATTGGAAGTTAATTCGACAATATTTGAATCCAACTTCATTGGTATTTGACTCTATGGACTATGCTTATAGAGAGTTTGACCTTATGGAGTCTAGTAGTTCTAAAGCAGTTGTAGAAACTGCATTTAAGCGTTATTCTATGTTGCAAGACTTACAAGTCGGTACATACACCTTTACAAGAGCAGAGGTTGAAGAAATGATACTTGAAAGACAACCGTTCTTATCAAGTTATGACCGTAGACAACAAGTTTTCCGTAGAGGAAATAGCAAAGGGAAATCTTTCCGTCAAAAACGTTGGCAGAAAGCAAGAGAACACATGGCTGAAGGTCATACTGGTAGAGCAGTCGCTTCGGCTATAGGTGCAGGTCTTGGGGTTGGTTTCCAAGGAGCAAGTCATGTCGGTGGTTTCTTCAATAAGGCTGCAAGAGTCTTCCGTCAAACCGGTTCTTCTGTAGCTGAGAATTGGAAAGAAATGGACAAGTCGAAACACTAAGGGTAAGGGTATCCGCTTTTTCTCTTAGGTTTTCAAAATGTAGTTAAGAGAGCTAACGCTCTCTTTTCTTTTTACCTTTTTGCTAGTTGATTACTTGACATTCTTACAACTTTTTGATATAATAAAACAAATTAAATCAATAGGAGAACTTAAGTTTGAAAGTAGAAAAAGAAAAGGTAGAGCTAACCTCAGAAACTCTACCACAATTACTAGAGAAATTATATAAGTCACAAAATCACGTTTTGGTTCGCATTAACGGAACGGTCATTTTGGATTTATTAGACTTAGATGGTTTGAAAAAGCTTTTAATTACCAAAGGGTATCCTTATGTTACCGTGGTTTCCAAAAGTTATGGGTACGAACTCAATGTTCCACCGTCAATAGAAAGGTAGGCTTGTTATGTTCATTTTAAAATCAGATGTTTCAAAACCCTCTAAGCTAAAGGGAACCTCTTTGGTTTCGCTTTGTAAACTGTCAGTAAACAAATCGTCTAGGGAGAATATCGCTCGATTTAGCGCTTTTGTAAATTCCCAAACAAGTGAGGTATCCTCAGTTTCCTTAAATAAACCGGAAGCTTACTTCCATGCAAGTGATATGCTTATTTTCTTGCAAGGGTTGGTTGGTCTTCTAAACAAAGGTATTCACATTGAATTGTCGATTTACGGTGATGAAATTATCAATCTAGTCGGTCGTTTCATTGCAGACAACCTCATTTTAGAGACTGAGGTTGAGTTACAATTAGAGCTACCTCCCATGTTAAATGAAAAACATGGGGAAGTAGATATTGTAAGATATGATTCTGAGGGTTATTTAAAAGAGCCTTATAAAATTGGTTATTTTGATTATGGTTACTTTAACTATATGTAATAAATTAGAAAGCGGAGAAAAATATGTTTATTATCAAATCAGGAATTTATCAAAAACCACGATTGAGAGGTAAGTCTCTCGTTGATTTATTTGGGCTTTCTACTAGAAAGTCTTCTTTGGAGAATTTAGAGTTGTTTACCGCTCAGATTAAACCTCTTATTCAGAGTGGTGAGCTTGGAGGTAAAGTAGTCAATTTCCCTAATATGACAAGTTATTTCCACCCAACACACCTCAGAGAAGTTTACGAATACTTGCGGTATCTCATTATGGAGTGCGCAGTCACAGTTGACTTTTCAGTTTACGATGGTACTTTGATTAACTTAGTTGGAGAAAGTATTTTACGAGGTTCAGTTTCAGATGACCAAGTTCGTATTCAACTTGAACTTGAAGATGGTGGTAGACGTGAGTTGCGCTTTGATGAGCAAGGTCGCATCCATAATTGGCCAGTTGCTTATTTTGAACCTAGCGCTCCATTTGATTTAGGTTTGTGAGGTTAAATTTATGCTTAATATTTATTCAGAAATTAGTCAAAAGAATAAACTTAAAGGTAAGTCTTTAGTTGATTTAGGAGGTTTGTCTGTAAGTGCAACCTCTAGTGAGAACTTAGATAGATATTGGATTGCAGTGAAGCAGATTGCTCTTTCAAATCGTACAGAAATCAATTTCCCTAAACCAGAAGCGTATTTCCACCCAGAGCATTTGGGTATCGTTTATAACTCTTTGCTTGGTTTGGTTTTGGAAGGTTACATAGTTGAAGTTTCGACTTACTCTTCTAGCTTTTTGAACTGGATAGGGGAAAAGATTGAATATCAAGAGATTGCTCCGACTGAGGTTTCTGTTCAAGTTGAACACTCTGGTGTTTCCTTAATTTATTTGAACTACAACTCAAGTGGTGTGATAGATGATTTTCCGATTGGTTATTTTTCACCTAGAAAGTAGGTATTATGTTAGAAGAAGTTAAACAATTTATCAAAAGGGAATTAAGTTATACAGAACTTAAGGAAACATCTGATGGTTTAGAACTAGTTTTCAACCGAGGTGTTAATGAATTTATCCTTACTTTGGTAAAAGATGGGGAAGTAATTGAGGTTGTTGAAACTTACACCGCTAACGAACTAGTAAGTAGTCTCTCCAAAACGCACAAGTTCAAATCTTTTGCTTATTTGAAGAACTTTTTACGTTTGTTTGATTTAAGCTTAAGAGGTTGAGTATGTCTGAATTAACAACTATAATCCAAGAAATTTTTGACGAACCATACTTCCAAAGTCAAGGTTCGCTTTGTGATTTTACCTTAAGACGAGGTTTCAATACGCACCATATACGCATTATTTCAAGAGAGTGGGAATATAAAGTAATTGAGGTCTTGCGTAAGAGTGATAAAATTGGCGAAGTTAAGCGTACAAATTACTTCAAAGACTTAACAGAATTGGATTTACACTTGAGCAATATTAGAAAAGGGTATCCTCGATTTGAGTTTATTCCTCACTTTTAAGCTTAATTATTTAGAAAAGAAAGAAGTCCAATGTTTGATTTATTTAAAACTTTAAAGTCTAAGTCCACTTTATCTGAAATGAACCCTAAACGGTCATATAGTAAAGCAGAATTAGATACTTTAGCTTTACTTATTAAGAATAACTCAGTGCGACAGAGTGCCTTTGAGAGTGCCTATGAAGAAGTTGAAAGCAAGTTAGAATCACCTAACTTAGCTCAACAAAACGCTCAAAAACAAATTGAAAAATCAGACAAACTCTTAGATTTAACTTCAGAGACAGAAGAGGTAGTTGAAAAGATAGTGGAGGAGTTGGTCTCTCAGACTGTAATTTGGGATTCCGAAGTAGGGGATGTACTAGCTTTACCTAACCCTATTCAACATTATGGGAAAGAAGTAGCACCGAAGTTAGAAAAACAACTTGGAGTACAGTTCACAGGGTTTCTCGCAAAGCAAGATGTTCCCGAACCTAGTGGTAAAACCTTACTAAGTCTTTACAAACGCTACATTGAAACTGGAAACATGCACCTTTATCACACGTTTCGCCAAGGTTTAGACATTTTGGATATTGATGAGGTGCTTTATCGCTTATTGCACTTAGATCCAAATGCCATGTCAAATTGGTTACTTCCAATTAAGGAAGTTGTAGATAAAACAGGATTTTTCAAAATTCCTAAAACTCGCATTATCAAAGTGCCTCTAACCTTGTTGCAAAGCACACGTGTCTATGAGTTTCAAGATTTAAACCCTTTAAGTTTGGAGATTATTAACCGTTTTGCTATGAAAGTTTTTGATTTAGACTTGGAGAAAAACTACTTCATAAAAACAGGTACGTTTTCATCTAAGTTTGACTTTAGAAACGCCAAAGTTACAAAAGGTCAAGAAGTTTCAGATATAGGCTCTTACTTTGGTATATCCAGCATCAAGCCAATCAAATGGCTTCGCCTTTAAACAATAAGGTTATTTATGGGGTATCCTCAAACAACGAGTGGGTCGTCCGTGAATTTATTGATGATAAGGAAAACAATCCCACAATCTATAACGGTTTGCCTTTGCACACAGAATATCGAGTCTTTGTAGATTTTGATAAAGAAGAAATAATTGGTATTTCTCCATATTGGCACCCAGAAGTTATGAAGGAGAATTTCCTTGATATTGGAGTTTCTGCTCCTATACAAAAGAACCACGATTACATCAACTATATCAACCATGAAGAAACTTTGATGAAGCGCTACGAGGAGAACAAAAGTTTAGTGATATCCGAAGTTTCAAAACTACTCAAAGATTGTAACTTGAAGGGTCAGTGGTCTATTGACATTATGCAAAACGGAAATGATTTTTGGTTGATTGATATGGCTCGCGCTTCTGAGTCTGCTTTGTCAGAGTGTGTGCCAAAAGAAAAATTAAAACAGGCGCCTTTACCTTTTATGGTTGAAGGTGAGTTGCTTGAATTAGGAGACTAAATATGTTACATAGAATCGAGATTTATAGGGAGCCTTGCTCTCTCAACAAAGATAATGACTCAGATTTCACATTGAAATTACTACAAACAATCGAAAGCGAATACTTATCGGTAGCAGTAGATTTCGGTATCAACTTCATGCGCTCAGAGTTTGAGTTTGCAGATTTGAGTGCTGATGATTTAAACGTAGGCAATTTTATTTGTTCTGACCCAAGCGGTTTGGATAATTCTGTAAAAGAAGACGCTTTGAAATCGCTTTATCAATACTTGGTGGGAGACTTGTATTCTTTTATCCCAATTACTTTCTACGACAAACGAGTTTGGTCGAAAGTTACTTACATTGTCAAATATGAAGAGTTAGACTCGCAGGAAGTAGGTAACTAACTGTGGTTTCCAAATAAAGAAAATTTCTAAAAATGGTTGACCTATATACTCAAGTAGTAGAGTCAGGCTTAACTTGGGGCTTTTCCGACTATGAGGAAGTTGCTGAACATAAGCGGTTGACAGGTTTATTTGCAACTCAAATTAGTCGCCAAAATGATAAGTACGCACAACGTCACACTGCGGACTTAAAAGCGCAGAGTAAAGAATTTGGCTATGTCCAACCAAGTAACGGAGTTCCTATTTTCAATGATGAGGTTGTGGATTTGGATAATACTTACAAATATGTAAGAACAGGCACTCCAATTAGAGAACCAAATAGAAGGAGAAGTTACTGGTGAACTTAGAACAGAGAAAACAAATTGAAACAAGAGTAGAACAATTAAATGTGAAACTAACCGAACTCGGTATCCCTCAACTTTCGTTCCATTTTGGCATTGAGGGTGAAGTGGTTCAGTTACTTTACAAATTGAGTTCCTGTAACTTCTATGGGTGGATAGGTTCCGTTGTAGACTCCACACCGTCTGAGATTTTGGATTGGTTGAAAGTTCAAGAGAGTCAGCTTTACTTGTACAAGCAGTTAATTTCTTACTTTGGAGATGGTTTTGCTCACGCAATTATTCCAAATGACTCTACGGTAACTTTGACTTTAAGTCACTTGACTTATGTTTTCAGTTACGATAGAGAGCATTTAGTTATTTTTGCTTACAAGAATTACATTGGCAAAGACTTAGCTAAGTCAGGTTCTAAATTGGGTGAATTGAAGTTAGAGAGACTTGGAATGCCCCATAGCCAAGAGCCTTTAGGTACTAAGGTTTCTATGACTAGAGTTTGTCCTGAGACGGAAGTAGTGAAGCATTTAGATTATATTATTAGCACGTTTAAGCAGTTTGAAGAGATGTTTGTATATCAAACGGCACAAATTACAGATAATTAGAGGTAAATTGTGAAGATTACAATTCCAAAATAAAGAAAGAGAGATGGGTATCCTCTCTTTTTGTTTGACAAAATAAATCAATTTTGATATAATAGAGAAAATAGAAATTGAGGTAGTAACTATGAGTAGTATTGCAAAAGTTGTTGAAACGTTCAATGATGGTCAGTGGGTCACACTGTTACTTTATAACGAAATTACTAAAATGGGGTTTTACTACACCTTCGCAACTTCCGACTTAGTTTACAAATGGTCTGAGATTTTGAAAGACTTACGTGAGTTAGATACCTCTAATCATCCAAAATCTGCAACTGTCATTAGTCGTCCGTTTGACACTGTTGATGAACTAATTAGTTATTTTGAAGATAACTTGTTATAGTGAGGTGTAGGTATGGAAGTTAAAGAAAACACAAAACTAATCACATTTAGAGAGTCGTATCGTGGAGAGACTTATGTTGCTTTTGCAGAAGACAAGACTGAAGTGTATGTATTTAAAAAGTTTTTGAATTGGGTTTCTTGGTATTCTCACTCATTTTCTAACTATTTTTATGTTTTAAATAAAGATAACCTAACTAAAATTGTAAGTGATTTTGAAACGTTTCTGTCTTTAAGTGACTCTTTTAAATATTGTGAGTACGGCTCTGAAGAAGCTGACTTACAAGTAGTAGCTCAATTTTATAGGGAAGACGGTCGCCTACCTACTAACTTGCATAGAGGTAGCAGAAGTCGTTCAATTACTGTAGATTTTGAAGTAACCATTCCGTCCTTACAAGATGGTAACATTCTACACGAAGATTTAGCACATCGATACTATACTGTGGTTATTACAAACTTAGAAGATGTACGGTACTTAGAAGATTACTAAAGAGAGGTATATCCTCTCTTTTTGCTTGACTTAATTAAATAATTTTGATATAATAGAGAAAATTAGAAAAGGAGACAAATGTTATGAAACCAACATTATTAGATTTTAACAAATTGGAGTCTATGGTAATTCGTGGAGATTATCAAGGGTTTAAAGGTCATGGGGCAAAAGGTAAGGGTTATTTGCAACCTATACACAATGGGCAACGTAACCGTAAAGCATTGTTCAATGATTTAAGAAAAGTTTTCGCTCGCGAATTGGGTATCTATTCTGAGTCTGACCTTTCACCTCGTCAAAAAGAATACATCAATCGTATTTTGAACTTGAAGTTGAATGAAACAAATCAGTTGAAGTTAGAGAGTTCTAAGACTCGTCAATTAGCTTTTGTAAGAGCAGTAAGAGATTATGTATCGCAAGGGAAGTATTTTTATTTCATGTTTGGACAAGAATTGACGCTTATGCAATTAAAGAAGGAGATTTGAGATGTCTAATCTATCTAAATTTCGACCAAATAAAGAAAATCAAGGTGTTGATATTAAGACAGTTCGGTGTGACACATATTCCTCTAGCTTTGAAAGTTTGTACAATACTTACACAACATACTGTGAGGAACATCCTAACGGTTCTTGGTCCCCAGAGTTTCAACGTGGGTTGGTTTGGACACAAGAACAGAAAGAACAGTTGATTTTATCTATGCTCAATGGTTTGCCTATTGGTGCGTTTTACCTAAACGATTGGTGGTTTGACGAGGATGAAAAGCGTGCTAAAATGGATCACGTTTTATTTGATGGTCAACAACGATTTACTGCAATTTTGGATTTTCTTACTGGAAAATTTCCTATTACCTTTGAGGGTAAAGAATATTATGTAACTGATTTGTCTTTCCAAGAATGGCTAAATATCAAGCGGTATCCAATCAGCATTGTCCACTCTTACATTGAAGCTTGGAATGACTTAATTGACTTTTATGTTTTGATTAATAAGGGTGGAACACAACATACAAGTGAAGAGTTTCAAAAGGCTTTGGATTGTAAGGAGTAAAGACATGAAAAAAGAAGAAGTAATTTTAACTAACTTAGAACAAATAGTGGAACACAGTGAGGTTGAAGGATTTTTAACAGTTGGTAGATACTTGAAACAAACACCATCAAATACATTACAGTATTTACATACATCCTCGGATGGTTCTCTTTTAGAGGTTGACATTTATGCAACTGTGGATGGTCAGCTGCGAAAGTCGGTATCTTTTGAAAGTTTTGAGCAATCTAAAGGTTTCCCTATGGAAGTTACTTTAGCTGATTTAGAAAATGCTATTGAGCGCAGTAAACACCAAGCTCCTTTGAGATATAGAGGAATTTGTGCAACTAAGTGGGAAGAAATTAAGTTTTTAGTGGGAGGGGTTTGATGAGTACACAACAAGTAATACAAGAAATGCAAGAACTTGGTTCAGATGTTTCAACCTTGTTAAACTCTTTAGCCTTGAGTGAAGACCACATACTTGACTTTGAGGTAATTGATAAATCTTCAAGTAGAGTTCTTTGGAAACACTTAGTTTATATGGACAAACAAGGTCGTCTTGTTCGAATTTTAGTTTATGATGATGGTCGTAGACAACGAACTAGTCCAACTAAGTTGAGAGAAGTTCTACTAGCAGAGTTAATTGACCTTGTGAAATACACCAAAACTCAACCACCTTCAGAAAAATGTCAAGGTACTTTTGAAAACAAATGGGAAGAAGTTGTAGCAACAGTTCAAGGGTATCCGCAGTTGAGAGGTTCATTAGATTAGGAGATAACATGCGCACAAAACAACTATTAAAAGCAGTACAAACTGTTGGGTCAGATATTCAAATTTTGTTGAATTACTTGGCTTTAAGTGGGGATCATTTTGGAACTCACGCTATCGTAGACCCTTTTGGAAAAGTTTTGTTGGAACATAAGTTTCACATGACAGATAAAGGGGAAATTGTGAAAACTGTAGTACACGAAGATGGTTTTGAGCAACCAACTCATCCCGTGAAATTAGCTAAATTGACTTTAAAAGAACTGTTAGCTATTGTGAGTTACACGAAAACTCAACCACCATCTGAAGATTATAAAGACACTTTTAAGAACAAGTGGGAAGAGATTGAGAAAGTCACACAACTGAATTTAGGTTTAAATGATGTTTTGAATTAGATTGAAAGGAAAATTACATGAACTCAACAAAAATTTGGTTCTCGTCTAATATTAGCATGAGAGAAGAGTTTTATAAACTCTTACATAATGCACCAGGGGTATCACGTAAAAAGCTCCACCAAATTGGTAAAGTTGAAAATTATAATTGGGGTGCTTACCCTCACTATTATGTAGACAACATGAAAGAACTACATGGTCTCATGCGCTCCCTAGAGCGCATTGAAAAACCTTATAAGGTTAAGGGTTTATGGCTCACACCACACAGTCGAAAGAGTGAGTTCAACTTATTCATTGAATTTGATTTAGTTTAGAAAGAAGACAAAACATGGATACAATTTTACTTGAAACTTTCCCTTACTCACAGAAACAGAAAGGTGTGTTTAGAAAGCTTTCGGCTTTTGTGCAACAAGCTTTAGTGAGTGAAGATTTTGGAACTTATGGTAAATTAAACAACTACGAATTTGACTTTAAGATTGAAGGATCAATTAACCCTATGTCTGACGGTTACGTTTACCACACTTATGTTTATCTGAGAGGTAAAGTAGTAGCAGTAGTTCAAGCACTTGCGCCTAGTATGATAAGAATTGCAGTTATTCCGCCTACGGAGATTGAACGTGTAATGCGCAACTCAGAATACTTAGATTTCACAGAGTTGCAAGACACTGAGGTACATTTGTGGTTTAATGACTTGTTGCTTTTAACTACAAAAGAAGTAAGACAAGCTTTGCAATTTCCATTTGGTTTCTCTGCAAGTTCTGAGACAATTACGATTACAGGACTTAGAGGAAGCCACACCGTATCTCTGGAGTTTCAGCTTGGGAGAGGGATTTGATAATGTTTTGGCTAGGTTTCTTGTTTGGTGATGAAAATCGCAAATTGAAAGAACTGGAACAACGTAAGAAAGACCGTCAAGTAGAGCGAGATAGAGAAACGCTAGGTTTTATGGTTGAGGTGTTGGCTCCTCAGTTGGACTTTATGGATAAAAATAACTTAGAGAACTTGACTTTCACTCTTTTAGACTCTTCAAAGTTCGACTATAGTTTACTTTCACAAGCACTATCAAAAGTCGGCTCTAAAATCGCGTACACGCGACTTGAAAAGTTCGAAGGTAAATTCCTACTTACTCTCTACAAAAATCGACCAGAAGCGATTTCTGGGCTTCACAGAGCATATATTTTGAGACTTCTACTTTGGTTTATCTTTGCTTTAGTGTTCACGGTTCCAGTTTATTTGTTCTCGAAGACTTATCTGGATTTGTTACAACCCACTTTCTTTGCTCCAACTTTGTTTGATTACCTATTAGCAATTATTGGGGTATCCGTAATTTGGATTTGCGCCAATATTAGTTCATCTTTGGTTTTCCGACATTTTAAGCTGACTGATGACTTCAAGAACACGATAAGATTTGATAAGGTGGTAGAAGATGATTGATTTTATTCAAACCTACATAGATGATTTCAATGAGTTTTTACCAAAGACTTATGTGAGTTCACCTATTTCTCAAGCAGTAAAAGACAAGTTAATTGAAGTTATGTCTAAGGAGATTAAGGAATTTATCCATTATAACCAAGATGGGAATTTGATGGATACTTCGATTGTAGTTGAAGATAAGGCTCCCTTTGACTTAGGTTTACTTCCTGAAGTTTTAGAATTACTTGGTTGCAACTTCACCTATTACAAGTGGGAGAAATTAGGTTCTGTACATGAACTAACTTTGTACAGAACCAAACCTCCAAGAGACAAACGGTATCGCTTAAATCTTGCTTTTTTCGTAGGTGGTTATATTACTTCAATTTTGTTTGCATTTGCTAGTATGGGTCTTTTATATTATTTCTTCTATTTGTTAGATACCCATAGTACAAAACCCACTGAGGTAGTTCAACCTCCAATTTGGTTTGTGGTGGGTGCTATGTTGTTCATGACAAGTTTAATGGTTGTTTTCTGTATAGACGCTTACATTTATTTCTTTAGAAAAACTTCAGTAGCACACTTTCTACGTCGAGAAGTGTATTTCGGAACGCTTGATTCTATTGACAAACCGACAGTTTTGTGCTAAAATATGGGTATTCAAAGTTTGAAAGGACAACAACATGAAATTGTTTAAAAAGCGTTCTTATTCTGAACTGCTTACTAAATATACTCTGCTTTTAACTGATGATTCAGCGTTTAATGAAGAACGCCAGAAATTAGAACTTTTAACTTCTATAATTCAACCTGAAGTTGAAAAAGCGAAAGAGCTTGGTATGGTTGATTTTACAGTTGATGTGACAGATGTAGACAACATGGAATATGACTATTTGGGTATCATTATGGGCAAACTCGAAAGTCCTTACATTTACTGCAAATTTTTCAAGTTGAAAGGTCGCCTTTATCTGACTTGTGCTAAAGAGAAGTCTAAAGCTTATAAGCGCTTAAGTCATTTAGAGAATTGGATGCTTTTAATTTCTGCTCTACTTGCTTTGGTAATTAGTCCTTTAGTTAATAAGTTTGTGATGTGGGTATTCCGAGATTCTTACGATCTCTCTGTACCTTCCCCATTTACTACTGAAGTTACATCTATTTCAGGAAGTCAACTTCAAACCTATGTAACTACGCATGGTTTTGTACCAGCCTTTACTTTCTTTGGTAGTTTGTTAATTGCTATGGGTTTGGTCTTGTTGTTCACTAGATACAGTAAGTATAGCCCTTACAATAAAAACGTTCTCCGTTGGTCAGATGTAACAAAACATTAAGAAAAGAGCAGTTTTGCTCTTTTTCTATTGACTTTTTCTTTTTATTTTGATATAATAGAGAAAATTGGAAGAAGAGGTTCAACTATGAAACAACCTAAAACATTCACAGATTTGTTTACAACTACATTGATTCTGATTGAGAGAAATCCTTTAGTCTTGGATTTTAATGGGGTGGAGGGTGTCTTACAGTCACAATTCGGTCACCACTCGGTATCCTTACTTGACTCTCAAGTTTCCGAAAAACACTTCAGTTTATATGGTGGGAACAGAAATGATGACTACTTACTCCCAGACAGAGAAGTTCGAGTGTATAGTATTCAAGTAGGGAAAGAGGTTTTTCGCTTGACTATTAAGAATACAGATAAGCAAACAAACAATAAGTTTTATGTTACAGAGTTATTTGCAGAGCGTCCGGGTATTTCCTTGTTGTCTATTATTCAAGACAAGTTACAGAAGTTAGGTTAGGTAATGAAATGAAACTTTACGTTATTTACTTGAACTTTGTAGACACGTTATCTGGTACTTTCAGCGCCCAACATTGCGTTTGTTTGTCTACGGATAAAACTTTAATGGAGTATATTGGTCGTAAGTACAAGAAACGCACTAATACGGATTGTTTCCCGGCACAAGTTTATGAGTTTGAAACTTATACTTGGGATGATTTACAAGAAAAGTTTGATTTAACTCATCAACAAATTCAGTATTTCTTAAATCGTATGGAGGATAAAATGATTGTAACTGAGTTTGAAATGAACAAATATGAGTTTAATCTTGCTAAGTTTATAGCACAGTATACAAATTAGAGGGGTAGTATGTTTATGTTCAAAAAGAAGTTAATTTTAGCAAGCTATCCCCTAGTACACTTAGGTTTATTTGCTTTTACTTATTGGCTTTCATGGTTATTTGTTACTGCTGCAAAACTCAATCAATTAGATAACATTTTACTTGTAGTAGGGGTATTGGTAGGTTTTATTTTACAACCTTTGATTTTAGATGACTCTTACTTTGAACTGTTGCTTTCAGCTTTTTCTAAGCAAACACAACAAAAATGCAAAACCTACTGTAGTTATTTAGATAAAGTTTCATTGGGTTTGTTCATTTCGTTAGTGGTATCTGTCTTTATCGGAGAACCTTTTTATAGCTCAGTAACCGAGTTTTTGCTCTATATTGCATTTGGTTTTTATATAAGCTCAAGCGCAGTAATTATGTTATTTTTAAGTAAAAATAGATGAGGTTAAAATGATGGATGGTTACGTTTATGTTCAGTGTTACGATTGTGGTTACAGAGGTTTAACTCCTATGTTTATAGGTGAAACTACAGAAGATATAACTTGCCCTAACTGTGGCTCAACTGATGTTGAAGTAGATTAGAGAGAGGAGGTTTTACGTTTTGAGTGAACTATTTCAATTTTACAAAACTTTGAACTTCGGTAGCAAGGTTCAAGTGCTTCGGATTTTGGCGCTTATTCCAACTATTATCTCTCTTTTAGCTTGGCACTTTGTAAATCAGACTCAAGTACGGTTCTATTTGGAAACAGGGTTAGGAGCTTTATTGATTTTAGTAATTACCTTGCTACTAGTAGAAATTGTTTATGAGGTGAAGACTTTTGACCATTAAAGAGTTATATGAATTAGTGGTATCTTATAAAATCAATAAAAGTCAAAGTTATTCCTTGACTTTTTCTTTTGTTTTTGATATAATTAAATCATTAAATGAAAGGAAATAATAGAATGACTAAAACAGTACAACTATTTGAACTTCGTATTCCTAAAGACCATTTCCCAGTAAACGACCCAATGAGCGTGTATGACATGAGTTTTCTCAACAAATTTTGGGACACTTTAACTCCTTTGAGTAAGGAGTTAGAGCAATTTGAAGCTGGTTTTCTTACAAATATTGGGATTACAAAGCCTCCTTATCGAAAAGAGCTATCTGATGGTACAACAGAGGTTTACACAGTAGGGGTTCTCTGTTTTACTGATTCCTACACTAAAGTTTACGAACCGATTAAACCTTTGGCGCATTTGTGTTGGCAAGAGTTAATTACGTTTAGTACCAAAGTTCCTCTAAGTTTTGATGCTTCGCATCTGCGTACAAAACATGATTCACCGTTAAATTGGTTGCTGTTGACCACTCAAGGGTCAGTTTTTGCTCTAGCTCAAGAAAATTATTAGAAAGTAGGTTTGACACATGAAACTTCAAGAAGTACCAACAGTTCTCGGTATCCGAGACTTCAACCTTCCAACTGAAGAAGGAGTTGAGGTTCAATTAACTGCAGTTTTCCATAGCAAAGTAACGGCTTGTACACCAGACCACAGACCTCTAACAAGTGTGGTAGAGACTATTTACCTTCAAACAGAAGAAGGTCTCCGCCCTTTGTGGACGGCTCATAAATACCGAAGATACATCAACCGCAGTTTTAAACCTTATCGTTAAACCTTCACTTGCGGTGTCCCACAAATCCAATAAAAGTTGAGGGTATTCCTTGACTTTTTCTTTTGTTTTTGATATAATTAAGAAAATGATGAAAAGAAGGACATTAACATGACAACGAATGTGGATCAAGAAATTAAAGAATTAGAAGAAAGATTAAGTTCTCTAAAAGCAGAGCAACAGTTGTTGCGAGCGCAAGAGAGTTTGAACAAAGAAAAAGCAGCAAGCTTGCTTGAAGATGAAAGTTTGGCTGAGTTTCTTCAGCAATTACAAGAAAACCTAGCAAACGCTGATTTAGGTTTAGCTTTAAGTCTCAATTACAAACAGAATTGGGTATTTTTGGTCAAAGATGACAAATCAAAAGACGGTCTTTCAGAAATTAAAGTTCTTGACCTTAAAGACAAGTGCATTTTCTATGGGTCTGTAGAGAGTTACAACCAAGAAATTACCGTTGAACTTATTCGAACTTGGTTAGCCGGTGCTTTGGGTCTTGTTGGTTTTCTAAAGAGAGTTAAGTCAAGGTTAACACAAGATTGTCTTTATGGTATTACATTTAGCTCTTACGATAGTGCTTTCGATAAGATTTACTTTACCTTGAGTCATTTCGTATTGGACTCTTATGACTGTGTTTTGACTGCAAAACACCCCTACAACTTAAAATTGAGCCAACAACTCAACTTTGATGCTGAGTCTTCAAGTATTTATTTCTTAGGTGGTGGGGTATCCTTGGTGACCCAAGCAAACTCATACTATATTCATGATGAAGACTACATTGGGAATTTTAAACAAAAACTAACCGTAGAAAGCTCATTTACAAAACTTACTGAGCTAGGTGAAGTGGCAAAAGTATTGCAAGATAAATTGGCTACGTTTTGTGAAGCGATTGAACCTAAGTTTGAGTAGCTTAAAGGTAGGATAAACTAATGAAAACAACAGAAGAATTAAGAAAAGAGCTTGAACGTTGGAAAAGAGAGGAATATGAGGGTTGTTTAGACCTTTCTCATCTCATTCAACCTTTGGAAGCGCTAATTAAAGCATCAGAAAAAGGCGACTTGCTTTTTGGAGATAAGCAAGTTCAAAGCAAATTAGCTTTTGTAAATGACTTACTCACTAATAGTGGTATCCCTCTTGTGGTTGCTCGTAAGTTTGATTTTTTAGAGTCCACTCACTTACGTGAAGAAGAAGGGAACTATAAGGAATTGGTTTTACTTTACCGCAGAAAAGATAATCAAGGTTTTCAGCTATTAGATACATTTGAAGTAGTTGAAACAGTAGGAGACTTACTTGACCAACTAACTATGATTGAACAACAGAAAGATTTGTTGTACTTTCTTTGTTCCTTAACTAAAACAAAAGGTAGACCTCCATATTATCGAGGTCAGTTAGGTAAGGGAGAACTTAATTTTCACTACTTTGGTGAAGAAAGTAGTTTGGTTGATGGTTCAACCTTGTTTATCACTCACAATTCTGAAACTGACCGATACACGATTGGCTTTGAGAAACCTGTTAAAAGTCGTTGTGATGGTGGTGTTAAATTACCTACACTTAGGGGTATCGACACAAAAGCTACGGTTTATTTCCCAGACCTAGATCGTTTAGCTGTTATTGTAAGTAAGGATAATGTACGTTCCACTGACTTACAAAGTGCTTTGGAGGATTTGAAAACTCGCTTAATTGGGTTCTTAAGTCAAAAAGAACACGAAGTTCCATTAATGGTTCGCTTGATTACAGATTAGAAAGGTAGTTCACATGATTGACTTATTGAAAACACACAAAAATTTAAGAATTGAGTCTGAGGACATTTACATGTGGTTAAAGGACAAACCTTTGGTTTTGCGTTCTTTACTTGCACTAACAGAGCAGTTAAAAAACCACGGTTTACCTTATGTTTTGGTGCTAAACTTAGAGGGTATCCACACCTCTCCGACATTTTTAACTGTTACTTTGATGAACGATTTGGCTTGCTCTGATAAGGATAGAGTTCTTAATTTGATTACTCTTTATCGAGACACTGAAGAACTAGAAGAAGTAGTAAATTTGTTTGAGACTTTGAAAGCTTATACACCGTTAGTAAGTGCTTTGCACACTTACTCTCAAGGTAAGCGTAGTTTAGTAGTTTATTACAATGAATTGTTAAACGGTATTGTAACCTTTGACTATTATGATTACTCAGTTCGATTGGTTCATAACTCTAAGTCCTTATTATCTAATGTAATGGTAAGCACTTATTCTGACTCTGCTAACTACTTTGAGTTGAAAACTCAGAGTGCGCAAGGAAACACCCTGAGTTTTCAACTTTCCGTAGATGAACAGACTGAGTTGACTGTGACTAGCAAGAGAGATTTTGTGCCTTTGAAAGACTTAACTAAAGTAGTGGATTCTATATTCTCGGATATTTCACAATACATGGATGAAAGCCTTACCTTAACCTAATTTGAAAGGAAAAATTAAATGAAACAAAAACTAAAACAGTTCGCCACTTCTCAGTGGTTTGATTTACTAGGGGTAGCGTTAGTCCTCACGATTACAATTTCCGCGGGGTATCACACAAAGTGGCTCAACCAGTTAGTTGATTGGGGTTCTTGGACAGTATTTGTTCCCTTTGGTTGGATTTCCGTAGTAAATGTCGCGATTTCCATGATGTCCACTCGATTTACTGGAAAATTGAGTAAGTTAGGGAATTATCTAGGTATTCTCAATGCGGTCTTGTCTGGTTTGATTGATTATATTTTAGGCAATAAAGCAGCGATTATTACCTACCCAGTAACCTTCTTGATTTATCTCGGTGCTATTTACTTATGGAACAAATCGCAAGACGGTAAAGCTAATACACTTTCAAAAGCTCGTTTAAATTGGATTGTACCCGCTCTGGTAGTTATTTCTTTTGCCTTTTCATACCTCACTAATTACATTGGGTATCGAGGTCAAATGAACCCCCTCGCCTATGTGACAACAGTAGCTTTTGCTTTATCTTTAGTTGCTAATGGTTTAAATGCGCTTAAACTCACAACTCAATGGAGTTTTTGGTTGTTCTACAACTTTGTGCAGTTAGCTAAAGCCTTTATTCAAGGGAATTTTGCTAACGTAGGTAAGTATCTTTTCTATATTTTGAATAGTCTAGGTGCTTTGTTTGTGTGGAAGGATAGTGAATAAAATGAGTGCTGAATCAGGTAAACACTTAGAAGATAAAGTAGTTATTTTAGGTAGGGTTGCTGACGATTATTACATAGATGGTAGTAAGTTAAACTTCTTGTTGGGACGTCTTTCCTCACAACCTTCGTCTAATGTCGTTGATTTAACTACTAGAAAGAGTGGTTTGGACTTCTTGATTGAGTACAGTGATATGGTTCAGAGCTTTCGTAAATATGGGGTTGAATGGACTTTGGAACACAATGAATTGGCTCGTAACTTCGGTAAAAGAAAGGGGTTTAATTGATGTTAATGGGAAATAACTCTACAGAGCAACAAGAAGCACTTTCACCAGAGGTGTTTTATATGCACTTAGGTAAAAATAATGTTGAGTACACCTTCAGCTCTATGAGTAGAGCAAAGCAAGTTTCAACTCTTGTGGGGATAGCAGAGAGTTTAGGATTGTCTCATTCTCAGAATTTTGTAGATACAGTAGCTATTCCAGTAAATTCTAGTTTCTACATCTCGCAAGATTGGGATGGAAACCTTTACATGGTAGGTAAATATTCAGATTTTACCTATATTTCATCTAAGACTGTAAGGGAGCTTTTATCTGAGGGGTATGACTTAGAGTTAGATGGTCTTTTAATTCTGATAACTACAAACAGAGATAAGACTGAAAGGGAACAGATAGAGTCATTAAAGGCTTTAGGAGATAAATACCCTCTTGGTTTTTCTAGGTTTAAACCTGATGTTAAAGTTCAGTAAATGATTGAGGAGATAAATATGACAACAATTTTCACAAAAGCAGATATAGAGTCCATGTACGTCACTCTTGAAAAAGCAGGTTCAACATTTGAGGGAAATAAACTTCAGTCTAAACTAGATATTTTAAAGGCTCGTGGTTATTACGTGGTAGATGTTGCTTTGGTTTCTAATCATGTAGGTGCAACCTTTCTTGTAAATACTTACCTTATACGCTATGTGAAACCTAAGTATGAAGTCCGCATTGAAGCTCAAAATTATGATTCTGAAACGAACACTTGGACTTCAACTGGTTCTAAGTCTGTAGGTCTTTACTCTTCTCAGGAAGTTGCTCAAAAAGTAGTTGATAATAAGCAGAAAGAAGGTTTCAAAGCAACTATGGTTGTTCACAGTCCTTTGGATTTACCTTTATAAACACAAAGAGAGTTTACCTTTGCGGTATCCTCTCTTTTCATTTGACAAAATAACAAAAGTTTGATATAATTAAATCAATAAAATGAAATGAGGACAAAATATGCCAAAACGCACACTTCTTTATACTGCTGAAACAGTTTACGGTATTTTCTCTTTTACAAGTGAGACAGTTGCTCTTGCTTTAGAAAAGATTGCCTACAAAGCAATGTTTGATTATGATTTGGAGCTAAAACAAACAAGTGATGATTATTTTAGATTTAAGGTAACTAATCGTTATGATTTAGAGTTCTCACCAGAGCTAGGTCTTAGACTTGTAGAAGAGTATGATCCAGAACCTTATGTTTCAACTAATAAAGTTTTAAACCTTTACAACAAAGATTTGATTTATGAACTTGACCGAGGGGTAGTTAGTTTGAAACTTGTGGAAAGCCTTAATTTAGAAAAAGCTTTTGAACGGTATCTTGAGCTTGCGAAAGAAATTTAAAGAATGTAAAAAAGAGAGATTTACCTAACGGTATCCTCTCTTTTTCTTTGACAAATTTTATCTTTTTTGATATAATAAAGAAAATAAATCAGAAAAGAAGGTAAACTAATATGGATTTAATTGACGCTATAGACACTCGCTTACTAGATTTACAGAGTGAAATGTCTAAATTACAACTAATGAAAGAGATAGAACAAAGAAAACAAGCTCCCCAATTCGAGCTTCCGTTTTTAAAATTAAGTAAGAAATTACAGGAAAAACTTGATAGCTTGAATTCCACTTTACGTTCTAAACTGCAGATGGAAGTTGTAGTAAACTATATTTTAGGTACATTGCAGTTGGTTCAACATTGTTCTGATGTTTCGTACACTATTGCAGTTTATTCTGAAACTGAAGTGCGAGCTAAAATGGAGAAAATATTGGGAACTGCAACTACTATGAGTCCTATTCAATATTGGTTTAATGATGTTTCAGGATTAGTAAACGCTTTGTCAGTTCTACTTGAATTAACAGGTGGTAACTTTTATAAATTTGATTTAAAATACGATTTTACAAATTCCTTGCTTACATTCAATTTTAATCAATTTCAAGTTGTTGTGACAGATTTTTCTAGTGTTAGTCTTGGTCGTGTTGAAGTTTCTAAGGAAGTTGCAGGTTCACGTGCTATGAAGTTTAATCTAGGCTCTGAAGGTTTAGTGTTGGATTTTTCAAATTCTGTTAATGAGCTTATTACTGCGAAGATTACTGTCCCTTGTAATTTTTACTCTAATTCAGGAGTAATAACAAAAATAAATGAAGCTATGGAAAAGATTGAAAGCTTTTCATATAGTGCAAGAATCCCAGTATAAAACTACCTTTGGGTATCCCAAAATTTTTGGGGTTTCTTATATTTTAGAAAGGAAAATAGGAATAAATTTATGTTAGGTGATTTTATCAATTTTGAATCATTCTTAAACCCAGACAAGAAGAATTGGGATTTCGATCCTGAATCAATTTTTTACAACGGTTCTGAGCCTACAGTTACAGTTTCTCCAAAAGCAGTAGCCTTCGACATTGAGACTACCTTTGATAATTCGCTCACACCTACTGTTACTTTATCCTCAAAAGTTCCCCTCACTGCGCCTTGTGATATTTGCTACCATAAAGTTAAGCAGTTGTTTACTTTAAATCAAAGAGGTCTAACTTTCTTTGTCTGTTGCTATTGTTACAAGGAGAGATATAGAAATTGCAGTAAGGTCACAAGAAGTTTTGTGAATTCAAGGGTTTTAGATATTAACCCACAACCAAAATTAAAGTGGGACGATATTTGCACCTACGGACAACAGTTTACTCTAGTATTAGATAAGGTAAGAAAAACAAATAGAAAGAATAAGAAGGTTTAAAACCATGAATTTTACAGAAGAATTTTTGAATGAATTTCGCAAAGTAATTAAAGAAATTTTACTAGAGGGAGACTTAGAACGACTAAACCTCGCAAAGCAGTTTCTAGGTTTTGATAATAAAGTGTTTGGAGACTTTTTGGCTCCTTTGCTTAAAGAAGAACAAGAGCTAGTAATACATCACAACCTTGCTTACTCAGATACTCCACAAAACCTCGTTGTGGTATCCTCCGAAGACCACAATTCTTTGTCTCATGGGGAGTTTCCGTCCTCAGAGTTCTTAGATAATGTAGAGTATTCAGAGGTTGCACATTCCTCGGATGAACTCCCAACTCAGACCTCAGAACTCACTTACAAGTGGTGTCCACGAACTTTTTCACAAGATGCAAGAGGTAGTTTGCGCGGTATTGTTCTCTTGACAGAGCGTGGTTTTGAGATTGAAGATGTGGAAACTGGAGAAGTCCTATACGATAATAATTTTGAGGTGTACAAACGGTTTGATTTGAGTTACGGTCTTGTGATTTCCTTTAACCTTTCAGGTCCGCGTATTTATGATATTTCTTATGAAACGACCTTAGAGCCTAAAACTGGTTTTACTTACGTTGAAAATTGTCCACTAAACAAAGATGAGGAAGGTTACTATGTTCCTTCTGATTCCGAAGGTAACTCTTTAAGAGATTATGGTTCTCGTTGTGGGGTCTTCAACCTCAATGATTACCTAGTGAAGACTTATCGCCTAGCGACTGCACACTCAGTTGACTTAGTGATTAAAGAGGGTGAACTACCACGTCTGGCTTGGGTTCACCAAGAGAATAAGATTAAGTCAACTGCACACTCAGTGGTATCTGCAAAACCTTCACGAACCTTTGCCAAATATGACTTTGACTTAGAGGGTAAGAAAATCGCTATTTTGGGTTTACCAAAGTCTCAAGTGGAGCGCTTTAAGTCTCTTGTATTAACTGAGAAGAAAGCAGAAGACCTTGAAGTGATTGCTTCTAGTTCGCACAACGATACAGAATTGGTACCAGATAAGTTGAAAGACTTTGACATTGTGATTGTTGTGAAACGTTTTGTAGGTCACGGTACGATTTACCACTTGAAGAACTTACTAGATGGTTCTCAAGCTCAATTAGTTAACTCTTCTTCACACGGTTTAGATGGACTTGAAAGAGCCTTGTACAGAGGTGTCAAAGGGTATCCATCAGAAGAAGGTGCAACTGTTGTGGATTATCCACTTCTTTAAATTTTCAAAAAAAAATAGGAGGGCTTAAAGTTCTTCTTTTTTTTATTTGCCATTATTTTCAAGTTATTTTCAAGATTTATCTTATTTTCTTGACTTTTACTAAACTTTGTGATATAATAAAAGAGAAAATCGAGATGAAAGGTAATTTAGAAAGTATTATGGTAGAAGAAGTAGGTTTGACTCGTAGTGAGTATAGAAGTAAATATCAAATTCAAGAGTCCTCCTTTAACTATAATTTACAAAATGGTAGAATTGGACTTGCAAGTAAACCAGTCCAAACAGGGGAAGTTAAGTCTCGTGTTCGAGGGGTAACTTATGTAGATAGAGCGCCCCTTACAGATCAAGAAATTATTGAGAGTGATAAATACTTGAAAGATGGCTCTAAGATTGACAATAGTGAAATTATTTCACTTCATGAATTGTCTGAGGTTGTAGGGTTGAGTCGTTTGTCTAAGTTGTCTTCTCTAGTACACGCTTTTGCAAGTGCAGAAGGAATTGAAGTCTTGCATTTCACTTGTTTTCCTTTTAAAGAGCAGTCTGTTTACTTGATTGGGTTAAGTCGTGGTCTTGAAATTCCTTTTAAGAAATGGCTTGAAGCTCAAAACGAAGTAAAAGTACAGTCTCGTAAGAACAGAGTAAGTGGAGTTGTAGCTTACCAAGAAGCGACACCAGAGGTTTTATCGAAGCTTTACCCTTACAATGTGGTAGCAAGTGCCTTTAAAGAATTTGAAGAAGACTTGTTTAGAGTCTCACCAACAAAACTAAAGGCTTACTTGAAAGACAAAACAACCAAGCAAATGCGAGATGACATTAAGGCTATTTACTTCAAGGGTATCCCAGTCCTCCAGTGGGCGGAAAAACAAGGGATTTCAAAGGCTGCAATGTACATGCGCTTAGACCGTTACACTGAGCAGTTTGCTAAAGACCAAGAGCAATTTATGTTTGGTAAATAATTAGAAGGAGCTGGTGTTTTTGAAAGAAAAGAAAGCAGATTTAGACTTAACTAAATTTCCTTCGACTCCATTTGTAAAGGTCACACAGGAGATTAAGAACTACTGGGAAAAGACAGTAGTAAACAACGTTTTAAAACAGTTGTACCATGACAAGAAGTACAAGTTCAACACTCGTTTGTGGAGTGATTTGGAATATGTGCAAGATGGTTTAGACTTAGATATTAAGATTGACCGTACCATTACCTTGAAGGTAGAGAGTATTGAAATTCCAATACAGCTCCACTTGTGGATAACAAAAGATGTAGATATTTCGTTAAAACCCTATAGTTTGAAGAACTTACCCTCATGTAATTTAGGCGCTGAGTTTATTCTCCCAGAGCGCAATTACCACATTCCTTTGGGTTACACACGTGAAACAGAAAAAATCTTCAAGATTCAACTTCACCGTATTCACCAAACTTTAGTGAAAATTCGCAAGGAGAATAGCCTTGTTGGAGAGGTTAGAATCACAAGAACTTCCTTGAACCAAACTGTCCACGGGTATCTCGAAAATGGCGCAACCGTGCGCCTTGTCTACTCTCAGTCAGGTATTTTGAGAGAGAAATATATTAACGAAGAGTTGGTTGATTTATATAAAAAGTTTGGAGAAGTTGAGAAACCTAAAGTCATCCGTACAGGTTCAAGCAGCAAGAAGAAGAGCGTAGACACTACTCCAAAAGTAGCTAAAACTTCTACTCCTAAAGTTTCTGCTCGCACCTTGAAGACTAAAGAAACAAGAAAGTAAAGGAGCGTAGCTTTGAAGACAAAAGAAGTACCTCCAAAGCAAGGTTTGTCTAGTGCTTACACCTCAGTTGTAACTGAGTACAAGCACTCTTGTAAAGACGACTCTTGCAAGGATTTACACAAGAATAAGGAAGAACCTAAACCTCAACAGGTTTAGCATTAGTAGGTGTCACAGTCACATGGAAGATAGACACTTAATAGTCACAATTTATGATAGACAGAAGTTACTTCAGTCCTTGAAAGAACTGGGTTTCTTGTGGATTGAGGGGGAAGGTATTTTAGATAAGGTGCTAATTGCCTTAGCGCCTAACTCTTTGGTTCAAACCAATAAGGTTTATAAGCTAACACCAAGTGAGAGCTTGCAGTTTTGCAAGTGGATTCGGAACTTAGGTTTGGAAGACGCTTTGTTTTATAGTGGTGTTTCCCACTTGGGTTCTCGATTAGATACTGAGGTATTTCAAACCATTTACCCTCAATTTGATTTAGAGAGTTATATGAAGAACTCAGAGAAAACTATTAATAAATTCAGTTTAGAAAGAGTTTTAAAGTTCTTTTCTAAGTTTACGTGGAATGAAATAGTCTTTATTGCTTTAGAATAAAGGCTTTCAAGAAGAAAAATAGGAGGCACATAGTTGCGTATTTACGTTGATTTGGACAACACTTTCCTTGATTCTGCAAGTCGTTTGGTGGGTTTCAAACCGACTTATGACCCAAGAAAACAGTTGTCTTATGAGTTAAAGAAAGAGTTGTTGAAACACTTTTCAAACCCTCAGTTTTACGAAGTTGGTGAGATTAAAGTTAATGAAGAGGTTGAGCGGTATCTTCAAAGTGTTGCAGGCTCTCAGCTAGATAATATTTGCTTTATTAGTTTGAGTCCTACTAAAGAAATTGCTGAGAAGAAAAGAGAGCTACTTGATAAGTTAGGTTATGGAAACTCAGCTTTTATGTCTTTCTACAGTGTAAAGCAAGAAGAAAAAGTTCTAGCTCGTCTATTACAGTCTGCAAAAGATAGCTCAGATACAGTGGTTTTCGTGGACGATAACCCTTACCGTATCCTCAAATTCCAAGACAACCAAGTGAATTACAAGGTGGTCAAACATCCTTACACTGTAGGTCGTTACCCTAGTCACGTTTATGTGGCTAGTGCCAACTACTACAAATGAAGAAACTCTTGCACGTTTAGACAGATTATGTTAGAATTGAAAAGAATTAAGAAAGCACTACAAACACTCGGTTTTGAAGGTGTTGTAACCGTAGAACAGACTAAGTTAAAACAAGCGTATAAAAAGCGCTCTAAGGAGGTTCACCCTGATGTTGAAGGTGGGTCTCACGAAGAGTTTAAAGCTTTGCAGGAAGCTTATGAACTCTTGTTAGAACATGGTTTAGGTCAAACTGTTGATTTAGTAACTAGAGAGGTTTTAGTTACACAAGGTTCAGACTTACTACGGTATCACCTCGCAGGGCGCGAGTATAGATGTATGCTTTAAGAAAGGTTAAAACAATGAAATATATCAACAAATGGAACTTACCATTAGCAATTTTAATGACAACAATGCTTCTTACAATGCTTGCAGTTGTTGTACTTTTCGTTCTTCGTCTCACAGGTCTTTCCAACCTTGATGTGATTGTAGCTACGATTCCACTCGGACTTGTAGTTGGTGTTGTGACTATTTGGTACTTTGGTTTGTGGGTTTACTCTCTCCTCACTAAGAAGAGCTTCCGAGACGGAGCTGAAGTAGACTATGAGAGTGCAGCAAACTCAGATGATGGTTGGGAGTAAGAACTTTGTGGTTGTTACTCGCAGTATTAGTTTTGGGTAGTCTAGGTTTTCTTTACACCTCGAAAGAAGTAGATTTTACAGACTGCTTTGAAGAAGAGGTTAAACCTAGCAGTGCAACAAAACGTAGAAGATAAGTGAAGATTTTGGTCTTCACTTTTTCTATTTCTCTAAAAAGCCCCAGATTGCCCCAGATTTGATTTTAACCTTTTATGGTATAATATGTCCAACTTAAATTTAAAATGCGACACGGGGCAAATGAGAGCCTTTAAAATTGATTCTGAGAAAAATGTCTGCAGTTTGGTTTTGAGAACAGATAGACCTCCCCAAACCCTCTCAGCGGTATCCTCAATTTCAAGACTTTTGCGAAGTTTGTGTCTTTTTCTCTCTTATTTCTTGTATTTAGTATTCTAAAAAGCAGTAGTTATGATGTGTCATAACTCTTTTTATTTTTGTCATACACTTTAGATTTCCTGTCCTAAGATTGAGTATTTTTGTCATACGCTTGCCCTAATTGTCTTAAACTTTGTCCTAAGATAGACTATTTTTGTCATAGATTTAATTAAAACTGTCATAACTCTTTGCATTTTTGTCATAAGAACGATTTTATTTGTCATAGAACTAGATTTATTTGTCTTAACTTTCTTTAAAAGTGTCATAGATTTGATAAAGTTTGTCATAAATTCTTGCCTTTTTGTCCTAAACTCAATTTTGTTTGTCCTAAATTGGTTTGAAAGTGTCATAACATACCTAAATTTTGTCCTAAAACTAGGTTTATTTGTCCTAACTCTCCTATTTTGTGTCATACTTTGGTTTATTTTTGTCCTAATTTGCCCTAGAGTGTGTCATAGGTTTTTCGAGTTTAAGGTTGATTTTTCGTTTTAAGGTTGGGGAACGCCCCAATTCCGTAAGGATTTGGTAGTTTTCTGTTTGTATTGTTTGTGCAGGTCTGAGGTCTGAGGTCTGAGGTCTGAGGTCTGAGGTCTGAGGTTCAACTCCCCAAAACCACCTCTGCGGTATCCTCGCTTTGCGTTTCAGCTTTTGCTATTGATTTCAACCTCTAATTGAAACGCCCAACTTCCGACAAACTCAAACTGAACTCAAACACCTTGCGGTATCCTCAGTCTACGTGCGTTTCTAAATTGGTCTTCAGTTCTGAGATTTTTGAAGTGAACCGAAGTTAGAGATTAGAGAACAGAAAATAAGAAAACAGAAAACAGAAAGCAGAAAGCAGAAAGCAGAAAGTAGAAAACCTTTCCCAACTTTCTTTTCTACTATTAAAAACACAACCCAGCCCCTATCATTCTGTATCCCACTTTTTACTTTTTCTTTATAGTAAACCGCATTTCAATCCAACTGATTTACTTTAGTCCAAAAATACCAAACTTATCTCATTTTGATTTAGATTTTGTACATCTTGTTACTTGATTTTTATTTTAAAATAATGTATAATAGACCTTAAGAAATTCAGCAAAGAAAATTTCTAGCCATATAGCTAGATTTCAGACTGAAAATTTTATAGAGAGGATAAAGTACAGAAAAGTAGAATGATTTATTTTGTGCTTTAAAAGTAAATCATAAAATAGTAGTTTTTTGTGTGGTTTTTAACTTTTATGAGTAAAAAGAAACCGATATTTAATACTTTAAATCAGATTTATTCTGATATTACTTTGTTCCAAACGAGATTAGAGAATAACAAACACATTCCCTCTAGTTCTGTTTTACAAACACTTGAAGATTTACAATTTGCAAAGACTCTTGTTGATTATTTGAAGAAAGGGTCTTACTTAGATTTGAGTAAATCGAATCAGGAAAATACTCTTAACTTGTTGGTTTTGTATCGATCAGGTCTTGACCGCCAGCAGTTGGTCGCTCTTTCAAATTTGACTTCTCGTCAAGTTTATTACGCAAGTCAAAAGGTTGAAGAGAGTTTAGAATCTCGGTTCCCAACAGGCTTGCTGAGTCTTTGGAAAAATCGTCAATTCAAGGTTATTGAAGAATACATGCAGTTTAATTCTGATGAATTTTCTTCTATTATAGAGACGATTTCAAATTCTATTTTGGTTCAGTTCGCTCCAAGTCTTTTAGATAAGAAAGCTAATGAGCTTTACCAAACTGACTTGATTAGAAACAAATCTACAGACGAGTTGGTTTACTCACTTGCCAAGGTTTTAGAGGTAGAGAAACAAATCAAACAGTACCTTTTAGAAAACCTTGAAGATATCAAGGTTTGGGGTTCTCTCACTCGGTATCACACCTTAAATAAAAGCTTTTCTGCAGATTTAATGATTGAACTGCAGAAGAAAAACTTCCCAAACCTTGAACTAGTTGACTTTGAGAAGGTTGAGGGAATTTGAGATGGTTGATAAATACACGATAGACTCTCCATACAAGGCTCTTTATTGGTCTTTTTACAACATTGCTTATAGTGAGATTTATAAGACTGTACCAGAGTTCATTCCAACAGTTCCTTTTGAACCACAAGCACTCAGTAAACTAGATGGGTATCCCTATGTTAGCATGGCTTCCGCTCGTAAGCTCTTAGATTTAAAAGAGACGGTTGCAGCAGTTCCTCCAAGTTATGATTATCGTAAGTTGTTAGCTCACTTTGAAACAATCGTAGAGCATTTCAGAGTTTCAAGCACTTCCTTTGTGGTAACTGAAGAGAACTATACTTATTTGAAACCTAGTAACTACCCTTACCAACTCTCGTATAGCTTGGTGGTCTTGTGGTTTGCGATTTATCTTGATGTGATTGTAGGAGATTTTCATTTAAGTGTGAAAGGTCTTTCCTCAGAGTTAGCTGAGTCCAGTATTCTTTACTATTTCAAACTCTTTGAGTATTTACCGATTGACTATGATTTGAGTGCGAAAGATATAGATACGATTAACAGTCAACTATACGTTGAAATGGCTCGTTTTCATGGTTACATGAATAAAGAGGTCTTACCGATTTCTGAGAAACAAAAATTCTTTGAAGAGCAAGGGTATCAAGTAGGGTCGCTCGTCTTTCTCTATGAAAAAGGCTATGTAGCAAATGAAGAGGTTCGCAGTAGTAAAGGTACAAACAAATTCATTAACAAGGTTCATTTGGCTAAAATTACTAAGGTCACAGATACAGAGGTGCAGTTCCATACTTACAACTTCTACAAGACCAGGGAGGGTTTATTAGAAGATTTTGAAAGTCTCCCAGAGTCTATTCAAGAATTATATGGTAGCTACATTGAGTTTTTAGAACCTTCATTAACAGTTAGCAGAGTAGAGGTGGGTTGGGACACCTTGGGTGTCAACTACGCTCAAACTAACAATTCAGTTTACGCAGAACATTATTTCATTACCAAAGTAGAGTCTGTTTACTCTGTACCGATTACAGTTCTAAATGAGAACTTACACTTTGAAACGACCGTTCTTCCGATTGAGGTTGCAACTCTCTTCTTGTTATTGTCTTATGGAGTTTCATTTGATGAAGAACTTTACCAAAAGCAGTATTCCGTAGAGGTTTCGCAAATTCGTGAGAGGGTATCCTTTTACACCTCGCAACTGGAAGAAAAGTTAGGTTATGAAATTCAAGACTTTTGTAGAGTTAAAGAGATTTACTAGAAAAAGTAGGTATTTACATGAAAGATAACTACAAATACAAGGTTGAAATAGTAGACGATGGGGTTGAGCGCACTGTTTCGTGTGTAAACCTCTTTAAACATAAGCTTTATAGAGGGTTGGTTCAAACAAATAAAAAGGGGAGTTATACTTGTCTATTTGAAATTCTTGATTACCCTTTTGATTACAAGAAAAATAACTTAACAAACTACTCTAATCGTTTGTTACGTAAAGATTTATTTGAACTTACAGAACTATCTAGGCAAGGTATCTCATCACTTCGTGAGACTTTTCCTTTAGAGTTGTTGCACCAAGTATTTAAAATAGCAGTACCAGAGCTTTACCTCTACAATAAGAAAGTTACTTCAGATAAGTACAAGTTCTTGGTTTCAAACTATTCAGAGCTTGAGACAAACTATATAAGGAGATTTGAAAAATGTTACGAAAATTTTCAAAAATAGCCTTAATTGGCGTATTAGCACTTTCAGTATCCTCTCCAACCTTGGCGTTCGCTAAGGGAGGACATGGTGGTGGTCACGGTGGTGCTCGTGGAGGTTCACATGGTAGTTCACGTGGTAGTTCAAAAAGTGGTTCTCATGGAAGTTCCAAAGGTTCACCAAGTCATAACGGTGGGTCAAAGGGCTCAAAGAGTGGTTCTCATTTCGGTTCACATAACTCAAGTCACGGTAGGTCTTATAGATCGAGTGCAGTAGGGACACCTGTTTCGTCTTGGCGCTCGTTAGGTTCGCAAGTAGATACACATAGTAAACCTAGCTTTGGTGCTTCTTCCTCGTCGGTTGGTTCATCTGAACAAACTGTAAAAACGTTTTATTCTGCAGAAACTCCTATAAATGCGCTTCTGTACCGACCTCTTTATGGTTATCATCCACATTCAGCACATATTTTACCGGCTCAAACCGATGATGAGAAACAAGAGGACAAACCTAAATTGAATACTGCTATTCTGTGGGTTTTAGCTGCTATCTTGGTTCCGCTTCTAGCTCTTATTGGTTATGTCGCCTTTTCGAATTAGGTTCTCTTAGGTGAAAGTGTGTTAAACCTTGATTTAATAAGGTTTGTCAAGTCAGTAAGTGGGTATCTCATCACACCTCACAATTTTCTCCAAATTGACAAAATAAATGTGAGGTTTTGATTGCAAATGGGGTTAATTTCTCAGAAACTCAGTGATATCAAGTGTTTAGCTAACTAAAAACATAGTTTCCTTGATTTAACAAGGTTTTGAGGGTATCTTATCATAGCTTGAAATTTTCTCTCGGTCGAATTAATATTTTCTTTTGTTCAAATAAGTTTTAGTAGATGGTAGGCTTTCGATTACTTGGTACTACTAGGTTTTGAACCCTTTAGGTCAAAGTTACAAGAGGGTATCTCATCAGACTTCTCAATTTTTCAATTTCTCTAGTTAAGGTTGAGGGGGCTTAAAAAGAGAAAACAAGTGCTTAAATTCTCCAAACTTCTTGGTACGCTTGAGTTAAACCTAGTTTTCCTAACCTAGAGAAGAGGGTATCTAAACATACCTCCAAAATTTTTTCAGAGCTTACCACTTAAAACTCAAATTTCACTGGCAACAACTTTGAAAGTCCTTGGCACACAAGAGATTAAACCTCTTTTCTCAACCCCACTTAGAAGGTATCTAAAAGAAGACCTTAAATTTGGTTTTCACGTGCCAATTTTACGTGAGTTTTCCAAAATAAGTAGGTGTTTTTCCTAAGAAAACAAGTAAATCCCTTATCTGACAAGTATTTTCATTATTTTCTTATAGAAAATCAAGCAAAACCCTTGATTTAATCACATCTTGGTGGGTATCTCCCCAACACTATGAAATTTTACCTTTTTCCGAACACTAACTTGTCACTAACTTGCCAATAATCGGATTTTGGATTTTTTCGCAGTTTTTCCTCCACAGTTTCAATTTAACATAAACATAACAAATTAGATTTTAAATATACAAACAGATAAATGGACTGATTTCAGTCTTACTATTTATGATTTTAGTCTTACTATTTAATAGAAGAAAGTTGGTAAAAATGTATCAATCAGCACTCGACAACCTCAGTAACGACAAGGATTTTGCTAGTGTAAAACCTAGTGCAAATTCAGAGCAACAACCTACTGAGGAACAAATTTACGAAGCAAATATGAAGAAGTATTTGGACTTGGTTGCTTCTAAAGGTTATAATTTAGAAGAACTAGAGCCAATTATTCGCTCAGAGGGTCGCACAGAGTTGTTTGCGACCGCAGGTTCAGGTAAGTCCACTTCGATTTCATTGATTTTAGCAAAGGATAAAACGATTGGGCGCTTGTCTCCAGCTCAGAGAGGGAAGAAAGTCGCTTGGGTTACTACCTTCCTTAGTAAAGGAGCAGAAGAGATTAAGCAAAATGTGGAGCGCACTTTTGCTAAGTTAGGTCTCTCAGGGGTATCTACAAACGACCTCACATTCAGCACCTTACAGTCAGAGTTTTTTGAACTTTTGCGACTTCGTGGGTTTAACCTTACAGATAAGTCAAAATCAGACTATGTTCAAATGTTGGACACAGGTGGGGGAGACTCTGAGGGTTCTCGTATTTTCAATGCGATTATGGGTCGCCTTTTCCGTAAACATGACTTGGGAGAAGAAGGTAGTAACTACATTTCTCTTCAAGATAAACGAGACTTGTCAGCAATTATTTCAAACTACCGTAACTGCTCGATTACTGAGTACCAATTTGGTGAGGCAGCAGAAACGGCAAAACGTTTGAATCTTCCAAGAAATTTACTTCCTATGGTAGTTGAAGATTACCAAGCGCTGAAGACTTCTATGAACGTCATTGACTTTGACGATTTGATGTCTCTTGTCTACGATTATATGGTTGTAGAGAAGAAAGATGATCCAGTTCAAATGGCTTGGGTCAACTTCTACAAAAACCGCTACGAATACTTTATGTTGGACGAAGCCCAAGATATGTCTGAGTTGCAGTACCAAGTCTTGAAGCCGATTTTTGAGAACTGTCCACGTGTCGTTATTGTAGGAGACCCAGACCAGTCGATTTACGGTTTCCGTGGGTCAAACCCAGAAGTCATGGAGTGGTTCGACAAGGAGTACCAACCAACCAAATACCCACTTTCAGTATCTTACCGTTGTCCTTCAAACATTTTGAACCCTATTACTAAGTCGATTGAGAAAAACTCCAATCGCTATGAACATTCTCTTCATTCTTTTAAAGAAGGTGGAGTTCTTGAAGTTTACCAGTTTGACTCTGTAAAAGACATGGCTGACGCTTCTTTGCAGTTGATTGATAAGTATTTGGCAGAGGGAAAAACCATTGCAGTTCAGTCACGAGTGAACTTCACTTACTCTCCGTCTTCTATTCTCTACGCAGTGAAGCGCCAAGGTGACTTCAACTTGCTAGGAGACGTAAGGGATTTCAGAACCGCGCGGTATAAGAAGGTTTGGAACCTCATTGAGATGGTGCGTGGTCGAGGTTTAGTTGATATTAAGAACAACTTGAAAGTCTTAGCGCCAGAGCTAAAACCTTGGGATGCGAAAACTCTCGCAGAGCGCCTAATGAACGCTATTCCAGAGAACAAAAATATCTTGTTCTCAGATAACTACGCTTATTTGGACTTTATTGCGCAAGAATATGGTCTTAAGTCTGTGGCTACTTTGGTAGACAAGTTGAGAAAGACTTACGGTCAAGAATTTCCCGGAGAGATGGTTCTCTTTAAAGAGCTTTTGGCTCATGTCCTTTATTGGGGAGAGCCAGCTAATGCAGAGGTAGTCGGCACTATTTCAACTTTGGCAGAAGAAAGTGAAACAGTCACAGACTTCTTTAGTAACATGGACTTTATTAACAATAAGATTGGTGAAGCGAAACGAGGTGGAACTTCGCTCTTAACTTTTGCTACACCGTTTAGCTTTAAAGGTCGTGAAGCTAATGTCAACATTATTTTTGATGATTCTGACGGTGTCTTCCCTTATACATTGAGTGGCGAGTCCAGTTACGAAGAAGAGCGCCGAGTTCACTTCGTAGCAGGAACACGTGGTGATGAAGTTACTATTTACCTCACTAGAAGAGGAAAAGCATCACCGTTCTTGAAAGAAATGAATGTTCCAATTAAATCGTGGACTCCACTTGACGGAGTGGTATTAAATGGAGTACAATTAAAACAAGAATTGAGTTTGAAAGAACGCATGCAAAAAGCCAAGGTTGAAGAACAACTTGGAGTGTTCACAGACTTCGATTTGAAACTTTGATTTTAAGATTGTGTGGTAACAGATTTGAATAAGAATGCGAATTTAGGTCTTTCCTTTTTTGACTTGCAAGCATTAGATGTAAACCGAAACGTGAAGGACGAGTTGACTCTCGGTCTCCTTCACGGATTGGATTTAACACCTTTTATAACAAGTGATAAGGTAGACTTTGAGCTGCTAAGAGCAGTTCGTCTATGTTTGGAACATGAAGTACCTTTATATTTGGTAAACGCTAATTTGGATAAGGATATTTTAACTCCTTTGTACAAGTTGTATAGCGCTCATAGAACCTTGGACTCTAGTGGTTTGTTTAACTACTTTAATTCAACCAACTATGAACTAGTAGTCGAACCAAAGACACTCGGTATCCTTGTAGATTTGGCGCTTGAAAATGTAGACTTCTCTAAGGTGGATTTCACCTTAATTCCTTTGTCTACGATAGAGGTCTTTGCTTCTGCCTTGGTTCAAGGTGTTGAGATTACAGATTTGCAAAACAGTCGAGCGGTATCCGACAAAGACTACCTCGATTTTCTGATTTCTCTTCGCATGGCTGGAGTTGACATTTCTCCGTTCTTGGAAGGTTCATGGTCTGAGAGTCAGATTTTGGCAATTTTAAGAGGTCGCTTGAAGATGTCTGTAGTGGACTTCATTCAGCATTATATCAATGAGAACTTCACCGCAGGTCAGATTGAACAGTGTTGGAGAGCTTCAGACTTTGGTTGTTTGAGTTTGGTTTGTAGCACTGATAAAGATGGTTTTCCAATTTATAACGAGTACCAAATGTACCAGTTGGTTGAAGGTGCGCGCTTTAATTTGGACTATCGTTTATACGCAGACCCTTCATTAAATGACTCAGAAATGGCTTTAGCTCGTACAGAACTCTTCAAGAAGGCTGATGAGAATAAACGTGGAGAGCTTTCAAGTAAGATTAAGTCTTATAAGCCCAAAGGCGCTTTTTGGTAAACCTAATGAGTAGCTTTTATTTGTGGGTACTCTTCGTCTTTAACTCTTTATTTCTATTCGGAATCGCGGTATCTTACGCTTTGAAGGAGCTTCAACTCTTCAAAGAAGTAAAGAATAAAGAGAACATGAGAAGAGAGCATTTATACTTAGCATGCTTAGGGACGGTTGGTTTGACCTTGCTCTTTGTCGGAGCAGTATTTGTAGTTTAGAATAGAAGAAGTAGGTGTAGAACAAGTGTCTGCACCTATTTTTATTTGACTAATTGTATTGTTTATGGTATAATAAATTAAATATAAAGATTTAAGGAGTTAAAAATGGTAGAGTTCCTAAATACGATAGATACAGTGGTATATAATCTTCAACGGACTCATCATATTGAGTTAGAAGGTGATTTTGAGGTTAAGATTAAAGGTGATAACGTTCAATTTTGTTATTATTCTCCGTTTAACTCTGTTGGTGTAGTGTCTTCTAAATTATTTTCTAAAAGTCAGTATAAACTAGGTTTATTGAGTTTTATGGAGTGTTTAGCTACTCTTGAGGGTGTTGTTTCCTAGCTTGTTTTACAGAGTTATTTGAGGTTTTAAATGATAAAGTTAATTTTAAAAGGTTTACTGATTTTAGTTGGAGTATTTTTTGTAATTTCTCATCTGTGGTTTTCTATTGTTGCTTTTTTGTCCATAGTGCTTTTGGTTTTTGTTTACAACAAAGGGAAAGATAAAGACGAGACGTTAGGGAAAATTGAGAAGAACTATTTCAATCATATCAACTATATCCCTATCAGAACTCGTAAGTTGTTTCATAAATCATTAACAGGTTTGGACTTTGTAGGGCATAAAGGTGCTTATATACTAGCAGATAAAGATGATTTAGGTCGTATTGTGGGTGGCTTTATGGTTTTTGATGGACACTTGTTAGATACTCAAAATAAAGCTATTAAGGTAGGTTTTTATAAGCGTAGTGATGATGTTCGTAAGAATGCAGATGTACCTGGGTTTGATACTGTGAAACAAGAATGGGCGATTGTTCAAGGAAAAGAGCGACCTTTATACCATAGAACTCACTTAGTTCCTTACCGATTGTGTTTAAATGATGGGGAGTATAAGCATGTTATGTTTACAGGAACGGCTCGTTTGAATAGTGGTATGCGTATTAAAGATAACTATTTACCTACTGAGGAAGAACATAACCGAAATGCAGAGGTTATTTTCAAGACTGTATTAAAGAACCCTATGTATTATATGAATCCAAAACGTACATCTCAGTTCTCTTTGGATGATTTTGAGCGTTCTATCAGTCATTTTGTACATCAGAGTGCGCAGGTTTATAAACATACCTATAGATACGGAGTTGAGTGCTTTTATAACGATGACAGTTTAAGTCCATCTTATGTAGAGGTTACTTTAGTTGATTGTACACAATATAAAGTTTTAATGAGAGCAACTCTGTTGAATATTATTTAGAAAGGTTTTAAGCGATGTCTAACTTAGATAAAGAAGTATACAAAGCAGTAAAAGAGGAAGCTGATAGGGTATCCTCAATTATGTCCGCTCTCATTTTGGGTCGCATTTCAGCCACGGAAGCAGAAAATCAACTAGGAGTAAACTATTCTAGCTTTGCTCGTAAGAAGTTAAATAAGAGCGCTTGGACGAATAGTCGAGTGGTCGCACCTTTGCAAAATACTCTTGTCTTTAACCAAGATTTACTGGATAATATGAGTGAAACGGCTTTCGGTTCTTTTTGTCGGTTGGTCTTTGGTTCTGAGGTTGCAGAGCTTTCAGATGATTTCTTTTCTAGTTTTCTACCTTTTGTAGATACTGTAGTGAAGAGCGTAGATGAAACAGAGCAGAAGTGGTTTGAGAAATTCTTCAAAGGTTCAACTTGGTTGACTGCTAAAAACACAGGAGACTTTCTAGTAGCAGTGTCTAACACGCAAAGGGTATCCTCAACTCGCCAACCATTTGTTGAGAAATCAATCGCTAACATTATCAAAAACGTTAGCAAATCATGGTATATCAATGATAAAGGTTTGGTCATTCGTTACCGAGGTTCTTCTAGGGTTTCTGAGCGCTTGTTGAAAGAGGGTCAAGTATTAACTGAGGTTGAGGGTGTTGTTACTTACCGTCCGAAAAACACAGGTTCTCAGATTGAACCTTGTCTCACAGTAGACTTGTTTAATTCTAAAATTCGAGCTTTGTTGAAAAGTAAAGGGTTTACCTTTATTTCAGATTTAGAGTCTGTAACGAAGATTGGTCTGCAGAGCTTTGCAGGTCTTGGAATTTCGTCATTTTGGAAAATTGAAGATAAGGTAGAGTCTTTGGGGTATCGATTTAAAGTTGTGGAGGTCTAAATGGTGCTAGTCAGACGAAAGAAACCAGTAAATAAAGTAAAGATATTTAGAAATTTTACAAGTTTGAATAGGGTTCGAAACTTTGCAGGTCATGTTGAAGTAGAGAATTTGATTTGGAAGGTTCGAGAGACTGAATTTGGCATTATGTTTATGTTCTCAGACGGTGTGGTAAATACATTGAAGTTGGAAGAACACGGAGCCTTTTGGAAGTCGAATGAAAAACATACTTCTGTTGTTTCCAATTCGGGACATTTAAAGAAGTATTTGAAAAAGAAAGTGATTTCACACTATTATAAGAAAGAGGGGAAGGTTAGTAAATGAAGTTAAAATATGAGGACTACACAGAAAATACAAATTTGGTAATTGAATTGAGTGAAATCTTAGCTAGTTACACTGTTTTTACTACAGATAGCGAGTCTAGCTTTAGACATCGTTTAAATTTTGTTCGCTCCGTGCATCTATCTCGTCTTTGCATCCAATTTGTTTTTACAGATGATACAACTAAGGTTTTAATTCTTGGGGATAATGAACCTTATTGGGCAGAAAATGAGATTAAACCAGATTTTGGTTCTAGTTGCCTTAGTGTAACTCGTTTATTGGAGAAAATGAAACAAGTGGCTATAGACTATCTATATGAAGAGGTGCGATAAATGAAATTAAAATATGAAAACTATATGTTGGACAAAACTGCTCCAGAATACCTAGCTTCCACTCTGATTTCGCTTGTGGTACACAGTGTGGATAAAGAAGAACAACTTTGGGACACTTATACTCTCGTACGCTCTATAAAATTAACTAAATCGCACATTTCAGTTGAGTTTGTTGATGGTACAGAGAAGGTTGTGATTTTAGGTGAGTCTGAACCTTATTGGTCTGAAACTGAGGTTATACCTGTCTTTGGGTATCCTCAAATCGACTCGGAGAGAGTTTTAGAGCAATTTATTCTTGAAGTGGTTGAAATTTTGTATATTGAAAGTTAGAGGTTGATTATGGTAACACTTACTAAAGATGCTTCAGACGTTAATTTTGATTTAGATAAATTAAATGTTGTCTTGTTTGTATCAAGAAATAAGGATAACAAGCACCTTGAAACTTTTAAAGAAAGAAAAGTATCATTTGTTACAACTGAGGGTTTTGAAGAAATTAAGTCCCAGTTTCAAGTTTTTGTTAATGACGGTCAAGTTGGTGAGTTTTCGAGGATGTATGTCTCTATTAATCTTCGATCTAATTCAAAAACCTTTAAGGCTTTGCAGCACAAGATGTTGGATCAAGAGTTTGATTTATCTACATTACCTCAGAAAGTAGCTTCTCTTGCAGCTAAGGTAGAAAATGCTTATGGAGATAAGCAGCATTGGTTGTTCGACTTCGATCCAGTTGAAGGTCAAGATACTGAGGTTTTGTTAACTAAGTTTGTTGAAGACTTACATATTGCACATGAGACCACGCAGACAAAGAAAGGTCAAAAGCGACCTCCAATATCTGTAACTTTGCACAAAACGCCAAATGGTTATTCAGTTATTGTAAATCAGCGTTTTGATACAAGGGGTTTGTTACAAGATTACCCGAATGTTGAGTTAAAACGTGATGCTATGTTATGTTACGCTTGGGGTTATAACACTAACACAAATTAAGGTAAGATTATGAAACTAAAATACACAAATTACACCATGCAGCAAGATATTCTTGATAAGTTAAGTGAAGAATTAGTTATAGGCTCTGTTTCTGCCAGAGACAAGAAAACAGGTTTATATACCAGAGCAAATTTAGTACATTCTGTTACTTTTTCTAAAACCTTTATCCTTATCCGATTGAATGAAGGTTCCAACTTAGTCTTAAACCTGTTGGAAGATGGAGTTGACTGGAACGAAAAAGACATTCAATTAAACTTTGGTGATATTTTTTCAAGTTCAAACTTATTAAAGGTGTTTAATAAAGTCGTCCTAGATTATTTGTATGTTGAGAGTTGAGGAGTAAACAATGGAAAAATTTTTCAATATGAAACTGTTAAACTCAAATGGTGGTTATTTGGAAAGCATTCCAGACTATTTAATGGAACGCCTCCTAGCTAAACTTTTATTTGTGCATGAAAGTTATAAAAATGGAGATGGTTCCTTTGGAGTTAGTTCTTTGGTGGAACAAGTGGAATTTCGAGGTCATTCACTCCATTTTGTCTTCGCAGATGACTCCGAAATAGACTTGGTAGAGCAAGGCAACACAGTTGCTTGGGTATCCTCAAACGGAGCTACTTACTCTAATTTGTCCAACAACTCTAAAGTTTTAGAGCGTTTGAAGATTGTTGTGATGAATCCAAGTATGTGGAAGTAGTAGGTGCATTTCCCATGAAGTTACGCTATAATACCTACAGAGAAGAAATCTCTTCAATCACCTTGCAAAAACTCTCATCAGAGCTTTTGTCTATTCATGGTTTCCTTGATACAAAATTCTCAACTTTTGTAGGGAACGTCCTTTCTTTCGTAGAATTTCGAGATAATCAGATAGTCTTTCATTTTCTTGGAGGTAAGGTAGCAGTTCTTGAACTAAAAGAACAACAACCGTCTTGGGTATCCACAGTTTACTATGCTACTTTTAACGGTCATTCTTTTCCTTTGAACTTAGACACTTATAAGAGAGTAATTGAACGGTATTTATATTTTAGAAAGCGAGATTAAATATTGAATGTTTTAGAGTTATTTGCAGGAGTAGGTGGTTTTCGAGTGGGTCTTGAAAAAGCAAGTCCAAAGTTTAAAACCTTGTGGTCAAATCAGTTTGAACCCTCAAGAAAGTCACAAGATGCCTTTGAAGTCTACAACTATCATTTCCCATATAGTGAAAATTGGAACGAAGACATCACTACAATTTCCGACGAGCGCTTCTCTGCTCTAAAGGGTAAAGTGGACTTGATTGTAGGTGGGTTCCCTTGTCAAGATTATTCTGTAGCAAGAACCAAGAAAGATGAACAGGGTATCGAGGGTAAAAAGGGAGTCCTCTTTTGGGAGATTGTAAGAACCACAAAACTAAGCAATCCCAAGTATTTACTCCTCGAAAACGTAGATCGTTTATTAAAAGCTCCTTCAAAGCAACGAGGTAGAGACTTTGCGATTATGTTGAGAGCCTTTGCTGATTTAGGTTACGGAGTCGATTGGAGGGTCATTAACCCTGCAGATTATGGTTGGTGTCAAAGAAGGAAGAGAGTCTTTCTCTTTGTCTATCGAAAAGACACTGACTATTTCACGCAACAACAAGCACTGAATGATTTCGGAGTAGGCACTAGTGGTATCTTCGAATCCACGCATGAAACTAAAGCTGAGATTATAAAAGACAGAGCTTTGTCTTTCACTTTACCAGAAGACATTGTAGAGGTCTCAGACTCTTTTTCTACGCAGTTTTGGAACTCAGGTAGTATGATAGAGGGTAAAGTCATTACAAAGGAGCTAGAGCCTTATTATGATGGCGCTAGTTTGGTTCTCAGAGATGTGTTAGAAAATCCCTCTGATTTACCACAGGAACTTTATTTATCTGAGGACAAAGTAAACAAGTTCCGTTATTTGAGAAGCGCTAAGAAGTTTGAGCGCACCAACTCTGAAGGTTTCACTTACATTTACTCTGAAGGTGCTATGGCTTTAGTAGATAGCGCAGATTTACCTTCTCGAACTTTGTTAACTTCTGAGGGTTCTATAAGTCGCACCACTCATTTAATTGAAGATGAGAAAGGGTATCGACTTTTAATACCACTCGAAACAGAGCGTTTACAAGGTTTCCCGGACAACTGGACACAAGTTAAATTGAGCAAGGGAAAAGAAGTTACGGTATCGGACACTCGCAGAAAGTTCTTTATGGGTAATGCCTTAGTTGTTGAGGTTGTTGAACATTTGGGTCGATATATTGCAGATAACTTAGATTGGTGAGGTTCTATATGGCAAAACATGTTTACAGTCGGAGCAAAGAAGTCTACCTAGTCGAATTTTATGGTGATTATCACTATTTAGCTACTGCAAAACGTTTGCAAACGCTCTTGAAGTCAGGAGAGTTACTAGGTGAGAAGGTAGATATTCACTTAGAGAAGCTAGGTAGTAACTGGATTGTACCTCGTTCTACTTTAGATGAGTTACATTCTCGCTTTGAAGACACAGGTTTGGGTATCTCTCCTTTGCAGTTGGAGTTTTGAGGTTGAAATTATGGTTGAAGAATTTTTCTTTATAGGAAACAGAGTTGGTAAGACAAATAGTCCTATTAAAGACCAAGATGGGTTAACTTTGATTGATTGTTGTTCAAATGGTACATTTGATAAGAGGTATATAATTGTAGTAGATAAGAGAGGTGCTTTTAGTGGAAACGAAAGAACATTTCAATAAACGCATGGTACAAAGAGTGCGTAGGATTTTGAAGGAAACTGAGCAATACAAAAAGGATTTACTTCGTTTCTTATGTGAAGAAAACGGTTTTGTCATTCAAGGGAACAACCATCGACTTGTAAATGAAGACTATATGCTCAACCGAGTTGAAGTTGAAGATATTCCTTTCACGTTTAGGTACTCTGGAGATAAAGCTTACGTTTTTGGAGATTTATTGGTTCGTTTAGTTGATAGTTGGGGTTCGAACTATTTCACGGTATCTCTTAAACCTCGAATTTTCGATTTGGAAGATTTTGACCCAAATCATTTAGATATGGAAACTTTTTTAAGTTTGTTGGAAGAATAAGGATTTACAGAACATGACTTGGTACGACTTTATGATAAACGCAGCCAAACAGTCTCGACATAATGCTCGCCATTAGTTTCGCTACCTAAGAAAAGTGATTTTTGAAGACTACACTTATTTAACTGATGAGGATATTGAAAAGTTACTTACTTCTGATGAATTAACTTCTTTTCAAAAAGTTAGTTTAGAGTTTGCAGTACAACAAGGTTCACCAACGCATGAACATGTGGTATCCTTGAACAAACCGGCAAATGTTGACGAAATAAGACAGTTGATAGTTCCACTAGAAAGAATAGGTAAAACAACATGACTAGCAGTACACAATTATTAGATATTACAAACTTCATTGTGAAAAACTTTAAAAACCACAAGATTTGGAATGTGGAAATTACTTCCCCTGAGTCTATTGATGAAAGTGCAGATGGTTTTGCTAAACATGGGTTTGTAGAAGTCAGCGCAACTGACTCTCAAGGGAACTGGAACGCTCATACTTTTGTTTTCAATTCCCCAGAAAGTGTAGATACAGAAACGAAAAGCTATTTTACGAATCATACATTTCCTTTGTTTGTAAACACAATAAATACTTTATTGTGGGAAGAATAAGTTCACTCAAGGGTATCCTCATGTTTTGAGGGTGCTTTTTCTTTGTCTCAAAGTTTACAGTTTTCGTCTTATTTATATTATATTTAGTCCTACTTTAACTTATCTAAGTCCTATATTTAGATAATTTTGTCTTACTTTTATCATTGGTTGTCTTACTTTCAAATTTTCTTGTCATACACTTGTCATAAAATTTGCAAAAACCTTGAAGTTTTGCTATAATAGAGCTACTAATTGGTGAAAGGAGCATTTAGACGGTTGGATTTAAAAAATTACACCTTACAAGGGGTTGATTTAGCTAAACAAGTATTGGCAAATGGTTTAGCACGTGGTTATCCCATAGTTCTCAAAGGCGACCCGGATGTTGACGGTCTTATGGCTTGGTACGTAGGCGCTAAGATGTTGCAGAAAGCAGGCTATTCGTTCCATTCTTGTGTCAACACAGATAGAAGACACGGCATGGTCGAAGAAGAACTCGTCAAGAAAGAGCGCAGTTGGGGTGAATTTGACTACTATATCCCTACAGAGTACCACCAAAATGAAATCATTATCAATGTGGACTCTTCTATTTCGGCAGAGGAAATGTTGCAGCTCACAAGTCAAGGAAACTTTGTAATAAGCCTAGACCACCACGAAGTTGAGGGTAATCCTTTGTTCCCAAACCAACAGTATTGGTCTACTACTGAGGAAACCGGAGATGGGGTATCCCTCATTGGCGAAGCGGTTTTAATCAACAATCAATATGAGTTTGAACCAGAAGAATTGAGATTTTGGTCAGGTACAGGGGTTGTTTTAAACGCTTTATCTAAGATTTTAGAGGTTGAGATTGAGACAGAGTGGGTTGCAATGCACGGAGTCACTTTGCTTTCTGATGTACGTGATATTGAAAATCCTTTAGCAAGGGAGATTTTAAAGGTTACATTTGAGACTCCATTGTTAGAGATGCCAACTCTCAGAAAACTCACTCAAGTTTGCCAAGCAGAAGTACCTACAGCTTTTCAGCGGTATCCTGAAAAGTTAGACAGAACTTTCGTGGACTTTAGCTTGTCTCCTTACATTAACGCTTCGTATCAGTTGAATTTGAGTGAGTATTTGTTCCGATTGTGTATCCAAACGGACTTCTTTTACTCTTTACCCGCTAAAACGATTCGAACTCGTATTTTGAACCACATGAAAGATTATCTGAAGGTTACAGAGTTGGAGAACTTGGTTATTTTGGCTATTGATGTAGCAGAAATACCAGAAACCTCAGACTCGAAAGAGTACAACTTTAAGTACACTTCTTTCCTTGGATTGATTGCGAACCAATACTTGAGAGATTTAGGAAAAACGGTCTTGATTGCAGCAGTTGAGAACGGTAAGTGGCTCCGAGGTTCTGTCCGTGGTTTCCATTCAGAGGTAGAGTATAGAGACTTCTTTGAACATCACGGTTTTGATGCACAAGGTCATAAAGGAGCATTTGGTTTGGTTTCTGTAAAAGGAGCAATTAACTTCCCTTCTCTTGATAAAGACCTCGGTATCCTCGAACAAGGTGCAACTCAACAAGGTTTGAACATTCATGTTATGTCGAATTTGTTAGCGAACTTTGATACATTGCGAGAACTAGCTTATGCAAACGAGTTTTTATTGAGTTCTCACTTCCATTCTATCTCATATAGTGGTTTAGCTTATTCTACGTTTGCAGAGACTGCTAAAAAGAGAGGTTACGAAGTGGACGGCATGTTTGTTGACTCGTTTGACAAAGAGCTAAACCCTAAAAACGCTCTGATTGTGCCTTATTTATATGGTGATGAATTAAAATTGATATTGAGAAAATAGAACTAGGTTATTTTCAAAAAATTGAAAATTCCCTTTAATTTTAAAACTTATTTTCACAAAACAAGAAATAGAAAGAAAAAACGGTGACACAATGACACAAGTAAAATTGATGGTTGACTTAGGAAACTCAGAAACACGCGCAGTAGCGCAGATTGTAGAAGAGGGTATCGTCAAGCACACTCGCGGTTATTTGCTTGATAACCACTTTGTAGTAGAGAACTTAGCAACTAAAGAGACTTACTCTCCTTACATTCAGTCTGAGGACTTCAATAAGTTAGACTCCAATGTTCTTGAAGTTTCTCTACAAGTAGGAGCAAGTAAGGTTGAAAAATTGGTGATGTGGGGCGACCTTGCAACTGCAAACCTACCTAAGAAACTAAGAACACCAGTAAGTCACTTAGCAAAAGCAGATAACTTGCTAAACTATGTGGTTCTAATTAACTTGATGGATAAAGTCTTGGATTGGGTGAATATGGTGTATCCTTCAAGTACAAAACAAGCTTTGTCTAAGGAAGTTGAGTTTGAATTAGCAGTATTGGTTCCACCAGCTCAAGCAGTTTCAGCGCGTGAAACACTTGAACAGAACTTGGTTCGCACCTTCACTTATAAGAACTTGTATGATGGAGCTGAGTTTAATTTAACTGTTAAGTCAGTTAAAGTTCTCCCAGAGGGGTATTCTTCCTTCTACTCCGTATTCCTGAGTTATGGAGATTTGAACCCTCGTCCTCATTATGAAGACTTGGCTTCTCGAAACGTGTTGATTATTGACTTTGGAGAAGGAACTACAGACTTGATTGGGGTATCCAGTCAGCGCTTGCTTGATGGTTTGAAACACACCATTAAGATTGGTGGTTCAACTATTCTGAGTAAAGTGAGAGCTTCTGTAAATAAGCGTTTGGGCTTAGATATTCCGATTGCAAGTTTCAAAGATGTGCTAAAAACGTGTGAAGTTCGCTATGGTTCAACAACTCACAAAGTTCGAGAAGATGTCGAACAAGCGATTTATTCGGTAGCATCCGATATTGCACAAGAGGTATTTACTTACTTGCGAGGGGCAGAAGTAGAGGTGTCTTCATTTGACCGTCTTTTGCTTGTAGGTGGTGGAGTTGTTCCAAATGGTTCAACAGTTACTATTTCTGAAGCGCTCTTGTCTGAATTGCAACTAGAACTTCCAACTTTGGATTTGGTAGACTTGCAATACCTTGAGGAACCAGAGATTGAGGGTATCCCATTCGACCTTACAAGTCCACGTTACTTGAACATTTTAGGATTGATGACTGCCTTTTCATTGGCACAAAAGACTCAAAAGCCTAATAAATGAGGTTAGATAGAATTTGATGAGGTAGAAACATGTCAGATTTTGACTATTACTACTTTGAACTGAGCAAGTCGATTATTTCAGAGGTTGAGAATTTACTTCTCAGAGCGCATAGAACAGATATTCGATTTGTTTCAGGAGGTTCAAAGTTTCAACCTTTATCAGCAAGAAGTCACGCTAAGAAGATTAGCACGGCTGGGTTTCTATTAACGGCTGATGAAAAGGTTAAGTTAGATGCAAATGCAACAGTGCGTGATACGGTGGGGCCAGACAGAGCGCACGTGATTACAACTGCGGATGAATTGATATTGTTGTTGGAGAGTGAACTAGGGGAGTCTTTAACGGCACCACCTAAGAAAGAGGAGGTCGCACCTCCTCCAACTCCAAGTCCAACTCCAACTCCACCAACACAAACCACTCAACTAACTAAGGAGAACACAACCTACTCTCCCCACACCCAAGCGGTATCCCCTCTAACCCCACACTATGGGGTAAATCCAGTTATTTCCAAAATGGAAACAGTTGAACCTTCTAGTGGTTTCACACAAGTAGAAGAAACCCCTTTGGTAGAACCAATTCAAGAAGAAACTCATCTTCCAGTAGATGATGGCTTTGGTTTAACACTTGAGGAAGAGGTTCAAGTCTTGCGTGCAGACAATGACCGCTTGCGTAGAGATTTGAAAGCTGCTAACATAAATCAAGGTTCAGGGGTATCCTCAGAGCAACTTCAAAACTTGAAAGAGGACTTGGACTTAACTAAAGCAGAGCTTGAAAGTGAGAAAAGTTCACACAACAGAACACGTGAGACTCTGCAGTTAGTTGAGGATGATTTCAAAAATAAGAAGTTGGAGTTTGCTAAGTTAGAAGTTGAAAATGAGGACTTAAAAGCACAACTTAAAGAAAGTGCGGTAGTTCCAACAACTCCTTTGAGTGTTCCAAAGAATGTAGAAATCTATGTGACGGCTTCCAGTTTAGACTTAGTTCCTTCTTACCAATACTTGTTAGTAAACCTGAAAGACACTCTTGTGATTGACTTGTCACTAGAAAGTATTATGGACACCCTCGTCCGTATTACTAAGCGAAATAGGGTAGCTAAGTGGTTGTTGGGGGAGCAAAACATTCGTTCTTTGTATTCCCCTTATGATGAAATTAAACTGAGAGTAGCTGACGGTCTTGATTTATTGACTTCTCCAAACGCTTTACTTCCAGTCAATGTCTTATCAGAAGTAGATTGGGAACGTAAGTTTGATGATTTAGCTCGTCTAAATCGCCCAGTTGTCTTATACTTAGGTTTAGAGACAAATAGAGGTGTCTTTGAGTTTCTAAGTCGCTTGGATAAACAAGCAAAGGTCTTGCGTTCAGGTAGTCCATTGAGTGAGCGTTCATGGTCTCGCGTAGTTCGTCAACACGAAGGTTCTGTAGAGGAGGTGTCAATTTGAGTTCGAGAATGACGTTGTCTGTACGTTTAACTGAGGAGCAGTCAAATTTAGTTGATGTCCTTCGTACAGAAAAGAAATTAAGCAGTTATATTTCCTTGTTGTTAGGTGCCTTACTTCAAGATAGGGTATCCACAACTCAATTTTTGCTTGGTTTGTCTGACCAATCGGTAGCTTATAATAGTTTACAAGAGTCTACTATTCAAGCGAACTTGTATGAGAAGTGGTTGTCTTTAAAATTAGATATGCCTTTTGAAGATTGGGTCGCAACTCTTCGCAGTGCTGAGATTAAGCACTTTGGTGGACTAGATATGCCTAAAGTCGATGTCAAATCGGCTTTGCTCGACTTGTTGGATGACTTAGGTTTAGAGTTAGTTGAGAGAGGTTCAACTCCTCAGTCTTCTGAGGAAAACCCCCAAGCGGTATCCTCAACTGAATTGGGTTCTTCTCCGTCACTCTCGCAAGAAGTAAACCCTCATGATTTAAAAGATTTGGTAGCAAGCATGGTTCATGAAATTTTATCTACCAAGTCTACAAATCGGGGAATTGAACAACCTATCTCAGAAGCTCCCACAGAGCCACTGGTTGCAGTTGAAACGATTGAGAATACAAGTACACCCCAAGAGCTAAAAAATGCACCAGAGGGTGCGACAGCGCCTCAAAACGAGGTTGTAGAGACAGCTGAAGAACAAGTTACTGGTGTTGAGGAAAACCCACACGCGGTATCTACACCTAGCGAACAATCTTCGTCTGAGTCTGAGTCTGAGCTTAGTCCTCTAGTAGACACTTCAGCTCTCATGACAGGTTTCGGATTTAATTAGAAAGTGAGGTGATAGCAGATGAATGATCAAGTTGATTTATTTGGTGAGAGTTCTTCCAAACCAAAGTCAAACAACCAAGGTGGTTTCCAAGGTGAGGGTTTTAATTCTAACTTTAACCAAGGTGGAGGTTTACCTTTTAAAAACCCTCAACAAGAGCCACCTAAGAAGTCACATAAGAAGTTGTGGATAACATTAGGTGTAATTGCCACCCTCGGTATCATTGGTGCAGGTTCAACTTTGGCTTATAAACATAGTCAGAAAGTAGCGATTGAGAAAAAAGCAAAAGAAGACGCATTAAAAGACTTACAAGACAAGATTTCAAGTGGTGTTTCTCAGTTTTCTTTGGCAGAAGTCTCAGATACTTCTGAGACAAACGGTATTTCTTTATGGGATTTGAACTTAACCTATGTAAGCACCAACACTTCAAGAACCGACTTTGTAGGTGCAGTCTCAAAAGCAGTAACCGTTGACTTAAATGGTTCTGACGCTACGATTAAGTCTCCCAACTGGGAATATGTCGGTTGGGTTATAAAGCATGTAGACCATGATAAAATCAAGGCTTTAACGAAAGATTTGAAGAAAGACTCTTTCACTTACAAAGATGATTTAGTAGATGCTTACGCTAAGTACATCGCTCAGAATTTAGCGGATATGTTAGAGTACAAGAACGCTTATGTAGCTTCATATATGCAAGGTTCTGATATTCCAAAACCTTACAAAACTACAGAGGTTGCAGGAGCGGTATCCTCAGATAACAAGCTCACTGCTGAGTTCACAAACACTCTTGATAAAGAGGTCTTTAGTGCTGATAAACTGCACACTTCACAGGATTTCTTTGTGGGTGTCACAGAAGATAGCTATGGTGAGAAGAGTGAGAGTAAGGCTCACGCTGAATGGTCTGCAAGAGAGAAAGAACTTTCGACTTATATCAACAACTTGCGCCCTTACCTTGGTTTAAAAGCACGTGAAGTTAAACAAACCAAGAAGACAGATAAGGGTACAGAACAAGTAAATGTTGAAAACCCCAATACTTTCGATAAGTTAGACAATCCAACTTATGATAGTGCGGTATCCTCATGGCTTGAGCTGAAAAAAGTTGAGCCTAGTCCTTACACTTATGCAAATGGTGAGAAGAACCTTGATAAAGTCGTATCTTACGGTTGGGTAGGGTCAACATACATTGCAAGTAAAGAGAGCGATGCGAAAAGTACCAATGTTCATATCGGTTCAGGAAAATATGATGACCCAGTCACTTTAGGTACTCCATTTGTCACTAAAATGCAAGACACTTCTGGTAATTACCAAGATGTTCGAGTGACTGTGACTAAGGTTTTAGTAGGTGATGAGGCTATTAAAGATGTTCAAACCTTTAACGATAAGAACAAAGGTTTTACCAATGTTTCTGATTTAGTATTAGGAACTGTTCATTTTCAAGTGGAGAACTTGTCTGATAAGGAAATTGAGGTTGACTCTGAGTTTACGTTAGCAGATCCAGAGCAGAACCTCATTAACCGAACAGGTAACATGTATGGTCTCCCAGAGCGCTCGAAGATTGCTGCACGTGGAACTGCAGAGATGGTCGATTGGTTCAATACCAAAGAGACAAAGACCTTGAACTTGATGTGGGGCAAAAGCTTCAACCACAAGTTTGAAGCAGTTTATATCAATGCTTTAGGGGATGAAATTTACGACCAGTATGGACGTAAGATGGAACGTAATACGAAGAAACTTGTAGAGAACAAAGCCCAAGCAGACCAAAAAGCCCTTGAGCGCTTGGCGAAAGAAGAGCTTGAAGCTCGTAAGAAAGCTGAGTTGGAGGACTAACAGATGTTTAAACGTAAACAGAAAACCTCTAAACCTAAGTCTCTTTCGGTATCCAATACTCAGCAAGTCAAACAACCAAAAGAACCTTTTTTAAAGCGTTTAGTGTCTTATTTTAAGACACATAGAAAGACTCGACTGTTTGTCTTTGGTTTAATAGGTCTAGCGGTATCCTTGGCTTTACTATTCACTCTTTACAAGCTCATTTTGGTGTTGTTAGGAACCATTATGCAATTTTGGTTCCGCTACACTAGTAATGAAATTCTCTTGTGGGTCTTAACTTTAGTCTGTTTTGCACTCATTTGTGGTTTTTGTTACTTCTTATGGGTTCGCAGAAGTGAATACCTAAAGAAAGAAGAACAAGAGGAGAAATTAGCAGTGAGCGAAGTTGAAGTAGATGAAGATTGGTTTCAATCGGATAGTGGTTGGAATTAAGTAGTTAGTTTGGAAAGAGGGGTATCTTTCGTATGTTTCGATTTTTCAAACATTGGTGGTCTTCTCTGCAAGACCACACAAAAGGGGCTTTAATTTGCCTTGTAATTATCTTTATTGCTTGGTTTTTCTTTAGAAATTCCTTTTAAAAGTTATAGGAACGCACTTCGGTGCGTTTTTTTTGACTTTTCTCCTATTTTATGATAAAATAACTTTATAAAATTAAACTGAAGGAGATATTTTATGTCCAAAAATAATGTTCCCTACAATCAACCTATTGAAGAAAGTAAAGATAAACCTCTCTTTAATATTTTCACAAAAAGCAAGGTTCAGAAGTTATTGAATGAACAACTTGAATTTACTCAGGGTTTGCTAAAAGCTGAAAAACCAGTTACCGGTATCCTCACGGTCGCTTCTGTTGAAGATACAGATGAGGAAGAAGCACATGGAGAAAGTTTACTGACTTGTTCAAATCATCTGTACTACTCACTTATGTTAGGCGCGCTTGATACTATTTTAACTTCTATGGATGAAGGTGATAATTTAGGTGAGTTTGGACTTAACACTCAAGATTTAGCTTCTGAGGTAGTTGATTACTTATTTAATCGCATCAATACTGCTTTGAACATTGAGTCAGGTGAGGTTGATGACTTAAATAACTTGTTAGAAACTCACCCAGAGATGGAAGATTTTGTAAGTAATCACTTTTCGTCTTTTATTTTCGTATCTGATGAAGGTTAACTCACATAGGGTATCACCTTGACAAATCACCCTTTTTTATGCTATTCTAATAAAGAAGTAAGTGAAAGACTTCAATTCGGTCAAGGATGCTTGGTGGTGATTGCTAGACCGAAAAAGAAAAACGAACTCACAATTTAACAATGTTAGAGAAACCACGAAAGTGGTTTTTCTTGTTGACTTATCTACTTATTTGTGGTATAATTAAATAAACTTAAAAATTAAGGAGTTAGAAACTTATGACAAAAACTAGTCCAGCTATGGATTTAAAAGAACACAAACAATTTTGGGAAGACCGTGGAGCCGAAACACTAGAACCAATGTCTTTTGTCTCTTTAGCAACTTTTGAGCAAGAAGATAAGGTAGGTTTTAGCTCTATTCGTGAGTCTCACATTCGTAGTGACTCGGTTTATGTGACCCTCGATACTATGGTAACTGCTATAACTCGTATCCTTGGTACTAAAGAAACCTTTGAAAAATTAGGTTTGAACGCAGATGACCTTGTGAAAAACACCGTTATGTCTTACATTGGTCAAATCGTTGAGAAATTGCCAAAAGATGATGAAAGCATGCTTGCCTTGGTTGAAGACAACGAAGATGTCCGTAACTTGCTTGACCTTCATTTTGCAAGCGCAGAGCGTTTGCTAGGTAGCAAAGACGAAGAAGAAGAAGCGTAAACCTATGAAAAATACAAATTCAAATGTTTTGGAAACCCAACTTCTAATTGGAAAACAAGTCCTAGAAATTCTTTTGGACTTGGCAAGCGATAAAAATAAAGAGGGAGCAGTCTTACCTCTCGATATGAACGGTCGAAAGTTCACTATTACTGTTGAAAAAGACTAACTTCCCATAATTCAGAAAAGAAAGCACTCAACAGTCTAATGTGCTTTTTTTTATTTTCCATTGATTAGCGGTATCCCCTAATTTACAGTTCCAATCAATAGGTTAGAATTTTTTCTTATTTCCCACTTTATTTACTTGCAATTATTATCTCTATTTGTTATACTATATTTATTAAGATTTAAGGAGAAGAAAGTTTATGATTGCTCAATATGTAAATGAATTACCAGAGGACTTGCAAGTTTTGTTAGCGATGCGCTCCACCTTTCAAGTTTGGTTTGATAACTCTAGGTACTTACAAAGTATTAGCGCAGAGGGTTTAAAACAAGACGGAGTAGAGTGGTTCTGCACTTCTAATACCTTCAGTTACACAGTCTTAAGACAATCAGGACGTCCATTTGTGTCTTTGTATTTTACAGTAGCAGACAATGGTTTAGAGCTAACTTTAATGGTTCAAAATTATTCTCATGGTAAGTTAATGGACACAAAAGCACTTGAGGGGGTTGCTTTCTCTGTAGAAGATTTTAGAGTTTTGTTAGATACTGTTCCGCAACCAGCGTATGTACCTATTTTACGGTCTTTACCTTTCTTCTTTACGTTGATTGGTTTGGAGTCACAGTTTCAGGGGTATCAGAATCGATATGCGCTTTTGAATGGTTGGATTTAAAGATTAGGATTGAGTGAGGTAAAATGATGAGTAAAACAGTTCGTACTGACTTAGCTAAATATTTGTACGCAACCTATTTGTTGTGGCACGGAGATAAAGGGCATTATGGAAAAACACTTCTTCCGAGAAGTTACGCTACTTCTGAGGTTGCTTTACCATGTGAATTTGTCTTTTATGATGGGTTGTTTGCACTTTTAGTTTATAAAGATAACCTTAAGTACAAAGAGATTTCCTTTGGGTATTCTGAGGTAGTTGCTTCTTCTATTGTTTCTATTTCTACTTATCGGAATGATGAAAGAGATCGCTCTCAGATTAAGATTGTACCTATTACGGATTTAAGAAGTTTTGAGCAGATTTTAGAGGAGAACTTTGCATTGAATTATTCTAAGTCCACCTTAGATATTTTAAAAGTTTGTTTAGCTGATTACGGTATACTTGAAGAAGTTGACCAGATTGTAGCTAATATTAAGTGAGGTTTAAATTATGATAAATCTAAGAGGTTATACAAAACAACAAAAATTCGGTCTGTTGACTTTAGCTACGAAAAAGACTTGGGAGAAGTTTGAAGTTGATTTGCTTTATAACAAGTCAACTTTAGAGAATACTGATGTTGTAGTAGATGGATATGGATTTAATTTAATTCTTTGGAGAGATAGAGGGAATAAACCTTTATGTCAGTATTTTATTACGAGAGATTCTCAAGGTTTCATTACTTTGGTTCTTACAACTTACAAACGTGGTTCTAAGTCAAACAAACACAAAGAAGTTCACTACATTAAGAGCATGAGCGACTGCGAAAGAGCAGCAACTACCTTAACTGAATTGGAACTAAATGAACTCATTAAAGCTCTTCCACAAACGCTAAGTGAACACACTGTTTGGCAAGAAACTTTTAAGGGTATCCTTACTCATTTGGTATCAGAGACTCCTAAAGTTCAAGGTGTCCGTAAACGTACTCCACAAGGTGATTCCTTACAACGTGAGGTGCGACATGCCTTTATGCGCCTTTCTGATATGTTTAAAGCATTTCAACAGTATAATAAAGGTGGATTAGTTCATGGAACTGATACCAAATATGGTTTAATTTTATCTGACCGTGAATTAACTTTAGAGTTGTTTGATGCTAACCACAATTTGTTCTTAGGTTTTCGAGTTGTGCCAACAGACTCAGACAACTATGATTTCACCCATTGGAACTCTAACTTATCTAAACCTATTGAGTTCCAAGATGTTTCAGTATTCTATGAATACGCAAATCTTTTAGCGAGTAGCTTAACAGGTAATTTAGCTCTCCGATTTTTAGGGGGATTGGAAGACTGTTTAACTGCTTGTGGTTTATGGTCTGTATACAATCGTTCAGGAATTGATTTGTATTAGAGAAGAGGTAGTGTATGGTTCAGTCAGAAGTAGAAGTAGTTAAATTAAACAGTTTATTTCAGAAAGTTTTGTATTGTTGGTTAGAGGGTCGCAGATTTATTTCGTTCAATATTGAGAATGAAACTCCTTCGTATGAATTTTATATTAACAAGAACACTCTTGTTGTTACTGCGTTTCGAGGTAATCGTTATCCGAGTGTGAACATTTCGTTTATGATAAACTATCCAAGTCCATCTTATGAATATTGGGTTAATGGTGTTGCTGACTTTGACATTAAGTCTAAGGTTGCTTTCTTCGGTAGAGGGAAACTTTTATTGGAGTTCCGTCGTGATAACTTAGGTACAGACTCTTCTATGTGGTATCCGTATGTTGCTGAGATTTTAGCTCCTTTAAACGAGTCTCAACGTTTCACACTAGAGATGACTTTAAGAGATATTCTTACAAAGTTGGATAAAGAAGTGGAACGCAGCGCAGAATTTGAAGCAGAATTTAGAGAAAGGCTTTCACATGGTAGTTAAACAACTTGAATTAATTGATTTGTACCAACAACTTAAGTTGGTTGTAAACACTTGGATTGATTTAATTCCCTTTCAAAATTTTGAGTTTACCTCTGATAGTTCTACGTTTTCTTATACTATAAACTCTAAAGAATTTACGTTAGCAACTTATAGACCTAGTGGTTTACCAAGTACAACTCTTGCTATTACTAGACACTCTAAAATAAGCCACGGGGTATCCGCAGGTTTGCTTTTCTTCGCTACATTTCGCTCTTATCGTAATGGTAAAGTAGAGTTTGAGTTTAAGGAGTCTTCACTTGATGAGTACAACTCTAACTGGCATGAATTTGTCAGACAGTTTTACTACCAGATAAGCAATTCGCAACGGTTAAGTTTCTATGAATCTTTATTTGAGTTGCAATTAATTTTACAAGATGAATTAAATCGGTTGAATAAAGAGTTTAATCAAGTTGTATATTGGACTGATTTTAATGGGGGTGTTAAATGATAAACTTAAAACCGTACACAAAAGAACAACGCTTTGCCTTAGTAGCAACTACTTTGGTTGATACTTGGGAGAAATTAAGAAAAGAATTAAATGGACCAGCTACTGCTGAATTTAATGCCGATACTATGATTTTGAACATTGATAATCAAGGTTGCTTCGTAAATGTTCTCAGACAAAATTACTTGACGTGGTACACCTTTAGTTTCACGTTCAATAAAGATAACAAATTGGCTTTTGCAGTAACTCCTTATGTGAGAAATAATCCTCAGTTTAAAGAAGTTACAAGCGGTATCTTCACTGCACACAGTGATTTTGAAAAACTAGCATCAGACCTACCCTCTGATTATTTAGCTCCGTTTGTAAATAATTTGCTGCTTATTTTTAGTGAGGATAATACATGGTCTCAAAATTTTAACCATTTCTTATCTACCTCTGTTCAGTTTCTTCCAACTGCTAAACAGTTAGCAAAACGACAACACGTAGATAAGATTAACGCTAGAAAAGAACTAAGAACAACGTTTCTTCGTATGTCTGATTTCTATAAAACTCTTTTATTACACTCTGTGTTAGCTGATAAATCTTACTCCGTAGAGACTTCAAAAGGAAGTTTGGATATAACTGCTAGTGGTTTGTGTTATCAAGTTTCAACTGAGTCAGGTCAGTTCTACACTTTCAATATGTATAAAACAGTAGGTGAAAGAGACAAATATAGTTATAGTTTAACTAACGATAAAGGTTCTTTAGGTAGATTTACAGATTATGGTATGTTCTATGAAGATGCTGATCACCTATCAGGTTTACTTCCCGGAGAGGATATGTTAGATTTCGTCAAGGAATTTGAGTCCTTGATTACAAAAAGTTGGTCTTTGGTCTGCATACACAAGTTTAGGTTATGTGAAATAAAGGAGAGAAAGATGTTCCAACCACTAGACAACAGAACACAACTGGCGATTGTCATTATGGCAACAGAGAAAGTTTATTCTAATTGGGTTGATAACTACAACCCCTCTCGACCATTCAAGAGAGATGTAAACGATAAATTCAACCTTTGTATTCGTCCAGATGAATTGACTTTCCATTTATGGAGAAAAGGCAGCGACTGTGCTTTTGCTAGTATTCTTATGCAACACCAACCTCAAGGTCATTGCTACATTTCTGCAGAAAATTACTTTAGGGGTATCGCTAGAGACACCCTTGACTTAAATAACCCTCATGCAACTTTTGACGATTACTTGAAGTTGGCAAACAACTTCCCAGAACAAGCAGTAGACTTAATGGTTCAAAGTTTGTTTAAAGGATTTGAAACGGTTGGTTTACTTTCTGAGTTTTCTTATTATGTAGGAGTTGCTACTAACTTGTTGGATTTAAGAGATTAGAGGTGGAAAGTGAAATTAGATTTAGTAAGTGAATTATCTTTAGAAGACCAAGCTGTTTTGTCTATACTGACTTTCTTTGAGGTATTGCAAGATAAGGGTATCCCACCTCTCCCTCACGGGTGGGAGTTTCCTAATGTGAGGGGTTATACTCAAGAACGTGAACATTTCGACAGTCCTTATTTTGATGTTTATTTCCATAGAAATAGTGGCAAACCTTTCATTAGAGATAACGCTAAATTGTTTTCTGTGCATGTAGACTCTTTAGATAATCAAGGTGAGACACAAGGGAAATTAGGTTTGATTATCAACTACTACTTGCGAAACAAAGTAGTTGCAACTTGGGAATATAAACAGGGTAGCTCTTCAAATTTCCTTTTATTGCTACCATTTATCCGTGAGAACTTCAATAGAGAACATCAATATGCGATAGTGCATGGGTTAGCTGAAGTTACACGAACAGCTTTAAAACTAGGCGCATTGTATCCTCGCAGACTGCATTTGACTGGTTGTGATTATAACTTATTACGAAAACGTACTTCTGTAAACAACTTGATTCTGGACACTACTTTATTTCTTGAAAGTATAAGAGATATTAGTTCCGTTGATTCAAATCCTAATTTAGTGAATTTATGTTATGTTGAAGATACAGATTTTGGTTATTCATACCCTTCTGAGATTAAATTTTTAACTCGACCTATAAGTGGTTCTGACTCCTATTCGGACTTAGTTTTCATGGAATTGAGTTCGAAGTATGCTCGAAAACGCTTCAAATTTAATTTTAGTGCTTTTCGTAACCTTTTGGAGTCTCAATCTGTCTTAACACCTATTGCAGATGTAGAGCGTATTGTAGGACTTTTTGAGCAATTATTATCTTTGTTAGTTTCACAGGATAGTTTCATGACTCCAAACAAAACTTACTCTAAAGAAATCACTTATTTCTTGCATAATTTGGAAGACTCTGTTGTGGAGCTGAATTATATTTTAAATTTCTTAAACCTTAATTACATTTTCTTCAAAGACCAAACTAAGGTTTTAGATAAGGTTTACTGCTATTTTTATTAAAACGAGGAGCAATCGCTCCTTTTCTTGTTCTTCGGTATCCCTAGCTGGGTTTGATTTTCCTCAGTTTTAAGTTGACAAAAACCATTTACTTTGGTATAATAGGTTTATTAAAATAGAAAAAGGAGACTTTTCATGAAGGTAAGACATTGGGGAGATTTAGTTGATAAAAATTACTCTTTAACTGAATGTGAGAAAACAGAGTTTATATTTTCTGCGCTAGTAAAGACTTGGTTAGAGTTAGGTTCAGAGAGTACCTACGAGTTTAAATTGAACAACGGAATTATGACAATAGATTCAAAAGGTTTGTGTTTAGTATTTCTACGAAGTTCCGGTTCCATTTACTTTACATTAACTTTTACCTTTTCAAAACAAGGCACTGTACAAGTTCAATTAACTCCCTACCGGTATCGCCGCCCTAATTTCGCAGATTCTATAGTGTTAGAGTTAGCTGAGAGGATTGATTATGATACCTTTGTTTCCCAACTAGATAAGAAACACATTGAAGTTTTGCGCTCAGATTGTGATTATGATGTATTTAAAGAATATGAGACTTGGTCTGAAGTCTTTATTTCTCATTTAACTAGTGAACTTTCTGAGTATGTAAAGGGAATTGAGTCAACTCAGAGACACAACAGAGAGATTAAAGATGTTGAATTGGAGTTAGGTTATGGTTTTGCTCGTTTGACTCGTATGTATTTACATTTTTTGATGGAGTCACAAGAAGGTAAAGTAAGTAGTGAGGATAAAGTTACGGATACGGACTTATCTAAACTATTTATCTCTACTCAACGTTTAGCTTTCCAAATTAAATCTGACGAACTATGTAGTTATACGTTTGAAGTGCGCCCACAAGGTTATGGGTATGGTCACTTAGGGTATTTTTCACTTGCAGATGAACAGAAGTATTTGAGTACCTTTGGAGTTCGCTTGGGTGATTTCAACTATAAAGAAGGTTCAATTATGGTTTCTTCTATCTCGAAAGAACATCAACTGTTGTTCTTAGAAGAACTAGAGTCTTGCCTTGTTTCACTAGGTTTATGGAGTGAGTATTTCATTCCCATTCAAGCTTTTCAGAAGTAAGGTTTACAGACTCTTATGATAGAATTTGAGTACCGAGGGTTTTGGATTGAAAGCACACCTTTTAATCAAGCAGAAAACGGACATCCCGAGGAAGGATTTACCTATACAAGTTACGTGTATTGGTCTAAGGAAGAGTGTGATGCGTTAGAAGATCCAATTGAAGCTTTAGTTGAGGTTTATTCTAATCCTACAGATTTAGTTTTAGAAGTTCCTCACGCTATTGACAAGTTTGTACGCAAGAACAAGATTAAACGATAAGAAACATTTAAAGCTACGGAATAAACCTCGTAGCTTTCTTTTATGACTTCAAACAGGGTATCGAGCTTGCAAAATCTCGATTTTTGTGTTATAATGTTCTTTACTGAACAAGAAAGAAAGGCTTTTAGAACGATTAGTAAATGAATAACTTAGATATGTCCAAAATCGTATGGGTGGTGGATTTCAACCACTTAGTCCATAAGTATTTCCAAGGAATGCGCGCCAAAGGTGTCACTTTGTCTGCGGAGGTAGAGGTTGAGAGAGTAGACTCTATGGGGTCTGTTTATACAGAGACAGTTGTTGTAGATACTACAGTTCTATCTGCAATGTTGAAGTTTTTTGCGAACCGACTATCAGGAGCAGGCTATAATCCTATGGTTGTTTGTGCCGACTCGAAGATTTGGTCTCGCAAAGAGTATATGAAAGATTTATTGAAACGTGAGGGTAAAGGTGGAACTTATAAATCAGGTCGTCCGAAGTTAGCACCAGATTGGTGGAACTCCGCAGAACTTTGTTTAACTCTTTTGAAGAAGATTGGGGTCTGTGTCTTAAAGAAAGACAATTACGAAGCAGATGATTTGATTGCAGAAGCGGTGAGAGTTGCTAAAATTCAGTACCCAAATAACCCAATCTGTGTGTTGACTGGAGATTTGGATATGGTTCCTTTAGTTGATGACCAAGTATCTGTCTATATGTACCCAGCAACACAAACCTTTGCTGAACAAGGGTATCCGGAGTTGAACAACTACGAGCAAATCACTCCTCGCACTTACAAACGTATGCTGGAGCGTAAGTCTTCTGTTAAGAAGTTAGGTGGGTTTGCAGACTATAACACTTTGTTAGCAACTAAGATTATCCGTGGAGATAGTTCTGATACGATTCCTTGTATGAAAGGTTTCTTCCGAAAACCAAAACGCTTGGTTGAACTATTGCAAAAAGTAGCAGAAGAAGAGGACTTCAAGGAGTTCCGCTATGTACCATGTGATGTTTTCTATGAGTACAAACCAACAGGCAAGCGGTATCCGATTTTGCCTTACAAGCGCCAAGTTGATAGATATACTCTACCTAGTCTAGCCGAAGTTCCTTTCTCTACGGAAGGTTTGTCTCCTTTGTTTATTGCAAAAGATTGGTTTGTAAAGATTGAAGAACCGACTGAACAAGTTGAGCAAATGGTTTCAGTCTTAATGAAACATGGTTTGACTGAGGAAGAAGGAGAGCAGTTTAAGGATAGATATAGAGCTATGAACTTAAATGGTGCTTTCTTAAATATGCGCGAGCCAAAACTCCGAAGAAAACCGTATCGACTGTTAGAGCCTTTAGAATATGGTGCTGATTATGTCATTCCACCGTTGGACTTAGCTTTACTGACGGTTGAAGCTCTTAAGTTTCAGATTCATATTTAAAGGGGAGATATTGATGAAATACACATTGATTTTCTCTCCTATGGAGGGTGAAGAAAAAGGTTTTGACTTTACGGTAGTAGATCGAGTGTCCTTTGGTACATACAACAGACTACAAGATAAAGGTTTTCCTATTGATGAATTGAAGGAAAACACAATCTTGGTAGCAGTGTATCCCAATGTTGGCAGTCGATTTGATGGGGTTCGCGGTATGTTCACAAAGGAGATTAGCTAACAGTATGGTACATTTAAAAGTGTTCGAAGCCTTTGCAGGAGTTGGTTCTCAACACATGGCTCTGAGAAATTTAGGTGTTGACTATGAGGTAGTAGGGGTATCGGAAATCGACAAGTTCGCCCATCAATCTTACGAAGCTATTCACGGAGAAACTAAGAATTTTGGAGATATTTCAAAGTTGCAACCTGAGGACTTACCTGACTTTGACTTGTTTACATATTCTTTTCCTTGTACGGACTTAAGTTCTGCGGGTAAACAACGTGGGTTTGAGAAAGGCTCTGGAACTTCCTCTTCTCTTTTGTGGGAGTGTCAGCGCTTGCTTGAAGGTAAGAAACCAAAAGCCTTGTTACTAGAAAATGTAAAAGCTCTAAATAGTGCTAAGTTTCGAGATGGTTTCCACTCTTGGCTTTCCTTTTTGAGAGGTTTAGGGTACACAAATTACTATGGTGTTCTTAATGCAAAAGACTTCGGACTTCCCCAGAATAGGGAGCGCATTTTCGTAGTTTCTATTTTAGGGAAACATAAATCGTATCGTTTTCCAAACGGATTTGATAATGGTTCAACTATGGCTCCTTTGTTGGGTAGTGAATTAGATACAAAGAAGTGGCACAAGCAGTACAACATTGACCGTTTTACTTATGAACTAAGAGATAAGGGTATCGTGCATTACTTAGGTCGCTTTAATGTTCCGATTGATTATAAGTTAGATAAATTGAAAGAACAAGGTTTAGCGGATATAGACCCTTCAACCATTAAAGAGTCTATTGGCATGCGCACTCAGTGCCTTTTCCCGACGGGGAAAATAAGCTGCATGTTGGCTTCTGATTACAAATATCCTAAAACAGTTGTAGAGGGTGTTGGTTGTGAGGTTCCGTCTAAGTTATATCCGTCAGATGCAAGTGACCCTCTAGCTCGTCCATTTGTAGAATATGAGCGTGGTCTGTCGTCTACAAGAGAAGAGTTAGCAAAAGACCCAAATGTATTATGGTTGTCTGAGAAAACTGCAAACCAACCTCAAGGTTTGTTCAATTTGGCTTTGATGTTGTCTGATAATCAGACAGAAGAACAGAAACCTTTGAATGGTTTCTATTCCATGCGGTATCTGACTCCCGGCGAATGTTGGAAATTCATGGGATTTTCGTATAAAGACTATCAAAAAGCAAAAGCGGTTGGTTTATCTGATTTGCAACTTTATAAACAAGCAGGAAACTCGATTGCAGTTCCTTGTTTGGAAGTCTTATTTAAACGAATTTATGAATCCTTAGAAGATTAAAGTTAACAGAAAGTAGTAAAGGTAGGTGTTGGTGTGACTGTTTTAACTGAATTTAAAAACTTAGCGAACGGGTCGTTAAGTGTGGAAGAGTTTAAGTCTAAGAAGGGACAGTTTAATCGACACTCTCTATTAGAAACCTTTGATTATTTAGTTGAACATAAGTTACTTTGGAAAGTGGTTGATAGAGATACTAAAGGTAATAAAACGTACTTAGTTGATTTACTTTTTGAGGTAGTTTACCCAGAGATAGAAGATGGGGTTGTCTTACCAGTAGGTTTTCAGCAGTCTATGTCTATTTTTAGGAACTCGACTGTTTCTTGTGGTAAGGATGATGAGTGTGTTCGCATGGTTTATGTGTCCTTGTTAGATTATGTAGAGCTTTATTTCGGTACATGTTATAGAACTGCTATGAAGATTAAGCAGTACCAAAAGAAACAAGCATTGGTAGAAGGTCACGAAGCAGTTGCGAATTTAAGAATAGGAGAAGTTGTAGGGTATCCACAAGTTTTACCAGAAATCCAAGTAGCTCATCAGGAAGAAATAGAAAGTGAAGACAGATAGATGGAAAGAATGGAAATTGAACATACTGATCGAGATAAGGTGTTGAAGAACCTTATGAAGTTCAACCAAAGCATTTTGAAAAAGAAAGATACTTTAGAAGGTGTGGTTGAACTTTCTTTGTTTGGAACAGAAGATGATACTTTGTCTGCTACTTCTTTTGTTGCTATTCCTAGGGAGAATTTATATCCAATTTTTGAACTTCTATTGAAACAAGGTATCGGTTTATTTGATAAAGACAAGTCTCTTGAATTTTTTGGTCTATCAAAAGATGAAATCACAAAGGAATTGTTTTTCAATTTCATGCGTATTGTAACGGAGAGAGTACTTACAAGCTTACAGTTCCAAGAATTTGAAGAAATAGAGAGAGAACATCCTCAAGTTCGAGATTTTGTACAGAACCACATGCAAGCCCTACTTTCCTACGGTATTCTTGGTCCAGAAGACAAAGATTTAGACTTAGAAGATTGAGATTTTAAACTCGCACATAATGGAGTGGTATGATTTTATACTGCTCTTTTATATTGCTTTGTTTTGTTTTTATTCTTGTCAAATTACTCAAAATTTCTTATGTGAAATCCTTGCAATTTTTCAATTTTTGTAGTAAACTTAATCTATAAGATTTGAATTAAATTGAAGTTTTGATTGTTTGTTGTAGCTTGAAATTTAGTTGGGGAGTAAAGATGTTATCAGACAAAGAGTTTTGCCATTTACGTTTAGGTTTAGATACCTTGATTCAAGACTTTTTGAGTAGTAAAGTGTTGAATAAACACTTACCAAAAATGCCTATGACAAGTGAAGGTAAGATTATAGGTTCTATTTATAACGATATTATGAGACGTAATCCGAATCTTCATTTACGATTCTACAATAGGAGTAAACGGATGGTCTTTCAGTTAATTGTTACAAATTACCTAGATGTTTTAACTTCTCCGACTGAGCCTTATATTGTTTATGTAGAAGCAAATCATTACGATTCAAGTGGTGAGATTACTGAGGTCAACCACTTTGAAGTTTCTCCTAATGGAAGACTTGCAGACTTAGTTGGTTTGTTAGAGTTTATGAAGTACAATTATTTGGAGAACACCCTTTTGCGGTATCTTCATGAACTTTATCCAAGTTTAAAGGAGATGTGAGGTTTATAATTTGACTAAAAGACAATCAAAAGAAGAAAAACTAGCTAGAATAGCTGAAAGACTACTACGGTTGTACTTCCAACTTTCTCTAAGTTTTCAAAAGAGAAAACCCTTTGAAATTCCATTCAAGTTAAAAGAAAATGAAAACTACAATGGTCTTATAGAGTTCAGCAGAACTGAGACCTCAATAACTTTCGGTATCACTTTATTAACTTCAACTGGTGCACCTTTACACCGTTTTGAGGTTAGTCATATTCTAGAAACACCTGAGAAACCATTTAGTTATTGTGCCTTTACAAGCTTACCTTATAAAAGAGGCCAAGCTTTAGATAGTTTGAAAGTAGGTTTCACGAACCAAGTTCCGTTTGAAGCTTACATTCGTCAAATGGTTTTAACTAGTTGTAAGCGAGATAACTTATTAACTTCATTGGTTGTTTGTTTGGAGCGAGCGGTTGGTTTGATTGAGTATGAGAAGAATTTTAGTGATTGAGAGGTGAAATTTATGAGTACATTAACAAAAGACCAAAAGGAGTTGGTATCACTGCTAAGACAAGTTGGTTATGAACTTAGTCCCAGTACCTATACTGACATAAATGGGTTAATTGGTTTTGATGTTTCAGGTGGGTTTCATATTAGATATGATCTTACTTATAAGAAAGATAGTTGTTCTCTGTTTGTTTATTTATCTTCTAGTAAACGTAAACAAACTATTCGGTTTTTAACTATAGGTCTTGGGGCTTATCATGTAAACAAATGTCCTGTAGGATATTTTTATGATTACGGTACTATGCCTTATACTAGTGAGGGGTCTTATGACCATGATAATTCGTATATGAAGGTTTATAAATCGGAAATACTTTCAAAAGAGTTAGAGGAACTTGTAGAATCTATGCCTAAATCACATGAAAAAGCTTTCAAAATAGCTTTAAACAAGATTCCGTTGCGCAATCCGTAAAGAGATAAGAGGTTTAACTTATGGTAACAAAACAAGAAAAGCAAGAGGTTTGTATTAAAAGTTTAGAGCAATTAGCAGTTTATGTTATGAAACTTAGAAATAAGGAATTTAAACGAAACTACATTGGCTCTCCACATTATGACCTGGTATTGGATGTAAATTCTACTCATTTCTTAAAAGTTACACTTACTGAACCAAATAAAGGTAATAATGATGCAGGGGAGATAAGTGTTGAAGTTGTAAGTAACATTTCTAATCTTATTCAACATCGTATTTGGTTAGCTATTGAACCTTCTCCTAACTCAGATGCTTATTTCGGATATAGCAGTCCTTTCTTCAGAGGAAAACCTAAAGAGTGGGAGAGGGTAGGTTCTATGTCTAGTGATATTTCAGCTTTATTTGCACCTAGACTCATTACCGAGGGTATCCAATCTAATGCAGTTTTAAACGCGTTTTATTTAGGTTTACCAGAGTTTTTGAATAAAGTTAAGAAACTTCCTGATTTAAGGTTTGAATAAGATAAAGGTCACGATTTAAGTAAATGAGGTTTAAAATATGTCTTATAAAGATAGAACACAATTAGTAGAAGTTTTGGATAATATGATTAGAGGTTTACACATTCAATCGACTGTGTTTCCGGAAGTTCCTCCTATGGTTGAGGTAAATGATCGTTTAACTTTTGGATGGGGTATCACTGAGAATTATACAAATTTATCTATTTCTTTTACTCTATACACGCGTAAACGTTGGAAACAACATTGTAGTTTAATTATTGGTTTACAAATGATTGAAACTGGGGATTTGTTGTATAGTTTTAAAGCGTTTAAGTATGATGTAGGTGGGAGAAGTTCTAGTGTTGTAGATGTTACATCTATAAACTATACGAAAGAGTTTAGTCGTTCTGATATTGTAGAAATAGTTAACTCTTTAACTGATGAGCAGGTTTTAGCTTACTTAGAAGGTTTGCAGTACATGAAGTTTATGTAACTGTTTAGTTAGTTGATTAAATAAACTGAGGTTGACATTATGGGTGTTCGAGTTTCAAGAGCAGAAAAGTTAGATTTTTGCTTACAGGCATTAGATAAGTTATATAAACAGTTAGATAAGCATTTTGATACGTTTATGGGATATGATATTCAGTTTAGTGCTGAAGGTAATTCTTTATACAATGTAGAATTTTCAAATATGTTTATGCCTTTGGAGAATACATTATTGGTTGATTTAAACTTTGATATTTATCGGAAAGGCACTAATACTTTAGTACATCGTTTAACTTTAAGTGAAGAAGCGGTATCTTCAAGTACGCATGTAAATGGTACGGGCATTGATTTTTCTCCTAGTTTCATAGGTTTAAGTGTTCCTTGTTATAGAGGGAGACCACAAAATCATTTAGCTAAGCAAATTAGTGTTACTGATGTTAAATACTCTGAATTGATGGTTTTACTGAGTGCTATTCAGAAATCTGAGGTGCTTGATGCTTTTTATAAAGGTTTACCTAAATTGTTTACAAATATTCATGATTTTTGCGAGGTATAGAGATGACTTTAACGAAAAATAGACAAGCATTAAATGATTATTTAGTAAATTTTCTTCGTAAAGAGTGGGAGAAAGCTCCTTATACAAATGGAATAGTTTTTGACACTTCTCTTATGTATGAATTTCGGTTTCTGAGAGATGGTTCTGAGATTGAACTTGCTTTGTATACTTACAATGTAGGAAGAGAACACGTTTTAAACTTTGACATTGAGGATGGACGTGTTTATTGTCGAAGTATTCGTAAGGGTTACACGAAAGATGGTGAATACCAAGAAGTTCGTTTTAATTTAGATTATGAAGAATTTATGACAAAGAAATTAAGTAAATTTGAAGATTTGATTGAATTTATCAGTTCTGATGAAATGGCGCGTGTGCTTTTAAATGCTTTGAAAGAGTTAATGGTGGGAGTAGATTGATGAATTTAACCTCTGAAGAGCTACGTCGCTTTGGAACAGTAATTAACGGTTTATTGGAAGAGTTACCTAAGCTTAAACATCATAAAGATGAGAAACTTCCTTTAAATAATCAGAAATATACTTACTCTTATATTCAAGATGTAAACCGACTTTACATTAGCTTATATTGTAATGGTCAGGACGCTTATTATTTTTACATTGAGTTGGCTTCTGATTCTGATACTTATGTGCTGAGGGGTTGGTCTTACCTTAAAGGTAAACCAGACAATTCAAACACATTTACAGTATTTGTAAACGTGTCAGATAAGTGTATCACGTGGGGAGATTTAGACCTTATTATTGATTCTATTTCCTCTAAAGAGCGCTTTGTAAATCTATATACTACTCTGTGCTTAGTAGATCAAACAAATACGTTTCTTACTTGGAAAGATTGAGGTTTTGTATGGATTCAAAAGATGGTTTATTAGTGTTATCAGATGGGACTACTTTTCCATACAATCCTTACATTTTCAACAGAGACTCGGTAATTTCTTGGTCTATTCGAGACGGTAAATGGACTTTAACTGAGGAACTTCTCTTGCACTTAGTTCCTTTACTGAGTGTAGTAGAAGTTAATTTTGTAGGGAAGAGTCAAGTTGTTGTTAAAAGCACAGAAAACTTTTATGTAGAAGTGAAGTTTACAGAGAAGAAGGTTACTTCAGTTAGGGTTATTCAATTCTTCAAATGTAAAAATCAAGGTTTTGAGTTAGTGCTTTATAATACTATGAGAGGGTATCTTTCATGTGATGAACTTCCAATTTCAGTTGAAGAAAAAGTTTCAATTCCGTTATCCCAATTAGAAATGGAATTGGGTGCTTTGGTTTCGGTTATGTTGACTAAGTTTTATGGGTTTAAGTTTGAGATGAATTTAGATTAGAGAGTGATGGGTTGATTGAAGATGAACTTAGAGAGTAAATTAGATTTATTAGCAGAATTACTTTACCATTTACACAAACTGCATATATCAGAAGTTGAACGGTACAGTAAATTTAAAGTTTCTGATACAACTTGGTTTCAAGTAAGGGACACTCCTTGGAACTATCTTGAGATTGAGGTGTATACTGAGAAGAAAAGACATACAATTTCTTTCGATGCTTACGATTATAACCTTAGTCAGTTGAATGGTTGGCGTGTTCAGAGCTTAAGCGCACCTCAAGTTATTTCTTTTGGGGAAATAGAGGTTGATAGGGTTAGATATGAACATCTTTCACCTTCTATCATTCGACAATATATTGAGAATATACCAACTGTAGCTTTTGTAGATGCTTACATCAAAGGTTTGAAGATTTTGTTGGCTTATAGTGATAATTAAGAGGTGTTATGAGCAGTTTAGAATTAACAGTCGCTTCTTTCTTTACAGGAGTTGGCGGTATCGACTTAGGGTTCGAAAGTCAAGATTTTCGAACGGTTTATGCAAATGAGTTTGATGAGAAAGCAAGAGAAACCTTTGCTTTAAACTTCCCTCATGTTCAGTTGGACGAAAGAGATATTCGAGAAGTCTCAGCAAGTGAGGTTCCCTCAACAGATATTATCGTAGGAGGTTTTCCTTGCCAAGCATTTTCGATAGAAGGGTATCGCCAAGGTTTCCACGATGAAAAAGGTCGAGGTACATTATTCTTTGAACTAGCTCGCATCGTTGAAGAAAAACAACCTAGCGCTATTTTCTTAGAAAATGTAAAGAATTTGGTTCGTCATGCTAAAGGAAACACTTTGAGAGTGATTTTGGAGACTTTAGAGGACTTAGGTTACTATGTGACTTACCAAGTAATGAACGCTTCTGAATATGGTAATATTCCACAAGGTAGAGAGCGAATTTACATTGTGGGGTTCAAAGATAAAGCAGTATCTGAGCGTTTTCAGTTCCCAGATAAGGTTGAACTTACAAAGAGTGTATTTGATGTTATTGACTTCAAAACAAAAGTAGATGAGCAGTATTACTATAGGGAAGATAAACATTATTATCCTTTATTGAGAGACAATATTGTGTCCATAGGTAGCATTTATGAATATCGCAGAGGAAATACGATTAGAGAGAACAAAAGCGGTGTAGTACCTACTTTATTGGCTTCTATGGGAACTGGTGGAAACAACGTACCTCTGGTTTTGACAGAAGATGGGGAAGTTAGAAAGCTGACTCCAAGAGAGTGTTTCAACACCCAAGGTTTTCCTCGTTCCTATAAATTCCCGGAAAACATGGCAAATAGCCACTTATATAAACAAGCAGGAAATAGTGTAGCAGTACCGGTGGTATCAAGGATTGCAGAGCAGATTAAAATAGCTTTAGAAAGTGAGCAAGTAGATGAGTAGAGATAAAAGAGGACAACTCCAACAAACCTTGGAGAAAACCTTTGATAAGGTTATTGGTTTAGCAGATGAAGTTAGCGGAGAAACAATCGAGGTTTCTGACAGATACTTAGTTTATGTAGAACTTGCAAAAGACTTAGTTTACCTTTCGTTGGAAAATAAGAAATCAGGTAAACGAGTTCATGATTTACACATTTCGGTATCTTCAGACTTAGATGTTTTCTTTTCAGGTAGCGTTTATAGGTCAGAGAGTTCTCTACCGGTAAGTACATTGGAACATATTGTACAATATGCTGCAAAAGGAACTCCACAATTTACACGTGGTTTTGAGATTTTGGTAGAATCGATTTCTACGGAATTCCAAGTGTCTTGTTTCTTGAGTGCTTTGGAAGAGGTAGTTAGTTAATTTTTATTTAGGAGGGTATAGTTAATGGTAAAACTAGCAAATAAACAGACAGTAGAATTATGGCACTACCTAAGACAAGGTTTTGAAGAAATGTTGAACTCTGATGAGAACCGTTTACCGGTGAAGTCAGTTAACCAAGTTTCTCCTAGCTATAAGTTTTCTGTGTTATTAAGTGAGTCTGTTTTTCAAATACGACTATTGAAAAATACACTAGAAACTAATTTAGATACTGATTTAGTTCATGAGATTGAGATTTATTACGATAGGGTACTAGGTAGATTTTCTTTTAGGGGTGTTTCTTGTAATCAGAAAACTGGAAAAAGGAAGGGTGTATCTACCGTAGCTTATTTACAAAATCTACTAGATGGGTATATTTTTAAACAGATTTTAACTGATTTGGTTGAGAATGTAGCTACAATTAAGCAAGTTGAGTATTTAAACTTAGGTATTCAGTTATCAGGTCTTGGTTTTGATGTGGTAGAGGGTTGATAATATGAGCAAATACAAAGGTTTAAAAAGAGACCAACTTGAAGAGTTGGTAGTAGAAAAACTTAATTTCTTCTTGAAGTATTTAGAGGGTCAATCTACTTATCCTATGGGTAAATTCCCTACCGGTAGTCCCTCTCCACTCGGTGGTGAATACCTCATTTGGGTAGGTTGCTCTGAGGGGACGATTTCCTTTACCTTGCAAGACACTAATGGAGTTGATTATCACAACATTAAGATTGATAAATTTGGTGGTAGTAGACAAGTTGTAGAGATTGCAAGCCGACCTTTTAAAGAGACTGGGGGTATTTGGTTTGGTAAGTCTCTCAGTCTTCGTTGTGATTGGGTAGATTTGCAAGAGAACCCAACTATGTTTACAAAGCAGTTGTTACCTTACATTCGTAAGAAAGACCAAGTTTTAGCTTATTGGTTGGGTTTAACTGCTATTCAAGATTATCGCTAGAAAGGAATTAAGCATGGAAAAGTTGTTTAAAAACAAAGAGAGACAAGCTCTCTTAGAAGAGTTGTTTACGGTTTGTCAGTCTATGGCGAAACACGGTCTACCTGAGGATATTCAAAGACTTGTAAAGGGGTCAGCTCGATTAGGTTTAACTTATCGTACCTCACAGAGTGAAAACGCTTTGTATATAGATTTAGTTACGTTAGATAATCAAGCTCTTCAACCGTTTACCTTTCAAGTATATATTAAAGAAAATGCCCCTTGGGTGCATTTGTACTATGTAGACAAAACTAAAACAAGCCGAAAAGTAGATGTACCTTTGAGCGGAGTCAAAACAAGTTTGGCAGACTTAGTTAGCGGTATCCCAAGTCAAAGTCGCGTAGTAGCTTTTAGAGATGCATTGTATCTCAATTTGAGAAGTTTTGTTTATTGGGAAGATTAGATATAGAGGTAGTTTTTATGTTTAAAGGTTCAAGAGGAGTTCGTCTTCTATATAAAAAGAAAGATTGTGGTTATGACTATATTCAACCAGTAATTTTACCAAGTGGTGAGAAAGTTTTGGTCTATGGGAACACTTTGGAAGGTTGTCCTATATCTACGGTTGCTGAGGTGGAATTAAAACGAGCAAGTGACCTAGTTTATGCTCAAAATAGAATTATAGAGATTGAGGGGTATTTACCTTTGCACGTTGTTCCTAATTGGGAAACTTTATTGGGTTATTCTGAGTTATTTGAAGATTAAGCAGATGTTGTAGATGGCTTTCAGAAACAAAGAAAAACAAGCCTTATTAGATGACCTCCTATACTTGTGTGATTGTGTAATTACCACAGGTAGTTTCAAGAAATCAGGACGTAAGCGTAATTTAAAAGTTACGCAGAAGTATGATACTTATTATGAGGTAGATGAGCATTATCCTAATATAGAAATTACTTTACTAGTAGGTGAGCGTAGAAAGGTTCATTCTTTAGAGTTAAACTTCCTACCTTGGAGGTTTGAGCATAATGTTCACCTTATGTCTTCGTATCTTTTAGATAGTTTTGACTGGAAAGAGAGTAATGTTTGGGTTAGTTTTGCAAACACTAAACAGTTAGAACAAGTATTAGCTGACTGGATAAACTCTATTCGCAGTCCTTTACAAGTGCAGCTTTATTTGGATATTTTGCAAAATCAGTTAAGAGGTGTTTATTATGGTGTTTAAAAGTAAAGTAAAAGAGTCTTTATATCAAGAGTTGAGAGCTTTCATTCTTCGGTATCAATCAGGACTTGTGCGTAACACAGTCAAACCTATGGATACTACTGATATGTTGACACGGCAGATTTTTGTCCACCTCAGAATTACTGAGGATAACGCAGTTTTAGTACATTTAGTAAACAAAGAGGGTTATCCGCTTTTTAAACTAGAGTTTTATTTTGGTGTTGCAGATGGTGTGAACTATGTAGGTATTAAGTACAGTGACGTTGATGGTTTAGGTTCATTACAAACTTTTCCTTTAACCGATAACTTAGCTATTGATAACTTTTTAGTTCAAATAATTAAGTTTATTCCTTCTGAAACTTACATCAAGCATTATTTGACAGTGTTTAAAAAATCAAGTTCGAACATGGTTAGTATAAAATTAGTGAGGTAAAAACAATGGAAAATCAAACAATTTCCACACGTGGAATTCGTCTATTATTCGATGCACAAGGTTATGGTAAAGATTATGTTCAAGCAGTGATTCTCCCTGATGGTAGGAGACTGGTGATTACAGGTTCTACTTATGGTATGGGTGCTCCGCTTTCTGCTTTAACTGAAATTGAAGTGAAGCGTAAATCTGATTTAAAGTGGGCAATTAAAGACCTAGTTAACCAAGGGTATCAACAAGTTGATGGTTCTCGTATTTATGATGAATTGCGTGAGTTTGATAAGTTAATGCCTTATGGTATTTAGACTTTAGTAGGTAGAGAAAGAGAATAGGTGCTAATATGAATAACATTCAATTTCGTTTTGAAACCGCTTATGGTTATGATTTTGTCCAATTTGTGATTTTAGATGATGGTCGTAAATTTGCAATTACAGGGCAAATGGGTGTAGGGTTTGCTATATCTCCTAGATACACGATTTATGTGAAGAAGAAGTCTGACTTGAAAGAGTTTTTAGATAAGGCTGTTAAATTTGATGGTTATATCTTGAAAGACAATTACAATGATAACTTAGAACTTCAAACTTATGAGAACCGTGTTTTGCGTTTTGGTACTAATTAGAAACTTAGGAGTGTATCCCCATGCGAAATTTTGCTTTATATAATCCAAGTAACGATCTATATGTGTCTTATGTAGCTTTCAACCGTAAGACTAAAAGTTATGACATTGAGTTCACACGTGATTTGCACTCTATTCGCTTTTGGAAGATGAAGTCAAGCGCAGAAGGACAAGCACAGCGAATTTTCGATTGGAATCGGAATTTGGCGCTTGAGGTGCGCGAACTTAGATAGGTTTTTTCTTGATAGAGAACTTCAACTTTGATTGAGGTTCTTTTGGTTTTATAGTTTGTTATTCCTTGACAAATAAGACTCCTTTTGTTATAATAAATACAAGAAAACATTGAGGTAGAAGATTATGCTAGAAACTAATAAAACGAATGCGAATAACTTTGTAGTTTCCCAAGCAGTAACAGAGTTGGTTGCCAATTCTATTTTGAATGAGGGTTTAACTTTACTGAAGGTTGAAAGCGGGGGTGTTAATGATGACACGCATGTTTATTACTTCTCAAACAATATTGGACACATGTTACCCACAGATGATTACACCGATAGAGAATTTGCAGTGAAACTAGTCTTTCTAAGACGTGAAAGCATAAAAGTAGATGAACGTATGTCGGAGCGTAACCTCTTTATCTACGGTATCGACAAATTTACTATTTCTCAAGCTTATACAGACAACGATGTAGCTGCAACAGGTTTCCTAGACTATCTTTATGAGCAATTAAACCATGAAACGCTTGCTGAGTTTTACATTTATGAGGAAACTTTGTTCACATCTTTGAATGATTTGATTGAGTTTCACTTAGCGAATAAACAATAAGTATAAAACACCCCTCTAAAACCCCTCAGATTGCCCCAGTTTCGATTTTAAATCTAAACTCGATAACTTATAAAGTTTGAATTTAAACTGGAACAGAGGGTGTTTTAGAAGGTTTTATTTGGAAAGGAAAAGATGAACAAGAAACTCGTAGCAATTTAGGCGCAAGACAAAAGCGGTATCATCGGTAAAGATAATCACTTGCCTTGGCACTTACCAAAAGATCTTAAGCATTTTAAAGAGACAACACTAAATCAAGCTATTTTAATGGGACGAGTCACATTTGGGGGTATGAACAAAAGACTTCTCCCTAACAGAGAAATTTTGATTTTGACTACACAATCGGACTACCAAGTATACGGTGCAACTGTTGTAACTAGTGTAGAAGATGTCTTGGATTGGTACGAAAACCAAGACAAAATTCTCTATATTGTAGGAGGTAGTCAAATCTATCAACTATTTGAACCTTATATAGATGAGTTGGTTATTACACAAGTTCAAGCTGAAGTAGAAGGTGATACTTATTTCCCTAAAGACTTTGATTTCTCTAAGTTTTCATTAGTTTCTAGCGTAGTTTATGAAAGAGATAGTCAAAATGAGTTTGATTTTGTGGTTGAACACTATGAAAGGGTATAGTTATGATAGTCGGTTCCTACATTGAGATTAAATATAAAACAAAAGGTGGAGAAATTCAATATTCCACTCAAGAAGTCCTCCAATTTGGTTATAGTGAGCGTTATGGTTGTCAAGTTGTAGTCGTTGATAAAGACTCCCCTATGTACTTTGCGTATCCTTCTGGGGATTTGTTGCTTTCGTTGAACTTTGAGTCTCAGATTGCAAAAGCTAGAGTTATTTCTTGGTCTGATCCTTACAAAGAACGTTATAGTGATTTTTACTACTAAATCAGCAAACTCCTTGACTTTCAAGGAGTTTTGTGCTATAATAAAACAAAATTTGATAGGCGGTTTAGATGTTATGACTAAGAAATATGTGGAAAATGAAGAGTTGGTAAACCCTTCTCGTTACACTCAGAATAAGATTGAATCTTGGGATTTCTCTTTGTACTCTTGTTTCCCTCACATGATTGCGACTGTGACAGAATATGTTATTCGCTACAAATACAAAGGCGGTATCCAAGATTTAGAGAAAGCTCGAATTTGGTTACATAAGGCAAAAGACTCTTATAAGTACCTTGCTCTATGCGCACCTAAACTGAGCGTATCCGAGTATTTAGAGTTAGCACCAGAAGTAAACAAAGCGAATTTCGCAGACTTGTCTGAGGAGCAGTTGGGTATTCTCAGAACAGCTCAAACTTTAACAATGAGTTTAGATAATGAGCGTATTTTCAAAGAGTGTATTGAGATTATTGATAAATACTTGGAGTTGTTGATTAAACAGGAGGGTGAAGTATAATGACTGTTTCATAATTGATTGCTTATTTATCGCAATTTCCACCAACAAGTTTTGTGGAATTGAAGATTTCAGGGTTTGACGACTTAGAAGATGGTCGTTTGAATTTATTTGGATTTGTAAATGGGGTTGTAACAACAGAGGTTGGGTATCCGCAACCCATTGCAGAATTTGATTCTGCAGAGCCTTATGATTGGAGTAATTAAGATGTTTAGTGATTATTTTAAACATAGATTAAAGGTTTTTAAAAGGTCTTTAGTAGGTTCCTTTTTATGTAGTTTGCTTTTATACTTTATTTTATCCTTCCTAGTTGAGTCACGCTCTTTCTTTACAGAGGTTTCCTTTGTTTATAACTTTTTAGTAATTGGGTTGTTACTTTTACTTATTTTCGGTTCTAGTGTATTTTGTGTTGCTTTCTTATACATACTATTTGGTGGAGGTATTCGACGAGACTTTTATGGTAATGTTGAAATTAATTTTATGAACTTTTTCAATTTGTACGTTTCTAAGGTGTTTCCAAAAGAATTTAAAGATTCTGTTACCTTTTTAGAAAGGGAAATTTAATGTTGTCTTGGATTCTATTAGTGAGGGCAATCCACCTAACAGTTGTCTCTTTCTTTTATTTTGTTTGCTTTGTATTTGCACTTTGGCCAGACACTAAAAGCTATTTTTGCTATTTTAGTAAAGTTCGATTTACCTTAAAATCACTGTTAGCTATGTTTTATTTTGTTGTTTTCTTTGAGCTTCAGGCTGTATCTGAACTTTCCAATTTCCATATTTGGGTATCCGCTTTGTTGGTTTTGCTCGATATTGCTGAAATGTGGTCTAGGAGTTATAGAACGTATGGTTTTAACACACTCAGGAAAACAATAGGTAAAGCAGCTTACTTTTTCATTTGATATAGAAAGTTGGTATTTTGTTTATGGTTCATGAGTTAAAAATCGCTCCTAACTATTTTGAGAAAGTTGTCTCTAAAGAAAAATCCTTCGAAGTCCGTTATAATGATAGAAATTTCCAAGTTGGGGATATTCTAAAGTTGATGGAATATAGAGATGGTGCTTACACTGGGCGCTCTGTATATGTTAAAGTGACTTACATTCTTCGAGATTTTGAAGGTTTGCAATCAAATTTTGTAGCTCTTTCGATTGAATTGATTTAGAAAAGAGGTTTTACATGAATTTCAATTCTGAGTTAAATACTATTCTCAATGCTGGTTTACTCATTGGTTTTGCTAGTTTGTGGGTTTTCCACGTAATCTACTTTTGCCTTCCCTTCTTTGTTCCTCCTTTTCGTAGTAGCATTAAATTGAAAGATAGTGATTTGGACAAAATTTCAAATTTCACAATGGAAGTAGGGGTTGGTTTGGTTCTTGGTTTAGGTGTAATTTCTTCCTTATCTTCTAAGTGGGCTGATGTAATTGGTTATATCTACGCACTTATATCTACTTTAATTTTCTGTGTTATTTGGAGATACGTTAGAGGACATTGGGTTTCAGATTAAGGGTGTTAACTATGATTTATTTTATTTTATCTAGTTTTCTGACTTGTATTTGGCTATATAGTTTAATCGCAGTAAGTCAGCGGTATCTTAGACTTAGTAAGTTTTCAATGTATACTAAACATCGACCGTTTTTAAGTTTTGCTTTTTGGTTTTTGTGTATATTATGTCTTATTTTGATTGTAATAGATTTTGCGCTTTTACAATTTGAGGTCTCAAACCTTAAAGTTGTGGTGTTTGATTACCTTTATAGTTTATTGGTGTTTTCTATAATTGGAGTCTATTGGTTAGTTTATAGGAGAGAGAGTAAGTGACACAAAAGAAAAAGAAATATTACGCAGTTCGCACTACCAATCAAATCTTCGAAAATTGGTCTTCTTGTGAGAAAGTAGTAAAAGGAACAAAAGGTGTTGAGTTCAAAAGTTTCCCAACAAGAGAGCAAGCAGAAGCTTATTCGAGAGGTGAGGAGCCAGTATTGTCCACAAAGAAAACTTCTGAAGTTGTTCCTTATGTTTCAGAAAGTGGGATTAGAGGAACTATTCGCATGGCAGAAGACTCAGACCCACTCCTTTGGGGTATCGATGGTTTTATTTATTCGATTGACGGTTCTTTCAATACACAAACTCAAACGTATGGTGGAGCCTTTGCTTGCTATGAAAACGGTATATTGTTAGATGCTCAAGCAGTTGCAAATAATAAACCAAATTTCGCAAGTTCAAGAAATGTAGCAGGGGAGGTTTGTGGGTTTGGTTTAGCGATTGAAGATGCGATTAAGCGCCAACTTAGTAAGATAACTGTAGTTTGTGATTACGAGGGTATCTTCCGTTGGACTGCACCTAAAAATGTCAAAGTTAATGAACAAGCTTGTTGGGGTACCTCCTTAAAGAAACTAGTTGGAAAGTACCATGCTTATTTATTACAAAAAGCAAAAGAAAACGGTATTGTTGAGATTGACTTTATTTGGGTGCGAGGTCACCGTGGATTGAAGATTAATCAAACAGTCGATAAGATGGCAAAGAAGGTTGTTGGGTTGAAATAAAAGAAAGATGTGTGATTTATGAAATTTGAACCGTTCGAGTTAAAAATAGGTCGCAAAACTTATACGATTACTGAAAGTGATCGAGTTCTATTTAATGGTTTTTGCTATCAGTTAGTTACTCAAAGTTACCGAAGTGGTTGGTATGAGTCCACACCAGTTTTAGCAAAAACAAAAGCTGAGAAGTATATTAAACAAGGGTATCTTGTAGAGGGTTCCAAAACTCAAAGTTATGGAGTTCCTATGATTTACTACAGATTTACAGGTTGCCCAGAGAGTTAAAGATATAATTCAGAAGAGAGGTTTAGACCTCTTTTTATCTTGACAAAAATAACTTATTTTGTTATAATAAAGAAAATGAATAATTTGAGGTAAAAATTATATGGATTTAACTTACTTAAAAGAAGAGGGGTATAACTTAGCATTACTAGGTTCCTTTTTGCAGACGACAATTACGGAGCCTACTTCAATATCTGCATCTTTGTACGATGATGAACTTACTGAAGGGTTTAAGAGAGTTGATTCAAATTGGACACAATATCAGGTGTTGTATTTGGCTTTGAGTGAGTTTAATACTTTGTATCTAACAACTTCCACTGAAGGAGCTGTAGCATATATTCCAGTTACCAATATTTATGAATATTCTTTCCCACGTGATGGTGAAATTCGTGAGGAAATGAACCGTATTGCAAGGGAATATTCTAGGGAACTAAAACAATTTGTATTTAATCATACTCATAAATTTAGTGTAGCATTTGTTTATGGTGGTATTGAAGAGGTTGGTGTGGTTTTTGCGAAAGAAAACAGAGGTAAGTAAATTATGTTTAAATTATTCAAAACCAAAGAAGAACGAGATTTAGCGTTCGTATCAAAACTGTGGGAACGTCCAAAACGAACAGATAAACTGAAGGAAGCTTTAAGTTATTCTCAAACTCCTTATGAGATTAAAGCTTATTTATCTGACCCAGAGTTGAATAAGAGTTTCCGTTATATTAGAGGAGTTCACAAGTACCAAATTTTGTATTTGGGAGTTGATTCCAATTATAATTTGGTCTTAACAACTACAACTCAAGGATATCAAGCTTGGTTTCCAATTTCCGTTATTTACTCGGAATATTTCCCAAGAGAAGGAACTCTTAGAAGACGAATAGAGAAGTTAGCAACTCGTTATCTTTCAGAGTTTAACCAACTTTTAAGTGAGGTTTCTCCTTTAGAGTTGAATATTTACAGCTCTAACTTAAATCGAGTTATTTTGAAATTTGATTACATGTAAGTTATCAATCGTGGGTTTTCTCTCTCTTGCTAATTCACTCCAAATATGTTAAAATAAATTTACTTTGGCAAGGATTTTAAAGAGAAAGAGGTCTAACTGATATGGTGAGTTCGTTTCAACAATACGTTTCAAATAATCGTTTAGAATTAGTTCGTAGGTCTACTGTTTTAGAAGGATACATGCTTTCTAAGTTAGATACTGAAACTATTATAAACAAAGGAGTTGTGCAAAAACTTGGGTTTGTACAAATGAAAGAAGTAGTGAACTTAAATCGAGCTTGGGATTGGGTTTGTCAACCTCATACTTTCACCAAAACTATTTTAGAAGATTTACATGAAGTCATCTCTGATGAAGTAACTAACTACAGATATTTAGAAGGTTACTTTAGGTCTGAGACTTATGAGGTTAAAATTTCAGGTTCTTCTTATATTCCACCTTGTGTTAGTAGAAACGATGCTCTAAATGAATTTGGGTATCATCTTGAAAATTTACTTCATTTTCTCGGTTCTAATAATTCTACAGAGCAAAAAATAGATGAGTGCTTACAGTTTTATTTGTACTTAATGAAACGGCAATTTTTCCATGATTGTAATAAGAGGACTTCTTATCTATTTTTAAATTATTTATTTAATGCTTTCGATTTAGGTTGTATTATGTATTTACCTAAACTATCTGCAGAAGGTACTTATTTAAAACATTTAAAGAATTTTTATGAAAGTGAGGATATTCGTTATGTTAAACAGTTTGTCACTTACCTCAAAAAATACTATGTCAAACCTATATGTTAAAGACAATAAGGTCTACGATGATGCTTCACCTACTACATCTCTTGTGGAAGTTTCTCAATTAAGTTTACCTTCTCAAATTGCTTATTTTAGTGGGTTATCTTATGATTTGGTTATTTCATTCTTGTATAACAAACCTAGTTTTAATTTACCTTATGAAAGTTTGGCACTAAATTATTCTAAATTTAATTTAATTAAACAAGCCTTAACAACAGACTTGATAAAGCGACATTTCTCTTTCTTTAAAGAATGGTATATTCAAGTTTTTGGTAAAGGTTCTTGTTCTATTGAGACAAACCCTTTAGTTCAGTTTTCAACTAAAGGTAAACTAACCGTGAGTGATTACTATGGGGACTCACAACTTAAGTTTATGTAATTAGTAAAACCCTTGACATTCAAGGGTTTTTATAGTATAATTTTAGTATGTTTAGAAAAGAAAGATTTAATTGCTATGTTTAAATTGTTTAAAAGAAAAACCGAAGAGGAAAAGCAGTTAGAATTTATTGAGCGTTATAAAGCTCCCTCTTACAACTTGGAGAAGTTGTGTGAAGTCATATCTTCAACACCCAGACCTTTTGAAATTTCGGAGTGGGTTGAACATGACACTTGTTTAACAGGTTATAAACAAGTTAAAGGGAACATTTACCAAGAAGCTTACATAGCGGTATCCGAGGATGCCTGTTTGTTTATCACAACTAATCGAAAGGGGACTAAAGCATATGCTCCTTTTACGATTATTTATAGTGTAGACTTCCCAAGAGAAGGTCAATTACGAAGATGTATGGCTCGTTTATCAAGAACTTATATGATGGATTTAGAACATCTTTTGAAAGATACTGTTAATGTTGAAGTAGAGTTTCAAACTAACTATTTCAGAGAGTTATTTTTGGTATTTAATTGAGTTTAATTAGAAAGTGAGTTTAGATTCAGTATGAATATTAACTATTGTAAGTATTTGACAACAATGCCTTTGATGGTTCGTCCGTTGAAAGGTTATGGTTCTTGGAGAGGTATCTATTCGGAGCCTGCTTTGTTTTTTGATATGGATTCTGACTTTGTACCTATTTCAACATTAGCAGATGCTCTTGATGATTTAAGTTCTGGAAGACGTTTTGAGGGATATAAAGGTGGTCAGTATTGGTATGATGATAGTTCGCCTTTGCATTTTGAGAGTAGTTACAGAAGTTGTTCTGACAATCCTCTTTCACTCTATTTGTCGCCAGATTCCGTTGTTTATTTAGGTGGTAGGGGATAAATTATGAGTTATATTGAGTTAAAACAAGGTGACTGTTTAGAGTTGATGAAAGACGTTGCTGAGAATAGTGTAGATTTAATTTTGTGTGATTTGCCTTATGGAACGTCTGCTTGTAGTTGGGATTCTGTAATTCCTATGGACAAGTTATGGGAACAATATCTGCGTATTTTAAAGCCAACAGGCACGGTTGTTCTTTTTGGTAGTGAACCTTTTTCAAGTATAGTTCGTACAAGTAACTTAGCTATGTATAAGTATGATTGGAAGTGGGTCAAACCTAGAGGTGCTAACTTTTTAAACGTGAAGTACCAACCAAGTAAGAACTATGAAGATATTATGGTTTTTAGTAATTGTGCTGCAAGTTATAGCAAAAAGGGAAATAATATGGAGTATAATCCTATTATGACTGAAGGTACTCCTTATACAAGTAAGTCAGGGAAACAGAAACAAGATAAGAACAATTCTACTGTTCGATCCAAGATTGAATCTGTAACAACAGTAAATACAGGTCAGCGGTCTCCTAAAGCTTTAATTGATTTCAAACCAGATAGTAAGAAGTTACATCCTACTCAAAAACCAGTAGCTTTATTAGAGTATTTAATTAAAACTTATACAAGTAAAGGTGCTATGGTTTTAGATAACTGTATGGGTTCAGGTTCCACAGGTGTGGCTTGTAAGCAATTAGGTAGAGACTTTATAGGTTTTGAATTGAATGAAGACTACTTTAAACTTGCAAAAGAAAGGATTGAAGGCACATTAGTTCCTTTGAGTGTTTTAAGTAATGGTTAGTGTAGTTGATTTAAAAGAAGGTAACTGCTTAGAGTTAATGAAAGACCTTCCCAGTAAAAGCATAGATTTGATATTATGTGATTTACCTTACGGAACAACAAGAAACAAGTGGGATAGTGTGATTGACTTAGAATTGTTGTGGGAGCAATATAATCGTATTATCAAAGACCGTGGAGCGATTTTGTTATTTGCTCAAACTCCATTTGATAAAGTCTTAGGTGTATCCAATCTCAAAGATTTGAGATATGAACTCATTTGGCAAAAGACTGCTCCAACAGGTTTTCTAAATGCTAAAAAGATGCCCATGAAGGCGCATGAGAACATTTTGGTTTTCTATAAGAAGTTACCAACTTATAACCCTCAGATGACAAAGGGGCATCCTCGTAAGGTGTCGAGTAAGTCTAGTAGGAAAAAGTCTGTAGAGAGACACCAAGGGAAATCAGAAGTTTTAGCTTCCAATTACAACTCTTACGGAGAAAGTCAAGTCGATTACGACTCGACAGAGCGGTATCCACTGAGCGTTCAAGTTTTTGCAAAGGATCAACAGAAAGAAAACTACCATCCTACTCAAAAACCAGTAGCTTTGTTGGAGTGGTTGATAAAGACTTATACCAACGAAGGTGACTTAGTGTTAGATAATTGTATGGGTTCAGGTTCAACTGGGGTTGCTTGTGTAAACAATAATCGTAATTTTATTGGTATGGAACTAACTGAGCAATATTTCAACATTGCCGAAGAAAGAATAGAAAAAGCAGTAGAGAAGAAAAATGAACAAAAGACAGAAGAAGAAAAAAGGAGTCATTCTTCCCAAGAAGATTAAGAGCTTGGTACGAAGATATTCTACCTTACACTTAAACCAAGATGAGTTAGGCGGAACTTTTGATTATGGGTATGATTTTGATGACCGTGGTTTCGGCAACGGTTTAGCTCCATATTCCACTTTAACTAATAAAACTAATACCTTGATTTATAAAGATTGTGCTACTTTATATGAGTTTGTAAACCGTTTGGTTGGTACTTGGTACGGACAATACGAGTGTGGTTCCGTAGACAACTGCAGAAATTATCGGATTGTCAAAGAGTTTGAAACTGAGGTTGAGTTTGTAGCTCAACCTTCACCCTCGGTATCTTATTATGTCCACCAAACTGGTTTAGATGATTATTACAACGGTACAATTTATATACCATTACGGAATGGTAAGTTTTTGGCTTACGACTATACTTGTTGAGGTGATTGAATTATGGTTTATGTAATTAGTTTAGAAAAACTAACAGATTTACGTTTAAACCTGTGGTCGCATGAGGTTTTAGGTGTGGTATCTTCTGAATCTTCAGTTCCTAAAGTATTGTTTGATTTAACCCTTGAGCAGCTCCCTCAATTTGCTACATCTGTTGATTTAGATGCTTTGTTTTCTCGTTTAACTTATGCGTTTTTACATCGCGAAGACAAGAGTTATTTCAAATATACGGTTGAACTAGGGGGTAAATTTGAAGGTAACTTTTATGTGGAACTTGTTCCGACTTTAAACTAATTGAGAGAAAGTAGGCGATGAGCTTACTTTTTATTTGACAAAATGACTTAGTTTTGAGATAATAAAGAAAATAAATTAGAAAAGGTAGTAATTGTAATGAAACTAGAAGAAATTAAACAATATAAAGTAGGTTCAAAGGTTTTTAAAATCAAAGAAGAAGCAGAAGCTTACTTAAAAGAACAAGAGATAGAAAATGTTCGCCAAAACAGTTCTCAAGTTGATTTTCCGTTGACTTCAGTTGTTTATTATGAGAATGTTGTAACTGTGGATGACCGTGGAGGTCTTACAGTTAAAGCTCGATGGTTTAGTTTAGATGATGCTATAGCTGCTATGGAAAATTATGCAAATCTTTTCCGAGAAAAGGGAACAGGTTTTATCCATAAAGTCACGGTTTCATTATCTGACAACCTTTCTAGTGGTACTGTTTCAGTTCATAGAGAGAAAGTAGTGGAAAAGTAGGTAAAAATTAAATGAACAAACGAATTAAGCGAAAACACGCAACAAAAGAAAACAAAAACATGATGGATAGCACCTTGAAGTATTTAAAACACTTAGGTCTAACACCATTTAATATTGAATATCCCAACGGTTACTTTGTTTTTGAAAATAAAAACTCTTATGAAATGATGCACTTCCAACTCAAAGAAAACCCACAGTTTTTGTTTGGAGTATGGTATAAAGAGTTTAATCTTAAAAATCCAGATCGAGTAGTAAAATTACCCCTTATTTTTGGTGAGCGTTTGAGTGTTTTGGATAAATTCAAACCCTCAAGAGCAGAGTGGTCTCCTTTATACAACAACTACCTCGATAAAGACTTAGAGTTTGAGTTATCTGATTATTGGTCTACTTTACGCTTGCTTCCAAACTTTGTAAAAACACCTTGGAATTATATTCCGGGTGAGACAGAAGATAGTTTTAAAGAGCTTTCAGAATATGTGGAGATGAATTCTAAGTACACTGATGAGGTTTTGCAAGAAGTATATAAGAAAGTTGAAGTTAAGTTCAAAGAGTTGGGTATACCATTGGGTATCCTAGTTTCCGACCCGTTTTGGTCTCACAAGAATCTCTATTTGATTTTTGAAGATGGTATGCCCTCAGACCTGATTTACAAAATTTTTGATGATTTATATAATTTTGTTCAATTTGAGTTAACGGATATTGTTGAAGAACTTTCACGCCAAGAACCTTACACAGATTATGTTAGTATCTACAATTCAGCATTTAATTGGCACCAAGACTATTTTTGGTTGAGTGACAAAGATGTACTTGAAAAAGCTAAAACTATGTCATTCATGGAACTGAACAAACAATTTAAGAAGATGAACTTGAAGGGTTCCGACTTTATTCGATTTATTGGGGGTTAAGCTATGGAAAAACGTTATGACAGTGAAGTCTTTCAGATTTTGCACTATTTCAAAAATTACTTAGACACTAAATCTAGGGTAGAACTACGAAAAGCAGAGGTTTGGGTATCTTTGTTGCAAAAGTCAGTTGATGATTTAGAGATTTTCTCGGAGTTTTATGTACCTGACTTTTATCGCTCTATTTTGTGGAGATTTTTAAAAGAACCCTCTATTGAACTGACTGGAACCCAAGTATCTTTGATTGAGCGAATTCATGCAAAACGTAGAGTTTCTACTTATGATGACTATGTTTTGTTAGCAAATTTGTTGTCTGACCTTTATATACAGTTATCAAATAGTTAAAAGTTAGAGGACTACAAGTCCTCTTTTCATTTGACAAAATAATTTAATTTTGATATAATATAGAAAAATAGAAAAGAAGGTTGCGATATGGTAGATTACACAGTAAAACGTTACTCGAAGGAATTAAATTGGGCGATATACAATGTATTAGTAACGATAGATAATTTTGATAGAAACTATCCTTATTACGATATTTCTAGGATGATTTCATCCTTAACGGAACTTGAAACGTTAGTTAATTCAATTGTTGTTTTCCCCGGTTTAGAGATTGAGTGGTCTGATTACCATGAAAACCTAGAAAAACTTATTTTATTTGATTCTAGGGTATCTTTAGAAAAACGTTTAAAGAGTTGGTATATTTTCAAGTATAAAGGTCAACGTACTTTAAAGTTTAAGAGAGATTTGGTAAATTATTTAGAAATTTTACGCTCTGTTGTAAATAGTTTTGTAGAGTGGAGTAATGGGGGATATAAGTGGTGAACACATTAGCAATAAAACAATCAGATATTCAAGAGCTTTTACACTATGCTCAACAAAATAAGGTAGATTTTTACATTGCAGGTTTTAAGAAGAACCCTTTAATAGCCTTTTTGGAGAAGTACGCAAATAACTTTACTTACAAGGTTTATAAAATTGGTGGTTTAGATTGCACTAAGAAATCAGATTTTAAATCTACTTTTTACAAAGGATTCTGCACATTTGAAGAGTTTCAAGCAGAACGTCAACGTTCTAGTTCTCCTAACTATGGTTTAACTGAGATTATAGATTTTGAGGACTATTCGTACCTAACAAGAGATGAAGTAGGTACTTTCCTTATTGAGTTCTACGACTTCGGTATCCAAAACTCCAACGAGTTTGCTGAGGTTTCAGTTGCAGATTTAGAAAGTTTAGTTGGTTTTGCAGAGAATAGTGGTACTCCTAATTACATAAAACATGAAGATGGTAGTTTCGCTTTAAATGTTTTGTATGCTTTTGTTTTGGCTTATACACCAAGGGAGTTGCATTTTTGTTCAGTAACTTCTACTGACAAGTCAACAGGGTTTGCTACTAAAATTTTTTCTCTTATGTCTTTAGCTAAGTTTAAAGAACTTTGGTACAAGCTAGACCGAAAATATGAATGTGATTGTGATTGTGATTGGGATTGCAACTGTGACTGTGAAGGTTACAAAGAGGGTTATGATTTGTTTCCTATTCGCAAAGTTAGAAAGTTAAAAGAAGGTCACACGTTTGAGTTTGAAACACCTACAACTTCAGATAAGTATACTCATCGGGTATCCTCACCCTCTGATTTGTCTTAACTCGCTCGTAAACCGTCCTAATTTGCTCCAGTTTCGTCTCAAATATCAAAGAGGTATAATTGCACCTCAAAGATTTAAAACTAGATACAGAGCAAATTAGAGGGTTTAAATTTGATTTGATTATTTTGGAGATTCTATGTTTTCACATTCATTTATTTCTATTGATGAGGTAGTAGAAGAGTCTAATTTATTTAGAATTTTAAAGAATTTTGGAGCTGATTTAGTTGATAGTTCTGCTAAATCTTTCTCTTTTGACACCTCTGGTTTTAGCACCTATGTAACCTCAAACAAGTACATCATTCGGTATCTAGGAGAAGAATTTGCCTTATCTTACTCTACCGTGGAAGAAGATGTAACTGAGAGTGGAGGTTTAGGGTTGTCTAAAACCTATATTTGTGTATTGACTACTGAGACTTCACTCGACTTATTACAGAAACTAACTCAATATTTTGAGGTTTCTATTGAGATAGGTAACTCTCAAAACCGAAACCTCTCGAATCGGTTTATTCGTAACTTATTGTAGTTCTGAGTTTTATATTTAAAACAAGCCTTGCGCTTGTTTTCTGTTTATGATAAACTAAACTTGTTGAAACGGAGGTTTTAATAAATTGGAAAAACTTGGTTTGATTGATAAAATGCGCCTAATTCTAAAGCATGAGGTTTTGTACTTTTCGTTGGACAAACCAAGGCAAAAAGAAACGCTTGATGCTTTAAATTGGCTTGAGTCTGAGGAAAATTGTCAATTAGTTTTAAGTGGCTCTATTCATTTACCAAAGAGGGTTTGGTCTACTCGTACCTTTGCACAAGAATTAGGAGAAGAAGATGTTTTTACCTTATCAAACGTTGTCTTACACTAAGATTTTAGAGAAGTTAAATCAACTAAATTTAGAACTAGAACGTCAAGATAAATTTGCTAAAATTTTTGTCACAGGTGGCTCTGCGGTATCTTTACTTTCAGGTGGATATAGAGAAACTAGAGATATTGATTATATTGGTTCTTTACCTTTGACGGTTGAACAACTACAAACTTTTCAACTCTCTAATGATGTCGAAAAGATTTTCGTAGTTCCAGATATTTCTGAGGTTTCCTTTGATAAAGAGTTAAACTATTCAAACTTAACTGTTCTTGTCTTATCCTGGGAGGACTTAGCAATCATGAAGTTCCACTCCACAAGAGAAAAGGATTTACAAGATTTAAGTAACTTTATCCTACCGAATATTTATGACTTTTCTAGGTTAAAGACTCGTCTTGATTACTATAAAGCAAACTATATTTTCGATATAGACAATCCCGATTTGAATTTAAACCAATACATCACTATTCTTGGTGAGTTGAAACAATCGCATCATATCTTGGTTGTAGACTCAACTAAGACCTTAGAACAAGTCCTCAAAGCAAATCGTCTATACAGTAAGTTTTGTAGATTTGCTGAAACTTATGTTATTCCACTTAACCTTGAAGTTTGGCTCTCCACTTCGGTATCTTTCTGTATGTCTGACTACGGTTTTGCTGAGTTCTTCCAAGCAGCAACCTCTTATCAAATTCGTATTTAACTCAACCAAGAAAGTCATTTTTCCTTGACTTTCTTTTTATTTTTTGCTAAAATGAGGTTATAAAATTTTTCATAGAGGAAATATTACTTCATGTTAAAACAGAACAAGAAAAACCCTAGTATTTTAGGTCGAAACTGGCGCAAAGAATTGGATCAACAGTTCGCAAATTTACCTCGAAATGTAGAGCAAGAGAAAATAGAAATAGGTTGTTTAAGTGCTTGCTTTAAACGTTTCGCTGATTTTGAAGTTAAGGTAGTGTTGTCCGCATTTGGGTATCATTTGACTTTTGATGATTATCGTTTTATACCAGAAGCTGAGGTTTCACTATTGCATACAGATAAAGATTTTTATTTGGAAATACAAACTTTTTTTAAAACTTTTGAATTTACTAATTCTGAGAGAGCTGAGTTGTGGTTACTAAGAAGAGCTGAAACTGCTTACTTTATGAAAGCGAAGTTAGTTGAAAACTATTTACTTTCCTTAGTTGTAATGATTCGAACTGCTAAATATAGAAGTGAGGTAGTTAACTAATGGCAAATAAACTAAGAGAAATGGGTTCCTTGTCTGCAGGAAAACGTGAAGAAAACATTTATAAGGTTTTTGCTTACTTGCACACAAGAGAGCAATTCCACCCAGTAGCTTTAAAGAGTAAGGTTTTAGTTTCAGATAGAACAATCTTATCTTATTTGAACCAAATTCAAGAGGCGCAACTTTTAAACGAGTCGTATCGAAAACGATTATTAGAATTGAAAGCAACTGAACAGTTCCGACAAGGTTCCAAAACGGATAAAGAGTTGTCTATTTTGGACCAGTTAGAAAATAAGTGGTTAGCTTTAGCAAGTTCTGTTGAGGGTATCTCAGAAGAGCGTAAGCGACAGTTAGAACAGTTTGTGTTTACACGTGAAACTGAATTAGAAACTTTGTGGCAGCGACTAGAATTTTCGATTTTATTCTTTGAGCTGATGAAAGGGTAAGTTAAATATGGAAGATAAATCAATTGAAACTATTCCTTTTGAAGATTCAGTCGTAATTGAAGAGCCAACGTATAGTTTAAGTTCTTTTTATTCTTTGTGTGAACGTGGGTCAATTACAGGGGTTTATATGGGTATTTGCCTTTTCTTGTGTATTTTACCTATTATATTACCTTATGTTCTCTATGGTTCTTATTTCAATTTATATTTAATCGGTTTAGGTCTACTTGCAATAGACACATTTTATTTAGCTAACAGTCGAAAATCTTCAGACAGTCATGTTAAATTTCAAACTTTTGTGACTTTAGTGGTGATGATTACATTAGTTGGTTGTGGGTTGAGAGCTTTTAATTTTGATAAGCACGTTCAAGTAGATTACTATAATAGAAGTGCTGAGTATCCTACTGATATTATGAAAAAAGACATAGAAGACCCTTTTATTGGAGATATGAAATCTTTCACTATTTCAGTAAAACCTACAAGTTTTAAATTTAAAGGTCCAGACTTTGGTGGTTTAGCGGGTGAACTTCGCAGTGGTTCTAACGAGTACCTTAAAGGTTCACTTGAAGACTTTAAACCCTTTACGGTATATTATGGTTCAGATGCTCAAGGTAAAGTAGGTGATATTAAAGGTAAACGCACAGTTTACGGTTGGTTTGGTTCAACTTCAACTGATTTTGTAATTGAGTTAGAGAGGTAAATAATATGAGTAAACAACTTATTGTTTCCTTTGATGTTTCGTCTATTTTGATAACGAGTGAGTCTTTAGCTAATTCTTTCTTACACGCATTTGATAAAGAACTTGAAATACCTCTTCCTAAACTAGAGAGTTTTAGAAGTGCTGAGATTGAAAAGACTTTAAATTGGTTAGAATTTCACTACTTGAATGACTTATTTTTAACTAAAGATGAGCTTTACTTCTTACGTTATGTGCATTTTAATTTATATAATCTTTATCAAAGTGGTGCACTAACTGAGGTTCATTTCCGAGTTTTACAGAATGATTTTACGAATGAGATTACAGTTAGAAAGTGAGAAAACATTGACACAAGAAACAGAACACTACAAGGCGATAAATTGGAATGCCATAGAAGACGTAGTCGATAAGGCGACTTGGGAGAAGTTGACAGAGCAGTTTTGGTTAGACACTCGGATTCCTTTGTCGAATGATTTAGATGATTGGCGCAGACTATCCGATAAGGAGAGAGACTTAGTAGGTAAAGTATTTGGTGGGTTGACTTTGCTAGATACTTTACAGTCGGTTGATGGGGTATCTGCTATTAAGCCAGATGTTCGTACACAACATGAAGAAGCAGTGTTGAACAATATTGAGTTTATGGAGTGCTATACGAAAGACCATAAACTTCTAACGATTGATAGAGGTTGGGTTCCGATTGCGGATATTGTTGTAGGTGATATTGTCTTAGCTTACGATCCTAAAACAGAGACTACACGATTTGAAAAGGTTTTAGAAACTTCTAAACACAAAGCGCCTTATATTGAACGTATTTACAATTCTGATATTGATTTAAGGGTATCTCCCGGACACCGCATGCTTTTTGAAGAGACTTCTTTAAAATCCGGTTCTCCATTAGATGCATGGAAGTCTTATAAATACGGAGTTGTAACTGCTGAGGATTTTGTGAAACTTCCTAAAACTGCTTATCGACGTGTGCCTTTAGTGAGACCTTTTGTTACACAAACTTCAGTTTCCCTTTTAACTCCTTTTGAGAAGTTATTGATTGCTTTCCAAGCAGATGGGTCTATTACCGAGAGGGAAATTAAACGGATTCAACAATATCGAGATAATGACCCTCGTTTAAAAACTGAAACATTTACTCTTCGATTCAGTTTTTCTAAAGAGCCAAAGATAGCAAAATTATTAAAGTTATGCGAAGATTCGGGCATACCTTATAAGGAAATTAACGGTAAACTAGGTTCAGGTAAATGTAAACCACAAAGGAACTTTAATGTATTTGTACCTTTTACAATGTTGGGTTCTTTGAACTTAAAACCTAAAGTGTTAAATAATTGGTTCTCTTTTTCTGATTTCAATGCAGAGAAAGCACAGCAATTTATTGAAGAGCTTTCTTTGTGGGACTCTCATGTTCACTATAATGAAGATGGTTCAAGAGGTTATATTTCTTATTATACAAAAGAAATTGAAAACGCGAATTTTGTTAAAGTTCTTAGCACTTTAGCAGGTTATACTCATAACTCAGGTGTAAACATAGATGATAGATCTGAAAAGTATAGTGATAATTACTATGTTCGTATTTTATCATCTAAAAATCAACGCGATGTCCAACTTCAAAGTTTATCGTTTGAGAAACTGGAAGGTGAAGAAGTTTATGGTGTTGAAGTTCCCTCTCAGTTTCTAGTGGTATCTGCAGGTCGAAAAACTATTATCTCAGGCAACTGTGTCCACGCCAAGTCCTACTCCTCAATATTCTCCACATTGAACACCAAGTCTGAGATTGAAGAAATTTTTGAGTGGACTGCAAACAACCCTTATTTGCAGAAAAAAGCAGAGATTATCAAAGAGGTTTATGACAATGGAACCCCACTTCAAAAGAAAGTAGCAAGTGTCTTCCTAGAGTCTTTCCTTTTCTACTCAGGTTTCTTTACTCCTTTGTGGTACTTAGGAAACAACAAACTTCCTAATGTAGCTGAGATTATTAAGCTCATTATTCGAGATGAATGTATGACAAAAGACCAAGAGGTGCTAACACCTAAAGGTTGGGTTTCCGTAGCTGACATTCGTCCTCAAGACTTAGTATTGCAGTTCGATAAAGAGACTCGCAGAACTAATTTTGCACCTGTTTCTACGATTTCTACGGATTTCACACCTAAGATTTATCAGTTTAAGTCTAAACTTGGTTATGTTGATTTAAAATGTACACCTAATCACAGACTTATTCGTAAAGCCTTGACAAGTAATAAATTGATTACTCGTTCAGCGGATTTAACTTTAGGTAGCAGTTCTTATTGGTTACATCCCACTGAAGTTTTACCTTCAAACTCTAAGGTTGAGCCTTTATCTAAGTGGGAAGAGTTTTATATTTGTCTATCTAAGTTTGGAACCGTAGTAGAGAGTGCTTTAAGTAAACATTTAGTATTGAGCAGTAGTAAACCAGAGATTATTGCGAAGATGAAAGATTTGTTAAAGTCTTTGAATATACCTTACAAGGAATATTCTTACCCCGAAGGGAATGGTACGGTACTCCGTATTTCTAAATTTAATCAATTCGGTATTGAAGAAAGCAAGTTGAAGTCTTTACCTAAACGTCCTTTGAATGAAGTAGACTCTAAATGGTGCTTACAATATTTGGAAACACTATTTGATTGGGTAGGTGCTAAATGTAGTGATAACTCTTATAGATATTGCTCTATAAATAAAGAGAGTGTAGATTATGTACAAGCCTTGTGTAGTTTAGCGGGGTACAAAACTCGTATTCGAGAATTTGAAGATCGGTCGCCTTTTAGTGCAGAGGGTCTTGTTAATTATTCTTTAACTATTCTACAGGAGGGTTCTACAAGTTATGGTGCGGCAGTAACAAGAACTGAGCTTGAAGGTGAGCAGATTTACGGTATCCAAGTTCCTTCAGGGTATTTGGTAACTCGTAGTCAAAGTGGCTCTGTAGTTATAACTGGAAATAGTGTTCACGGTACTTATATTGGCTATAAGTTCCAACTCGCTTTTAATGAGCTATCTGAGGAAGAACAAGAAGAATTAAAAGCGTGGATGTACGACTTGCTCTACACTCTGTATGAAAATGAGGAGAGGTACACAGAAGAGTTGTATGATGAGATTGGTTGGACAGAAGAAGTGAAGACTTTCCTTCGCTACAATGCCAATAAGGCTCTTATGAACCTAGGACAAGATCCACTCTTCCCAGATTCAGCAGATGATGTTAACCCTATCATTATGAATGGTATTTCAACGGGTACTTCCAACCATGATTTCTTCTCGCAAGTTGGGAATGGGTATCTTCTCGGTCAAGTTGAAGCTATGGAAGATAGCGATTATATGGTTGGTTTATAAGAAAAAGAGTCAAGATTTATTCTTGACTTTTCTTTTTATTTTTGCTACAATAAACCTATCAAATTACATGAGGTAAAAACAAATGGCAAATGATACAAAAGTGGCTCTTTTAGGTCATGTTTCAGTGAATGAAATTGTAAGTGCATTAGAGTATGTAAGTAGATTTATAGGCGACCTTTCCGTTTTAAATATAAATGTCGGGGTGGATAAACCTACTACCCATCCAAAAACTACGACTGTAAACGGTGTCTCTTGTCCTATTTTATACCGCAACGGTGAAGATTTCAAGGAATATGGTTTTATTGATGTTGCTGTTAACGGTACTACTCGTAACATTTTCTATCACTATAATTCTCGCTTTATTTTAGAGCTAGAGGAAATTGAAGCGAATTTAGACTGTGATTTACCAGAGTTCAATCAACCTATTACAACCTTATCCTTAGGTATGGACCCTGTTGCGGTGAGTATTTTAACCGAGTTGGCTCGTTATTTTGGTGGTTACATTGATGAAGATGATTGTGATGACCAATACTATCATAAAGTACAGTAAATGATAGTTTTCCTTTGACAAACATCAAAGTTTGTGCTATACTATAAATATATTTGGCATAAAGGTGTTCCTCTACCGAAAACATAAAGCTGATGAATTTACACCTCGCCTAATTGAATTGATTGCATAAAACCGTTCCTTTACTTAGGAAATATATAATATTCGTAGTAGGTGGTACTTGGTAAGACGTACTGCCCTTTACTACGAATGGTTTATTACGGTTCGCACATGTTAGCTCTAGATCACTTGGTTTAGGGCTTTCGTTTTGAAGAGAAATGGAAAGAAGTAGGTTGGAAATGAACTACGCACAAATTGAAACTTTAGCAAAATACTTAAAAGTTGTAGAAAGTACAAAAGAGGTTGGAGACCTTAAAAACACTCAGTTGTGTTTAACTTACGGTATCCTTGTGAATCCTCTGGAACCAATTTCTAAGGAAACTGCAGACGCTCTAATTAAGCTTTACGGAGTTGACCTTAGAAACGCCAACGCTACGTTTTATGAGAGCTTTGAGGTTCGTAAAGGTCTAAGTTGGTGTGAGGTTGTCTTTGACCGTCTTTGTCATTATGTAATGACTTATGGTGGTCTGAAAGAGTTTTTCGGTACGGACTTCATTCCTAATTCTGAGGAAAAAGCCTTTCAAGCTGCCTTGAATACACATTTAACAACGATTGAAATTAAGTCTTACATGGAAGTTCGAGAAGACTTAGGAGCTTTCCTAAATCAACCCTTGGCTTTACCTACAGGTGACATTTCAATCTTGGCAGACTTGGTTGAACATTACGGTGTAGATATTACTGAGCAAGCCAACAAAGAACTTCAAATTGAGTTTGGGTATCGCTATAAGGTTGCTCCTAAAAATCCAGAGTTGTTAGTTCGCTTGTTGGTTCGTATCCTTTTAGGTACCACTGACTACTACAAGAACTCTATGACTTTCAGTTATTTGCGCCATGAAGTTCAATACTTATCAAAAGACAAGAAAGACTTGATTATGTCTTTGGTTAAAGACTTTGTTTCAAAACAAGGTCTCCAACCTTTAGCAGATCATTTCAGACCAAACAAGCAGCTGTGGCTGATTTTGCGTAAATTAGGTCTTCAAAAAGAAGTAAATGCTATGAAGCGCTTGTCTGAGGTTTCTCGCAAAGACCACACCTTTAAAACTCTTTTAAAGGAGTTTCCTAAAGACCTGAGCGGTATCACAAACTATCAGCTTATTCGCTACTATAACTATTTGAGTGAATTGCTTGTCTTGGTTGAGGGTGATTACCAAGTTTATCGTATTCGTAACGGTAAAACTTATGTAAAAGCTATCAAACAAACTCCTATTAGTGGTTTAGCGAACCATGTGGTTGCCTTGTACTTAGAGCGTATTAAAGAAGAGTTCAAGTCTCGCTTTGCAGAAAAAGAGTTGAAATTTTATCAACCAGAAGAGCATATTTCGATTGCACTTCCAACCACTGCTAAGTCTTTCATTGGTTCATACCCTATGTACACTCGTATTGAGGTTTCAGATAACTACCAAATTGGTATCTACTGGAACCAAGACGGTGATTTGGACTTACACGCTCAAAGTGTAGACGGTCGCCACGTTGGTTACTATTCTGAGAACATCAGTGGTGTCACTTACACAGGGGATATGACTTGTCTTAACCGTCAAGGTTTAGCGGCAGAAGGGTTGCTCATTGAAGGTGTTCAGGGGTTGACCTTTAGTATGAACCCTTATAATCAATTAGGTTCAGATGCTTGTAAGATTTACATTTCTAAGTCATTGGATAAGAAAGCAACTTCTGTAGTGGAAGATGGTTCTATTTTGTTCCAAGCAAGTATTCCAACTAACCGAGAGATGGTCTTTGCAACTAATGTTGAAGGAGCAGTGGTGCTTACAAACTTGTCTGTAGGTGGACGTGTTCCTAACGAACAAGCAAGTGAGAAATTGACTCTCGCAGTAGAGCGTAAGTCACAAACTGCATTGAATTTGAAGGTTTTCGCAGAGTTTGTAGGTGCTGAGTTTGTGGACTCCGCAGAAGAAGCAACACATGATTTCTCTCAACAAGCGGTATCCGTAGCTACTTTCACGGATTTGTTGGGATAGTCTGTATTTAGAGGTGAGGTAAAAATATGAGCATCGTAAATGAACTTTTCGTAGACAGTCAACCACGTTTAGAGAACTTTCAAAACACTTATTTTGAAGAGTTTTTCAAACGATCTTCTGTCTTGCAGTGTTTAAAGCAACTGCGTAGAACTGTTACAGTTTCCAAGGGTAGTGAATCTGTTGTTTTCCGTGATTCTTTTGTTGATTCTTTGGGAACAGTACAACACGTTTTAGTAACTTTTTATATAAATAAGGACTGTACATATACGTTCGCTATTGACTTAATTTCAGAAGATTACTATGATTATGGGAAGTATGAGCGTAGTGGTACTAGAGAACAAGGTTTCTACTTCAACTTCAGTGAAGTCACAAAGAACTTGCAAGTTCAATTTGTAAATTATGCTAATTGGTTTGATAGAAAAGAAATTCTTCGTTGCTTGGAAGAGTTATTTAGCTAATAAATAGGGGTATCCAACTTTAGTTGGATATTTTTCTTTTTTGTTCTTCTTTGCTATAAATGGTTCTTTATGATATAATAAATTCATTAAAGATTAAGAGGTTTTCCAATGAATTATAAAGATTTAGATGAACGTACAAAAGACTTAGTTAAGTTCGCAGACTTCTTAAAACGTTTAGTTGTGGTAGCAAAATCGAATTACTTAGCTTTAATGCAAGCTTTCCCGGATAAACTAATTAAGAAAAATTGCTTTATTTTCTCTTATGATGCAAGAGGTTACATTTTAACCTACTATAAACCATCCGGAGCATTGGGGTATCAACTTAAACTTTTCCGAAATACTGCAAAAACTGAGTTTAGACCTCTTAGTAAAAACTACCAAAATATGGCTAAAATGACTGTGAATGTTAATTCTCGAATGAAAGGTAAAACTTTTAAATTACAATTTGCTGAAGGTGATGGTAATGGTGGTTGGCTCTTTGACGACTTGACCTCAATTAAAGAGTTGTGTTGGTTAGGTGAACTTTATAACGATTTAGTTTGGTTCGGTAGAAATTATGAGTCAGAAGACGCTTTACTAGATTTAATTCAGAAAAGCTATTATCCGTTAGCTAAACAGTTAGGATTTTCTCGAATTGAATACAACGCAAGTTTAAGAGCCCTTACTAAAGATTTAAAATAAAAACCAAAGTTAACTGCTTTGGTTTTCTTCTTGCATTTTTCTTGTAGTGGTGCTATAATGAAGTCAATCTTACGAAACAGTAAGTCAAATTAGTTATAAATAAAGGATTTCTATTATGAAAAACAAAATCAAATACCTCTCGGTATCCGCTTTATCTATCCTAGCTCTGGGATTGGGAACGCAAGTAGCACACGCAAGCATTCAAACAGACACGATTGATGAAAAATGGGGTAAACCCACTTTGGTTTATGGTGGTAGCTTAACAGACTCTCAAGTTGAAGAGGTTAATAAATCTTTCAACATTCATGATGTCGCAAATGTGAAGCGCCAAGTAGTTTCTGAAAAAGACTACGGTAAGTATATGAATGAGTCGGATGTTAGTGGAGTCTCTTTGATTTCTTCAACTTTGGTTGCCAAGCAAGATAAAGGCAAGGGTATCACTGTTAAAATTGTGACTCCAGATAATATTACACGTGTAACTGAGGTTCAATATCGTAATGCAGCTATTACGGCAGGAGCAACAGACTTAGCGATTGAAGTTTCTGCACCAGTGAAAGTAACTGGTGAGTCTGCCTTAGTTGGTGTTTCTAAGGCTCTTGAAGCAAATGGTCAAGAAGTAGATGCAAAACGAACTGAGATTGCGAATCAAGAAGTTTCAACAACTGCTCAGATTGCTGAAGCTAACAAAGATGCCAAAGGCTTTGATAGTAAATTGTTAGATAACGCTTTAATTCAAATTAAAACTGAACTAGCAAAAGAAAAGCAAAACAAAGGTCAAGTTGCTGATGATAAGAAAGTTGAGCAGATTGTTAAACAAGCTTTAAAAGACAACAAACTTGACGGAATTATCTCAGATGACCAAGTTTCTCAGCTCGTTCAATTCGCCAAAGGGTATCAACAAACTTCTGCGGTTGATTCAAAAGAGGTTTTAAATCAGTTGGGAGACTTGAAAGACAATATTTCTGAGAGTGTAGGGAAGTTCTTAAAATCTGCGGAAGAGCATGGGTTTTTTGAGAAAGCAGGAGACTTTGTGAAATCTTTATGGGACTCGATTGTAGGTTTCTTTAAATAAGTTGGGTGATCCTTTATGGACTTTATTACCTTATTGCTTATTGGCTTTATTTTTGGATTGATTTTAAAGACTATTAAGAAAAACCTACGTTTTATCTTTTCGGTTGTAGTAGTTTTTGTAATCGTTGCTTACTTACTACAGCTCTTCCATATCTTATAAACTAAAAGGTCAAGGGTATCCACTCTTGACTTTTTGTTTGATTTGTGGTAAAATATTTCATAATAAAATCAGGAGGTTTCCTATGGTATTAAACGCAGTTCTGAAACATTACGATACAAGTGTTGCAAACTTGGTTTTATCTGATGACTCGGTTGCGAAAGTTGAAGTTTTAGATATTCCTCTTGCAAATAGATTTACTTTTTATGATTTAACTGAGCGAGGTTTCACTGGGGAGTTTGAGTCTCGTAGAATACCTGAACATTGGGGAAGACGTCAAATTATTGGGAAAGAAAACCCTACCTTATTGGATGAGTTGCTTTCGCATAGAGCTTGTGATGTTGAAGATGGTTTTTGGCTTGAGTTTGAAGAGCCTTATAACCAAGGTTTCCAATCTTACTATGATGTATTGCGCGCAGGGGGTGCTATGTGATGTCATTGTCTCCTAAAGGTAATCAACCTAAACATTATGATGGAAAGTACTTTCTGAAGGTAGATTCGTTTGGTGGTGAAGCTCTATCGGAGTTTTTAATTTCTCTATTTTTAGAGTCTACATCTTTTAAAGACTTTGTACCGTATCGGTATATTTTCCCAAATATCAGTAAAAGTCCTTCTTATAAACCTAGATATTCTTTTATACCTATGTTTCAAATTATATTAGATTATCTTTATGCTTTTGATTCAAAATTAGTTAATAAGATAAATCAACAATATTGGAATAAACCTAGTGAAGATAGGCGAATGGTCTTGTTTCAATATTGGATGGATAAAAAGTACTTGCGTTTGTCTATTCAAGACCGAGTATTGGAATTACAAAATATACTCAGGTGGTATTCTAAAGGTCAAGTTTCTTACGACGATAGTTATAGATATTTCTCAGCTTTTGTGACATTAGATACAATCTTCATAAATACAGATAGACATTTTCAAAATTTTGGTTTAATGTTTGATTCTGACTTAAATTGCTTTAGAACTTCTTTGTTGTTTGATCAAGGGTTTAGTTTAGGTGTAGGTGAAAATTCCTTATTTCTAAAGCGGGTTTATTTACACAGAGATAAGCAGATTAAAATGCAACCTTTTGGGACAACTTTGAAAAGTAATAGCAAAGCGGTTGAGTGGTATCCTTACGACTTTGATGTTGTTAAATTTGTTAATTTATTACAATCTGAATTATCAAATTGGACTGTTTTAGATATGTCGCATCAGTGGAATTTAATGAAACGTCAGTTGAATCTGTATTACCCACAAGATACTAATGGGGTAAACACTTTGGAATATTTAACCTCAGTTGGGTTGTAGTTATTAAACTTAACCCAACTTTTATTAGATTTAGCATATTAAGTAATTGGCAAAATATAGGCTTTTTCTAAGTTTTTGAGTTTGAACCTTGACTACTATTAACCCTTGTGCTATAATTGTTAAAGTAGAAACAAGCTCGTTTCCGATTTATGTTTGAATGAGGTTGTTTAGATGATTAGTTGGTAAGGTTTACTTACCAAAATTTATTTTATGTAAAAGAAAGGATTTGAATTTTACATGAGCAGAAGTGCAGAAACAAAAACATACGGAAGTATCCGTAAAGTGAAACATTATGGTGCTTGTGGTGTTATTCTCGGTCTTGCAGCTTTGGGTACTGCTTTAAGTAGTGGTACTGTAAGTGCGGATGAAGTAACAAATAATGCTACAAATGCCAAACAAGTACAAAACGCACCAACTTTTAGTGCTTTAGACAGCCAAGAAAGCGCTAAAGCTAAAGAAGGTACGCTTGATGTAACCGTCAACCGTGACAAAGTAGATAATGCGGTATCCGAAGCGAAAGCTGCAGGTTTGAATGTTGTTGTTGATGCGCCAGCAGATGGTGGTACTGCAACAAGTTCTTCTGATTTGGAGAAACGCCAAAAAGAGATTGAGCAAAATTATGACAACCAAGCAGAGGTTGTGAAGAAAGAAGCTGACCGTTTTAAAGAAGAGGTTGCAACTCGTAACCAAGAAATTAAGATTGTTAAAGAAGAAAATGCAAAAGCTAAGAAAGACTATGAAGATGCTCAAGCGAAATATCAAACAGATTTAAAAACGGCTAATGATAAAAATGCTCAAATTGATAAAAACAATCAAGTAAAACATGAGCAACATTTAGCTAAGGTAGAAGCTGTTAAGTCTGAAAATGAGCAAATCAAGAAAGATAATCAAGCGGCTAAATCTCATTATGAAAAAGCAGTAGCAGATCAGGTTGCGAAAAATGCTCAAATCGACAAAGATAATACTACAGCTAAGTCAGCGTATGAGTCTGAATTAGGTAAATGGACTGAGCGTAAAACTCAATCTGACGCAGATATGACTACTTATCGTCAAAAGATGGAGCAATATCGTAAAGATTTAGAGGTTGCGAATACTCGGAACGCTGAGATCGATAAAACCAACAAGGCGAACAAAGATGCTTATACGAAAGCAGTAGAAGCTCGAAATAAAGAGAATGAAGCTATTCGTAAAGCAAACTCAACTGCGCAAGCTGCTTATGAGTCTGCATTAGCTGAGTTGAATAAACGAAACGCTCAGATTGATAAAGAAAACAAAGCAGAGCAAGATAAGTATGATGCAGCTATGACTCGCTATAAGTTAGCTAAAGCCGCTTATGAAGAAGAGTTAAAAACTTATAATCGTGAAGTTGATGCGGTTAAGAAAAAACCTATTTTAGCTCAAGGTAATGGGGTAACTCTTTATGGTACTTTGAATGAATCTAAACGTGGTTCTATGGATTACTATTCAGATGTTACTGCAGTCTTCACACCAGAGAAAGGTTTGGAGGTAGTTGAAGGTGCTTTAGGTGCTAATTCTAAGACGACTTTAACTTTAGATAAAGACCTTCAAGAAGACCCTAACGTTGCAAAAGGTTTGTATGGTAACACTGCGCGTTTAGGTGGAAAAATCATCACCGGTATCAAACAAGGTTCGACCTTCACTTTGCATAATGTAGGTCGTACAACGACAGGTAAAACGATTTCTGCTCGATTAGTGTCAAGAACAACTCCTTCTAAGAGTTTTGATATTCCAGGTAATAAAGATACTTACACTCGTTTATGGGTTTGGTGGTATAAAGATGGTAGTCAAGGCCCGATTTCTCCTATTGGTTTTAACCCATATAACTACTTGAATAATGAGTGGGATATTCATTATTATGATGAAGCAACGGGTAGACCTTTAAATTTAGGTACTACTACAATTTATGCAGACTTGGACTATACTCAAGCTGTTCGTCATACTTACAATACTGATGAAGATACAGGTGCAGTAATTAACCCTCCAGGTTCAGAAGTGGCTCGTACTACTTATAAAGGGAAACAGGTTTGGATGGGTATCCACTCAGATGGTACTCACACTTCAGATGATGATACTGGTTTGAAACGTTGGAAAGCTGGTGATCCTTATTATACAGATGTGAACGACTTCTTTGATACACCTAAAGGTACAATTTTAACTGTAGGTAAAGGTGCTGTTCATAAGTTAACCTATTTGGCTGATGGTCTTCGTGGTACCCAGACCTACACAGAAGCTCAAGCGAGAGAATACCGTCGAGTTACGGACTATGAGGATAAGTTCTACGGTCGTAAGATTCAAACAGATTTTGAACTTTATGCAGCAGGGTACGCTTTCCAACTTTGGGGTGGAAAATCGGTTGTTAAGAAATTGGTTCCACCAGAAGTTCCTAATCCTCCAGAAGTTCCAGAACTTAAACAGAAAGAGAAAGACACTTTAAACAAACCAGTTCCTACACCGGAGAAACCTCCAGTTGAAAGACCAACTGAGGTGGGTCATGTTCCTCTCCCTAAAGAGCCACCTAAACCAAGTGAGTTTACTGAGAAGAAACCAAATGAACCTAAGTACAAAGAGAAGGATAAAACTCCTATTGTACCTCCAGTAGAGAACCCATTGAAACCTCTACCTACAGAGACACCAGATGTACCTCATGTTCCTCTCCCTCCAGCTCCTCCGAAACCAGTGGAGAAACCAGTACCAACTCCGATTGCACCTAGAACTATTCATGTTCGATATGCTTTGTTGAAAACAACACCAGAAGTTGAGAAGTATGTTAAAAATAATCTTGGAACAAATGTTAACAAATCAAATGTTCCTAAGATGTCTGAGGTTGTTTGGGAGTTGGAAACTAAACCTCTTCCAAGAAACCGTGAGCTTACTGAGGTTTACAAAATTCATGATGATTTACCACAAGGGTATCATTTAAACCTTGCAAAAACTCAAGCTCAAAATAGCGACTACACTATTACTTATGATGAATCTGCACACCGCTTAACAGGGGTACTGAAAGAGAGCGGTATCGCTAAAGCGAATGCTAACCTTTCAACTGAGTACAAAGTTCTTGTCTTGAAGGTTTACGGAGAGGTTACAAATGATAACGCTGTTTATAAGAATAACTTCCATTTGAACTTGAATAACAAATACGAAGTTTATTCTAATATTGTAGAAGTTACAACACCTGGTGGAACAAAACCAGTGAAAGTAAACTACAATAAAGATGGTGTGAAAATTGATGGTAAACAAGTTCTTGCAGGTTCCGTGAACTACTATCATGTAACAATGGACTACAGTAAGTACAAAGATATTAAGAGTGGTTCTGATGCTATTCAAAAAGGTTTTGGTGTTGTAGAAGATTACCCAGAAGAAGCGCTTGATATTGAGCGTGGAGAAATTCGCGCATTCGATTCTAACGGTGCAGAAGTTAAGGGTATCACTGAGTACCACTTCAACTCTATTGAAGAAGTAAAAGACGCTCGTATTAAAGCCATTCTTGAAACTAGTGGTATTAAACCTAAAGGTGCTTTCCAAGTCTTTATGGTTGATAATCCACAAGAGTTCTTTGATAAATACGTGTCTAAAGGTAATTCTGTAACGATTGTTGACCCGATGCGTGTGAAACAGTCACTTGACCGTAAAGGTGCATCGTATCAAAATACTGCTTACCAAGTAGATTTCGGTAACGGATACCAAGCTGATATTGTAGAAAATCGTGTACCAAAGACAGACCCACATAAGAAAAACTTGAATGCCAAAGGTGTTGATATCAATGGTAAACAAGTTCTTGCAGGTTCTACGAACTACTACACACTCACTGCTGACTACTCTGATTACAAAGGAATTGAAGCTGAAAAAGACCGTGTAGCGAAAGGTTTCTACTTTGTGGATGATTATCCAGAAGAAGCAGTAGATATTGACACTAACGGTATTAAGGTAGTTGATTCTAAAAGTCAAGCAGTAAAAGGTTATACTTCTAAGATTTATAAATCAGTAGCAGATGCACCTAAAGAGGTGCAAGATGCTCTTAAACTTCAAGGGTATCAACCAAAAGGTGCTATTCAAGTTATTGAATTTGAACATCGTACTGAGTTTTACAATAAGTATGTTCGTGCAGGTGAAGTGCTTACACTTACTGTACCAATGACAGTTAAAGCTCACTTGAACCAAACAGGTGCTAAGTATGAAAATACTGCTTACCAACTTGACTTTGGTTCTGCTAAAGTGACTGAGACAGTTGTAAACAGTGTACCAGCTCCTAAACCTAATAAGGCAAACTTTAACGCTGCTCATGTTAACATCAATGGTAAACAAGTTCTTGCAGGGTCTACTAACTATTATGAGTTGACTGTTCGTTACGATCAATACAAAGGTATTGAAGCAGATGAAGACAAAATTCAAAATGGTTTCTTTATTGCAGATGATTTCCCAGAAGATGTGGTATCTATCAATGAAAAAGATGTGAAGGTTCTTGATTCTAAAGGTAATGAAGTAGAAGGTTTGAAACAAACAATCTACAAGTCTCTAGCAGATGCCCCTGAAAAGGTTCAGAAAGCTTTTGCTAAGAGAAACATTCAACCTAAAGGTGCTATTCAAGTCTTTGAAGCAGTTGATCCAGTTGCTTATTACAATAAGTATGTGAAAACAGGGGAAACGTTGACTGTTAAAAACCCTATGACGGTTTCTGCTAAGTTAAATCAAACGGGAGCTAAGTACCAAAATACGGCTTATCAACTTGATTTCGGTTTAATTGCTGAAACTGAGACTGTTTCAAATAGTGTACCTAAAACAAACCCACACAAGACGAACTTAAATAAAGCAGGTGTAAGTATTAATGGTAAACCAGTAGTAGCTGGAACAGTCAACTATTACACATTAACGGCTGATTATAGTGCTTATAAGGGTATCGAAGCGGATGCTAACAGAATTGCGAACGGTTTCCACATTGTTGATGACTTCCCAGAAGAAGCAGTTTCAGTCAATGAGAAAGAAATTGTTATAAAAGACTCTAAAGGCAACCTTGTAACTGGTTTGAAATCAACTGTTTACAAGACACTTGCAGATGCTCCTAAAGGGGTTCAAGAGTCACTTAAATCTGCAGGTTACACACCTAAAGGTTCAATTCAAGTATTGACTGCTGAAAACTCAACTGAGTTCTACAACAAGTATGTGAAGACAGGTGAGGTTCTTACAATTACTAATCCTATGACAGTTCGTAAAGAAATGTTAGGAAAAGCAGCTGAGTACAAGAACACTGCGTATCAACTTGATTTCGGTCTTGCAATGGTAACAGAAACAGTAGTGAACAAAGTAGTGAAACCAAATCCTAAGAAAGCAAACTTCGACAAGGTTGGAGTAAACATTGATGATAAGCAAGTATTTGCAGGATCAACTAACTACTATCATGTAACTGCTGATTACTCACAATACAAGGGTATCCAAGCTGACAAATCTCGTATTGCGCAAGGTTTCTTCATTGCGGATGATTACCCAGAAGATGTGTTAGATGTACTTTCTGATGGTATTAAACTTTCTGACTCTAAAGGTCAAGAAGTGAAAGGTTTGAAATACACTATTTATGAAAGTATTGAAAAAGCACCAGAAGTAGTTCGTAATGCTTTAATTGAGCGTGGATTTAAACCTAAAGGTGCCTTCCAAGTTTGGGAAGCTGAAAATCCTGAAGAGTTCTACGCTAAGTATGTTCAAACAGGTGACACAATTACCATTGTTAATCCAATGAAAGTCAAAGAACAGTTCGGTAAAACTGGTGGTAAGTATGAAAATACTGCTTATCAAATTGACTTTGGTGTTGCAGAAGTGACTACAACAGTAGTAAATAACATTCCTAAGTTTGAAACTAAGAAAGATGTTGTGATTTCTATTGGAGATAAAGAATCTAAAGATGGTAAGAAGATTGCTCTTGGTCAAACCTTCTACTACTCATTTGCGGGTACACTTATTCCAAGTAACCGTGCGGATGACTTGTTCGAGTACAAGTTTGTAGATGACTACCAAGAAACTCATGATCGCTTTGATGGTAAGTATAAAGTAATTGCAAAACGTGATTTTGTAACTGCTGATGGTAAACACTTCAAAGCAGGTGATGACTTAACTACTTACGCTTGGTTGAAAGAAGATAAAGCGAAAGGTCAACTTGAAATTGGTCTGAAAGAAGAGTTCTTGCGTTCAATCACGAAAGAGTCTGAGTTCCAAGCTGATGTCTTTGTTGAAATGACTCGTATTCAAGCCGGTGAGGTTGAGAACAAGGTGTCACACATTGTTAACGGTATCGAAGTTTCTTCAAATACTGTTAAGACACACACTGATGTTCCACCAACACCAACTAAACCAACACCAAAAACTCCACAACTTCCAAATACAGGTGGTAAGGAGACTGCAGCTATGTCTGTAGCTGGGTATGGTTTACTTGCTTTGCTTGGTTTGTCTTTTCTTGGAAGAAGGCGCAAAGAAGATAGATAAATGAAGAGAAAGGGAAAACTCCCTTTCTTTTTTTTATTTATACTTGCAAAAACTTAACTATTCTGTTATTATAATTAAGGGTTTTATCTATTCTTTATAATTTCATAGTTTTTACTTGACTTTTTAATTTAGTTTTGGTATAATAGTTTTATCAAAATAAGAAGTTTAAGTTTCGGTGTGAAATTTAATGAAATAAAACACTTGACTTATTGTAATTATTTTGGTATAATATACTTATCAAAATAAAAGAAAGAGGTATTTACCTATGAAAAAATCTATTATCGCTACTGCTGCTTTGGCTGCTGCAAGTATTTCAACCACTGTTGCACATGCTGACACTATCTTTGATCCTACTGTTGACAATGCAGGTGGTTTGCGTACAGAACAAAATCAACCGAAAGTTCCTACAACAGATGCCAAAAACGAACCAGCTTTGGTAGAGAAAGAAGCGCCAAAACTAGTAGAAGTGAAAACTCCTACTAAGGAAGAAGTCGCTGAACTTGGTGCTACTGCTAAACAAACCCAAGAAGATGCGGATAAAGCAAAAGAAACTGTAGCGCAAAAAGATGATGTTGTTAAAGGCTCTGAGTCTACTGTAAAAGAAAAACAAGAAAACGTAGAAAAAGCTGAAAAGGAACTGCCTACTACAGAGCAAGTTAAACAAGCAGAACAAGGTGTAGAAACTGCAAAAGGTGAAGTTACTCAAGCAGAAAAAGCGGTATCCACTGCTAAAAATGCAACTATTGTTTCTGCTGACGAAGTAGCTGCGCAAGAAAAAGCAGTTGCTACTAAACAAGCTGAAGTAGATGAAGCGAAAGGTGCTTTGGAAAAGGCAGAAAAAGAAGCTGCTGAAAAAGAAGCTATCTTGAACGATACTAAGCTCCCAGAAGCCCGTAAAGCTCAAACTGATGCTCGTTTTGAAGAACAAGATGCTAAAAGTTCAGTAGAGTCAAACGAAAAACGTGTTGAAGAAGCTAAACCTAAAGAACAAGAGTACCAAAATTCTGTAAAAGATGCTGAATCTAAAATTGCTACTTCAACTAAAGAAATTGAAGACTTGAATAAAACGAAAGCTGATGCTCAGATTGCTTATGCGAAGGTGAATGATGAGTATGATAAAGCAGGGGATTACAACAGTAAAATCCGTGCTACACATCTTCCAGAAATTACTCTTGACCCTAGCTTTGTACAAGCAGTAAAAGATACGATTGCTTACAACCTTGCTGACAACAGTGCTTTGTCTACTGAGGAACGTAACAAACGTACAACTGAGTTGTATAATCGAGTTGTTCGTACACAAGTTGCAAATGCTAACAACAAGTATGTTCAAACGAAAAATGAGTTGGAAGATACTACTCGCTATGACATCAACAATTTGCCTAAAGAAATTCGTGACGAATTGAACTACTTTGTAGCTGACTTGCTAAATCAAGCTCGTAAACAACTTGGACTACCAGATGCAGTTCTATCTAAAACCTCATTGGAATTTGCTCAAAAGATTGCAGACGAGTATGTGAAAGTAAACTATTCAAATAGTATGCGACAAGAATACCGTAAAAAAGGTGGTTCAGGACACTATGCTAAGGGTATCAACAAGGTTGCCAAAGAGTATAACATGCCTACTACTGATGCAGAGGTTGAAGCACGTGGTGGACAATACTATGAAAACTCTGTGACTACCTTTGCTTCACATGATTTTGATGATGAAGATGGTGTTTACCGTAAGACTTTGGGCGAGATGAAAGAAACCTTGTACAATCATTTTGTACAGCTGATTTCAACTAAGAATGACTATGCGCATACTCAAGGGATTTTGCAATTTGACTACCCAAATGAGACTGCTTACTTTGGTGGGGTTGCTCAGAGCAAAACGGACGATTTCTACACTACGCACTTTCTAACTTCTGTCCGTAGCTCACTTACAAATGGCTCAACTTGGGATACAACTCCTATTGAGAATCCTTTGAAGAAAGAAGTTTTTGAACGTCGTGTAGCTGATGCAGTTCAACGTTTGAAAGATACTGCAAAAGCAGTAGGCGCTGTCCGTGAGCAAATTGAAGCAGCAGACAAAGGTTTGGAAAAAGCTAACTCAACTTTGCGTAGTGCAACTGTTAAGTTGAATGCATTGAAAAAAGAAGGTAGTCCTCTTGCTAAAGCACAAACTTACTTAGAGCGTGCTAAAACTCGTCATGACAAAGCAGTTGTTGATTTAGCTAATGCAAATGCCTTGGTAAACAACTTGTTAGTGTCACATGCTCAAAAAGAAATTGAAGCAAGAAGCGCTCGTGGTCGTGCAAATATCGCTAAGTTCAGCCTTGGGCAAGCAAATAAGGCTTTGGAAATTGAGCAAGCTAAGTTGGGCTCAATGAAAGTTTCAGCAGAAGCTAAATCTAAAGCGGTATCTGAAGCTGAACAAGCACTCAAAGGTGCTCAAGCTAACGTTAAACAAGCCGAAAAAGAGCTTGCAGACCTTAAAAATGCGAAAACTCGTTTGGCGGATCTAAAAGTTGAACTTGAACAAGCAGAGAAAGCTCTCCAAGTTGCACAAAAAGCACAACGTGAAGCTAAGGCAGACTTTGAAGTTAAGAGTGCCAAAGCACTTGAAGCGAAAACTGCTTACGAAACTGCTAAAACTAAGTTTGATGAAGCAGAAACAAAACGCTTGGTAGAGCTTGCAGAAGCTAAACGCAAAGAACTGGAAAAAGCGGGTTATAAACCAGTACCAGTTGTAGACAACAACGGGCATGTGGTTGATTACAAAGTTCCTCAAGCTACTGTAACTGTTGCAAATAGTTCAAACTCAGCTTCAACTACAACAACTGCAACTTCAACATCAGGTTTCGTTGCTCAATCAGAGGTTGCTCCTACTGTGTATTCTGCTACACCAGCTACAGAACAAGGTGAAACTCTTGTACAAACCTCAACTGTTGAACAACGTCAACTTCCAAACACAGGTGAGACTTCTAGCGCCCTAGCTACTCTCGGTATCTTTGGTTTGCTTGTTGGTTTTGTAGGCTTCAAATCTCGCAAAGAGAACTAAATTGGTCTTTCAAATTTAAGTGAGAGGTTACATTCCTCTCACTTTTCCATTTTGAGGTCTCAGTTTCGCTCCTATTCGATTTTAATTCTAAATTTGATACTTTATCTCTTCGACAATTAAAATTCGTCAGAGAGCAAATAAGAGCCATTTAGAAAGTAGGTTAATTTGGCTAAGAAATTTAATGCAAAATTTTATGATGTAAAACCTTGGTTACAATTCTTCTTCGGTATCGCCATTTTAGGTATTTCCTTTTGGGGAGCTAAAACGGTGCTACAAGAGAACGCAGTAAGGGAGTACAAGTCAACAACTGAACAATTTACACCCTCTACAGTAGAAGAAGTCATTTCAAAAGCAGACAAGGGAGAAACATTTTATGTTTTTGTAGGGGTTTCAACTTGCCCAGACTGTCAGAAGTTTGCTAGGCGCTTAGATGTAAACCTAAAAGATAAAGGTATTGACCCTAAGTCGGTTTATTACATTGGTTTTGACTCTGTAGAAGATTTTAAAGGTTTCTCTGAGGGTAGCTTTGAACGTTTAACTAAAGGTACGGAAGGAATTCCTATTTTCCGTAAGGTTATCAAAGGTCAACTTCAAACTCCTTTTGATGATTTGAGCAATTTGGGTGCTTATTTAACTCAATAAAAACACATTCGGTATCCACATCTGTGGGTACTTTTTATTTTCCTACTTTATTTTGAGGGTATGCCACAAAATTCGAGGTATGCACTTTGATAAGTTATGAAAATTAAATTAAGTTTAAGTGAGGTTAGAAAATATGGCTAACAACAAACTATCAGCAACAGGTCAAATGGCACTTGCTTTACCAACTATGCACGGTCAAAACAACCTTGAACTTGGTATCACGTGGTCTCCAATTCCTCGTAATTTCTTGGAGTCTGATGTGTTGGTTCAAGGAACAGATGAGACGATTAAGAGTGTTTTGGATAATGAAGATTACTTCCAATATCACTTTGTAAATGACAAGTTGGCTCTTGCTTCGATTGACTTTACACGTGCTATTCAAGCTTATGAGTTCTTGACAGAAGACAAATCTATGAGAGAAAAAGCGATTGCTCAGAGAAAGAAAACGGCTGAAGCTTTTCGTAAGTTCTTAGAGAAATTGGCAAAACAACCTTTGGGTACACGTGTTGAGGTTGGTATTTACTGTACCAACTCTCTCCCACAAGCAACTAAGTTAAGTGGGGAGAAAATTCCAGCGTTTGCAGTGGACTTCCAAGCTTTGGCTAACTTGTCTGTAAACATTTTAGGAATGAGTGATTACAACTTAGTTGTAGAACTAGGTGGTCGTAGATTACCGTTGGCAGTAGAAACATTCGGTATCCCCAATAAGCAGCACTTGATGGGAGCTGAGATGACAAGAGACAACAACGCTTTGGTGGTGATGATGTCTTTAGAACCCAAAAGTTAAGTTGAGGGCTTTATATGTTTGAGGAAGAAGAATTAGAACCTTCTTTAAACACATATTCTATAGGTGATTTGGAGAGTGAAGGGGTATCCACTTATACTCCGCACTCTTCACAGTCTCCCTTTATGGATAAGGTGTTTGAAAGAGAGTTTAAACAAACGATGGTTTATATTAAATCTATGAGTCCAACTGTTTTTGGTTTACACCATTTGGAGTTAGCACAAAGTCCGATAGGTTCTGAATTGCTTTCCTTTGTAAAAATTAAAGGACTTAGCTCTGAGAATTTATTTAAAGAGTTAGAAGAATGTGAGTTTGTCTTTATTTCAACTAAGAAAGAGTTTAGTGAGAAAGGGCATTTGGCTTACTCTAAGTTGTATTTACAATCTGTAAAAGCACCAAAAGGGTATCGCTTGGTTGCTTGCGCAAGCGCCGTTCCTATCCCAAATGGCTACAAAAGTCCTGACCCTCAGATTGAATATGTAGGACAGGATGAGATTATGGAAGGTGCAGTTCTGCAGTATTTTTGGATTGCAGAAGAGTTTCTATATCGAGTAGAGACTGAGGTAGTTACTGTCTCTTTGAAAAGGGTATCCGACCACCTTGGTGGTCGTTCTGTGGTTCTAACTAATGGGATTACTGTGTATTTGGTTGTCCAAGACCGTTCTCGAATGAGAAATACAGAGACAAAGAACATTTACTTTGTAGGAAACACGGTTGAAGAGTGCAAAGAGCAAATTGTCTCTATGTATAACCGTTTGGTTGAGTTAGGTCTAGCATTTCCTAGCGATGAGTTCACTGTCCAAAAAGAGATTGGTGGTATTTTAACAACCGTCAACTTGGCTTATAAAGAGCTTGAGCCGACAATGGATTTAGCCCCAGTAGCATTTGAGGTTTCGTTAGCAGAAGAAGGGTAAGAAGTATGAGTAAAGATTTAGTAGGTCTGATTGAGTTTCCAAAAGGAACTTCACAGTCAGATGATTTAGTTGGTTATGGTTTAGTGTATTTGGAGGAAGACATCTTGCGTTTTCGTCTGAAACGCTTGTCTTCTAGTTTGGATTTGTCTACGGTTTCAGATGAAGGTGTAGTTGAATTGTTTGAAAACAGTCCTTTACATTTCGTAGTAGATTATGAACGTTTTACACGTTACATTCAAACCAATTCTCCAGAGGTTTTAGAGGACAAGTTCTTCAGAGCTTTATACACCGTTCTAAAACAAACTTACCAGTTGGGGTATCCCCTCGACTTTTCTCGCTTGGCTTTAGTTTTAGAAGAGAAAGTTCAATTTGACCAATGGAAGGTTATTTTACGTTCCTTATCTAAAGGAGATGGAACGTTTGAGAAATGGGGTGTATCGTATGGTTAGTCGAAAACCTATTAGAGAGATTGAAAGTCGCTTAACAGATGGTGGAGCTAAACTTTTGACTGAGTTTGAGAGTTTAGCTGATGTAGGAGTTGAAAGTCCTAAACAGGTAGTGTGTATCCACTTTAAAGAGAAAGACCGTTATGGTTTTTACATGCAGAGCGGTAAGAAACTAAAGTCTTTTAGTGTACCAACTTCCTTTATTGATAAAAGTAGAGTCTTGTCGGAACAAGTTTTGAACCATATTAAAGAGAGTGGTCTCTACTTTGAAGAGGGTGAAAATAGTTCAATTAAGGTTCCAGTATTAGCTCGTACAACAAGTACCGTTTTAAAGAATTTCCAAGGTTCCCAATACCCTGTGGTATCCTCTTACGTTCGTTATTTTTCAGATATTTTCAGTGAAGAACAGAGAAAACTCTTGTCTCGTTGGTTCTTGCAAGAAAGTTTTTATGAAGAAGGACTTCAAAGAATTGAATTGGAGTTAAATACTGATACCGATTACTTTAGAGAAAAAGCTGCAAAACTAGCAACTCTCATGGGAGGGGGGACTTGGTTCTTCAAAGAGTTGAACTATTTTGAAACTGGCGCTAAGTGTACCTTGGGACACGATATTAAGTGGGAATTTGTCGCAGAAGAAGAAGCCACAGGCGAAGTGTTGAAGTTCGGGGTAGATTGTGTGCAAGACTTCTTTAATATTGAAGGTCAAGTACAAAACCAGTTGGTACGCTTCCGTACTCGCTATTTTAATGAAATGTTGACATATGCTTACTCTTATAGTCAACAGTTAGGGTACCAGAAGAACTTTGGTTTTGCCTTACCTAGCTTTTGGCAAAGTTTGGTAGACGGTGGTTTTGCTAAATCAACTTCTAAGATTGAGTATTTGCTAAAGTTCGTCCGAGAGTTCAACAGTTTAAACATGCCTTTACCAGTTTCTCTTCGTTTGCAGTTTTTGAAAGAATTGGAGCAACAAAGAGCGCACAATTTACGTTACCGCTTTATGGAGAACACGTTTGGGGCGGTATCCTTGTACAATATGTACTCTCTTTTAGGAGATTTAGTACCGTTTATTAGCGAACAAGATAAGGATAAAGGTGCTTGGTCGTCTATTAAGGGTTCTATGGTTAGTGAACATGGTTTACTACTTCAAGAAAAAGACCTTATCTTGAAATTTATGGAGTCTGCTTTCTTTGAAAGTGTAGCTGCTCTACAAGCTACTTTAGACGGATATGGGGAAATGGTTCACTCTGCCTTAGTGAATACAACAAGTGAGTTAGATTTCCAATTAGCTTATAACAAGTTGTCTTGGTTCGCAGAAAAACAAAATCCTCGGACAAATGATGTAAAATTTATCGGTGGTGTAGTATTTAGTAAGTATAGTAAACCTTATCACTTTGGGAACGGCTCAGCTCTTACTATGTCAGGAGATAAGTTGGAGACAGATTACTCAAATATCGAAAGATTTTACTTCGGTGTCCTCGACCCACGTGTCTCTTTAAGTGATTTAATGGGTGTCTTCAACACCTTTACTCAGAAGTTTGAAGAACAACTTGCCAATAAATCGAAATAACAAAGTTCTTTCTTGTCTAAGTCTTGCATTTTCCCTCTAAATGTGATAAAATTGAGAAAAATGCAATTTGGATAGGAGAATAAATTTCGTATGTTAGTTCGCAGCCGACCTTTTAATGCTGGAGTAGAGTTTATAGTAGACTCTACAGTGTACACCTTAGCTCATAAGAGTCACAGTTTAATCAAGAAAATGGACTTGGAAGATTTGGATAGCAACACTCTTCTACGATACAAACCTATACAAGTCTTTTCTGTTTTATATCTAAAAGGGGTTTCTACCTCGGTTGCGGTAACTGTTTATAATGAAAAAGAGGGTTGTAAATGTGCAAACCCTCTGTCTGCTAAAACTTACCAAGTAGTGCGAGAGCAGTGGTTAAGAAGCAGTAAACTTCAAGGATTTTCTCGTATGGAAACTCCTACACCAGATGGTGTGATTGTGCAAGAAATAATGGTGGTAAGTCTATGAACAGTGTATTGAAAACAAAGATTACACCAAAAGACTTGTACAATCGTTACTTGCAGATGCGAAGCGCAGTAGAAGTCTTAAAGGTCATGTTGTATGACTACGGTATTTCTTATTCTCCCACTATTGTCCGTAAGTTTGAGTTGTCTCAATATGTTGTAGCTCAGTTAAAAGACTTAGGTTTTACTAACTATACAGATAAGCGCAGTGCGGTATCTTTGGTGTTAAATCTCAATTATTTGGAGTATGTTCAGAAGGTTGTAAAAACTAACCATCCTTTTCAAGTAGGTTTAAACTTGGTTATCTCTTACTTACAGTACAAGCAAGAAGTGGACTATTTAGAAAATTTATATTCCTTTAATGACTTGAGAAATAGGGGGTTTTTAAAGGGAAAACCGCAAACAAGACAAGTTAAGGTTTCTGAGGGTAAACAAAAAGGAGAAGTACCTCTATGGTTGCCAAAGACCTTAAATGATGAGATTTCCATTCACGATGGTTACACTGAGGTGGAAGAGTCTTTACACAATGTGTATTATCAATTTTTAACCAAAGTTGCCAAAGAGCAAGGGGTATCCTTGTTTACAGGTTGGACTTTCTTAAAAGGTGTTAAACGGACGCAAGAGTCTTCTTTGCTACCTTTAATTTTAAGAGGTTCAATCGAGATTCAAAATGAACAGATTCGTAAGGTTTTAAACTCTCTTCGTATCAATAATAAAGGAGAGTTTCCTTATTCTTTGGTTTATGAAGATTTACTGAAAGCTCAAACTAAGGTTTTAGAGAAGTACGCTCAGAGTGAACCAGACTTGATGGTTCGGAGTATTACTCCTTTTAAGGTTTCCTTTTCACGTGGTGGTTTAGGGTCTTACCCTTTGTATTACAATTACATTTGTTGGGATTATGACACTAATAAACCTTTACCTTCTGCAAATTGTTTCAATGGATTGGGAGGAGAGTTCACAAGGGTATCTTTTGCTGACGCAACTCCTTATTACCTAAGAAATGAAGAAGGTAAACAAGAGATTTTCTACAAGATGGTTAACAAGTCTCAACTTCATAGTAAGAATGTTCACTTAGAAACCTATTTAAAAGAGTTTTCTCAAATGTTTGGTAGACATTTTGGTGGAGAAGGTTTGTTAATTCCTTTGACATTTACTCGCACGAAAGTGATTAAGCAAAGTTTAGAACGATTAGAACAGAAAGGAGTCGCCCTAGTTGACTCGGATAGTTAGTTGTGGGAGAGGTCTGCAGTTAGCAGCTTCATCCTTTAGGCAGTTGGACTCAGAAGATATTGAATTGGTTCATTATCTTGGTTCGGACTTTAAGCTCTTACCCGTTTATTTCAGTGCAGGTGGTTCCTACCCACTAGAGGTTGAGGGTGTCCTACCTAGTCAGTCAAAAATCGGAGCAAGGCTTGGAGAAGTTTCCTACTGTGTAAAAAGTGTTATTTCCTCTAAATTTGGAGGGTTAGATATTCAAAGTAGTATTTCCATAGTTGTACCAAGTACAGAAAAGGGTCGCTTTAGCTTAGATACCTTGCATGAGGGGTTTGGAGGTTTGTCTCTGCCTTTCTTGGAGTTGAAAATATCTGAGGACTTGCGCTCTGTCTTTTCTGAGGTTGGAGATTTAGAGACTTTTTGGAGTACGTTGAATAGCATTCAGAAAGAAAATAGGTGGTAGAAAATGCAAAACAAAATGGTTGTTTTGGCTTTGTTGGATAGCGTTAACCCTACGGATACAAGTCATTCTTATAGCCCTAGTGGTTACGCATTGGCTCTTGCGGTATCCAACATTTCTCGACAATTTAAGAAAAAGTCAGTGCAAGCTGAGGTTGAGAAGCAGTTGAAGTTAGATGGGGAATTAACTTATACAATTATACAAGGTTCTTCATTTCCTCTGGCGGTTAGTGATAACCTTTGGGAATGTTTAAGTACCCTACGAGTTGCACAAGATGATGATTTATCTGATTATGATTTGGAGTTAAATGACTCTGAGGGTGGAGTTATTTTCAAGGTTGAAGGTGTCTTCACAGACAAGCGAGGACTTCTCAAAGGGGTATCCAATTTCAAATCGGTCGCAGATCGCTTGATTGATAAAGATTCTGTTGATTTAACTAAAGACCAAACAGAGTTTATTTCAGAAGTTAAGTCAAATATTAAGTCTTTGGCAGACTTGGAATTAGCTTTAAATGAAGATTCTAAAGGTGGTTCTCTAGCTCGCATTTCTGATGAAATGGAAGACTTATTAAGTTCTCGTAAGGATAGTTCAGAGTTTCGTCAGTCTTGGGAGTCTTTAAGAGCGCAGCTATTAGAGGGGAACTCTAAAAACTTTATCGGTAATGTACCTTCTCATTTGTTGGTGGAGGTTGAAAGTCCACTTGAAGTTTATGAGGATTTTGATAGTAGTGTAGATGTAGAAGATGCACGTGCCATTATTGATGCTCAACTTCGCGGTTATTTACCTTACCAATATGGTGTAGGTGGTTCTATGTACTTGCACTTACAAGGTTCGGTACTTAGAGAAAATGCTTACAAACAGTTTGCAAGTAAAGGTGTTCAGTATGATATCGGTAACGTTCAAGTTGAGTGGGGTTTAACACACTATTTGACGTATGGTGAAGCAGTTTTTCTGTACATCTTAGCTAAAGGTGGGGTTATAAACTTACCTACGACTGAAATTGATAGTGTATTTAAATCTGTACTTAAGGTTGGTTTAGAGGTTCAACTAAATTTCTTAAATATTTGGTTTTACGGACCAGTGGGGAATAGCTCTGAGTTTTCAGACCTTTACGCTAAAACAAAACAAATTTCAGCAGATGCTTATGTAAGTTTTTATGAGAGTTATTTACCATTTGAGCTTTACTTTGGTTTCTTGTATGTCTTGTACAGTGACAACTTGTTCAACTGTATTCAAGAAGGTTTACCAGATTTTACAAGTGAGATTCCAAGAATTGAGTTTGCTAAGTTGGTAGATAAGATTGCAGATTAGAATAGGTGGTTTAGACGATTGGTTTTTAAATTAGAACAAGAGCAGTTATTGTGGAAAGTTGGAGAGTTTTTAGCAGATAAAGGTCAACCTTTAGGGTTTTTAAACTCAGAAGGTTTCAACCCTAGTTTCTCGGTATCTGGAACGCAATTAGAACTCTTAATTGCGAAAATGAGAGCGCAAGCTCTCCAAGACTTGCCTTTTGAAATTGGCTCTTCTAAGAAGTTTGAAGACTTGCGCTTTTCTTTGTGGTTGCTCGCTAACACTTATTGTTATGTAGTGACTTCGCCATATAAATCTAAAGAATTGCAAGGTTTTAACTTAGGGAAACAAGATGTTCGTTTCGGTTCTTTGGCTTTGCCTTTATTAGAAAGTGCAGTTGAAGTAACTGATCGACAAAAGAATAGTTTGAGTAAGATTTACACGGAGTTCGGAGATACACTCAATCAAGGGTTACTCGCTTTCCCTACGATTAGTTTGTCTAAAGGTAAAGTATCTTTCCCTAGAAAGAAGGTTTCTTTCGTAGAAGGTGAGTACATGGTTCTTCCGGTATCCGTAGTAAACGGTTACGTTTCTAAACTCAAGGAGAAGTCCAAACAAGGTATTGTAACCATTGATGCACATCGTGTAGGTGGGTCTTTGCGAGAGTTTAATATGACTGCGGACACTACGATAGCAGTTCAACTTTACACAGGCTCATTATTGCTGGAAGATTTTGAGACTGTAGGTTATTCTCTATCTGCTGCTTCGGTTTACCAAGAGAGTAAAGTGAAGATTATGAAAGGTCTTACTCGTTTACTCTTAACTTTCTACGACTTGGGAATTGCAGAAGGGGAGTACCCACAAAGACAGCTCTCACTTAGTCGTATCCGAGAAGTTCGCTACTTAGCTAAAGAGGAACAAGACAAGAAGATTAGACAGTTGAAACGTTACGCTCTCATGTCTGAAGACGCTATGGTTCGTCAAATTAACCACTTGGCGAAAGATTGGTCATTTGAGCGACAAACAGAGTTCTTGGTAGAGAGTTTAGCTCGATTAAAACGAGTGTCTGATGTAGATACAAGTGTAAGTAAGTTTGAGATTAAGTCTCTGATTGAGTTTCAAATGCGCTTTAGTGAGTGTATTGAGTATTACTCTACTGCCTATTTGAGAGTTGTGTACGACATGATTCAAGAAGAACCAGAGCGTTACAATTTTATCACAGGTCGAAATACAGATATGGCGAGCGTAAGCGGTGCGGTATCCTCAGATTTTGTGACTATTCCAGATACGCTTGAATTTTAGAAGTTAAGTTGAGGTTTTATTTTCATGGACAAAATAAAAGAATTATGGGACAAGAAAGGGGTAAGATACACCATTTTAGGTGTTCTTGCTCTTGTACTGTTACTATTTGGGGTAAGAGCTTGTAACCAAGCTAAGAAGTCGAATACAGAGACAAAAGCAAGTGAAGAGCAAGTAGACAAACCTAAGAACAAAAACGCAGGGCTGACTCCATTTGAGGAAGAACAAAAGCGTTTAATTCGTAAGTATGGTGAGGCAGGAGAAGGGTATTATTGGTCTGATGAAGGTACTCGTATGGCTTTAGGAGACCAAAACTTGTCTGAGACTGAGGTTTTGAGAACTTTCTTACGTTCTCTATCTACTTTGGACTTTGCAACTGCTCAGAAATATGCTTATAAAGACCAAGTATTGAAAACCTTAAATGGTTACTTCAAGTCAGATGCAGAGTTCACTTACTCCGAGTCCTTTAAAAAGGGGATGTATCAACAATTTCTACTTAGTTTAGAGATTGAGGGTATCGAGAATCAGGCGACTTTTGCGGATGATAAGAGTAGTGTAACGGTTAAATTGAAAGCCTTGGACTTGTCTAATAAAGATTTTTGGAAAGAGGATCGCGAAGGTCTTTTAAAAGGTATTTATTCGTATCGTAAAACTGAGGCAGATTCTACGAAGGCTAGAAACTTCTTGTATGAGTATGTAAGTAACTACTGGAAATCTGAATTAGCTCAGAAGAAAACCATTACAGTAAACATTACCTTGATGAAAACAGGAGCGGGTGGTTGGCTTGTTTCAAACGATATGGACTTAGACAACTACGCTAAGTACAGTGAGGGTGAAACGGTTATTAACAACATTCTGAAAGAATATGATGAAGAAATTTCTCGTAGACCGAAAGGTTTTGAAGATTCTACATTTGACCCAAGCACTCTCTTGAATAAGGACAAGAAGTCTCAGGTAAAACATGAGACGGAAGATAGCAGTAAGAAAGCAGGTTCTTAATGAGTGTAGAGAAAGTTTCAGACTATTTAGAGCGTAAAGCTAAAGCAACCTTTCGTAAAGGTTATGAAGAGGTTCTACCTCTAATTAAAGATGGTGACTCTGAGTCGCAACTTCGCACGGTTGGTTCGGTTGCTCGCACTGAAAATCTTATCGGTATCGGTACCAACAACCGAGCTGAAGGATTTCACTTTGAAGAAAAACACTTGAGTACAACTGAGAAGTATGAGCAACAAGCTCAACTTGCTTTCAACGAAGAGTACATGAAAAGAGCTGACGAAATTGATAAACTAAGAATTTCCGAAGCAGTTTCTCAGTTTGCAATAGGATTGCAAGAAGGTTCTACTAATGATTTTGCTACTATGATTCAAGAGCGAAAAGAGGAAACAAGCGGTATCTCTGAACTCCCACCGTCTAATAGTTTCAACATTCCTCAATATGATGAGGAAGAAGAGGAACCGACTGGAGGTTTGGAAGAAAATACCGACTCTGACTTTACTCTCGAAGACCCATATTCGGTAGAACTAGTGAAAGATGAATTGCAAGAGTTTTCGTTTTCAGATAGTTTCAAGTTTTGATTAGTTTAGGTGGTTAGTAAGTACATGTTTTATGAGAAAAATGATTTCAAAATCCTGTTAGGATCAAACGCTTTAGAAGGTTGTACTGACCTAAGAAGTGCTTGTAGACGTGGTTTTGACTTATATTTCAAAGGGATAAACGAGTTACAAAGTGTTGAAACTTACTCTTTGAAACAACTTCGATTTGTAAAATCAAGACAAAGCGATAACCAATTCGGTATCTCCTTTAAAGGCGCATTTCCTTTCTCTTTCTCAGTAGATATTGAGAAAGGTACGTTAACAGTCTCTCCTTTCCTTTTGTCTGATGATGTGTTAGCAAAAGTAAAAGAAGGTCATTATGTTCCCTTGGTTCAACTCTTTTTAAACGCATTTGCAGAGAAGGTTTGGGCTTACCACAATTTGGATTTGCTAAATGTTATGTTGGAGAAGTACAAACCAGTAGGTAGTCCTTATACTGTAAGATTTGTACTAAATAGTAAAGCAAAAGATAGGTTCTTATCTCGCTTTAGTGAAGACTTGATTGAATGGTGCGTTTTAGACGATTACCCTCAAACGCTCCAGAATATCCTCCCTCACGATTTAGATTCTCTAAAGGAATTTATACGCAAAAACTTTTACAATGGATTTGACGCTCTCTCAGAAGCTCTCAGAGGGCAGTCTACACTTTGGTCTGACTATTTAGCAGGTAGACCTCCAACTGGTGTTACTTACAATCCAATGCGCTTGGTTGGTGCGTTAGCTTTAGAGCTAGAGGAAACAGTTGAAAAACGTTGTCGTTTCTTATATTTGGAAAGTGAGAATGGGGAGATTACACTTTACCAACGTGAAGGTGAGGTTTATGTTGAGGTTCTTCGATTTGATAAGGAAACGGGAGAACTCGGTATCCTCGATAAGAGTTACACTTTAGGTTTCGACTCTACTGAGCAGAAGATGAAAAGAATTGAGGTGACTGTAGATGAGTCAGCGTAACTTTGGACAACATCGAGATAATAATGAAGGTGGTTGGAACGGTGTTCCTGACTGGGGGTCTCCTCAACAACCTCATCAACAACCTTCACCACAAAGAGGTGGGTTTGGTTCTTCAGATTTTGAATCTGAGACAACTAATTCGCTAGAAGAAGAGCGAGGGTTCAATTCACGAGGTGGTTTTGAACATCAAGGTCAAAGAGGTGGTGGTTTTGGTTATGAACAACCGCAACAACCTTACCCAAATGAGTTTCAACAACCTCAAGGATTTAATCAAGGGCAAAATGAGGGTTGGGGTTCACAAAATAATCAAGGATTTGAATCAACTGGCTTCAACCAAAACCCACAAGGGTATCCCCAAAATCAGTTCGACTCCAACCACTATGACCAATATGGTCAAATGGAAAATAGTGCAAGCGCACACTCAGTCAAGAAGAAATGGTCTCCTTGGTCTATTGGTTTAACCGTTGTCATTGTGGCAGTTTTGCTCTTTGGTATTATGGTCTTTATAGCAAATAAAGCAAAACAAAACCCTTCAAGTGATTTGAAAAACAAGGTTACACAAGTAGAGAAAGGTGCTACAGATAAGAAGTCAGTGGTATCCGACAGTGACCGTATTTTTCCGGAAGGTTCTCAGAAGAAAGAAGAGAAAGCTGAGAATTTAGGTGGTAGTGAGAGTAAACCAACATCTACAAATACTCAGAACTTAGATGGTGCAAAAGTTTCGTCTGAAGTTTTAGTTGCTAAAGGTGTCGTAAAAGAACTACACTTAGAGGGTAATTCTGACTTAGCAGCAACCTATAGAGCTGTCTTATCTGTTGGTTCAACTACCCTTTCGGTATCCCTTAATTTTGACACTGCAAGTAAACTAAAAGCAGGTGATACTGTAACTGTTCGCTACCGTAAACTAGCTGATGTAGACAAGGTTGTTATTGAATCTGTCACAAAATAAAAAAAAGTCAGGTGGGTATCATTTTATCCCTTGACTTTTTATTTGTAGGTATGCTATACTAATTTTAGAATTTTTTAGAAAGATACGAGGTCAGCTAAAGCATGGTTAGAATGTTGAATTTAGGAAACAGTCCTAAAATGCCAGAGAAAGAAAAGAAAACCCAAACACTTTCAGATGCACTTGGTCAAGAAACTGCTAAACCGACTGCACCTATTCATACAGTTCCTACAGTTGAAGTTCAACCAAATGGAGAACAAGAAGGTGTAGTAGAGCCACTAAGTCGAGTAGTAGGGGAAAAAGTAGGAAAACCAGTTACAGTAACTCCTACTGAAAAGCCAAAAGCAAAAGAAGAAAAACCGACTGCTACAAACCCAACTACTGAGGGTGATGACAATGCTCCAAGAGCAGGTGGTATTTCTCTAGTGGGTATTATTCAATCCAATGTACATAAAGTTCGAGTATTTAAACGTGGTGTGTATTATGACGCCACTCAAATTGCAGGATATATTTTGCGAAACGATGGGGTTGAAGAACTTGAAGTTTTTGATGATGTATTAGTTTCACAAGAGAACCCGAAAGTAATTTATCAACCTAATACAAGTCTCTTGTCTACTGCTGAGAATCCGAGTTCTGTACCCAAAGTTCCATTTGCGATTGGGGAAACACGAGTATTCACAAAACCGGCTTTGCTTGCTTTGAATGAATCTTGTAAAGAAATCGGTTCTCGTTTGGGTATCGGTGAAGCTCAACCAGTTGTTGTGAGTCAGTTGATGGACTTGCACCCAGAGTTGACAGAAGAAGTATCTACTGAGATTGTAAAAGATTTCAAATTTGCTATTCAAGTTCGTGACGCTCGTGGAGAGGGTATTCTCGTTCCTGACCACCCAGAAGGTTTGTTCAGTCGTTTGTCTGTAGCGATTGGTCTTGCACTTTCAACTGAAACCTTGAAGGAAGAAGTTGCTCGTCAGTTGTTGAAACATAAGTTGGTAACAGATAAGACACCAGAAGAGTTGTTATTGATGTTGAAAGACCGTCTAAACTTGGCTCTTCCACAAGGTTTGTTACTTCCAGTAGACTTGTTTGAAGAAGTTTATGAGGTTAAAGGCGCTCGTAGAGCAGTTAAAGGTTCTAAGGTTAAACCTGAATTTGAACGTATTTTCGGTGTGTACAATGAGTACAATCAACCAAAATCAAAACGCACACCAAGACCTCAAACTCCTAAGTCTGACAAAGAAACCAAAGGCTCAACTAAACCAGCGGTATCCTCACAAGTCAACTTGGCGAATTATTTTGCGCACTACACACAAGGGAAATAATTTAGAATTAAGAAACGCACCATTTTGGTGCGTTTTATGTTTGTCATCAAACCTATTAATCTACTACCACTATTGACTTTTAAACCTTTTTATGATATAATTAACTCACTAAATAAACTTAATTGAAAGTGAGGAATTTTCTATGGCAAAAAGACCAAAGAAGAAAAAAGCAGGAAATAAGACTCCTAAAACCGGTATTGTCTACACACCTTTTTCTATGGTTCGTAGAGTAAATGATTTATCGAAGTTAGACGGGAAAGCAGAGCGTACCTCTTTTGAGATGCAAACTCACGGTATGATTACTGCCTTTGAATTTTTGAATTTGTGGAAGAGTGGAGAAATTGATACGACTGCTTCAAGTCGTATTGGCTTGCAACCTTATTTAAACCATTATGTGGGAGTAGCAGGGCGAATTACAGATGTCCGAAAGAGCAAAGATGGGGTATCCCTCTTGATTTTAGACCCCTCGTTAGTTGGTACGTTTGGAGCCCGAACAAAGTCTGAGGTAAAACAGTTAGTCAAAGAAGCAGGAGGGAAAGACAGTAAGTATTTTCAAGATATACCAAATCAACCTATTTTCTCAAGTCATGTGTGGTTGTTCTTACCAGAGGTTGACGCTTCCTTGTGTAAAGATACGGCTTTGTACTTAGGTTCTGTGATTACATTCTATGCAAAGGTTGAATTATATAAAGGTCGTGTGTCTACTTCACACTCTAATAGAGCGCCTAAATACGGTCTAGGCTCAATTATTTTGAATAATAGTTATATGCCTTATATGGTGCAAAGAATGAACGAGGACAACTTTAAACCAGCTCGTAGTGGTCGTAAAGTTCAGATGATGTTTGGTAACTACCGACTCGGTACGACGAATGATTTTGATTTGCGTTACGCAGTTGCTTTGATTGAAAAATCCAAGGTTGAGCCTTATGTAGATTGGTATTTCCAAATTCGTAATTTAAGTCAAAAAGCTCATTGGAATTGGATTTATAATTTCATGATGGACTACGATTCAGAGGTTGAGAAAGGTTTAACCAAATATACAAACTTCAAACCTTTGATGATGAAAAACAAAGTAGGCTTACCTATGGAGTTAGAAGCTCTTAAATACAGAAAGCAGTTAAGAGATAAAGCGGTATCTGAAGGTCTCGTAGACTCTTACGATAAACCAACTGAGGAATTAGATTTGTTCTGTAACTTCTCAGACTGCCTTGAGCATTTAGAAAAATTAGGTTTTAAAGACATTCCAGTAAAAGATACGCTTTAAATCATAGAGTTTTAGAAGAAATTCAAATAAGATACTTGACAAAGTATCTTATTTTTGATATAATAAAGATAGTTAAATGGAAATAGGAAAAGGAGAACTTACAATGAACAATGTAGTATATATGACTGAGGATCAAGAGCGTAGCAACCGCCTTGAAGTTGAAAGCAACTTAGCAAACCTCTTTAGAGAGCGAGTAGAAACGAAAGGAAAACAAGTTCGTTCGCTTTGTCGAAATATTGCCCTTTGGGTAACTCTCGGGGTATCCACATGGTTTCTTGCTGATATGGGTCTTGAGATTTATGAACAACAGTTGACGAACTCAACTTACACCGTTCGCTTTTTGATTTCTGCCTTGAACTTATTAGTATTCTTAGGTGGATTTTCTGTACTGTATTTTACAATGTACCATTTGAGCCACACTCTCGTAGGTTTCCGCCTATTCAACCGTGGTGAGTATTATGAGCGCAAAGACTCAACACACTTGCCTTTGTTTGATAAGATTGAGCGTGGGTATTACACTGATATGTACTTCCAATCAAATGGGTATATTTCTAAGGTGTCCGTACCAAATCACTATGCAAATCGCTTTGAGTTAGGTGCTAGTGTTCCAGTAGATGTTGCAATTTTGATGTACAAACAATCAGGTCGAGTTCGCTTGGTAACAAACTGCGTTGGTTCACGTGCCAACAATGAACAAGAGTTTCAAGAAACTTTGTGGAGACACAACGGTAATTTAAAAGCTCCACAAAAAGCGTACCAACAAGCATTGACAGGTTCAGTGCCTACACCACAAAAACAAATTGGAATAAATTAAGAATTTTGGATTGCATAAATGAATAATTTGTGGTACTATAAATTAGCACTCCGATAGGAGTGTCTAATCGTCTAAACTGCGGGGAGATAGTAGGGTTTACCTACTATTTTCTTTTCTTTTTGTTTAGTTTGCCTTATTTGCTACAAAATCTTGCTATTTACCTTAATTTGTGATATAATAAAGAAAACTAGAAATGAGGACTTTCAAATGACTTTAGTGCAACATCACCCTTACCCAGTAGGTAAGCAAACAACTTTATTTTACATTGATAAACACTACAAAATTCAACCTTTTACAGTAACTAAAGAGATGGTCGAAAGTGGTTCTGTAAAACTCCCTCGCTTACCTTACGGTAAGGCAGATTATGAGTTGTATATCAAAGACGGTCAAATCTTCACAGACCATTTTGATGGAGTTATTGTAACCTGTACTGAGAAAGAAACAGGTGAGGTTCACGATCCGTTTGCTTGCAGTTTTCTATCTTGGGAGTTGAGAGATATTTTCCCTAAACTTGGTAAGATTTTGAGAGAAAAAATTAAGCAAGAGAATAAAGAGCGGTATCCTCTCATTCGCTTTGTGGATGCAAAAACCTCTGATGTCTTAACTGAGTTTCCGTATGAGAACTATTACAAAGAAAACTTTGCTCTAAATGAAATGGGCAAGTACATGGAAAAAGGTCATCCAAACCTTCTAGTTCAAGCTTATGACAAAGAAACAGATGAGTGGATTTTGTTCGAGTTAAAACGTTTGGACTATTGGAAAGCGTTAGAAGACACAAAAGCGCAAGTACAAGAAGAAGTACAACATTGGAAAGAAGACTTGTAAAATGGCAGAAAATTTTGCAACAAAATATAGGTCAAAAGATGTAGACCGTTATATTGGGAATGAATTAGCAGTTCAAAAACTTTTGAACCGTTTTTCTTCCAAAGATGGAGAAGACTACCCAGCTTGTGTTATGATTTCAGGAGCAAGTGGGTGCGGTAAGACTACTATGGCTCGTATGTCTACAAAGTTGGTTTTGTGTGAGAATAAGCAAATCCGTAAGTGGAAGAATAGAGAATATTTGTTACCTTGCAACCAATGTAAAATGTGTCAAGATTTGAATGAATACATTGAGACTGCAGATGCTACAAAGCTCTTTTCGGTAAAAGAATTAGACTCTTCTAAAACAGGGAACGTAGATGCAGTACGACAATTTGTAGAGTCTGCTTCTATGCCTAAGCTATTTGCGGGGTATTCTATCTTTATCTTTGATGAGTGTCACTTGATTTCTAAAGCAGGTCAAGAAAGTATGTTGAAGTTTACCGAGGATGCCCCACCTAAGTCTATATTTTTCTTCTGTACCACTGACCCTCAAAAGATGATTGAACCGTTACAAACTCGTATGGACTTAAAGATTGTAATTGAGTTACCTAGTGTGGCAGATAATGTGAACCTTATGACTTGGGTATCAAACGAAGAAGGTTTCGCTTTTGAGAAACCGGCTTTAGAGTTAATTGCAGTTCGTTCAAATTGTGTCTTTCGTCAATCCTTGAAACAACTAGAGAACGTTTACCGTTCTTATGGTTCAGTTCGCTACGATGATGTTGTTAAGGTTCTTGATGTAAATAAAAATAGAGGTCTTTATTTTGATTTCTTAGAGTTTCTAAGAACAAAGAATACGGTTCTTTATACAAAGACTGTACATACTGCTATGTTGGAAGTTGGGTTGAAGAACTTTGTTGAGGGTTTGAGAGAGTTTGTGAAGCGAGGTCTTTACATTTCATTAGGTCTTCATGTATTAGGGATTACCAAAGATGAGTTGAAGTTGTATAAAGATTTATTTGATAAGTTCAACAATGAAGAAATTCTAGCTCTCTTGGAGTTTTTGAACAACTTAGGTCGAGGAGATATTGAAACCCAATTACTCCTCCTTGGGTATCGAGGTCTCTTAGCGCCCACTCAATCCGTTTCTTCAACTTCTTCTGTAAGTTTTGAAGTTAACGAAATTAAAGGTAATGAGAGGGTCTTAGAAAGCAAACAAATGTCTCAAAAACATAAGGAAGACAAAGCAGCACACCATGAAAATACGGTTACAAAAGCGCAGTTGGATTTAAAACCGATGTCAGCAGACCAAATGGTTGATATGTTTGATAGTTTGTAGAAGGGATATATTCTATGTTTGAACAACTATTTGAAAAGCGTTACACAAAGAAGTTTGCAGAAACTTATGAAGTTCCCACTTCAAAACCTGACTATAGGCTTTTGATTGTACTTTACCCTTTACAGAAAGGTGACCCTTTTTATGATGAGGATATTGTAGCGATTGATAAGTTAGATAAAAAAGGTTTCTTTGTGACAGTATACCCTTACAAAAACTTAGAGGAACGTGAACTTTTGCTAAATGGTTTAGTTAAAAATCAGTCTTTGTGGCAGAAAGTTGAATTATAAATGAGGTGATATTTATGTTAGAAAAGGTATTGAAACGCAGAGTTACAAAAGACTTTGCTGAGACTTATGAGGTGGTTTCCTCTAAGCGGGGTTTTAGAGAGTTTTACATTCTCTTTCCGGGTGAGGAATTAGACCCTCTTAAAGAAGATTATTTTACACTAACTGATAGATTAGAAGCTCAAAATATTCTATTTAGTGTTTACCCTGTACCTTCAGATAGACCTGAAGTGAAAGCTAGATTCTTGAAAAACAGCCCAATAATTAGAGAGGTGATTCTATGAGTGATTTGACTGAATTTCCTACGTTGGGTTTGACAGACTATTTAGCTGAGGACTTAGCTACAGTGTATCGAGTAACTGAAAACCGTCTTCTTTTAAGAATAAATTTATATTGGTTGATTGAGATTCAAGTTAAAAAGTTACATGCTTTTTATCAACCTGAGAAGTTTAAGAAGTCAAAAGGTTCACATAAAGTTGTAGGTTCTGTTTACGCATACAAGAATGAGATTCCTGCTTTAAATGACTTTATTACTCGTTTGGAGTTTGATGATACTTACAAAGGTAGACTACCGGCTATTCAAAACTTCGATTATGTTTCAGCTCGGTATTCTAGTGCTTTGGAGGTTTTCAGAGCTGATTTACCTTTAGTTGAGGATTTGTTTGAGTTGTACTGGATTTTAGCAAATCACTTGCGTCAATTAGGTTTTAATTAAAAGAAAGAGAGAAAAAGTTATGTCAAAAGAAGTAGTAGTATTTACAAAGCGCCCAGAAGACGGAGTTTGTCCCGGTTGTAAGATGTTGAAGCGCAAGCTCGACTCAGAAGGTATTCCGTATAAGGAAATCCCTTATGACCCAGAGAATGAAGAACATGTCCGCATTGTGAAAGGTGCGAAGTTTAGTGCTTTACCTGTAACCTTCCCTAATGGGTTGGAAGACCCTTCATCTGCTTTTAGTGGTTTCGCACCGAATAAAGTAGTAGAAATCAAGCGTAACTTGGCTTTGTAAGAAAATGGCAAGAGATGTTGGCAAACATCTCTTCTTTTTTGTTAAGAAGTGCTTGTCAAGTAAAAAGTTTTTTGATAAAATAAACAAAATAAAGAGAAAGTTGGTGCGAGTTTTGGGTAAAATTTCAGATTTAGTCCTAAACCGAGACTTTAGAGGGAGAAAATTTGCTTTAGAAAGTATTGTCTTTCTAAACACGTTAGCCCTCCTACCTACAACTGCTTTTGCAAATACAGATTCGTTAGGTGGGGTGCCCGACTCTTCATCAGCGGTATCCGATGCAGTTGACACGACAAATACAATTACACGTGAGCAAGCTAACAACATTTTGCAGAATGTAAGAGACGCCATTCCAGAGCCTTCAAAAGACCGTGCATTAGATCAGATTAACAAAGCGGTCAATACAAGTAGAGATTCTAGTTGGGATATGGCGATGGATGCTCTAGCTCCAGTAGGTTATGGGTTGATGTTCCTAGCCAATATTTTATGGGGTCTTGCGACTTTTGGGTATTTCTTCCAAACATCTGTTGATGTTTTGTGTTTGGTATGGTCTGGTCCCCGTGAATATTTCATGAACAAACAACCGAATCAAGACCAAGGTTTTAGTTTGAAAGGTTTCATTGGTTCTTTCTTCACTTTGTCTTATGACGCTCGTCAAATCATTGAGAGTGCAGGGTTGAGTACAGGTTCTCAACAAATGCAAGGTGCAGGTGGCATGGGTATGAACCGTGGTGGTATGGGGATGGGCGCTCCAATGGGTTCCCCTATGGGTGGCATGGGTTCTCCGATGGGCATGAACCGCGGCATGGGCATGGGTGGAATGAACCAAGGAATGCAGAACAAACCTATGGTTTCAACAGGTAACTTGTTGAGTCGTTATGTGTCACTTCACATGAAAACTTTAGTTGCTTTAGGTGTAGCCTTTGTAATCTTTGGAACATCTTTTGCGACTGAGTTCCAAGGTCAAGCGGTATCCCTAATTATTGCCTTAATTAAAGGTGCTTGGAACTTGCTTTTACAAGGGTTTAACTTTATTTCAGGACATGGATAAGAAGGTGAGTTCATGGCTTTCTTAGACTTAAAAATATTTAATAATTTAAAGAACAGTGGGGATTCAAGGTTTGGTGGACACCATGCTCACTTAATGAAAAGGCGCTTGGAAGCTGATTTATTGGAGTTAGCTGAAAAGACTTTGAAAGGTCGAGTAACACATTGTTGCATTGAGGTGTCAGACCAAGAATTACCTTTAATGTTGGAGGTCTTATCGAACCCTACGGTTCAATCTCGACTTCAATTCCAACAACAAGAAATACCAACACAGTTCTTAATTGGATTTAGAAACTTGACTGTTTTCTAAATTTCAAGTTTGCAGTTTAGTAAGGTGAGGTTCAGTTCGCATGAGTACAAAGGCTCGGTTGCCTTATGTAGAGGTTATAAAAGAAGTAAGTAAATTAGTTCATTTGAAGTATGAAACGGTAGACAATATTGTTTCATACTATAGAGAAGTTTGCTTTGACGCTATTACTAAAGGGTATTCCTTTGATGTGTTCGAAGGGTTGTTCATGAAAGTAACGGTTTCAAAAGACCAAGCTCGGAAAGTGCTACCTCAGACTTATTTGTTAAAACGAGTGGGTGAGTCTTTAGACTTGTCACTCACAGTTGTACAATCGGTGCTACAAAAGTTCCAAGAGTTGACTTATCAAGAAGTTGCAAATGGTTCAGCGGTATCCTACATTAACTTAATTTCCTTTAATCCAAGTGCCACAAGGTCTTGGAATAAGGTAAAGGTAGGTTCAGCAGTTTTAACACTTAAGAAACAGGTAGGAGTACAAGTTCGTTTGGTTTGTACCAAAGACTTTAAAGGATTAGTGGGGAAGTAGCCTATGGAGGGTAAAACTCACAGATTAGGTGGTACGGTGTGTGCGATGGCTGGGTTCATAACCTTGAAGGATTCGGGTTACTTAATACAAAGTGACTTGATTTCTCCAGCGTTACAGTTCTTAGTCATTTACACAGCGGGGATTTATGGTGGTATGTGGTCGGATAACGACCACCATTGGGATTCGAGTCCATTAAAAGACCCGGCTTCTTGGTTACAAAATAAGGTCTTGCATATTGCAAACACACCTTACAAGAAGCTAGATGAGAGATTAAGTAGCAAACAGAAGAAAAGTTCTGTTCTGTATAAGACTTTGAAGTTCATGAGGTGTATCCATCGCTCGTGGCAAACACATAGTGAGTTCACACTTCTCATGATTTTGTGGCTGATGTTCAGTCCAACTTTCTTAGGATTTACAGGTAGGTTCGACCCTCTGTTATGGTTACTAATAGTCACAGGGTTTGGACTTGGGGTTATTTCCCATTTAGTGTTAGATATGTTGACTACGGAGGGAATTCGTTTCGCTCTTGGTGTTTTCATCAAAATATTCTTTCCGAACATTCCTATGTTCACAACTATTCGCTTGGTGCCCGGTATCTCAACCTTCAAAACAGGCTCAGAGTGGGAAATGGCGATACGAAAAGCTTTGTCTATCATACAATATGGTATGTTAGCTTTGGTCTTGTTGGACTTAGGAGGGATTTCTGTCTTACACTATTTTAGTTGAGGGTACTTTCGTACACCTCAAACCGTTGTCTTATTGTTATTGGAAGTAGCAATAAGAGAGCAGAACGAAAGTTGTTTCGTATTGTAGTAGGATAAACTAATAAAAATAAAAGGTCAGATTGCTCCAACAATTTGAACCAGATTTGAGGGTAAACTAACAGTTTACACAAACATAGAAACTTTATGAAATTATTCAGTAATTTCTATGTTTTATGTAACAATGACAAATAGAAAGCCCTGCACATCTTGCAAGAGGTGTGTATCATAACAAAAGTTAAACCGAGGAAATACCTTAAAGCCTGTTTGCCACAACGTAGGATGAAAATCCAAACGTGACGGTAGCGAAAGCAGAAAGAAGAAACGGGATGTTGATACAACTTAGTAACTAACACAAGAGTGAACGATTGTAAAGCTGAAATAAAAGCTAATTAGTGTCTAGTAAATAAAAATAGTGACTGCTAGAAAACGTTAGTGCTAAGTCAACGCGAACAAGGGTAAGTTTCGGTAGGAATGTCCTAAGTCTCGAAATATTGAGATATGGATAACCTCTAACGACTATCCTCTGATGGAGGAGTGAATTAACACTAAGCTGATAGCGTATCAGTGAGTAAAGCCGCAAGCTGATGGCGGAAGAAAAATATTTGGTCTGAATACTCATAAAAGTTGTGTTAGAGTAGTTTAGATTGACATATAGTCTGCGCACGTTCTGTAATGGAAGTGACTAGGAATTGACCTAGTGGTTAGGGGTTGCGCCTTAACGGAAACAGTCAAAAGTACGAAAAGCACATTGAAAATTGAATAACACGATAAAAATTTGTTGCATTAAGTTTCATAATATGATACAATAGGTTTATCAAATGTTTAAGGAGAAAACCTATATGACAGGAAGACCTAAGTCTAAAAAGGGTGTTAAAGTACATACAGCTTTTAAAATTTATCCAAAGGATAAGGAGAGAGCGCAAATTATGGCAGATAAATTGGATATGAGTTTGTCAGCGTACATTAACAAAGCTGTTTTGGAGAAGTTAGCGCATGATGAGAAGTCAGAAGCTTCGACTGAAACTAACTAAGGAACAAGAAAACAAAGCGTGGTGGTTTAGTAAAGTCTCACGCAACTACTGGAACCTCTTAGTTGATATTGACAAGCGCAATAACCAATGTGAGTTTGATGAGATTTTGAGTAGAAATGGGAACAGAACTTATCATTCAAATTTCTATGATAGAGAAATATATTGTCTCAGTCAATCTGATTATCTCAACCTTGCTAAAATTGTTGTTGCTAAGAACTTAGAGGAAGATTATGAAGCTTGGGTTTGGTATTATCAGCCGAACCAATCGTTTATCTATACGTTCCTTGCTAGAGAAATTGCGACAGTACGGAAACGAAATAAAGGAAAGTTGAACTTCAGAAGTATCGACACAATTCAACCAAGTTTCAATGTACGTTGTGATATGTCTGCCAATAAAAAGCGCCCAAGTCGAATTTATCTGAAAGATAACGGTAAACTTCAGATACCAACTATCGGAGATGTCAAGTTCGGATCAACTAGAGAAGGTTTTGACTTATCTTGTAAGAAACAGGTTGCTAATATTTCTTTTGATGGGAAATATTGGTACTTGTCTTATGTTGAAGATATTGAAGTTCAATTAACTGATTTACCAGAATATACAGATGGTGTAGGAGTAGATTTAGGTATCAAGACTCTCGCAACTGTTTCTGATGGTACAACTGTTCCAAATATCAAGACTTTTAGAAGAGTTCGTATTTTAGAAAAACGCTTAAAGAGACTCCAACGTAAGGTTTCGCGTAAATACTTTATCAACAAATGCAATAAACACAATAAAACAAAGAACATTATTAAGTTAGAAAGAGAAATTAAATTGATACATCGTTCAATAAAGAACATCCGTATCAATCATATTCGTAAATTTGTCTCAGATTTGGTTAAACAACAACCAGAATTTATTGCAGTCGAGGACTTGAATGTAAAAGGGATGATGAAGAATAAATATCGTGCAAAAGATATTGCAAATTGTTCATTTTACACTATCAGAGAACATCTTATTAGAAAGGCAAAAGAGCGACATATAGCAGTTCGTTTGGTAGATAGGTTCTACCCGTCTAGTAAGACTTGTTCCTATTGTGGTCATTACAAAAAAGATTTAAAACTCAATCAAAGGGTTTACCGTTGTGATAACTGTCAAGAGAAGATAGATAGAGACCTTAACGCTGCAATAAATCTAGCAAATACTGACAAATATGTTCTAGCTTAAATTTTGATTTGTTTTATTGTCTTTGGAAACTAGAGGTAATTAGTTTTAGTGGTAGGTCAGACGTGAAGCCGAACCACTTTAATATAGACGCCCTGAAAATTATGAGTATATCAAACGAAGAGTAGCGTAAGCAAATTTCGGCTCAATATGGGAATGTCAAACGTGTTATTCAATTTTTGATTTTTTGCACTTTTGACTTACGTTTATCTATGAACATTTCTAAAACTGTGAGAGGGGTTCTCGCAACTGTACTGATGTCTGCTAGTTTAGTAGGCGCAGGTTATATGTCTGAAGTGAGTGGTGTCACAAACTTTACCGATATTGCAGAAGTACACGCTTTGGGTGGTTCTGATGCAAATGCTAGTTCAGAGTCTATGAGTCGACTTCAAGAGAAGGTTTACGATGAGGTTTCAGGAAACACTTATCGTACAACTACAGGTGATGGTCTCACTGGTTCTAAGATTTATAACCAAAAAGGTGAAGTTACAAGTAACTTTGACAAATTGACTGAGGGTGACAAAAACAAGGTCATTCAAGACATCAATAGAGCAGTTAAAAAGACTGCTGACAGAGATGCGACAGCGATTGAGTCAGGTGAAGCTACAAATAACGCAGTCACAAAAGGTACTGTTAACAAATTCTGGAAAGACATGAGAGAAGTTCGTAAGTCTACGGCAGGGTATCTCATTTCTGTCGCAACTGCTGATGTAGCTGCTGACTGGGATGCTGCTTCAAACTTCTTGGCTCCGTTCTATCCATTCTTTAACAGTGCGATTGCGGTATTCTTGATTTTAGCTTCATTCTCATTCTTTATCCATTTGGCGATTGCAGTGTTCTACTTCATGACTCCTTCATTCCAGTATTTTGTAAAAGATGCTGAGAGTGCTAAAGGTGCGAGGGGTTATATTGCAAGCATTATTCCGAAACAAGCGGTTACTGCCAACGACCAAGCTTTGGATAAAGGTGGAAACCCACTTCTTATTTACATTGGTAAGACTTGGGTAATGATGCTCGCTTATGCGTTAATCTTGATTTTCTTCGCAACCAACTCTATGTTGGTCTTGGTCGGTCCGATTTCAACACTTTTTGCATCCCTTGTTGGATTGTAATTGGTCGATTCATCAGAAAAGAGGTTATAAATGGCACAGTTAAAATTCGTCAGAGTTTTACAAGTAGCCTTGTTATCCTTAGTAGTGAGTTTGGGGTTGTGGGGTTTTTCTTCTCCCAACTCCAATCTTTTGGTAGATGTCGTACAAGCTAGAGCGAAGTTTGATGCAACTACTGTGAGCGAGAATAGTATGCCTTTTGTCATTGTAGACAGTGAAGCAGGGGTGTCCTCAGTTGTTGATAACATCAATAATGAGATTAGAGTACAGTTAGTTGTACGTTCAGATCAAGTATCTGACGGTTGGAAGTTTGTTTACTACAACAGTAGTAAAAAGCGAGTTTCGATTGACCGTAAGAACTTTTTGGAATATCCTATGAATACTCGTCAGAAAATCATGGATATAGCTTTGAGTAACTTGAAAGATGACCGTTCAGGGGGGTTATCTGCAAGAGATAGAGCAAGGCTCTATAAATTTGTAGAAGACCAAGATACGAATATTTCAAGTGTTCTACAAGCAGTTAACTCTGATGTAACGGCTGACTTAAATGAAGCACAAAACATTTTGAAATTCTTTACAAGTCCATTAGGTACTTTGTTGGGTATTCTTACAATTTTGATTTGTGCAACAGTTGGTATCTCTATGGCGATGGATGTTTTCGCAATGATGACTCCAAGTTTGATGTATCACTTTATGAAGAAAGGAGACAAGCGCCCTGTGTTGATTTCACCTGAAGCTTGGTTCTCTTATAAAGATGGTATTTCAAAAGGTGCGCACTCAAATTACATGATAACGTACTTGTCTCGCTCTGTTCCAAAATTAGTGGTAACAGGTGCTTGTTTAGCCTACATTATGATTGGTAATGCCACGGCTCTTGCGATATTCTTTGCCAATCTATTTAACCGATAAGTTGTTTTCTTGGAACTTATCGTTAATTGGTAAGTTTCATTGCAAGCAACTAGGGAGCCTCGGTATCTTTGGGTACTGAGGTTTCTTGTTTTCAAGAAAGGAATCTTTAAATTCATGTTCGGACAGAAGAAGATTAAAGATAAACAAGTTAAATTAAAGGAAACAAACAAGTTCTCGCGTTTTGTAGATTCGTTGCGTGAGGATTCGATTTTATTCTTTGGAGGAAAATCGGTAGATAAAAGAAAATCAACGAGTCAGTTTGTTCCGATGACCTTGGAGCAAGTAGCAGTTGAAAATAGAAGAAAGAAAGTTCGAGGTTTTGTAGGTAAGACGATTACCTTTGCTTCGGTATCCTTACTTTTAGGTTCGATTGCTTTGCAAGTAGGTAGTTCAGTTTTAGGTTTAAAAGCTGACTACACAACTGCTTACGCTGAGAACAAACAAGGTCAAAAAAGTTCTGCCTTAGAGCGCTCGATTGACCAATTAAAGATTGCAGCAGGTGAAGCTGACGGTTCTTTATCAGGTGGAGCAAAAGGTTTGTCTTCGGCAGAGGTTAAAACAGTAGGGTTCTTTATTTCTAACTGGTACTCACCGTTTACAACACGTGTTTCTATAAATGGTAATACTGTTGGGGATGCTCAATCTGACATTCAAACTATTTTAAAGACTCACGCTGGTTTAGCTGATGATCCAGCAGGGGAGTTAGCGAAACTAGTTGCTAACTTAGGTGCTAAAACTTCTGAACCTTTGTACTTAGCTAAGTCAGATGATAATGGTCAAACTTGGAAGTCATTACAAACAAAAGCTACTTACTTTGAAGTGTTATTTGGTTCTGTAGGGTTATGGTCTAAGTCGTTATTAACCACAGATGATGAAGTTTCTCTTAAAAATCGTTATGAGTATAATGTAGATAAAGGTACTTTATTAGGGTTAGTTAGGGAAAGTAAAGCTAAAGAGTCTGACTTAAAACGACAAGAAATTGTCTATGAGTGGAACCCAGACCCTAGTGGCACCCCTACGGTATCCCAAGCTACATTTTATACAAACTTTGCTTCAGTTGATGCCTCTAAGAGTTGGGGTTCTAATGTCTTGACTTTAGATGGGTCAGATAGTAAGATTGTAGACTTGTTAAAGTCAAATGATAGACATTTAGCTGAGAAATTGAATGCTTACTTAAACGGGTTTGATTATGAGGAACGTGGTGCTTTACCGGCTTCTATGAAAACAAAGAACCAAGGTTCTTTGAAACCGTTCTATGATAGCTCTATCTACTCAGCAGGTATGTATACTGATGGTTTTGGTAATTTAATTTCAGAAACAGGTTCAGACCAAAGGGGTGCTTATGTTGTAATTCCCGCTTCGCAAAACCCTATGATGTATGCTAAGAAAACAAGCACTTCCATAACTAGCTCTACTAACTCTTCTAGTGATAAAGAGGCCAACAAAAACAAAGACTTGGATAAAGAGAAAGATAAAAAGGTTGATATTAAAAGTTCTAGTGTAGACGAGAAGATGTCTGAGATTTACAACAATACTAATGCGGGTGTGGGTCGTCAGATTTCGATTAACAACCTTAATAACTTAGCTCTCCTTAAAGGAAAGGGGTATCTTTCAGTTGACGGATCAAATGCAACTTTAGGTGGTTCTGTTGATCGCAAACTTCGTTTTTATTCTGCTATTGCTAACGATTCCGTAGTAGCAGGAAAAGAGTCAGCAGATACTTCTGGTTGGGGTTGGTCTATTGACTTTTATAACTTTAATGATTTAGGTGCAGTCTTACAAAGTGCATTAAATACTCAGTGGTTAGTTCGTAACGGTAATGAGTCCGCAACTTTGACTAAAGATGGTTCCATTTTCCATAGTGGTGGAAACGTTGAAGGTTATGATTTTGGGTCTTCCTACTCTGAAATTCGTTCAGGTTCTACTGATTACGCATTGCCTCAAGGTTATTTAACTGGGTTTTTCCCTGTATTTGGGGATTCAAGAACGATGTTTGACTTAACTAAGAATGTATCCGGAGCAGATGCATGGGTTTCTATGAACGCGAAACCTTTCTCAGATGACTCTTATAAATTTAAATCAAATATGTCACTTACAAAACCAGTAATTGATGAGATTATTAGTTTTGATGATAAGGGGTTTGCAAGTGGTAACGATAAGTTCAAGAAGTTAGGTGACAATGGTACCTTATTAGTAGGTAAAGCTCAAGATATTCCATTACAGTCTTCTCGCTTAGACAGTAGTGGGTATTGGGTGGGACAAGGTTCAAAAGGGGCTTTAGTTGATACAGCAGGTGAAGCACCTAAAGATACTGCTGATAAGAAGTATGCTATTAACTTATATGCCTCAACTGTTTTAGTTAGAGCAAACCCTTTAAACAAAGATATTCCTTATGTTATTAACTTGGATAACTCTTCCGTAATTGATGAGGATGTTTTAAAGGCTGCTTCTGAGGAGAATGAAGAAGACTTAGATCATGTGTTGAAGAATATGGCTTACTTCATGTTGAATCCAACTAAAGGTCGTGAGTACAAACAACGTTGGTCTAAAACCTTTATGAACCAAACCATGTTAAGTTCATTACAAGATATGGTGGGAGCAAACACCGCTTCAAGTTACTCAGGTACAACTCGTTACTTGGAGTTAACTGGTTTTGCAACTATACCTAAGATGAATGAAATTAAGTTTACAGACTACTTGTATTCTAAGTTCTCTTCTTGGGGTGTCACTATTTTGATTGTAGCTTCTTTCTTGATGTTAGTATTCTTATTCGTAGGTCAAATTCGAGTGGTACCTGCAGTTCTTTCTATCTTAGCCTTTGGGTATCTTTTGTACAGTCCACCTAAGATGATTGATGCTTCAACTCATTTGACTAATCAGATAAATTCTTATTTCTTCAAAGATAAGTTTATGTTTTGGGTTATGGCGACACACCAAAACTATTCTGACTCGGTAGCACAACTTCAAAAAGCTGCTGAAACTGGGAACTACGATAACTACACTGCCTTACTAGTGAAACTACAAGGTGGTTGGGGTGGTTCTGAAAACGAAGGGGAGACAGATGTATATGAGTGGCAACAAACACTCGGTGCGTCGGTTAAGGTTCGTTGGATGGCTCCTAAGAAAGATGGTTACATTCAACAAGTTAAACGTGACTTAAAACAAGTCACTTCAAATAGTGTTGATGAAGCAAACAAAGATAAAAAGCAAGGTGAGTAGGAGGTTCTGAGCTTTATGATAACAACTAAAAAGATGAAGCAGTGGACTTTGGTAGGGGTATCCCTTGGGGTGCTCCTCGCTCCTAGCTTTCTATCTAGTTTAAGTGTCCTTAATCCAAGTATTGTCCGAGCAGAAGAAAGTAAAGATAAGGATAAGGACAAAGATAAAAAGAAAGAGAAAAAAGACAACGGAGAAAAGCGAACAGACAATGATGCAAGTGGTAAGAACTTGATTGACTCTCCTTTGACTTCTGCTTTGCTTTCTAACGGTTTGTCTAATGAAGATTACACAGGGTTAGACACAAATTATCTGTACCGAGGGTATCCCGATATTGCTGATTATTCTCGTATGTATTACGGAAATATTATGGGAGACAATATTTCAACAAACGGTGCGATTGTATTTAACATTGGTTCATGGTCTGAGGGTCTTGCAACTATGTTCCCTCAAACAGATAAGAGTTTAAATGTTTCAAACTCTGTAACTCCGTCGGATATTCGCTCTTCTATGCAAGAGTATTTGAGTTTGGAGAGTTCAGACAAACCAAACCATCAAACTTTGTTACAACGTTCTAAACTTGGATTTATCAATGACCGTAAAGGAACGTCTTCAACAGGTTCAGTTGATACAAAAACCATGAAACGGATTTTCGCTCCGATTTCGTCAAATACGATTGCAAAGACTTCAACACAAGATTTGAGCCAAGTGAAAGTAGGAGATGAAGTGGGTTTGAATGAAGATTACTTCATTCTGTCTAAGCGAAACTTCAATAACCATAAAGAGACATTGCAAGACCAAATGGCGAAAGCCAACAAGTCTACAACTGGAACGGCAATTCCTCAAGAGGATGCGGTATCGTTGTCTGCTTTTGCTCTTTATACAGAGTCTCCCTTCTATTACTTGTCATGGGGGCTTTACGATAATGGTTTAAGTACCAAAGCAGGTTCAAGTGGTGAGTTTAAGAAGATGATGTTAGAGAAAAATGACTCATTCTTCTACAACTACGAAATGGAAGCAGGTAAACCCGGTTATGGAGGTATGAAAGACTTCCTAGACTTTGGTTCTTTATTTACTGTAACTATTCCTTACTTACGTGAAGCCAACAAAACCTTGTTGCAGTGGAGTGATACTTATGGTACAAAACCATACGCAGGTTATGGAACTAAGCGTACAGACTTAGATGCAATTACAGATAAAGATTCTGAAGCTTACTATAAGACTTGGTTCAACTACTCGTCCGATAATGCCTATAGAACTTACACTGCTTGGGTAGATTACTTGTATGAGTTAGACATTGCAAAACCTGAAACGATTGAATACGCAGGTCAAAAGCAAGTGGTATCTGAGCCGATGAATCCGGCTGCTTACACAATTCGTCCTATGGTTTTCTCAGAAAGTGAAATGTTGTACTATGGTTTGAAAGAGTCTGATTTAACACAGGTTGAGAAGAAACTTCAAGAGGTAGCGAAAGAAGTTCGTAATGATTGGTTAAATGTTATGAACTATTACACTCTTGATGATGTGGTGCTAAATACTGCAAGTGCTATGATTGCGACATTTGATTTCAACCGTATCTTTTCTCAAACTGGGTTCAACCAACGCCAAGTAGTTTTTGAACCTCAAGGATTTGAATTGAAAGCTTTCGGTTGGGACGCTTTCCTTCGTATGATTTTGCAAAATGCAACAGGAGAGAGTTTAGTTTATAACCAAACCTTGAAGTCAGACATTTATGAGATTGTAGCTGAGAAAGATGGGTTTGTAACACTCTTCATGATGTGGTTCAACTCCTTTGTAGTAGTATACTTGGTACCAACTCTATTGATTTTAATTTTGTGTTGCTTACCTATTGCGATGATGCTTTCGGTATTCGCGTCCTTTATTCGTCAAGATAAAACATTAGTTAAGTCTTTTGCTACAGAGTGTATGTTACCGTTCTTACTTGTTTTAGGTGTAAACATTATGTTAGCCTTCACTGTTTCTATTCTTATGGGAGATGGTGGAAATCAACTTGTAACAGGTAATTTAGGGGAGAGTCAATCCTTTAATTCTCCACGTTCCACTATGGGAGTTTTAATTGCAGTAACTTTAGTAGCTTGTGCTTTATATTGGGTCGCAGTAGCGAACTTGTTTAAAGGTCTTTATAGAAATGCTCGTATTGTTTCTATCCCAGTGAAAGCTGGTGTACAGATGGCTGCAAGTTTAGTTGTTGGAAACTTAGAGAAAGTGAAGAATATTGCTAGTGGGGTAGATTCTTCGGTATCTAGTGCTTCAAATAGTCGAGTTCGTGATGCTGTAGGTAATGCGACAAGTTCTGCATCGGACTTTACTCGTCGGAACTTAGGTGGTGCAGGTTCTAGGTTTAAACGAATGTTTGGGCGAAATAGGAGTTCAAATCGTACACAGTCTTCAGCTTCTAAACAAGCGGATACTGAGGTAGCTAAAGAACTTGAAGGTTTATTTGATAAACCAACCGCACGGTCGTCTGGTCAAGTAGACACTCAAAGTAAATTTGATGCTTTAGATAAAGAGCTGAAGAAAGATAGTAAATCAGACAATGATGCATAGCAAATAGTTGTCTGTCAAGGGTATTTATGATATTCTTGTAAGTGCAAAGTCTGGAATAATGGCTTTGTGCTTTTAGTTAGAATTGGATTTAGACTTGAAGAATGTGAGGTTACAGTATGTTTTTTGAACCCATGTTAAGGTTCTTAATATTGCCAATTATAGTTTTAGTAGTAACTCTTCTGTATCCTTTAATTGGTCGATTCTATCGTCATTTTGCTAAAAACTCTATAAGAAAACGAAAGCAAAAATTAGAAGAATTGAAAAAGAGTCGAGCTGAGTTACAAGAAGAGGTCAGTAAAAAAGACCTAACAGATGAGGATAAGAAACAGGTTGAAAGTGTTTTAGTGAAAACTGCATCCGATGAAGTAAAAGAGCGCTTAAAGTTGTTAACTCTTCGTTCGTCCTTGGGTTTTAATCGCTTTTTAACTTGGTTAGCTAGATTAACTTCTATTGTTTTAGTTTCATTTGGTTGGACATTTATGGTTGCGACTATTGGAGCTTCTGCTGCGGTTACTTATGTTGCAATTATGGCTACGGTTGATTGTGCGCCTACTGAGGTTAATACCTCACAAGGGACTAATTCAACTAACACAAACTCTCAGAATATAGGTTCTGTGGATTTATCTACAGAAGTAACTGATTGGGCAAAGGATTATGAAGGTTTTACTTTCATTGGAGACTCTTTAGGGGTAGGAGTTGAACCTAAATTAAAAGGGTATTTCCCTAAATCGACCTTTGATAGTAAAGTTTCAAGAGCCTTTAAGAATTCAGATAGTACACTCAGTGGTATTGAGACTACCAAGAAATTGGAGTCTGAGAAGAAAATTAAAGATGTACTGGTTGTAGCGCTAGGTACAAACCAACCTCCAACAAATGAGTTGATGGATAAACTTGTAGGTGAAGCGAAAAGTGCTAAGACAGTTATTTGGGTAACAACTGCTTCACAAGGGGGTCAAGGTTCTTATAACAAGATAGACCATGATAAGATTGCAGAGACTATTAAATCTTATGTAAGTAGTAAGTCAAATATGGCTTACCTAGATTGGAACCAGTACGTTCAAGAAAACTCTAAATGGGAGGAATTAACGTCTGACTCCGTTCACATGAACGACAAAGGTTATGATTTATACTCTAAGTTCCTCACTCGCGGTATCTTTGATGTCATTAAGTCTCATGGTTCTAGTAGCGATAACTTAGTAACAAAAGCTATTAGGAAGATTAAATGTAAACCAAGGCAACATAAAACCAAGGCTTCAACTAAATCTGATGCTAGTGGTCTTTCTTCAGAGGATGGTCAAGATAACCCTCCGGCTGATGCCTTTAGTTCTTGGGGGTGGAGACCTGAAGACTTACCAGAAGGTTTGAAACCTTACATTATCAATCCTAAGAACTATGGTATGGACTTTGGTTTACCAGGTGCAGGTTGGTTTCAATATCCAGCAGACCCAAGTATTAACGGTCAGTGCGTAGCTTTGACTATTTCTTTAGGAAATCATATTTGGGGTAGACCTCAAGAAAGTGTTCAAGGTCATGGTGCTTTGCAAGCGGGGGCTTGGGCGAATATTTTCGGCAATCGGACAACTAATACACCTAGACGTGGTGCTATATTCTCAGATATGGAGCATCCAACTTGGGGACACACAGGTATTGTTTGTACTGTATTTAAAGATGGTACATTGCTTACAATCGAACAAAACACTTCTTTAGCAGGTTGGGATTACCGTGGTGAGCAGTATGTTTGGTATTACCGTATTTACCGTAAAGAGCAGTGGCAAGGTCTTGGTATGGAGTTTGCTTATGATGAAACAAAAACCCCAATTTTAAAGTAATCGGTAGAAAGTAGTAGTGATTTGAAAGTATTGAAATGGATTTTAACAGTTGTATGTGGAGTAGGGTTAGGAACCCTAATAGCTCTCGGTATCCTCTACTTCAAAGGTGAGCAAGAAGTTCGTCACGAAAAGGATTCTCCCACTGAGGTTAGTTTAAAACAAGAAGAAACGAAGTCGGTTGAAGACAAAGTTCAAAGTGACTTGGAACTTAACTTAGCAAGAGCAAGGGGTTATTTGTCAGAAGGTGCTAGAATAACAGATAGCGCCAAAGTAAAGGAACAACAAGAGTCGATTGAGAAGTTGCTTGAAACTTTTCGTGGAGGAAAAGACGACAGTCGCTTGAAATCAGACTCTAGCGGTATCTCTCTTCGCTACGCAGTCGAAAAGCAAGGTTACAAGTTGAAGTCTGATAGCTTTGAAGTTTGGTCTACAAAAGACCCTGATGTGGTAAACAACTTGTTTATACTTACAGGTGGTAAAAATGATGATATGTACTTAGTTTTGTCTTATGAGAAGACGGCTAACACTTTCCACATTATTTACTTGTACGGAGGTAAACCGGACACATTCGGTTAGAAATACCTCTCAGGAGTCTCAGATTGCCCCAGTTTCGATTTTAAACATTAAGAGGTAAGTTTCTCTGTTTGAAAGTTAAAATCGAATAGAGAGCAAATGAGAGCCTTATAAGAAATTGCCAAGTAAATAAGAATGTTTACTTGGTTTTCTTGTTTTTAGCAAATGCTTTCTTGCGTTTTTCTCAGAAATAATGTAAAATAAAACCATTAAGTAAATTTAAGTGATAGGAAACGGAACATGTTTAAAGATTCTCGTAAAGGTTGGATTTCAAAGCTTGTGGTAGGTAGCAAAGTAGGTGTTAAACACAAAGGTGTAATTTATGGTGGAACAGTCTCTTTAGTTACGGCTCTGGGGGTATTGTTAGTTCGTTGTGAGAATAACTTGAAATTCAAAATTATGCCAGACGGTTACAGTTCTACGAAAGACTCGGAGGTAGTGCCTTATGGGGAAGTGGAAGAAAGCTAGTATTTACGGTGGTGTTCTACTTGGAACTACTTTACTTAGCCTAGCGGTATCCACCTTTTTTCTTCAAAATTCGGGAGACGGTCAAACCTTTGATTTAAGCCGACTGACTCCTTTAGTCTCCGAGGAAAAAACAAGAGGTCAACTTCAGTATGAAAATGCTTGGTCTGAGCAAATTGAGTTAGAAAATCAAGTGAAGCCTTTCGAAAATTACATTATAAATTGGGTTGCAACTTATACAGGTCGTAAAGGTTTTCAAGGACAAAACACAAGTAGTTTGAAGTTTGGTACTTTGGAGAATAAAGGTTCTTACACCAATATGACAGATTTGGTAAAACATTACCCTAACTTACTAGGTGTTATAGAGAAAGTAATCATTCAGTATAGTTACGACTCTGTAGCAAACCAACTGGTACAAAGAGTCTCTGTTTATAAAAGAGGTGTCGAGGGGTATCGACAAGCAACAGTGGTTTACGATTCCACGGGTTCTGTTGTTGATTACACGTTAGGTAATTTTGTAAAAGTAGGTGGTTCTAGTGAAGAAGATTAAAGCGAAAGTTGTCTTATGGTTCTTGCACCTATTTGATTACAAATTATCGAGTAAAGCAAAGAGAACTGTACTAATAGGTCTTGCAGTATTGGTAACTTTAGGGTTCTTTGGTTTCATTGCAAATAATATTATTCAGTCTCATAATGAGGGTGCTAAATTACAGAGAGATACAGAAGTTGCAAAATCAGCAAAAGAAGTTGTTTCAAATTATGCAGATGAAACCTTTGCAAAAGAACACTTGAGTTTAACAACAAGTCAGTGGAAAGCAAAAGATAACAATTTTGACTATTCTCTAGCTAAGACTTATATGACTTACTTAGCTTCGGTTGAGGATAGTGCAAGTGCAGAAAGAGCTTACAAAGCTCTCCCTTGGGTATCCCCAGAAGTTGGAGACTCCTTACTTTCTTGGTCAAAAGATTATGCACCAAGTGTAGATAGACTTGTAAATTTAAAAACACTATCGAGAGTATATAGTGCAGGTGGTTCTGACAAGTGGTTTGCTTTGTTTGATGTGTCTGCAACCAATAAAGTTGGTACGCGCGTAGAGTCTTTGGTTTCGGTAGAGTTAGCAGTAAGTGAAGGTAAAGTGACCTATTGGAAGATTGAACATGGAGGACTAAGATAGTGGCTGAGTCAAAGCGAAACTATTCAGAAGGTTACTGGTTGGTAAAGCCCCAACTAGGTAAATTAACAGTAACAAACTTAGTGAACTTTGCAGAGGCAGAGGGTGCTTATGGTGTTGCTAGTGGTGGAATTTTAAGACTAGGTAAAAGTGCCTTGTTTTTTGGATTTTATATTGTATTGTGTATTGTCCTTTCTGTAATTGTAAAGAATTGGTTTGTGAGTCTTCTCTTGTGGATATTGTTGTTCCCACTACCATTTCGTTTAATTTCCTTGTTTGTATTTAATGAGCGAAAGGTTAAAAAGGAGTTCAAACTAAGGGAAGAGTTGAAGTCTAAGACAGACACTTCCTTGTTCTCTCATTTCTTCGGTATCTACGATATTGATGAAACTTTACCTTATGTCTGCTATATGTTAGATGGTAGCATTGGTATTTTCATTCGTTGTGTGCGTAAGACACAAGTAGGTAAGGTTCAAGAGAAAGCCTTTCAACACGGTCAAGGGTTGGCGAATTTTTACAATCAATGCGCTGCTTTAAATGTAGTACCAGAGTTGATTGACTTGCAAGCAGCGAACTCTTATGATGAGCGTTTTGATGACTTGTACAATCACTTAAATGAGGTGTCTTCTCCAACCATGCAAAAGGTTCTATCTTCTATGTACCATCATTGGGAAGACAACTCTAGTAGTTCTCAGTTGACTTATGAGTATTTCTTACTCCGCGGTTCAGGAGACCCTATGGTCTTTTGGGATAAAGTAACTGCTTTGATGTCTGCTCTTATGACTGCAAGTTACAAGCGTATCCAAGTGTTGAATGAGGAACAAATTGGAACTTTGGTAGAGGATTTATATGGTTTAACCGAGTTTTCAGTAACAGAAGCCATGAACCAAGCAGTTCAGAAGTCAGAGCGTTCAAGTCTTCGTCTATTGTGGTTGGGAGACGCCCAAAACCGTAGAAAACAAGTAAATACTTCTCTAGCAGAAGCTCGTTTGAAACAAGAAGAGCAGTATAGAAAACAACAAGCACAAGCAAGGGTATCTGCAGAACAAGCGAAAACTCAACCTAAGAAAACTAAGAAAACAAAAGGTAAAGAGAAAGCGAAACAAACCCAAGCAGAAGTATTGGACTTGTTTGGAACAGAAAGTAGCTCAACAAAACAAGCAAGTGGCTTAACAAGTGTGTTAGAAACAGATGTCTCTATGGAAGAATTGTCAACACCTGTGGATAACTCTCAAAAATCTGTGAATAAAGGTGCTGATGTAAGTGCGGAAGATTTGTTTGGTAGTTCAAAAGGCTCTAAAACGAAGAAAGTTGAAAGTTCAGAAGAATTGGACTTATTTTAGAACAAGAAAGTAGAGGGTATCCTTAGATGATTGGTTTAATTTTTGGAGAGAAGAGTGAACAAGTAGTAAATGCAGTGAGAGAGTCGCATGGTTTAAAAGAGGTGGAAGGTTTCACTTCTATCGGTTCTTTTCTGAATATGGCAAGTCGTAAAGCTCTTCGGTGTGAGCGTTTGATTATTAACTGTGTAAATGTAAATTCTCCACAAGAGTTTAGCAATCTACGTACATTTTTAATGGATCACGCTAGAACAACTGAGGTTGTACTCTTTGGTCGCTATTTTGAGTCCGCAGACTTGGAAGTAGTGGACTCCTATTACAGTTTCTTTAGTGAACCGATTTATACAGATTACTTGCTACAAACAAATGAGCAAGTAAATGTGGATTTAATTGCAAACAACTTATGTAAGAGTTCCTTAGACACAATTCGCTTAGAACATTCAAGTAAGAAGAATGTAAAGGCAGTTGTGAAGTATGGAACGGAGCAGTCCGCGGTATCCTCACAAGAGCCTACATTTACACCACCTAAACCGATAGCAAGTAATGGTTCTGTGGTGAAGTCTTTTGGTTATGGTGGGAAGGTCTTTGGCAAGAAGAAACTCACAAAACAAGAGTTAGCAGCGGTTTCTAAGTTAGATAATGAAATCTATGCAGTCTTACAGTTAGCTCAGTCTAGGTAGGTGGTTTGATAAAACATGGACTACATTTTAACAACAAAAAACGTTCGGTATCCTAGTTGTACAACTGTTTCTAGCATTAAACAGATAGAACGTATTACTATGAAAACGACTTTGATTATTGAGTCGTATACAGATAAAGACTTTGACTTCTTAGTATTTATTTTAAATGCTATGAGAGACAACTCTTTAACCAAGATTGCTTACATAACTGAAACTCCTTCTCGCATTGTATTAGAAACTATGAAAACAGTAGGAGCTTATGTCATTCAAGATAGTTCCTTGTTAGATAATACTGAGAGTTTTTCTGATTTGCTAGAGTTTATGTCAAGTCGAGAGATGGACAATCAAACAGATGAATTAACTCAGTTAGCGGATAGTTTTACGATTGTTGATGAATACATTCGAGGTAAGTTAGAGGGTGAGTCTAAGTTAGTAGAGCGTAAGATTTCTATGGCTTATGAACAGTTGAGTGATGTCTTACAAGAAGTTGTGTTCTCAGCAGAGTTAAATGAAGAACTACAAGCCTTTCTATTGACTGCTTCAAGTAGATTGAAGATTGCAGATGAACAGTTGTCAAAACAAGAAGATGAAATCAACAATTTGAAGACCTCTTCCTTTGGTGGGTTTGGTTCGATTAACACTTATACTCAGTATAGTTACACAGGAAACTCTAAGGTCTTGTTGATTAGGGAGCAAGCCCCCACTCGGTATCTGACCTCATTCTTGTCAGCTTATATTGATTGGTTAGCGAAAGTGCCAGAGATACAAGCAAAATTGATTGTAATAGACCAAGCTACTGATTATGTAGATGCTCGTTACAAGTCTTTACGCAAGGTAGACTCTAGTAATATCACACGTGAAGCTTCTAAATTGTACTTGTTGTCTGAGATGTACACAACAACTCCAACTACAAGTGTTATGAGTGCCTTAATGAGTCCCGGAATTGACTTATATGTGATTTTGGATAGAACCTATAAGCGCACTGCAGCGGTCTCTGGTCGAGGAATTACAACGGTTTACAGTGTTTCTAGTCGAAGATTAATGAGAGATTTGGGGTTGAACTCAGAAGAAACGATTGTGAATGATAATGGAGAACAATCTCAACTCGGTATCCTTGCGATGATTGAAAGCTACGCAACAGATAAAGAGTCTCGTAAATTGCAACAAAGAAGTGCCTTTGAGTCGATTATGAAACGCTTAACTGAGTTGTGTAATTTGAGTTATTAAACTTAGAAAGGTAGAAGTATTAGTGTTTAAGAAGAGAGAAAACAAAGTAACGAGCCTTTCTAAGAGTTCGTTAGAAAATCAGAAAACACAAGAAAACCAAGAAAAGCGTAAAGGTTTCCTTGACAAATATGTGGACTTGATTAAGATGTGGGACGCGGTCTACGATGAGTACCGCTCACGTTACAACCCAGAAAGAGCGTTAGCTTCAAGTAGGCGCTTGTATATGGATTCTAACTTTACTTATAGTGGAACTCAAAACGTAACGGCTTATTATGTTATTGATGAATTACCACCTGAATTTGAAATGGGGTATCGTGCAACGCTTCGCTCCATTGTACCAGAAGGTATTTCAATGAACTTCATTGAATCAAATGAGCCTTTTGAAATTAACTGGGATGATCCTAAAGTTAAGACTCGTTTGTCTGTTTTAGATGAAGTGAGTGCGAAAAACCAAGAAGAGTCAAGCAAGGGTTCGAGGTTCACTCAGCACAAGTATGTAAAGACAGCTCAAAAAGATGAGCGCTTGTCACTTTCTGTAGAATACGCAAATGACGCAACCTTGAGTGACCAAGACAAGCGTTACTTGTATAAAGTCCGAGTTATGATTATTATAACAGGACATAGAGGGTCTGAGTTTACAGATGTGTTGAAAGATTTTGAACACATGTGTAATCAGAGAACAGGAATGCAAGTTCACCGAGTTACCGGTATCATTGCAGACACCGTAGGCGATTTCTCTCCTTTTAACTCTGAAATGTCTAAGGAAAGCAAGCGTAAAATTCGCTCTACCTTTACCTCTGATGAGTTAAGAGCACAGTGGCATCCATTTGAGCAAGGGGTTGTTGGTTTCGGTACAACTTACTTAGGTACGAATATTGAAACGCACTCCCCTGTCTTCCACCAATTTAAACGTGACGTAACAGACGCTGAGATTGTAATTGTAATTGGTATGTCTGGTTCAGGTAAGTCCTTTGAAATGAAGTTGTTGGCTACACAGTTTGCAGCCAATGACAGCATGATTATGACCATTAACGACTATGAAGGTGGGGAATACAAGGGTCTTGGAACTTTGCTAGAGAAAGATTTCCAAGTCGTTTCTTTGGACTTAGGTATGGGTTCAGGTCGCTACCTCGACCCAGTTCCGATTGTACCTACAGGTGATGGAGAGATGGATAACACCTTGTTTACTCGCTCTCGGAAGAATATTATTGACTTGTTTAGAGCGGTAGCAGGTGCAGAAACTCTGAAGAAATACGCTTGGATTCCTTTGATTGTTGAGCGTGGAGTTGACCTATTTTACAGTGAATATGGAGTCTCAATCAACCCCGAAACGTGGCACGCCCTCGATGGTTGCTCGATTTACACGGTTTATAACTATTTGAAGAAATACCGTCCGAACTTAGAAGATGTGTTGAGTTCTATTACAGAGGAAGACAAAAATGTTTTAAGTGAAGATGATATTAAAGAGTTGTATAAGTCAGCTTTGAAAGACTTCCAAAGAGATTACATTTATTTCTTGGAAACCTTTGGTGCTTACTTTGAACCAAGTAAGAAGTTGAATAACTACTTTAAATACCCAGTTTACTTGAAAGATATTATTGATGCGAAGTTAGTTATTTGCGATTACAACATGAGAGGTGTCCCAGAAAGTCAATTATCTGAATTGGACGCTATTCTCATTCCTATGAACGCTGCAACCGTAGCCTACTACAGAACAGTGTATCCTTTCTCTCGTGGTCTTTACAATGTGAAGATTTGGGAAGAGTTGCAACGTTTTAGTTCTCTTCCAAACGCAGTAGAGATTTTGAAAACTCCAATCACAGGGGGTCGTAAAGCAGGGGATATTAACATTGTCGCTTCCAATGACCCGGTTAAACTGGTTGAAAAAGATGAATTTTCTCTATTTGCCAACTACACACTAGCTATGGTTGGGAAAATCAAATCTCCAGTTTACCAAGAGATTGTATGTAAAGCTCTCGGTATCACTGACTTGGCGGATGAATTAGCTGAGATTGGTGCAGTTATTGAGGAAGATGAAGGTTTGGTAGCTGGTTATGACCAAGTACACGCAGAACCTTATAAAAAAGCCTTTGTCTTGAAGTTGAACTCTGGGGAGTCTGCGGTTGTAAAAGCAGATATTCCACGTGTAATTAGTGATACACCGTTGTTTAGAACTGGTGTCATTGCACAAGATAAGCAGTAATATAGTTTAGGTGATTAGTAAAAATGATGTTATTAAGTTTAATTCTCTTTTTAGGGGGTATCCTTTGGGGTGTTGCAAACTCTATAACCTCTGAAAAGTTGAAAGAAGAGGTTAAGAAGAGTCGTTTCCTCGTAATTGGAGTAGGTGTGGTCTATGTATTAGTAGTCTTTGCAGTAACGTTAGGAGGTAAACGATAATGGATTGGAGAAATTCAAATGACGACTTAACAAGGCAGTCAGATGCTCGTAGAGAGCGAGAAAATCAACAATTTGAAAATGGTATTTCAGGAGACCGAGGAGGTTTTGGTGGTATGCGCCAAGGTCCTGGTGGCGACCCTTTAGCTCGTATGAGAGGTATGCAACCTGACCCTTTTGCAAATCGAGTAGGTGGGGGTTTACCTCCAAGGCAATCGTTTGGACAACCACAAGGGTTTCCACAACAAAACCAACCCCCACAACATTTAAGTCAACATGAAGATTGGATGGATAAAGTCTTCAAGGTTGGTAAAGGCTTATGGAAACATTTGTCTTCCTATGTGTGGCCTGTTTTGTCTGAGTCGGATGATATGTTCAGAAGTGACTACAAACTAAGAAAAGGATTGACCGCTGCTCTCTTATACTATGGTGCAGTAGGTGGTTTCTCGTTCTTGTTTGGTTTGTTTACGAGATTTGCAACTGCTCCTGGTATCTTCATTTCGCTTGTGGGTGGTGGAGTGAGTGGTGGTATTTTCTTGTATAAGAACTCTCAGAATAAAGAGTGGGGGTTAGTTGATGACTCACCAAAAGAAGAAGTCATCCCACAAGCTCCACAACCTTCTGAGTTTGGCGCACCAAGAGACTTTATAGATGATGGTTTTGGTTCTCCAAACCTTATGGGAAGCTCTGACCCTATAGGTGGTTTTGGACAACCTCCAAGAAGAGAAGTTCCGAATGAGTTTAAAAACTTCGGATCAAGTGGAGGTTGGGATGATGAAGAGGACGAACCTCCATTTCCCAAAAGACAAGGTTTTGAGCCTATGACAAGACCGAAACCAACTAACTTTGATAATATAGACGATGAGGAAGAGGATTTAAAACCCCAACCCAAGGGTATCCCCTCAAAAGGCGCAAGCGCCAAGGACATTTGGGGGAGCATAGATGATGAGTCTGAGGACTTAGAAGAAGACTCGGGAGAAACAGAAGACTCTTCGTCTAGTTCAAGGGAAGAATTAGAACACCCTAAATTGGAAGAAGTATCTGAAAGTGCTTTTACTTCAGATTTAGCGGGTGGTTTAGTAGAACCAGAGTTAGTAACTAGAAATCTCTTGCTTGATAAATACTTGTCTGTCTTAGATGGTTCTAGTTTGAAACCGGATTGGTCTCGTGAGGTTTCTAAGAATAGCTTAGAGTTTAAACAGTTAGAGACTTTCCTTCGAGACGCCCAAACGGGTGGAGTTAAAGGCTTGTCTGAAATGGATTGGGTAAATGTCGAGTCCATTACAGAGCGTGTGTCGGTATTTGAAATTATCACTGACCGACCAGAGAAGTTAAAAGGGAAAGAAACCCTCTTTGCAAAAGAGATTACAGAGTTGTTGAAAGACCAAATGAAAGATTACTTTGGTGAAAATGTAACAACTACTGCGGTTGGTAAAGGTAGTCGTATTGCTATTACTATCTTTAAGCAGACAGGTACCTCCTTTATGTTAAGAGATTTGATTGCTTCAAGTAAAGACTTCTTCTTAGATACTAAGAACGAACTCCCAGTAGTGTTCGGAGCTGATGAATATGGAGAACCTATTCTTCTTGATTTGGCAAAACACACAGGTACGATTATTGCAGGGATGGCTCGAACAGGGAAGTCTGTCCTTGCTACCGGTATCGTCAACCAAATGATGGCTTTAAACTCTCCTCGTAAGGTTCAAGTCGTTGCAGGAGATATGAAAAACAAAGACTCCGACTGGTACCAAATTACCTTACCTCACTTGCGTAGGTTTGCAACAGGTACAAAAGCCATTATGGACTTGCTTGATTGGGTGGTTTCAGAAGAAGCTCCTCGAAGAAAGAGATTGATTGGTGATCAGTTGAAAATTCAGAACTACAATGCGAATTGTTCTGATGAGTCTGAGCAGTTGCCTTACTTGTTTGTGGTTTTAGATGAGATTATTTCCTTTGCTGAGAAATTGGATAAAGATGAGAAAGTCACATACAAAGCTTACTTGAGTGAGATTTTAACTGCTTTCCCAAATGTCGGTATCTTCTTGATTTTCGTACCTCACCAACTGCACAATGATTACTTCCCTAAAACCGCTTCTCGTATGGTGGGGAATCGATTTGCAGTTAAAGCGGGTCAACCAATTCAGAAAACGATTTGGGAAGACTCATACAGACAAATTGACTTCCCAACAACTAACACAGGTGACTTTGCTTACACTCTTGCTGGTTCTGATGAACCGAAGTTCGGTCACGCTCCGTTGATTATGAGTATGAATGGTGGAAAAGAGCGCTTGGATAAGTTATATGAAACTCAACGGAAGATGTGGACGAAGTTGTATCCTGAAGAAGCTGCTACCTCTGCTTATGTAACTCGTTTAAAAAATGAGCAAGCAAGTCAAACTTTAGGTAAGCTTGGTATTTCTGTTTCCGACACGGACTTTGCAGACGAAGACTCTTTACGTTTCCCTAAGTCTAACACAAGTAATATAGACTTTATCCGAGACATTTAAAGGCATAGAGCAGAAAGATAGGAGTTGTAAACACACATGGAAATTACATATCCAATTAGTAGTTCTAGGTTTCTGCTTGCAATGCAAGTATACGCTAGAAAAATGGCTTCTTATGAGACTTATGAAGAGGTTAAAAAGAGGGAATTTGAAAGAATTTCTCTCTTCCGCCCTCTTCCTACAGTTTCAAGAGAAAGCATTAAGACAGAGGTTGTAGAAGAAAGTCCTCGGTATCTTCTCGACACCGAAGGTTCCGAAGATGAGACGGTTGAGTTAGAGTCATTGTTTGAGGGGTTTGATTCTATTCAAGACTCAGACTGGTTGACTTCTATGAAGAGTAAAGAAGAAGTTGAACGTAGAGATGAGGAAGAAGAACAAGACCCATTACAAGGAGTTTCCTTTGCAAGTTTGGGGTTGAGTAGTAGTTCTAGTGATGATGAACAAGAGTTAGAGTTGCGAGAGTTTGAAGTAGACCCTTCAGAAGAGGATGAGTTTTCTGACCCATTCTCAAACTCTCCTAAATCGTCTCTAAACAATTTCGGCTTAGAGGTAGGTAAATTATCGACTTCAGAAGAAAAATCAAATCTGAGCCAATCTGAGACTTCTGAGAGCAATTTAGAGAGTGAACCAACTAGAGTAGAGTTCAAAGAGGAAATTTTCCGTTCAGATTATGTAGGTAAGCGAGAGCCTTGGACTTATGTAGCGAAAGAAAAAGAGGTTGTAAAACCTCATCAACCTCAACTTAGGGTATCCGCACCTGAAGTTGCACCTCGTAAGGTTCAAGAGCCTAAACCTACTCCAAGACCTCAAGTTCCTCCTACTCCTCAACCAAAACCAGTCGTTCGACCTAAACAGGTTGTAGAAAGACCTCAAATTCAACCTCAAACTCCAGTTCAAGCAAACGATAAAACGGTTCGCATGGTTAATGAGGATTTTGTGTCTTACTGTCGTAGAAACTTGAGAGTACAAGAGCAAGTAGCATTAGGTTATTTCTCTCCAAGTGAGATTGAGTCTGCAGTAAGGCAAGGTAAGGTCTTGCGTAAAGGTGGAGTTCTCATCTTTGCTCACTCGTAGTTAGAAAGGTTTTCAAGAGTTGTGAAATTAGTAGAAAACATTCGCTTTGTGAAAGTCAATGCAGAAGGTATCCCAAATGGAATTTGCGGAATTTGTTCTGCTTTAGTAGGAGGTTGGCTTGTTGTTCATGGTATAAAAGTGAAGCGCCAAGGTTCCCAATACAAGGTTCTATTCCCAGAGCGTAAATTATATGCAGAGGTGTATAAACCTGTAGTAACTGCTTTAAATCCAGAGTTTAAGAAGGAAGTAGATGCACTCATTTTAAGTGAGTTTTACAAAGCATTAGAAAACAAGTAAAAGTTAAGGGATAACCCTTGACTTTTTTCTTTGAGTTTGCTAAAATTAAATATAAAAATAACAAGAAAGGCGAAAATTTGTGGCAGTAACCGAAGTCTCATTTTACAATGGGGGTTTTATTGATAAGTCAGCTCCTATCCAACGCTATAAGTTGTTAGATAGCATTATTCAGAAAGCTAATGAGGATAAAGACCAAGTTGGTTTTCCGGAGTTAGCAGATAGTTTGCTAGATTTAACACCTGAACAAGTAGAACAAGTTATTGCTACAAAGTCGTCTTTAAAAGAGGGTGTAGCAAAAGGCTCTCTTCGGTGGTATCAAACCTACGGAGTCCACTTTATTTTAGCAGCACGCTCGGCACTTATTATGGATAGTGTAGGGTTAGGGAAAACGGCTACGGTTGCTTCGGTTATTAGCCATGTAGGAGCTTTGAAGCAACGGACAAAGGGGAGACCTTTGCGTTATTTGTTCTTAACAGAGGTTGGTTTGGTTGCACAAGCTCGAAAAGAGTTAATTCGTTTTACAGGAGATTATGTAGCAACCACTACTGGAGACTCCAACCAAGTGAGTAGCTTTATCAAGGAGCAGAAAGAGTTAGAATCTCCTAGTGGGGTTGTAGCTTCTTATTCAGCGGTATCCTCAAGTCACGATTTCATGTTGTGGCTTGCAAACACTGTGAAACTACACGGTAAATTTGACTATTTCTTTATTGATGAAGGTTCGGTGTTGGGTTCTACTAAGTCTGACATTTATAAGGCTTGTAAGACAGTAAGAACTAAGTTCGCAAACCATGTAGTTGTTATGAACGCTACACCATTTGAGAAGTCTATTGAAGGAATGTACAATCAGCTTAATTTCCTATTTCCCGATGCGATGCCTTTAAAGACTAAGTTTGAAGAGTTGTTCGTGAAGAAGTCCTTTCAAACTCACCAAATTTTAGGTTACAAGGACCCAGAGTTGTTTAAAGTTTGTACTCGATTTATGGCTTTTGGTACAGCTCGTCAAGAGCTTGGGGTATCCGTCAAAAACTCCACGTGTGAGCTGGTCTTATACAAGCCTTCACAGTACCAAAACAAACTGTTTAGTAAAACTAGACATAAGCGTTATGTTTGGGACGAACCTTCATGGTTTGACCCAGATTTAGAGATTACACCAGAGGTTTTACCTAAGTTGCAAGTGATTGAAGATTTGTTTAAATACCGTATCGGTCAAGATAACGCCTTGATTTATGTTCATTCTGTTGATGCTCAGAACACGTTGGTTCGATTTTTGGAGGGGTTGGGAATAAAGGCTCTCACTATAAATGGAGAAGATAATACTCCTAAGAAGAAAGATGCAAAATTAGACAAATTTCATAAAGAAGGTTATAGAGTTATTGTAACTAACTTGAAAAAAGGTTTAAACTTAGGTTTCATGAACCACTTGATTTTCTACTCTTTCACAGGAAACTCAGGGATTACGAATCAGATTGAAGGTCGTATTGTTCGTAGCCAAGATATTCATGATAAGCATATTTACTTAATTTTAGCGAGAAGAGAAGAGTACAAAGTCTTAGAAGAAGCTTGTGTAAGTACGAAAGATAGATTAGCTCATACCAAACATGAAGTTAGCTTATTGAACAATTTCTTTTTAGACCTAGACCTGGTAAATACTGTGGTGGAAGTTACTAAGCAAGAGATTTCAGAGGGCGCAAGCTCGTCTATTGTAGCGGTATCCTATTCGAACCAAGATATGAATGGAGTTGTCTCTTATCCTAAATGGTCAAATGATTTAGAAGAAACGAAAGAAGGTTTAACTTTAAGTTAAATGAGGTAGTAACATGAAAAGATTTCAACCAACGAATTACAACGAAGATAAAGACTCACTCTTTGTTTATGTAGCTCCAAAACCAAAAGAAACAGAAGACCAAATGGTTCTTTATACTTCAGTGAACACAGACTACAAATACGCTCATTATTGGTCTAACAACTGGCGAAAAAGCCACGGATATCCACTTTTGCGCAAGAAAACTAAAAAGTTCGCATTTTATGTAAAACCGGAGTTACAGTCAGTTGAAAGCACGAAGAATATTCGCTCTGCGGTTGCAGAAGTTGATAAGATTTTAGATGAATTAGGTTATGAAAGATGAAATTAAAAGACTTTGAAGAGCTAGCTAACTTAGGTTTAGACAACTCTTCTACAGTTGAATTTTACAACATGAAAAATTTCAAGGAAGACATTCTAGCAAATAAGTTCTCAAACCTATACATGATGGGTAGCGAAGTTGAGGGTAAAACTCACGCACCTTTTGGTCTGTTGGTTGAGGGTTCTAATTTAGTTGTTTTCTTTGAATAAACAGTAGGAAAAGAAGAAGTAAATAAGGAGTTTGTGTAAGTTGAAGTCTTACTTATATTTATCTGACATTCATGCAAATTACGAAGTTCTAAAACAGTTAGAAACTTTACCAGAGTTCGCAGATGAGAACTGTGAAATTCGCTTTGGTGGAGATTATATAGATGGTTTCGAGTTAAAACCAAATGCTACCTTAGATACTCTTCATTTTGTGAAGGGTTTGTGTGAGAGTGGTAAAGCAAAAGCGATTGTAGGAAACCATGATATTTTCTTGTTAGATAGTGCTTTTCGACCCTTCACTACAAACTGGTGGTATATGAACGGTAGAGAGGAAACTCTTGCTAATTTGGGTATCCCCTTTGCCTCAGAAAGCGATTTGAGAGAACAACTTTTGTTTTACTTGTATGATGAACTGGTTTGGTTACGTTCTCTTCCCTATTACTTAGAGGACGGTAAGAATATTTTAGTACACGCAGGTTTTGAATTAGATTTGCCTTTGGACAAGCAAGATACTGAAGGGATGGTTTGGACTCGCGAGTTTTATATTGACTCTTTGAACCATTTAACTGATGTGGACTTGCACCCAGACTTTAAAGGGAAAACCATTATTTCAGGGCATACTCCGACTTGCACAATGGGAGAATATGAACATCCAATAAGTCCTTGTCAGATTTTGAAGGATAGTTTGGAGTTAGATGGTGAACCATTGATTACACGTTACTTTATAGATGGTGGTTCTAAATCAGGTTCTGAGTTTTCTCGTATTAACTTGTTGAAGTTGGACTCTGAAGGTAATGAACTTTGGCAAGGTTATTTAGATGAAACGGGTTTCCACAAATACTCAGATGAAGGTACAGAAATATGAACAAACAACCAGTATATTTAGGTTTTGACGAGTTTGGTAATTGGATTGGCATGGACTCCGAAACATTGAGGGACTTCGCAGATTCCTTTATTGATGTAGACAATTTTGTAAGTGAAGAAGCTATTATTTCAGCTAGTTCTGTAATGACTCTCGCTCTTATTTGGGTGGGGTATCCGCAGAGCTGGGTGTATTCCGACTTCAAATTAGTCTTTGAAGGTCTACTAAGACGATACAACCAAGATTTGTAAAAGCAGAAAGTTAGTTTAGATGATAATAAAAACACCAATGATTTTATCCGACTTAGAAAAGTTGGTAACAGATTACACAAGTAAAGACCACAGCTCTCAAGGTTTCAATTTCAAGTCTAGTGAGTTTGATTTTGAGTGGGAAGTCAGCAAATTGAACTGGTACTTCTACTTTGATAGAGAAGATGCAAGTTTATATGCAGCCTACTTCCACATAGTAAGAGATTACGCTTACTTTGTAATTGAGTTCCCATTTTACTATGGAAATGAGTTTTGTTCTGAGGACTCAGATAGATTCAAGGAAGTTGGTTTGGAGTTCTCGTTCCGAAATGGTTGGATGAAACTAAGCACGATTATAACAGAAGAAACAGACTTAACTAAAGTTTTTGATGTTCTCTTTTCTGTTCTGAAAGATTATAGTTAAAATACGGAGAAATAAATGAAGTTATGTAAATCAACCGAGTGTTCAGACGGTTTAGTCTTTGACATTGCGGTAAATAAATTAGTTCCTTGTCCTTTGTGTGAGGAACTAAGAACAAAACAGGTAGTAGAGGGAGTGCAAGCTCAAGAAGGAACAACTCAAGGTTTATCTGAGAAGTTAGGTCTTCGTAGGGTATTCTCTCGTTTGTTCGTAGATTTGCGACAAGTGTTAGGAGACTTAACAGCTGAGAGTTTAGATACAGAACAGTTCAACTCTATTGAAGATTCTATTGGAGCTTTAGTTGGTTCTTTGTCGGTGGGGAAAAAGCCAAAGACTTCTGTATTGTTTTACTTAGGAGTCCGAGCGGATATTGAAATGTTAGCTTTTTGGTTGCTAGGGTCTGCTTATAAAGCAGGGTTGAGTGTACATCCTTTTATTACACCTTTTCGTTTACAGGGCATCAAACAGAAGCGCGAAGACTACGAAAATCTCATGTTGAGCGAAGTGGTTGTTATTGCTTATAGTCCTTCTATGCGAGAAGATGGTTATTTAGTAGAGGACTTTGTAAGACAACGTGCTTTTGAAGGGAAGTCCACCTATGTGATATTAACGGATGGTTCTCAGATTAACAATGTCTTGCAACGTTTGGGTTCTGAGGATAGTTATTCTCCTCGTCAATATCTGTATATCGGTATCCCTCGTCAAAATAGCACCGAGGAAGAGCGAGTCGCTAGAACAAATCGAGTAATTCGCAATTCAAATAAGGTGCTAGGCTTGAATATGTCTGAAGTTGAGTTAGAAGATGTAGTACCTCAAAAAGCAAGAGGAAAAGCTAAAAGTACGCAGTCGAAAAGACCTGTAGCAACATTAAGTTCTGCAGAAGCAGATTTATATAACTTATAAACTTTAAGTAAGGTTTTTGAAAATTTCAATTTCCTTGCTTATTTTTATTGATTTATAGTTATTTTTGTGATATAATAAAGAAAATATTGATTTTTAGGAGTTAGAAGAAAATGAAAATTACACTTACAAGTGAAGTAGTTAATAAATATGCCCCTTATGTACGAATTTCTACAACTAAAGCTAATCCTAACACTGGGTCAATTCGTGTAAGTAATTCCGGTGCTCGTTGGAGCTTATCTAGTACAGATTTTGCTCAGTTGTTTAAAGTTTCTATCTTTATGATGGCATACTCTGCTGAAACTGTTGAAAGTATTCGAAAAGAATATGATTTGCGTAAAGACGTGGAGTTTGAAGTTCCGGGTATTTCTCCGATTGAAGTGATTCAACTGTCTGAATCTGCAGTAAATCATGAGGTTCCTAAAGGTGGTCGTCCAAAACCTCAATTTGCAAACCTAGATGGAGAGTTGATTATTTATGGAACTCAACCTCATAAGGTAACAAAAAACTCTCAACCAGTTCAAGAAGTTGAAGAGAAAGTAGAGGTTTCAGACGATTCGTCTGTTCGATTTCACAACGCAGGAGAGACTGTTTTATCAAACGATTTGGAAAAAGAGTTAGAAAATCTTAAAACTGAATATAAAAGAGTTGAAGATTCTCTGAAACAAGCAGAGGAGCGTATCCAAACTTTTGAGCAAAAAGAAAAAGAGTTTGCTTTGGATAAGATTCAGTGGAAGTCTGAAAAATCTAATATGGAAGATGAAAAGAAAGCTACTTCTGAATATATCAATACCTTAGAGAAAGAACACGCAGAACGAATTGAGGAGGTTCGTACTGAAGTGCGTTCTAAACAAGCTCAAATTCTTCAGTTGAGTCAAGAACAAGACAATCTTAAAGTAGAATTAGAAGAAGCTCAAGCTGCTTTAACTAGGTTAAAGGACGAGAAAAAGAAGAACTTTGTTACACGTTTCTTTTCAAAGTTTAAAAAGCTCTTTGGTCGAAAATAAAAGGTAGATTAGAATGGTTTCAGTTGTAGAATTAGTGTTGGTTAGTGGTCAGAGGGTTGACTTGCAAGCAGGAGACCAAATTACGATTGGTGAAGTTGGAGAAGAGTACAAAGGTCGTTGGTGTTGTCTATCAAAGACCTCAAATAGCTCCGATATTCGTAGATTTCTAATAGGCGCACCTGATGAAGCGTTGGTTAGTGTAGGTCGTAATAGGGTATCGTTTCAGCGTTCTGAGATTTTCTCGATTAAAGATGTCAACTCTAAATTCGATGAAAAATAACAAATAGATTAAAGGTTGATAAGGTGGGTTGAAATATGGTACATCCCTATTACACAGAAAAGATACTTCCCTTTTTGGAACACAATAAGGTTATGAATATGTTAGTCAAAACTCCCTTTATTGGTACGGGTTTTGAGCTAAAAGAGTTAGCAAAAACTTTGAGAGCAGACGAAGAACTTCGCTATATAACTGCTTGTAAAAGCGGTCAAGCACGAGTTTTGGTTTGTGTGACCAATTTGCGTTTGCATATTTTAGATAAAGGGTTGGTTTTGAACAAGTACCAATTAACTGTGAACTTACCTCAGATTGCAAGTGTGCAAAGAGGTAGGGGTATCTTCTTTGGTTCGGTGGTTATTTCTGTTATGGGATTTGATGATAACATTTATCTCACTGACTTTTGGGGTAAAGACACAGAGAATTTTCAACGTATTTTGCAAGACGCCATAACCGATTATGGTTTGGGTCGTAGTTCCTTAACTCAACCCAACTATTATCAACCACAACAATCTTATTATCCGCAAGAACCTTATTATCAACAAACAGAAAGAAGATTTCAACAACCTATGTATGAATCCAATAATCCCGCTTACAACTATTTGACAGGAGAGCCTTTCACAGAAGCAGAACTTTTGGAGATGGGTCTCGACCGTTTCGGTAAACCTTTGGAAAAGAAACAAGCGCCTAGTCAACCACAAGTGCAACCTAGTCGCACGGTTTCAAAACCCCAACAACCAACTCAACCAAGGGTATCGCAAAATCAAAGACCACCTTTGCAACCTAGAGTGCCAAGACCTCCCAAAGATGTTTCAGATATGACAACACAAGAGAAGTTTGATGCTCTTGAACGTGGTGGGTGGTTTTAAGTTATTGATTTAAACTGTAAATGGAATAATATTAGAGAGGAGATTTGCTTTTAGTGTTTGAAGATAAAGAGCTTTGGGAGTTGATGTCTGAAGCAGAAGGGACGGAGTCCGCTTATGTGTCGGACATTACACCTTCTGAGATTTCAGATAAAAGCCCAGAGGTTCAACTTGAGTATTATGAAAACCAAGTGATGGGGTATCTTCTTAGAGACTTCGACTCTCTAAGAGGTCAGATGGGTCGTCTGCAAAATGACTATTTCCGCAATGAGAACTATGTGCTTTACTCTATGTTGAAGAAAGTACAGATGGAAAGAGGGTTGTTGCTTGATTTAGACTATTTGAAAGTTTACTTGCAAGCAAACGCTTCTGAGATTGCGCAGGACACTGATCGTATTCAATTTGAGTCTTATGTAAGTGAGGGTTCAACTGCGATTGAAGGTTTGTTGGTTTCAGTAGTAGAGGTTTACCAAAAATACCGTAACCCTTCATTTTTGAAAGAGCCAACCTTTGAAGATGCCTTAACTCGCTTTAAATTGGTTTATGCTAAATTAGCCTTTAATGACTCTTTGCAACAAGCTTCGATTGCCTTAACGAATCCCATTCGGTCTCAGCGTAAATCCTTCTTCGGTATCGAAGGTGCGCTTGATTTTCTTTCACAGAAAGTAAATAGTATTAAGGCTTCATTAGGTAAAGAAAACTCTTATCAACTTGTCTGTGCTTCTGATATTGACTTTGAGGAAGAAGAGTCTAACAAGCCTACTTTGTTGTCTAATTTGCAACATTTACCGACTTTGAGTGCTACGATTGGTGGGATTTATACCAACACCTTTGCGGTCTTTGCAGCCCCAGAGAAGGGTATGAAGTCAAAATTTGCAGTTCGCTTGTCTCATGAAATTCTCCTAAACGGTTTTGGTATTTGTTTTTGGGGGAAAGAGGGGGGTTCAGGTAAAGTAATGGCTGAACTCCGTGCAACTCACTTTGACTATTACTACAATGTACAAAGAGGTCAAAACTACGAAAAGATTGCAGGTATCGACATTCAGCGTGGTACTTTAGATAGTTCTGTTGCTGAGCTAGAAAAGATTTCTCGTATGGACTTGGTAAGTAACCCAAATTATGGTAAAATATATTTACCAGATTATCCGTTTGAGTTGGAATCGGTTGAAACCGTCCTCCGAGTTGCAGCAGAGGAAAAAGAGTGTAAGTTTGTTGTCATTGACTACGCACAAGCGATGGATAGCAGTCAGTACTCAGATAAGAAAACCATGTTAGAGAAGTTGTCTATACGTTTAGAGACTTTGAAAGGGTTATTAGATATTTGTGTTTGGTTACCTTCTCAGTTGGCTACTGACGTTATTCAAGATTTAGGTAAGGGTATCCACCGTGAGTTGCGAAACGTTACGGCTGACTCAAAAGAGTTGACAAAATCAGCAGACTTAAACTTGATGTTGTATACAAATGACGCTATGTCTGCAAAGAACATAGCTAAAATGTACTTACTTCCCTCACGTTTAGCAGGAGAGATGGCTCCGCTTTCGGTCTTTACGGATAAGGTTGCAAATAATGTGATAGAAATGAAAGACCAAGTGATAGAAATGCGGAACGGTGAAGCTGTCGTCTTGGATGTTGGAGATATCAATGTCTAAATTTGAAATTTGTGTGAGTGTAGGAGATTTAGCGAAGTTCTTTAGGGTATCCGAAGACTACGTTCGCTCCCAAGCTCAATTTGAAGTAATAAAAGTAAAAGGTGGACTAGAGGTTATTTCTAAGGACACCTATCCTCGTTTAAGTAAGGTGTTGTATTCACAAGCACCTTCTTTGTGTGTTTATACTTTAGAAAAGGTAGTCGAACAATTAAAAGAGGTTTATGACAAGAAAGAATTTATTGATAAGTTCTTAGAGTCTGAACCTAGTGCGATTGTGAGAGATTTATTTACCAATACTCCTTATTATTGGTCAGATAGTTTAACTGAGGAATACTTTCAGTTCGTTCAAGACTTGCAAGGTCAGTTAGATTACTCGATTGAGAGAGTAGCAAGTAAATTAGAGTTGAGTCCAAGTCAACTCTACTCTTTGGTACGGTATTTAGAGTTGCGATTAATGAACATTGTAGGTGCTAAGTCTAAGAAAAAGGTTTACATTTTACCAAGTGTGACTTATTCTACTGTTTGTGCCTTTTTAACTCAACATACCTTAGTGAATTTGACTTTGACTGAGCGTAGCCGACTCTTCTCAATGAGTATCTCTCCTTTGCAGGTCAAAGGTGTTGGTACGTTCGTAGAAACCTCGGTACTGAACTACTTGAGAGGAACAAAATCAAGTGATAGTTTTGAGATAAATGGTTCTTATTATGTTTCCTATAACTCATTCTTAGCTAAGTTTGGTTTACAACCTAATGAGGTCTCTAGTGCCTTGAAGTCCGCTTTAGTCGGTAAAGAAACAGGCACAGAAGAATTTATACCTTATGACTTTGTTCGTCATTTAGATAAAGTGATGAATTTAGGCTCAATTTCAGATGCTCGATTAGGTGCTTTGATTTGCCTTGGTTTGTTGGAGAAAAAAGACCTTGAAGGTGTTCTTTCGGTGTCTGAGTTCCGCCAATTCTATAACCAAGTCTTTGCTTTAAAGGTCTTTCCTTTGAATAAAGCAAGCTATAAGTATGTAGCCGAGGGTTCAAAAACTGAAGTCTTTCAAAAGTTGCAATTACCTTTCTACTCTAAGGAGTTGTTGTTTTCTGTGTTGAAAGATACATTGAGAGGTCTTCCCTTGGATCAAACCTATAGAGGTTATTTCAACGTTTACCGTATGGTAGAGTTCTTGAAAGTAGCCAATAACACTTATGAACTTCCTATATTCATTACCAACATAGATGGTGTTCCAAGCGTAGCGATGAATAAGAAGAGCTGGAACTCTTTGATTTCGGTATCCTCAAACATCTTGTTGGCTCCGAGTGACGGAGTTTCAGAAGACTTGTTAAGTGCTTATAACACATGGGAAATTTTAGAATTTGAAAAAGTAAGGGAAGGGGTTGAGAAGATATTAAATGGCTAGTAAACAGTTTACAAAAGAGATATTAGACCAATTTGTAGAAGATTTCTACGACCTCTTTATGGAAGGTGTCTTGGAGTTTACCAATAAGTACACTATTCTTTATAAAGAGGAACTAGATAGTAGTGAAGCTCGATCAGTTGTTGATTTAGGTTTAGCTTACGATTGGCTTTGGGTCGCTGATATTGAAGGTACTCCTTTGGTTTACATTGAGGTTGTAGATTTAGTGGTGCAAGAACACTTATTACAACATTATACAAAGCAATTAGGGTATCAAGGTGCGCAAGCGCTTGTCACAATCAAAGAGTTGAAAGACTTGTACTTAGCAGAAGTAGTTCGTTTCTTGAATTACTTACCAAGTTTAATTGGAGAGCAAAACGACTTAAAACCTTTTGCAGTAGCAAGTTTAGTAGATGAACAACATTTGCGCTTAGATAAGTGTTTAGTTCCAACTTTCCACTTGTCTTTAACTGAACTATTTAAGTTGCTAGAAAGTGTCCAACTTCGACCCTATGGATTTTGGGATGGTCAAGAACACCATAAATTTAAAGAACCTAAAGGATATTTTGATACACCACTTAAGGGTATCAGAGTTGATGAACTTGTTTCGGCAGTCTTTATTCGAGGGGTATATCCGAAGAGAAAGTCGGTGCATGATTGATGCAGTTTGATTTTTCGAAGTTAAGGAAACTCTATTTGTTAGACTTGTTTGAGTTCTATTTAGGTTCACGTGAGTTGGATATTTTAGAGGGTTCTGAGCAAACTACCTTAATTGTAGGTGGATCTTTGCTTTTCATGGTAGAAGCTGGTGTTGTCCACTATGTAGGTGGCGCATCTAAAGACTTTTCGAAACAAATTGTAGATTTGATTTTGGTAAAATTGCAGTCTGCAGTTACTTTGGAATGCACAGTTATTCCGAAAGACTTTCAGTTAGGTGGTGACTTGTAGTGATTGGCACTTCACGAGTAAAGAGAAGAACAGTTAAAGCTTCTTATCGTCAGTTAGAAGAACAGTTGCTTTACCATAAGAACTTTATAGGACATTATGATGTAACCATTTCAAACTATTGGGACGTTGTCGTATGCAAGCACTTACCCCGCTATTCAGACTATAGGTTCAGCGCTGGAAATAGTCGAGTTGTTTGCCCTTTCCACGAGGATTTAAAACCTTCTCTCGGTATCGTCAAAGACGGTGAAACTGGTATTGAGGTTTTCAACTGCTTTGGTTGTGGGGTAAAAGGTACAATCATTGGATTTCATAAGCTCTTTGCAGAACAATACTTAGGAGAGCGGTATCCAAACGGATTTGGCTACTTGCAGAGTTTAGCTAAACTATACGGTATTGAGTTAAGTGATACGATTGTAGAGGTTCAAGAAGAGAAGTCTAAGTTTGACTTTTCAAAAGCTCCACCTTATACAGTCTCTATTCATAGAGAAAACGTGGAAACTTTGAAAGAGAAGTTCAACCAAGGTTCTCTATCTTTGCAAGGTTTGAAAGAGCAGTTGACCTTAATTACTAATAAAGTTCTTGAAGTAAAATCGTCTAAGAAGAGTACAGAAGGAGGGTCGGCTTAATGTTTACATTTGATATGGAAGACTTTGGTGGGTCTCCTTGTTTTACTTACTTAGACTACTTCAAAGAAGGTTCTGAGCGCTTTGGTTTAAACAGTGTTTTGGCTTTAGACTTATCTAAAACCTCCACCGGTATCGCCTATTGGAACGGTCAAACTTTGGAAACTTTTAACTTGAAGAGTTCCATTAAAGACTTAGACAGTCCTTACTCTGTAGGTCTTCGAATGCAAGAGTTGAAAGACTTTATCTTAGTTAAGGTTTTAAAAGGTCAAGTGGAGCTTGATATGTTGTGCATAGAGGAAGCCTTGCTCGGAAACAATGCAAAGACCTCTTCTGTAGCTTATGCATTGAACTTCACACTTGATTACTTATTAGCTGAAGGTGTCTTAAAGGCTAAGAGGTTCTTTAGGGTATCGAACAAAACATGGAAAGCCACTCTACGTTCTGAAACAGGTGTAGTTCCTTTGAAGAAAGCAGTTTGGTCGAAAGATAATGCTGAAAAAGAAGAAATTCTCTTATGTTTACAGGAACTAGCACATCCTTGGGCGACTAAGTGGAGAGAATATGACTCCTTTGAGGTTTATTTAAAGAGTGGTTACCAAGACCGACTGGATGCAGTAGGTTTAGCGCTTCATTGTGTGAAAACCTATGGTTTAGATGAAAAACCACAAGTGTTAAGTCGAAAAGCTACTGTTAAAGTTTACACAGACAAGGAAAAAGCTAAAAAATATGCTAAGTTCCCAGTAGAACATGTTAGCGGTATCCCCAAAAACCAAATTCACACGTGGGTGGACACTTGTGGGAAAGAAGAGATTGAGTCTAAGTCTTATATTTTAGAAACTCCCTACCTTGGTCGCTTTGGTGTCAAAGCAGAGGTCTTTGAAGAGTCTGATATGTATTACATTGTAGTCAATGTAGCTTTAGTTACAGTTTAAAATAAAAGTAGTTTAGGTCGTTAGAATACAAAGCGATTTCGCTAGAAAGTAGGTCTACATGGCACTTGGTTCTAAGACAGAATTGATAAGACAAGCCTTTCTCTACTTATTTGGAGAGGGTTACGAAAACAAATTGACAAAGTTCCCAGAGGATGAGGTATTTCCTCAGACCATTAAACACTTTGATAAAGATGGTTTGCACTATTTACCGTCTGAGGTTCATACGGTACAAGTCTCCAACGGTCAAAGTGAAGCACAAGTTACAGTGTCTTGTGCTATGTGTCACTTGTGCGGTTCTTTGTATGGTAAAGTGGAAGATATTCACTATGTTTTGGAATATCAACCCACGCAATCAGGTCAAGCCTTAATTCATGGTTTGAACCTTAACTCAGCAGAATTTTAGAAAGTAGTAGGTTTCTTAAATGGATCAACATGTTTCCAGTATTAGAGGGGAAGTTTTCAGACAACTCATTGGTGTATCTGGGGGTTGGCTTGTTCGTATTTTCCTCGTTTCAGTTATGTTTTGGCTTGCCTTTTATGTATATGAGTCTTTAGTGGATGGTACATTAAGCGGTCGTTTATCCTTGATGAAGCAAGCTTTATTTAAGAGTACGAAAGAGTTTAAAGTTAAAACAATTTCAACTGCACCTTTCTTATACTTCCTAGTCGGTATGATTTTACTAACCGCAGGTTACACGTTAGGTTATAACATTTCTACTAACTATATTAGTGGTGAGATTACTTTGATTACAACCGTAGCAAGAATTACCAATTTCTATGCTTTGACAGTTTCGGTCATTGAAATGATTTTAATGGCTTGTACCGCTTTGGTTTTCTTATCTGCTGTAAGCTCTATTCGTAAGAACGGTCGAGAAGTTTACCAAACAAGTGCATTAGCTAAGTTGAATATCAACTTATTACGTTTGTTCCGACTTTTCGGTATCATGGCAGTCGTAGCACTCGGTATTGCTTCAATGGTATTTTGTTATTTAGTGATTAAATAGTAACTGGCAAGGTTACTATTTTTCTTTTTTCTAAGTTTGCTTTAGTTATTGCAATTTGGTATAAAAAATGGTAAACTGACAAAAAGTAAATGAAAGCGAGGTTGACCTTTCTTTGCAAACAAAGCTTGAAGTGTCTCCGTTTTTAGGGGTTGTGCCAAGTGCAGTTGAAATTGGTACACGATTAAAGGAGTTATTAAATAAACGAGAAGAGTTAGTCAACACTTTAGATAAAGAGTTAGCTAATGGAACTTACAGCCAACACAGAGTGGTATCCTATTATTTGCTCGAAAAAGAGTTACAGTCTTTAAGAGAGCAACTATTGTTAAGAGCAGAAGATACGTCTTTAGGTAGAGATTACTTACAATACCAAGATATGTTGAAAGCTCGCTTACCAAAAGGCGATACTTACTTGGTTGAAGAGAGTCAAAAGATGGCTCAACTTCCGTATCTAACTAAGGCGGAGCCTTTCTATGATGATTATGTGAGCTTGTTAGAGTTAGCAGCTAAAGATAATGTAGAGCTTTATGTAGAGGTCTTTCTAAGCAACAACAAAGTCTCTTTAGTGTATGAACATGGTTTCTTTCAACGTGCGATTTCTTTGGAAGAGGGTCGAGAGGGTATGGATTGTACACGCTTGGTTCTTCCTTATTTAGAGCGAAGAGGGTTAATAACTTTGGTTGACTTAGCTCAAATTCCAAAAAGCGCTATTTGTGGTTACTTATATACTTCGATTGTCGAAGAGGATTTAACTCCTAGTATGAGCTATACGAAGTTGGACTTAACATCTCAGTTGATTTCTACGATTCGTTTTTATGCTTCTGAGTATATTGAATTTGGACTGAACTTTGCAAAACGTGATGATGAGTGTAAGTTTGTGCAAGACTTAGGTTTTGACACTTTACCTTATATTCGTTATAACTTAGAAGCAGACCAAAATATCAATTCGATTGTAGAAGACTGGGTATCCTTACTTGAAGATCTCGCTGATGTTAGTGCTTTATCCACGAATTTGAGGATAAGTGTGGCGAGTCATCACAGTCAAAAGTTTAAAGAGTTTGGCTTCGATAGTGTAGTGGTTAACCCAATTTTATGGTCTGTAAATCCTCAGAAAGCGAAGTTACAGTACATTCATTGGAAACAGACTTTAGAAGGTTTGAAACCTTTTGCAGTTGTTTCTTACTTAGATGTGACGGCTCAATTCGAGGTTGAAGGTAGTGCGTATTTTGGTTTTTATGACTTTGCAAACAATAAACCTAAGTTAGTAGAGAGTAGCTTAGATTTAGGTTTGCATGGTAAAAACAGTGAAGATTTAGGTATTGAGATTGCAGGGCACACCGTATTAGAGTTACCGTTAGAAAGTCCATTAGACATTCTAGTATTCGGTTTAAAACCTGAGAGTCCGATATATTTTTGGTCGTCACCAGAGTTAGGAATAACTACGGTGTGTGACTCTAAAGGTCGTTCAGTAGATCAGTTATTAAGAAGGTAGGTTAGCGTGAATAAAGATAATTTATGGGATGATTTAGATGATTTAGAGGTAGGGGTATCCTCAAGTCAAGAACAAGCTCCAGTTGGAGAAGAAGTAGTACCTTATTCAGAGGTAGGAGAAGAAGTTGTAGAGTGGTCTCCTGAGGCCTCAGAATCGCCCACAGTCGATTTAGAAGAAGTGGGTGGGGAAATTATAGACTCGGAAAAAACTCTCGATACGGAGCAAATAGGAACTTCTGAGAGCATTTCTGATTTAGATAATTTAGAAGTAGAAACACCAGTAGATATTGTAGGAGTATCCGAAACTCCTTCGGTACTTAGTCCATTTGAGGATATTGATAAGATTCTTAGTGGTTTGAAATACGACCGTGAGTTGCGTATGGATTTACCGATTGAGTCGATTGTCATTACGGAGTTTGATAAAAAAGCTCGTTTTGCAACCAAAAACGGTTTGACTGCTTCGATTGAGGATTTCGGTAGGGTATTAAATCCTATTGATGTCTTGGCTTTACCTTCAGTAGATGGAGAAGAAATTGAAATGTACACTTTGATTTCAGGTCTTCGTCGAGTTTATGGGGCTTCAAGAAATGGTTATAAGACTATCCCAGCTTTTGTGTGGCACTTTGCTGATTATGAGAAAGCACAACGTTTGGTTCCATTATTGGGGTTGATTTTAAATAAGCAACAACAACACAATTACCAAGAGATTTGGAACGGACTTTCTACTTTGGAACACGAATATGGTTTGAAATTCTCTCAAATTGAACGTTTGTACCCTTATTTAGAAAGTGGAGACGTTCTGAAATTGAAAGAGGTATGCAGTGAGTCTGATACTTACCCAGAGCCTATGACTGAGTTGTTCGCAGGTAAGTACACATTGGACAAAGCTTATAAAGAGTTGGTAAAACAACGGAAAGAGCGTGATGTACTTGAGGAAGAAGACCACAAGGGTATCCTCTCTTCGACCGAACTTGGTAAAGAAGCAGTTGTTTCTAATGAAGAAGGTAGCTCAAGTTCTGAGGGTGGTTCAGAAGAGGGTGAAAACTCAGGTAACAACAAACTGAGCGCCCAAGAGGTAGATGAACTTCTTGAACTGGCAGATAACTCTATGGATAACTTGACTTTAGAAAGTGCCTTAGAACAAGCAGATGCAGTAGATAAGGGTATTGTGCAAGACCGTAAAGGTGACGGTGATGATGATTTAACACCAGAGGTTAAGAACAAGATTAAGGCCAGAGATAAAATGGTTTGTCAATGTTGTTCTAAGGATAAAGTTGAAAACCAAGGAGCTTTCTTATCTCAGTTGGTTGTTCACCATAAAGTACCAGTTCATGCAGGTGGAACAGATGATGAAAAGAACTTGATTACCTTGTGTATCGGTTGCCATCACTTGTTGCACACTATGGAGAAAATGGGAACTCTTACAACCGATAAAGATCATTTAGACACTATGGATGAAGAGTTCCGTAGACGGATTTTAAATGCTTGGTCTCTTGCTTATATTGCCATTAAAGCAGGGGAGAAGAAAGGTTATTCTCGTAAAGAACGTGCTAAGAAAGCTCAAGAAAGTCTAGGTCATAAATTCCCCGGACAAGACATTAAGAATGACTTAGCATTACGAACTGCATTAGATGTAAGTTCAAAATAAATTTTGATGATTAGGTAGGTATGCTGGATTTTTCCACATACCTTTTCTGATAGTTAGTAGATTAAATCGAAAGGTTTCAATTAGCCATGAAATTACATAAAAATTTACTGCGAGAGCGTTTCGCAAATGGTATTGGGGTATCCATCACTTACAACCCAACCAACGGTGAGCGTTTTATTAAGTCTTTATTTAACGCTTTAAATAAAACAAATACAGATAGGGCTTTTGTAGTAGATGAGGTCATGCAGAAGTTGGTTTCTTATTTTGATAAAACTAACCTAGACTTTTTTAGCACTGAAACAGGTGGGAAACAACCTGACTTAGAACTTCGTCAAATTGGGGTAGTGTATCGTCACTCTCCGAATGAAGTTCCTACTATGGAGTTAAACTCAGATGAGACCGTTTGGAGTGAAGAAGAGCGTGAGTCTTATATTGGTCAGATGAAGCGGTTTGTCATAAATGGTTACGCTGACTGTGAAAACGGCATTTTCTATACTTATGTATATGGTTGGTTCAATAAAGAAAAAGAAGATTATGAGCATATTTTCTTTATTAGCAATGATGCAGAACCAAAGACTCGTTCTTCCCACTATAAAACACTTATTCAAAAGCTTTATATCACTCGTTCAACTGGTTTCAATCACTTCTTTAACTACAAGTTTAGTATTTATTATGCTCCACAACTTTCCTCAGTTTTGGACTTCTTAGATGTGATACCAAAAGATGTTGTAGCTACTAAATTAAAAAGTTGGGTGGATTTTAACTCACAACAATTTAAAGCAGGTTATAATGCTTCTAAGAATAAAGCTCGTTACACAGATCGGTATCCAAACTTACCGCAAGACAGTCAAAGTAAAGAGTTTAAAGAGATTGTACATCAAAACTCACTTAATTTGATTTACAAAGCCTTTATGCGTAGTTTAGGTAATTATTTAATGGGTTCCCCAGCTAAAAATAAAACTATGTTAAAAGTTATGGCAGAGTATTTGTATGAGTTGTACTTAGATGACTTTAACATTACTCTTATGGAGGAGTATGACAGAGTTCAAAATTCAGAATATGCTAGATCGTTTGAAACTAAGCGTAACATTCCAACTAAAATTCAAGCTGCTATGGATTCAACTAAGTTCTTAGACTACGGATTTGGTTTTGTAGAGTTCGATGAGCAGTTTGATTTAGAGAAGCTACCTGATATTGAAGCGCAGTGGGGGTTAATTCACAAAGCTTTGCCACATTCGGAACATAAACCAGAGTTACGTTTTCGTAAAATTGAGCATCGGAAAGCTCATGGTGTGTATTTCCCAGCTTTTGACTGTATTACGATTAGTGTCCGTAACGTAAACTCTATGCTCCACGAGTATGGTCATCACATTGATTTTACTTACAATAAAGACCAAAACTTGTCTATGTCTGATGAGTTCCGCCCACTCCTCAAAGGGTATCAACGTAATTTGTCGGACGGTGGAGTCTATAAAGGAGCTATGTTAAATTACTTCTTAACTCCAACTGAGGTCTTTGCACGTGCTTTTGAGATTTACTGCGTAACGGTACTTCCTAGAGTGAGCTTTACTGAGAGTTTGGCTGATTATGGTAATAAGTTTGAATACTTATGGTTGATTAACCATACTGAAGAGGTATTAAATTACTTTGATACCAAGTTCCCACACATAAGAGAAGAAGTAGCTAACATTCAACAAACTGAGGAGTCTCTTAAAGTAACTAACTTAACTGAAGGTGCAAAAGAAGAACTTGCACCAAATCAAGTAAAAGCGGGTGGCTTTACAGTTAAGATTGAAGAAAGCCCAGGTAAATCCGAACTTGAAGGAAAAGACCTTATTCCAACAGATCGAGATAGTAATGGTATTTTAAGTCATGCAGTTGTTGAAAGACCAAGTAAACAAGCAGAGGACTTATACAACGGTATTTCTATTTCAGATGAGATTTTGGAAGAGAACATGTTTGAAGAATTTGGTTTTTTACTTGATCCAGTTCAGTTCTTTGATGGTACTAAGTTTGGTGGTGTTGCATATTTAGTTAAAGACAATAAAGGGGTCGTTTATCAAACATTTAGAGTTGAAGAACCTCATTTTTCAATGATTGAGAGGGTTATTAACCAACTTCATGACGAGTGTATTCTAGATGCTGAGAAAAGTTATATGGTTGTAAGTGACTTGCTTCATAATAAAATTGAAAAATATGGTGCTTCTGTACAATCTCTAACTAAGGGTATCGCATCTCTTCGTTTTGCAGATTTTAAAGATGTTGATTTTGGTACAACTAAAGGTGAGCAAGTTGCGGCAGTAAATAGCTTAATGAATAAATTAGCTAAGTCTTATGTAACCTATTTGAAGAACCAAGATTTAAGAGTTAAAGATGATGAGATGAGAGCTTTATTCAAGAAGAAAGCTCACGAAGAAATTGCAAAAGATAGAGATATTGCAAGTGAAGTGTGGAACTTTGATTCTGTACTTACAGAATATGGTGAAGCAATTTTTGTAGAGCGTTTGCCTAAGAATAAAGCTTTAGTTAAGAAACATGCTCAACTTGTAGATGAATTATTTATTTATCTGTACCCAGACTTAGGTGGTTCTCATTCAGATTATATGAGTAGTGCAGTTTACAAAGCACTAGTTGATAATGATTTGTGTGTACATTTTTATCTAAGAGGTGAGCTGAGAGAGTTAGTAAAAGCTAAAATTAACGAAACGGCTTTAAACCCAGAAAGAACATTTAGTAGACTAGCTGAGTTAGGTTTAAACTTAACTGTTGAGGTGTGATTTATGGAAAAAGAGATTTATTTTGAGTTGAAAAACAACTCTGGCGACATAATGACAATTTACAGAGACGAGCCAAATGTTGTTCCGTTGAGTGAAGAGTGGACTCGTACACTTTGTAAGTATTACACTTGGAGACATGTTTGGGATTCAATTCAACCACATCGGTATCCTAATCCGTCCGATTTCATAGATGAGTACACCAAACAAGGAACTGAGAAGATTAAGTCCAAAATTTCTACATTATACGAGCTTGTAACTGAGGTAGTTAGTCATCTTTATAAAGATTCCAATATTTATGCAGTACCTCTATTTGTTACGGAAACGCAATCTTTAGGTTATTATCCTACTTTAGAGTTTACTATGGGTTACACTGAAGATGGAGATTTTGTAGGTTTCGCCTTTGCAACACGTGAAGAGATTTACCGTTGGTTTAACACTAAGCGAATCACTAAGTCTGTTGAACAAGAAATATTAGCAATGGTGAAGCGTGAGTTGACTGTTTATAACGAGTACTTAAAAGGGGCAACTTATCATTATGTAATTAACACTGCAGATGGTAATGAGTTAGACCGTGGTTCCGACTTCTATGAGCTTGATGGTGACACAGATAAGATGTTAGAGCTGATGTTGAAAGGAAGTTCTGTTTATGATAAGTCTTTTGTTGAAATTTAAGTAAAAGAGAGGTAAACCTCTCTTTCTTTTTGCTATATATATAAGAAATTTATTGCAAATACTTATAAGTTCTGTTATACTATATCTATTATGAAAATTTAGGAGGTCTTGATTTTATGAAATCCAGACAAGAAATTAAAAAGCAAGCTAAACAGATGATTGCTGAAGACAATTTGTGGTTGGCTTTAGGTCTACCATGTTTGGTACTTGTTTTAGTGAATTTAGCTTTTGCTTTTAACGAAAGTGCCACAGGGGTATCCTCAGCCATCTCTGGACTAACTTTACTTTATGAACTATGTGCAAGTCTTTATGTCTTTGACATTTTAACGAAACAACACCCAGTAGGAAAACAGTTAGGTCGTAAGATTTCGGATATGTTTGGTAGTCTGACTGCGCACACCTTTAAAACAGGTTTATTAGTTGGTTTTATAATTGGTTTGTGGTTCTTTTTACCTTACATTATCGGTATCGGTCTAATTGTCGCTGCTTTGGTGTCAAATAGCTTTGGTATACTATTTTGGCTTGGTGTTGCTTTATTGCTTTTTGGTGGGTTCATTGGTTTGATAAAAACTTATGAGTACGCATTAGCGATTTACCTAGCAAAAACAAACGAAGAACTTGGTTTGTTTGCACTTCTTAAAGAAAGTAAGCAGAAGATGAAAGGTCATAAACTGACTTTGTTCGTACAAAACTTAAGTTTCTTCTGGTGGGGATTAGGTGTATTTGCGACGGGTGGTTTGCTTGGTTTGTATGTCACTCCTTATGTACTTGCAGCAAATACTATTTTCGCCACTGAGGTTTTGGGTATCAACGATTCTGAAAATCCTCGCAAAGAGAGTGATTTAGAAGTATTTTAATAGTGTGAAAGAGAGCGAAAGCTCTCTTTTTGCTTGATTTAATAAGGTTTTTGTGGTATAATAAAGAAAATTTAGGAGGTTTGTTTTATGCAAGTAAGCAAAGAAAAGGCAATAGCAACCTTTACTTATCCATATCAGTCTTACGGAATTAGTTTTGCACTTGATGAGATTAACTACGAAGAATTATATAGGGTTTTTATAGATTATTGTACCTACTTTGATGGTTTTACTTTTAGTGCTTTAACTCCTAATACTACATTTGCGGATTTCACGGAAAATGAAGAAACGGTTAGAAGTCAAATTGATTTGATTTTCAATGAAGTGTTAGTATTAGACACAGATGCTGAAGGTTTTTACAAATACGGTACTGTTAAGTCTGAACGAGGTCTTACCGTAAATGTTTGTTTCAGTAAGGTCTCTGATACAGAACCCAGAGTTGTTGATTGTGGTTCTCATGTTTCCCCTTTGATTGTTTTCAAGTTTGAACTCTCATTTCTTGGTAAGAAACGCCCAGAGTCTTGTTTTATGATGATAGTCACAAAAGAAAAAGACTTAAAACAAGGTTTACCTAACTGGAGGTAGGTTCAGATGTTTAAATTATCAAACGGAGAAACATATTCTCGCTTAGAAATTCATTGTTTTGATGAGTTGCTAGGTTATATTACTAAAGACCAACAAGGTTATCACTTCACTCTTGTGAAGTCCGAAACCCTACACCACAAATTCACTTTGCTTAATTTAAGTGAAAATTCCACCCCCGAGGAAATAAGAAAGTGGTTAAAGGAAAACTTAACCATAACCGATTCACGCGCTAATAGAAGTGAATGTTATCCAAAGTGGTGTCGCACCTTGGAAGATGAGATTTCAGTTTATTCTTTCTTTCTCGACTGTGATATGAGGAGGTGGAAATATGTTTAAACCAACCTCAAAATTAGGGTATCAACAGAAGTACACTTCTCCTAAAGGTGGTTATTGGTACAAGGAAGATTTAAAAGGTGGTGAAGCCTTTGCAGAAGTTTTGATTTCTACATTTCTGAGGTCTTGTAACTATATGAATTCTAAAGATTTTGTACCTTATGATTTCAAGTACAGTAAACCTAGTTCAATAGACTTAAATACTTGTGTCTCTCTAAATTTTTTACAAAAAGGGGAGCAGTTTATTTCATTTAAGGATTTATTGTCTCAAGTGAGTCCACTTACAGAAAAACTAGTAGGTTTCGACTCCAAATTAGATTATATCGACTCAGTGTTTCAACAAACCGTAGGTCAGTCTTTTAGGAAAGAAATGTTGAGATTACTAACGTTAGATGTGATGTTTAGAAATACCGACCGACACCTCTCCAATTTCGGTATTATTTTAGCTCCTAACGGCTCTATTCGGTTCGCCCCTATATTTGATAACGGACTTGCTTTAGGTGTCTCAGAAGGTGCATATTTTGATTTAGACAACCTCCTAAAAGGTTTCGGTTATAAAATTAAACCTTATGAACTCGCGGTATCTACCTTAACTCCTCAAATCAACACAGATTACTTTCAGTTTGATGTTACTGCCTTTATTGAGTTGGTGGATAAAAACATTCCTAAGAACAACCTTTTGTTGGGTTTCCTAACTTTATTGATTTATTACTATCCAACGGATTGCAAAGGGGTAGATACTAAGACTACTCTGGAGCCAGTTTTCGGAGAATTCAACAAAAGGAGATTTTTATAAAATGGATCCCTTTACTCAAACACAATTTAGTTTAACCGATTGGTATAACTCTAAGAAGCGGTTTACAACTATTCTTATCAATATCTTTTTGATATTTTTAGTCACAAGTTTTATTCCAAGTTTGGTTGTTCAGTTTCCGACCTTACTAAAGAACTTAATGACTTCAGAACAAATCTCACAACAACCTATTTTGAATTTAGGTTACTTTGTTTTATTTGCTTTCATTTACTTAGTGAGTGTACTCTTCACTCACCTAATGGAGTTGGGTGATGGTGAGAAATCAGATAACAAAACGTTTGCTATTTTCACATTTTTCATGATGTGTGTAGTTGGAGCTATGTGGGGTGTTGGGATTTTAGTTGTTTCAAGTTTTCCGATATTTAAGCAATAGGAAGAGAGATAAATTTATGCTTTACAATGATTTAGACAAACTAATAGAAGACTACAATGAGCGTTACCGCAACGCTAATGATTGGGTATTTCAAGCAACAACTGAGCTTGAACTAGAAGAAGCAAAAGCAGATAAGAACAAGTTAGTTCACGAGTACAGTCAAGTTTTATATGATTTCCTATGGGATAAACTCCCACAACTAACTGCGAAGGATTGCATTGCTTTCGATTTGGTTCCTTATGGAGTTTGGCAAAAGTTCAGCAGTAAATATGAGTTAATTTTGAAGAAAATCAAGGAGGTTCATCGTGTTCGTTAAACTTTTACTGCAGAGTTTACTTTGGGTATCCTCAATATGGCTTTATCCTTCAACTTTAGTAAGTCAACTAACTATCCCACAAGGAACAAACCCTTCAACTGTAGCAAGTCAACCAATTATCCCACAAGGAACAAACCCTCTGAATGTAGACGAGTCTAAAATTATAGCTTACTTGAAAGATAACCCAACCGCTACCTACAATTCTAATGTTGTTTTTGTGGATAAGGATGAAGATTATAAACTAGCTCACCTTATGGGTAAATCAGTTATAGATGTTCGGTATCGTACAAAACCTGTAGTCTCTGAGACAGACTCTTTAGAGGAAGTTCAAGATAAAGTGAACAAATTCAAATCTGCAACCTCTATTGATTCTGATGAAGTAGCTCTTGCACTACTTGGTAACATGACAGAAACAGTTAAAGTTTCGGACTAATGGCTTGCCACTCTTGACAAACTATCTTAGGTCTGCTATACTACTTAACAGACTACAAAGTACATACAGATAAAGTGAGTAAATTTATGTTCTCACTTTTCTTTTGTTTTGTTGCGCAAATCCTTAATTTATGGTAAAATAGACTAAATTGACCGTTATAAAATTAGTTAGAAAGGAGAAGAAGATGTCAACAGTAATTACAGTAAGAACGTACACACAAGCTACAGAAGGTAATCCTTGCGCTTGGGGTGAGTTATCAACTTTTACAACAGGTAGTCTATACGAAGCGATTTTCACGCATTTTAATCAAATTGATGATGTGACATTGAGGTTTTTCCTAAGTGAATTAAATCGTTATGGTTCAGTCACTTTGCAAAGTGCTACGATTTTAGTGAAGATTAGCTATACCGGAGCTTTCCCGGAGAAAGATTGGTAAATAGATGAGTGTAGAACATAGATTAAAAGAAGTTGGAATTTCCTCAGAGGTTGGGTATCTCTTCCCAAAAACGTGCAGTCATTGTAACTTAAAGTATGAATTGAGCTTAGACTTGTCTGTATTAAAGTGTCCTAACCCTTTCTGTAGAGGTTTGTACTATCAACGTGCAGTAACCTTTTGTGAGGTGCTAGGTCTAACTCAGTTTAGTTATAGCTTTTTTGAGCGTTTAGTGACTGAGTTTGATTGGAAGTCTGAGTTCATTTCTGACTTTTACGACTTAGATAAAATCTCAGTTGAGATTTCAGATAGTGAATTTCAGTCTCGATTTAACTTGTTTAAGTCTGAGTTGCAGAAGGTAAAAGAGAATTTAACCTTAGAGCAGTATTTAACTTCATTAGCAGTTCCAATGGTTGAGGATATTATTCCAACTATTTGTGATCGATATGAAAACTTAGAAGAATTTTACGCAGAGTTAGATATAGTATTAGACTTTGATGGTTACTTGACTATCTTCGGTTTGAGTGTAGGTTCTGAGGATTTGATACTGCGGTATCTCGAAATTTTCAACATTTACCGTAGAGATTTATTAGGTTACACATTGTAGTTTAGACAGATTAGACAGGTGGTGAGATTTAGATGATGCTTGTGGTTGATAAACGATATGTGGTATTGGAGTGGAAGACTACAAATCCTAACGTTTACATTGAAGATACAGTAGACTTACAGACTCGTATTGATTTAACTCGTAAATTGAACCAAGGTGCTTATGATGTAGTTGTGGAGCCAATTCCTGAGGGTGTACTGAAAGATTTAGTACATGAAAAGGTAACTGTTTTGGTTGTACCAACTAAAGCAACAATGGTGTATTATGAGCGTACTGGAAATATACCAGAATTTTTATTTGTGGAAAGCATTTTAGGTGGTTAAAACTTGGTTAAATTAGGTCAAAAAGGACAAGAGTTACTGCGGTATCTAACTGCATTTTTCGACAAATATGTTGAAGGAGAAGGTTCTCTTAGTGTCCAAGTTAATTCAGAAGATACTACTGAAGAGCAAGCTTTGTTTTTAGAAAATAATCAAAAGCTTCTTAAATCGGTAGGTTTATTAGATACAAGTCACTCTGTAAAAGATTTGGGCATGTCCAAACAAGAGCGAGAATTGGAGGGTTCTTTCTACACTCCTTTATTTTGGGGGCGAAAAGCTCATGAGTTACTAAACGACATTCCAAATTTGGAAGATTATGTAGTATGGGACGCTTCATGTGGTACAGGAAACCTTTTGATTGAGTTTCCTAAGTGTAAGCACATGTACTTGTCTACTCTTCATGAAGAAGATGTTCGCTTAACAAAAGAGCGTTTTGATAAAGAACGCCCAGACTTAGAAACAACAGTCTTTCAATTAGACTTCTTGGGTTCTACTGATTCCCCACTTATTCAAAACTTCTCAAGACAACTCCCAGAGAGCTTGCAGAAGGTTTTACAGAACAATGAAAAACTCATCATTTTGATGAACCCTCCTTATTCTACTAGAGGGGTATCCACTCCAGTCGCCAAGCGCCTAAGTTCTTTGAGATTGAAAGGTTACGCAGCAGATTTGTATAGTCAATTTATGTGGCAAGTAAAGAACTTGGTGCAAGTGCATCACTTAACACAAGCAGAGTTAATTTGGATGGTTCCAGTTTCGTTTCTTTTGAACCACAGAACGTTTGAGGTTCGTAAAGATTACGCAACAGATTTTGACTTCCACAGTGGTTTTATGTCTCCCCTTGCTGATTTTCAAGGGAGTTCAGATGTAGGAGCTAATTACTTGTGTACTACACGTTGGTCTACAAATCAAAAAGGTTCTAAAGACTTGGTTGACTTACCTGTTTACTCTCCTAGTGGAGATTTACTCTATAATCAACCGCTTTACTTAAAAACTCATAGGAAAACTGCAAGTGATTGGGTTAAGGGTATCCACACTCGAAATCACATTTCCTTGCAACAAATTGATAGTAAAGGTACTATCGTTTCAAATGATTTGTCTCCAAGACAATACACTCCTTTAGGGGTATTTCAGTTCTCTAGCTTGTCTTATTTAAGTTTAGCTAAGAACTTGGTTACAACTTGTGAGATATTCAGCATGGAGAGTCGAGCAACTAGGTCAATTAAAGAAGAGTATTTCCCAATGTTGACTTATCTTTTTGCTTTGAAATTTACACGTGATATCCCAGTAGAAGTAGCAACTTCTCAAACTAAGTTTCCTAAGTTCGATGAAGTTTGGAACAAGATTTATCCGAACTTTGCTTTATTATTCTTTATCAACCGTGAACTTTATGGTTTGTCGTTGAGCGACGTAGGTTACATGAATAAGGACAATTATGTAAATCCATTCTTCTTTGTTTCTGAGGAAAAAGTCAAACAAGCGATTGAAGAGAATACAGATAAAGAGTCAAGAACTGCTCTAATGAGAGACTGTAACCTTTGGGTATCGAAAGGCGCTTGCCCTCAGTTTTACCGAGAAGTGATTGAAACTGCTTTAAACTCACCAGACTTATTACCTCTGTTTAGAGAAGTTTATGAGCATTTAGAAGAGTTCTATTTGGAAGGTATCCGCAATCGCCGAGTAAATCAAAAAGTTCGACTCACAAGTGCAGTGGACTTAGGTTTCCACCAACTAAAAGAGTTGAAAGAAGTTCCAAATAGTGAAGTTAAAGCTTTTTTAGACCACCAACGAGAGATGAAAACAGTGGTTGTTGAAATGTTGCAAACTTTTAATTATGAAATTTAAGAAAATTCCCCTAAAACTTGACCTTTAGGGGAATTTCTGCTATAATGGACTTTAGAAATTAGAAAAAGAAGGAGACACGATTTTGGCAATTCATTTAGATGATTTATTAGACCCAGAGGCGCAGTTCGCTTCTGTTTTAGTCTATGGAAAAAGTACACGGTATCTCTCCTTGGTTTCTAACTTGGTTAAGAAACGCTTTCAAGTAGACTCTTCTTCGGTTATTCGAGTAAATGACTTAAATGAGTTACCAAAGATGGACGCATCGATTCAAATTCGTCCATTTCGTTCTCCTTACCGTCTATTTGTTGTAGATGAACAAAAGACAGAGTTAGCAGAAACAACTGTGAAGTTCTTACAAAGTATTGTGGGGTTCACACGGTTGGTTGTAGGTTATAAGAACTATAAGCTCTTTCAAAATGTTCGCTATAATAAAGAGTTGGTAGACTTTCAACCAGATATTATGTTCAGCACCTATATGACTCAAAGTGAGTTTCAGTACATTTATGATGTTACTACTAGAGCGAAAGATTCTGTAAAATTGTCTGAGAAGATGTACGGGGTTGTTACCAAGCGGTATCTCCGAGACATCGATGCAGTTTTCACGATTTTATCAAGCTTAAAAGATGGTATTGAGATTAGAGACAATGCAACTTTGGTGCAATTAGCAGGGGTTGGTTCTCTTCAAATTGAGCGTGTGGCTTTAAGTATGTTGACCTCAACCACTAAAACAAAAAGGGGTTTGGATCAATACAAGAAGAAACAACTACAGAGCTTATTAGAACTGTCTCATCATAGGAGTTTTGAGACGGTTCGTAAGTCTTTGTTAGAGTCTTTTAAGGCGATATTGATATTAAAAGAGTTGTTAGTTGAAGGTAAGATTTACCCAGAGCTAGGTTTGTTACCAGATATGAGCAAGTACAACAATTACCGTATTGGGAAGTACGCTCGCTTTTTGGAGCAAATTGATGGGTTGTCTATGAAAGAGATTGTAAACTTTATGTCCTTGGTAGGTAGTCGTAAGTGGTCGGAGGAGTTCCATGTGATGTCCTTTGTTTTACAAGCAACTAAGTTGATTGGACTTAAAAATGGAGGTTTAGTGACGTGAGAGTAAAAGCAGTTAAAATGGACGATTACAAAGCAGACAAGGGTTTGCAATTAGATGTAAACACCTCGTCTGTTTGGCAGTTTCTTGTATCTGATGGGGGTTCTAGCTTTTTAGAGTGGTTAAAACCTACTAAAGAGTATGTAAAACCTAGAGTAGAGAATAAAGTAGGTCTTTTTGCTTTATCGCAGCTACTTGCAAGTGGAGGTAGCATGGAAGAGCAAGTTGAGGGAGAATTTCAAATAAACTCTTCTGTCTGTGCAGTTGGGGTATCCCTAGATGAATTTCAGTTTAATTCTAAACATTGGCTTTCATTGGGTGTACCTCTCTTTGTTTCTGTGAGATCAACATCTTGGGGTGTAGAAGAAATTAAAGCTTGGTTAGAGAACACAGATTTAACTCAAAGGGTTACTTACGTTTTAGACTTAGGGTTAAGTTATACTGAGGTTAACGACTTGACTGCTTACCTAAAGGCTCAGAAACTGTCAGAAGAGCAAGTTCGCTTAGTGGGTAATTGTGTCTTTAAGTATAAAGGTCAGAACTATTGTGGCTTGTTCTCTCCTAGTTTTGCTAAGAGTTATAAGTTAGATTGGGTTTATGACTCGGAACCGCATAAAGCAACTCAAGTCTTTCTAAGTAAAGACTCTTCGAGAGAAGTACCGATTGAAGATTGTACTTACCCAAAGGCAAGTAGAACAGGCGGTATCTAATGTTTCTAACAGGTTGTTTTATGGAAAGTATGAACACGACTTTATCTGAACATAGTTTAGAGTTGGTTGGTCAGTATTTACCTAAGACCAAACACATCAATTATGTCAAAGACTCTTTATATACCTTAGTAACAAAGCGTTTGGATAAAGAGTGGTCAAGTATGAGCGAAAAACAATTTATTTATACAGGTTGGGACGAAAGCGTTCGAGCAAGTGTTCACACAAAATTAGATAAAATTCGCCACGGTGAGTTTAATATTGGTGTCCGAGAAGATGGTGAGTCTAAGTTACCATCTGGAGTTGTAGATGAAAACACATTGAGTTCTGAGATGTCCTTGGTTCCTCAGTCTGTCCACCGTTGGGAGGTATTTCTAAATAAGTTGACCGTAGACACTTTTGACTTCCGAGTTGAGTTAGCAGAACTAATTGAAGAATACAATAGGGTATCCCGATTTTTCGAGAACACTTATGGTCTCAATTTCCGCCTTCTGTTGAAGAAAGTGTTAGAAGGTGATAGAAATAGCCAAGAGTATTTGGTAGATATTTTGTCTGAGGAAAATGATAAGGTCTTTGTGGAAACTTTAGGAGAGTTGCTGCACTATGATGAGTTCAAGGACTTTATTTACAGTGATGTAGACAAGAGTTTAGAAGTAGGGGTGTTATATGAGTGAGCCTTTGATTTTAAATCCTTACTCCAAACAAGTGAACTTAGACAAATCTTTGCTTTTAGTGGTAGCTCTTGATTTAAGTAAGAAATGGTATCCACTCGCTCGAAAATTGGGGTCTTATAAGACTTTAGAGAGCTTTCAAGATGTAGTGTTAAATCGCCTATTGAACTTAGAAGATATTGCACTAAGTCATTTAGAAGGTTATGTGAAGCATATAGCTCGAAGAAATATTAGTCAACCAACTGAGGTTTTGGTAGAAGATTTTGAAGTATATGACTTTGATAAAGATTTCTCTCCAAGCACTGTAAAGAACAATAAAGGTATTGAGACTTTTTGGTTTAATTGGTTGGACTCATTAAGAACAAAACCTTTAAAACCTTTGAAAAATGAAGAAGAATTACTTTATTTACTAAAAGTAGTCTTAATATTGCGCTTTATTGAGTCTAAGGGGTTGATTGAGCAATCCACTCTTGAAACCCAATCAGTTTCCTTGCGGTATCGAACTTGGTGGTCACAATTCCTAGTGTCTTTAGTAGGTCGAGTTGGTTTACCTAGTGAAGAAGTAGAAAAAAGAGTTTCCACGTGGCTCAGTTACTATATGCAGTGTGAGAAACTCTTAATTGAAGCAAGTCTCTTATATTTGAAAGTGGAGAGTCACTTAGTAGATAACACTTTGTGTTATAAGAAACAACCGACAAGAACTCGTATGAAAGACAATAAGTTGTCCGTAAGTGGGTCGAACTCTTACACGATTTATAAGTTAGATACAAGTGCTTATATAGACAAACTCTTTGATTATTACTTCGGAGAGAGTTTGGTATCCCACAGTTTCCGACTTGACTTAGGTTCTCAGACCTTTTATAATATTCCCTACAAAGGTTATGTATTAAAGGGTAATTTAGAAGAATTGATTTTAGAGACTCTTGCAAGTTGGTTGGTCTTGAACTTTGACTGTCGCTTTATTGGTGTGGTTGGTTCCACTATGTACTTAGAATTTAAAGAAGATAGTGGGGGTTTTCCAGTCTTCTTAGTGTATTTCAAAGAAGTATTTCAGTTTGATTTAATTCCTTGCGGTAAGGAAGTTGAAATAGAAAGTTGAGGTCTTGTAAAATGTTACAAGTAAGTGTAAGTCAAAACAATGGGTTTATGACTTGGGTATTCTACGCAGAAGGTCGCTTGGTTGAGCGCAAGTCTGTGTCTGTTCCAAGAGAAACAAATACTCAGAAATTGATTGAGTTCACAAAAGAAGCTCTAACTTCGGTGTTGAAGTATTTAGATACGCAAAAACACCCATATAACACAGAGTCGGTATTGTCTGTGGAAGTTGGTCGTAAGGTAATTGCTCGTTATTTGAATGAGCGTTACTGCAATTCAATTTATGTAGAAGACTTGGAAGAGTTATTGAAGGTTTTTAACCGTCTTCCAATTTCTGTTGAGGTAGAATACAATAAAGACGCAGGGTTTTTAATTGCAGATCGTTATAACAAAGAGAAGTATATAACAGAACAAGTTGTAAAACAGACTTCTGCTTTGGATTGGTTTGATGAAGTTGAAGAATAAATTTTGTTGTTTTAATTGGGTTTAGAACTTAGAAATCGAAAGGAGACAAGGTGCTTACCTCAGAGATTAAATTTACTTACAAAGGTCAAAACTACAACTACAAAGGGTATCTTTCGGATTTGACTCACGGTGGTCTCTTGCGTTTGGTAGCTCAAGATGGGGTTTCGGCTCAGATGCTCATGCAAGGTCAAGCAGAACAGTTAGGTAGAACGTATAGAACGGCTACCTTTTCAAGAGCATCCTTTACAGTAGAGCGCTTGATTAAACCAAAGGTTTTATTTGGAGAAGATGGAGTCGATTTATCTATTGCAAAGTCCTTCCAAAAACACCCGTCCTTTGCTTTGTTTGCTTATTTGTATGCGGTATATAGCTACGCTAAAACTCTTAAAAATGAAATGAGGGGTAGCAAAGGTTTCTTAGCTTTAAGTTTGAAAGAGCTTGAAAATGTTGAAGACAGGGTTGAATTTGACGTTCCTTTTGGGAAAGGGGTTATTGAGCGTAAATACGGTTTGGTTCGCTCTTTGCGTTTTGCAACCCAAGATTTAACAAGTGGAACTTCCTTAGAGTTCGGATTTGTAGAGGATTCTTCCTTTGAGTTTCTACCAAACCAAGAAAGGGTATCTCTTCTTGGCTCGGACGTTATCCGTATGGACTCGATTGGTACGGCTTATAAGACTGAGATTTCAAATAATCTAAGAAGACAGTTACTAGGTTTACCTAAAATTGAAGTTGTAACAGATTTAAAAGGGTTAGAAAGTTCCGTCAATCCTTTCTACACCACAATGGCAGAGGTCATTGAGGTAGAGAATATGAAAGCCAAGGTCGAACAACGTACTCCTCGAAACTTTGAGTGGGTTCGAGAGAGGGTTTTAAGCGGTAAATACAGAGTAGTTAAACCTCATGAAGTGGAAGATGTTTTCAAGCAGTTGGAAAAAGATTACAAGAAAACAAAACTGACTGCGTTCGATACGGAAACCACAGGTTTGGATTTCACGTTTAGAGGGTTTTATGGTAAAGGCTCCATTATGGTAGGCGCGGTCTTATCTGCAAAACCCGGAACCTCTTACTATTTCCCTCTAGCTCATAAGAAATTTCCAAATGTCTGTGGGGGTGATATTGAGTTATTTGTAGAGAAATACTTACAACCCTATTTAGGAGATAAAAAGGTTGTAGCCCACAACAACATCTTCGACTGGAAGGTAGGGTATCGACATGGTTTGGTCTACGATTGTTGGCTTGACACATTAGTTGCCATGCGTAAAACTTACTCAGCAAGAGACAATGAAGAGTATGGTTTGAAAGCTGTAACAGATAAGTTCTTGCATAGAGAAGCGGTAGAGCTTGATGACTTAACAAAGTGTGGTTCTTATGAAAAATGTGGTGGAACCTTTGATGAACTAGAAGAAGAGCTTGTAGCCTTTTATGCCTGTCCCGATGCGGACAACACCTTGTGTATTGCTCTTTATTTCTTGGAGAATGATATTCTAGGTAAGTCTGGTTTTGATATGATGCAAGCAGTAGTACATGATAGTCGCTTTACCTGTGTTGCTGCTTATTCGGAGTTTTATGGGATGCACTTAAACCTAGAGTCAGTTCCTCAACTTCGCTTGCACTATGGTAAGCAGTTAGTCCGAGAGTACCGAGACTTGTTGGAGTTTTTAGCCATTCATGTACCTCAACACACAGAAGATGGTCTCTTTGCTATTCAAGGTAAGGCGAACTCTATGGTTTTAGGTTTAGACTATGATTTACCAGAGGGAGAAAAGGTTCTTCACTACAAATTTGAAGATTATCCTAATGTGTACATTGCACAAAAGAGTGGTTATTCTGTAAACTCTCCCATGAACAAAACGATTGCTTATGATTATCTAGGGTATCCGGAACAAATCAGCAAAAAATCAGGAAATTCCACTCTTGATAAAACGGCTTTGAAGTTCTTGAACAAAGGTACAAAACCAGATAAAGAAAACTTCAGATTGAGTTTTGATGATTTCGTCACTCGCTCGTTGAGTTTGCTTTCGTCTTGGTTAGGTCACACTCAGAGTAAAGAGAAGTTAGCTGAGTTAGAGAAAGATGAAAGTCAAAAGAAATTGGTACGCGGTCTTGCTTGTTTAACTCGTTTGGTAGATAACAGACAGTTTGAAGAATTAACAGATTTGGATAAAGATACGCTTCGTATTGCAACCAAGTATATCTTTGGAGAAACCTTTGGCTATAAAACTCAGATTGAGTTTGAGGGTGAGAAAGGTTTCTTGGTAAAACCGGAAGAAAACGCGCCTATTCATCCATTCACGGTTATTTTAGAGTCTCCTCGTAACACTGCTCGCTTGTTTACGAACTTCTTAGATAAGGTTGAAGAAAACTTCATTGAAGGTTTCTGTTTCCCAGCTCTCGATATGTTCAAGGTTACAGGTCGTTTATCAACTAAGAAACCGAATATTCAAGGGTTTGATGATACGATTAAGAAAGAGATGACGGCTCGAAACGGTTATTACATGGTCGATACAGACTATGCTTCGAAAGAAAACCGAGTCATTGCAATCATGTCAAAAGAGCAGTCCTTGATTGAAATGTTTAAGGATTGGCGCAATGACTACCACCGTTTCCAGTCTGCTCGATTAAATGGTCTCTTGCAAGAGCAGGTAACAGACAAACTGCGTAAGATGTCGAAAGGTCTTGTTTTCGGTATCAACTTCGGCATGTCAGATTTGTCTCTTGGAGAAGTCCTCTTTGGCTCAAGGTCAAAAGAGAATGCACGTAAAGCTGCTCAAAAGAGAGAAGAGTTCTTCTCATTCCAACGTTCGGTTGAAGGTTGGTTTGAAAACAACGTTAAAACCGCACTTAGCAAAGGGTATTCCACTACAATTTTCGGAAGCAAACGTTTCTACAATAAGGATCGAGTGTCTAAGAGTCAGATTAGACGTTACGCTTTGAACCACCCAATCCAAGGTTCAGCAGCGGATATTTATAAAAAAGGAATGGTCGATTTATTCTCTGACTTGAAAGAACAAGGGTATTTAGGGAAGATTTTGCTCACTGGTTTCATTCATGATGAGGCGACTATTGAGGTTCACAACACCATTCACCCTCATGTAGTTCTCGGTCTAATTCGTAAGAACCTCATGGTTGAAATTGAGGGTGGTTGCCCATTGGACTTAGGTTTCGGCGTGGGGCATTCGTGGTACACTGCGAAGAAAACCGAGTGGCAAGTAGGTCTCCAAGAGCTTATGGAGTGGAACTTAGATGCTTATGATTGGGACGGAGATATTGATAAATTCATGGTTTGGGCTGAGAACCGTATCCATGAGTTTAACGCAGAAGATGTAGAGAACAAATTACGTTCTACTGCCTTTACAGAAGATACGATTGAACAAGACCGAGTATTTCCAGTAAATTACGCTTTGGAATTGAACAAGTATTTGTTAGGTGAGCTTACGAAAACTGACCATAGTTGGCAACAAGCCAGCGGTATCCTCGACTTCCCAGAGAACTTCGAGGACTTGAGTGGTGGAGAGCGTAAAGAATTTATTTACTTGCACCTACCTGACTTGCACATTCATAAGCGTTTGCAACTCTTTTGGAATATGAGAAACGGCTTTGAGCAATCTATTATCAAAGAATACCGAGACTTGTCTGACTTAGAAACTGTTCAAAAACGAGCAGTTGCAACAGAGAATCAAGAAGCAGAAGAGAAGAAAAAAGAGCGTGAGCGTAGGGTTCAACTCTTGAAAGAGCATTTAATGGACTTTGGTTCTAAATTAAATGCAGATGGTTCTGTACTTTACTTGCAGTATAGTGAGGGTCTTTACGCAGAGTTAAATACCATGCTCTTACAAGATGATGGTCCTGTTCCTTTGGTTAAAGTTATTCTGTACTTGCAGAGGGAAGATAAGTTCACTCAACTCACAGGAGTTGGTATCCCACAAGCTCTTCTTTCTGATGTAGTTCGAACTGCACGACAGTTTGTTCTGTAATTTGAATTTAAACAGGTCTGAGAGGTCATATTTGGGCTTCTGAGCGATTTTAGGAAGTAGGAGGTACATTTTTACCTCCTTTTTCTAAAATTCGTTAGAGAGCAACTGAAAACCTTTAAACGCTATACGGTTAAAATACCTATTCTGTCAAGAAATTTTCTCTTGTTTCTTGCAATTAGTTGATTTTAGTGGTATAATAAAAGAAATAGTTTGTATTAGGAGACTTATGAGTGCTAGATGATTTATTAGATAATTTAGAAGTAACAAGCTCTGAGGAGCTTGAAGAAGTTGATGAACTGAGTGATTTGGAAGAATTAGAAGTAGGTTCAACAGACTCGATTAAAACCAATGAAGAGGTTGTAGCGGAGTTACAAAGTAAAGAGAAACAAGTAGCTCGCATAGGTTTTGAGTTGGAGAAAGGGTATCCCTTGTTCGAGGTGCGCCTAACTCCAGAGTCTCAAATGTCTACAGTCACTATGGATGCGATTAAAGGTTTGATTTCGTCAAGTACAAGAGACACTAAAAACTTTGAAGATTTTGAGAAAGAGTCTGAGACAGGAGAAAAATCTGTTGAAGTTTGTATGACTTTAGTTCTTGCGATTGACCCAAATGAAGCTCTAAAAGAGAAAGTGATTGGTTACTTCAAGAAAGAGAAGTTACGCCATTTATATCAGTTGGTTCGCAATTTAGAACATAAATTTTATTTGGATAAAGACCGATGTTTCTCAGGTCAAAAAATGTTAGCAATTTTGTAGAAATAGTGAGGTTTCGGTATCGATGGTTTCCGTAGCAACAGATTTTCCATACACAACAGGTTTAAAAGAGAAGTTTAAAGGTCTTTTAACAGACGTTACTTCTTTCCAACAAGAACAAGAGAACTTGTTACAAACAAGTGTAGATATGATTGAGGGTGGCTCTAAATACAAACTCTCAGTAACCTTAGAAGCACAAGGAGAAGTACAGACCATTGGTTTGCTTTGTGATGATGTTTCTGCGTTGGTATCTGAGTTCCGAGCTATTTTCCATCAGTATTTAGGAGAAGATGCACCTTTGTACAAAGTGGTTGAAAAGCGTTTTGGAGAAAAGGTTGAAAGCAACTCTTTAGATGCAGTTTCGTATTTGGTAATGGTAGATAAAGATGTGTATTGGAATATCTTTGTTACCTTGACTTACTTAGGATAAAGCACATGAAACAATTTGATTTATTGAATGAGGTAGCAAAAGAGGGGCGAGTTTCTTCGCTCACTCTTTCTGTGTATTTAGTAAGTGAAGTAGACCCTCGTAAATTCTTCCGAGAAGGTGTAAAGGTCTCGTCAGCAGTTAAGATTGTGCAAGCAAGAGCGCTCTTGGGGTATCACAAATCCTTTGGAGAGCTAATTACAGAGGGTTTCCTTTATGTTAGTGTTCCAAAAGACCAACCTCTAGGACAGATTGTTCACTTAACTGGAACTTTAAGTCCAGTAACCTTTGAAGATTACTCTCCAGAGTTGTCCTTATTGAGATTTGCGAAAATAGATGGTCGATGGGTTGTTCGAGCTTGTATGTGCAAATCGTATGAAGAAAGTCCTTACAAGGAAGACCTAGCAGTACGAACTTTAAAGAAATGGCCAGAAGTTCCTTATGCTTTAACAAGTGCATCAGGTTTGGTGTATCCTCGAACGATTGGCTTTGATAGAGAAGTTTTGTATAGTGTGAGTGATGACTTAGTAGGAAGTGAATTAGAACATTCTAAACCACAGTTAGGTTCGACACACTTAGCTTTAACATCTACCCAAAAGGCAGTTTTAGAAGATATGTTGACGTTTCCAGTTCTCCAACTTCAAGTAGAAAATGAAATGATATTGGAACCAGAGGTTTTAGGAGAGTGGTTGAAGTCTCAAGTAAAAGGTCGCAACTTACGAGTGTTTGATTTGAGAGGGCGAGCTTTACCTATGACTGAAGTGTTGAAAAAGTTAAAAGGGGAGAGTGGTTTCACGTTAGAGACACAGTTCGTACTCCTTGTGTCACAAGTAACTGAGGGTATCCCCTATGTCCAAATAGGAACAGTGAGGTAAAGATTTGGGAACAGTAAAATATAGTTCAAAAAATAACAAGCACTTTCTTATTTTGGAATTGAGTAAGAAAGAGCAAGTCGATGAGGGTATTGTCAATGCACTGCGTTCAAGTGGTTTCATGACAAGTGTACCGTTTGAATACAATGAGAAAAAACGTGCCTTTCGTTATGATTTAGAGGGTTTGATTTCATTAAGAGTTCGACTCGGTTCAGCTATTACGATTGATGAGTTTTATTTGTTGATTGCAAATATTTACCGTTCAGTCTTGCAGCTTTCAAATGACTTACAAATCCCACCATCATTTTTAGATTGGTCACCAGATAGTATTTTCTTAGATGTTTCGGGGAATATTTACTTTTTGGTTTACCCTTTGAATTTGAAAACGGTAGAGGGTTCAGGGTTTTATGGTTTAGTTCGAACGTTATTGAAAAATGCAAAACCTTTCCAAAATGTTGATGAACAAGGTTTAAGTCGTCTTCTAGGTTTTCTTGATATGGTTGAGCGGAAAGAGGTTGAACCAGAGAACTTCATTTATAATTTAGGTCAAGAGTCTCTGCGGTATCGCTCAGAAAACTTGCTTTCTTATAGCTCTCCGCAGTTGAAGTTGATTTTAGAGGGTGTTGAAGCGATTGAAGAAGAGCTTACCCCAGAGGTAATTACTGAGGTTGTAAGTGGAGTTGAATTGGACTTAACTGCATTAGATACTGAAATGATTGAGCGAACAGGTTTGCTTGATGAAGATACTTCTGATTTTGATGATGAGGAGTTAACTTCTGTACTTGATGATTCAGACACAGTAGCTCCAGCTCGTAGATACCACAAAGTCGGGTATTTAACACGTGAAACAGGTGAAAGTTTTGAGCTAGATAGCCGAAGTGGAGTTGATACTTGGGTATTTGGTAAGCGCCCTAAAGCGATTGACGGTGTAGAAGATTCGATTGCCTTTAGAGATAATAAGTACATGTCAGGCACTCACTTTAAGATTATCTATGAGGAAGAAGAACGCACCTTTTATGTAGAAGACATGGGTTCAACCAATGGAACTTGGTTGAAAAATGACGATGTTAAAGGTTCTGAGTGGAGAAGTGAAGAGCGTATTTTTGCAAGAGACTTAAAAGAGCTTCATAATGGAGACACTTTGAAGATTGCTAAAGAAGAAGTAACATTTAGGGTTAAAGAGGTTTAGGTTCATGAGATTAGAATATTATTCAGACCGAGGTGGTTACAACGGCACTTCAAGGGTCAAAGGGTATCGAGAGAAAAACGAGGACACTATAGGGTGTTTCAAGGTTTCAGGAGTGGAGTTAGGAGAACAACCAGTTTATGTCTTAGTCGTCTGTGACGGTATGGGTGGTGGTGTGCGTGGCAAATACGCATCTTCCTTAACCGTTCAATCGATTCGCACTGCAGTAGAGTCTATTGCAGAGAAGAAACCTTCCCAAACATGGTTAGAAGCTATAGCAGATGTTGTTTCTCAAGGTATTTACCGAGCGCATTCTCGTTTATGTGATGAATTTGCTAATGTAAAAGGTACATCAGCCACAACATGTACAGTTGGTATCGTTCAAGGTTCTCAGTTTTTAACTCTTCAAGTAGGTGACTCTCGTTTGTATGTGTTAAATCAAAGAGGGTTGCACTTGCAAACAGAGGATGACTCTTGGGCTTTCAATCAGTTGAAAGAAGGAAACATGACGGAAGCAGAGATTAAGAAACACCCTAACCGTCATAAGATTACAAAAGCAGTTGGTGTAAGTAGAGGTTTCCGTCTGCAACAGTCTTCAGTATTAGAGTTAAAAACAGGAGAGGGTATCCTTTTGACCTCGGATGGTTTTTCAGAGTTTCTAACTAAGGAAAAAGCGAAGTTAATTTGGTCTAAGGAAAACCAATTAGAGTCTATGTCTCGTATGATGATTGGAGAAGGTCAAAAAGACAACATTTCGGCAATCTTTTATATGCCTTAGAAGTAAATTAAGCAGTTTAGATAGATTAGGTAGGTAGTAGTAAATGACGATTGACATTAAAACATTAGGTAGACACCAAGGTTCATTCCTTTTGCAAGGTCTAAGCATTAGTAAAACTCGCAACGAAACAGATATGTTACAAGGAACAATCATTGTCCGAGGTGGCGACTCTATTCGTTTTGTATGTTTTGATAATATGATTGTGTCTCAATTTAAAGAAAATGCGGTCACAACCATTTATGTAAGTGACGGTGACGTTACCATTCAAAACTATAATGAGAGTTTGTCAGCGAAGTTAGAGGGTATCCGTGGTTTGTCTGCGGACTACAACCCTTCTGAGTTTATGGAAGTCATTGACCCAAGTAAAAATGCTCATGAAATTGGCGCTTTGGTTCGTAAGTTAATGACAGAAAAAGGCGCTCAGTTGACCTTGCACATGTTAAGTGACCGAGGAAAAGAATTAAGTGTTGCTATGGCTGCTCAATATGGTGGTTACCACGATGGAAAAGTCGGAGGTTTGTTGAATCACATTCGTAAACTCCTAAGATACGCAGAAGTAGCCATGACAGAATATGAGTTACTTCACACCATGAGTTCCGAAGAGCGTGATTTGGTTATTCTAGGGTTAGTAGTTCATGACTTTGGTAAAATTTTAGAGTTGAAAAACGGTGCTTATACTGAGATTTCGATTGTTCCTCACACTTACTTAGGAATTGAAATTATTTCTAAGTATAAAGACTTGATTGAAGAGACTTACAATGAAATGTTCTACCGTGAGTTACAAGCCATTATTTTAGAACACCACGGAGAGTTTGGAGAACGCCCTAAAACAGTTTACGCTTATTTGGTTCATGTCATTGACTTACTTGACTCAAGGGTATCCGGACTTCAGCGCAAAGTTGAAGGTCTTGAGTTAGGGGATACAACTAATGTCGCTTTTGATGGTTACAAGTTGCAGTTTAATCGCTACGATGCAAGTAATACAGGGTCTTACCCAACTCCACAGAACCAAGCGGTTGCCACTCCAACAGAAGAGTAGACTGAAACTATTGATAAGTTCGATTTGATGTGGTACAATAACACTAAGTAAACAAGTAAAGAGGATAAATAATATCCTCTTTTTCCTTAGTGAGATTGAAAGAGAGGAGACTTTTCATGTATGAAAGAAAACGGATAGTTCAGTACAAAGCGATTTACTTTCTGATTGCGTTTTTCTTTGTATTCTTAGCAATTTTAATACTGTTTGCAGGGTATTTTAGCCCAGTGAAAGAAATTGCACCAGACAAAAACCAAGAGCGCCAACAGACGATTGCTAAAGGAGTAACTGATAAAGATTTATCGTTCGACCAACTACCAAGTTTGGATTCGGTATCCGAAAGTTCGCCAACAACTGACTTTCTCTATACCAAAGAATATCAATTAAGTCGTTTAGAGGGTCAATATAAGTTAGCTGAGTTAGAAAGTGTCTTAGCAAAACTAGGAGAGGAGTTTACCTTAACTCAACCTGTAGGTAAGGTTGAAGGTGATTCTACTTTGGTAACGTTTCGCTCAAACAATTATGAGTTGACTTACTCTTTAACAAAAGGTTTAGTTGGTGTAGGTTATAAAGGTTCTACAAAATTAGATTTGCTTGTACCAAAGTTATTTAGAGGAAAACAAGTAGCCGAGTTGGAAAGTAAAGGTTATACCAAAATCGACACAACTAAGACAGGGTATCACTACTTTGTGCACCCTAAGTTTCAGTTAAATTAGAAAGGAGTTTCTATGAAAAAACAAGTAGCTTTAATAAGTTTATGTAGTATTGTCCTGAGTAGTTCTCCTTTCTTATTGCACTCAACACATGTGTTAGCAGAAGAGAACAAACCAAATCAAATTCAAAGTATTTTGACAAAGACTTTAGAGAAAGAAAAAGAGGAAATCAAAACTCAAGCTGAGAAAGTAGGGTTCTTACCGAGTATTCTTATGGCTTTATGGGTTCGTAACACTGACTTTGGCTTAAATCCGTCTAAGTTCTCGGTATCTGATTTCGTCTCGGAACTGGTAAATAGTGACTCAGAGTTAGCTCAACGACTATTAGAAACAGGTAGTGCTGATGAAGCAGTAGCTCTCTTGTTTAAGTACAAATATAGTAGTGAGAGTGACTTTGTAGGTTCTATGAACTCAGCTTTGTCTCTACCTTATGTGAAAGGTTTGGATAAAGAACTTTATTCTAAAGGGGTTAAACCTTTATATGACAAAGAAGAGCTGAAAAAAGGTAAACCACACAGATTATCCTGGGTATCCCTCAATCAAGACGCGGATGTTCCCAAAGAACAACAAGAGTCTCAAGCAGATAGTACCTTGGCTTTTGAGCGTGTAGGAGAGAAGCGCCTAGCAGAGAGCAACAGTGTAGGTTTCTTATTACCAAATAAGGACAAGCAGTGGTGGCAGTTTTGGAAGAAAGGGTTAGCAGAAAGTAAGATAACCTTTGAAAAAGAAACAGTCAACGCACCTCAAAATGTCCTAGCTATTGCACAGGTTTTTGCTAAAAAATTGGGGTGGTCTTTTGACGGTGCAACTACAGTAAAAACTTCAAATGGTCTATATGCAGTCGGATCAGATAGTCAAAAAGTGCTAGTAAATAAATTAGGTAAAGTAGTAGCAGTTTGGACAAAAGAGCCTAAACCTTATGGTTTTGAAGGTGTTCAACAAATTATCAGAGGAGCCAATGGGTATCTCATAATCGGTTTGCGTTCAAGTAATTTGCTAGAAGATACACCAAGTGTAGAGTTTGCTTTGAATAAAGAAAGTAAAGTAGACGAAAAATTAATGCAGTTGAGTGCTACAGAGAAAATAATTGGCACTTTTACCTTATATGATGTAGGTACTCGCTATGTTGTAGTAGAAGATAGTTCAACAGGTTCTTACAAAGTCCTCTCAGAATTTGGAGGGCAAGTAGGTTCTTCAAATAAAGACGATATTAAAGGTGGTAACTTGGAGGATTTAGCGGTTTACACTCCAATTAAAACGGAGGTAGGTGTTTTATGGGTACAAGTGTAAAGAAAAGAGTTTTATCTATTGGATTACTATCTTTAACTTTGATTACATTGGCTCAACCTGTATCTTCAGTATTCGCAGGTTACAATAACGTTGAAGATATTACAGAAGATGGTTGGAAGACTATTCGAGGAGCAGCTAAGAAAGCAAAAGAGTTGGGTATTTCTGCTGAAGCTTTTGCTGGAATGATGGGGAACGCCAATGAAGAGTCTGCTTTCGATGCGACTTTGGAAGAACAAGGTAACGTAGCAAGTCGAGGTTTAGGTCTCTTTCAATGGACGGATACTGCAGGTAGTCCTCGAAGAACTCAATATGAAAATTGGGTGAAAGAAAAGGGGTATGATATAAAGGATCCAGCTACGGCAGGTGCAGCTTCTATTGAGTATATGGATAAGGAGATGCAAGGAAATTCAGACTTTGGTTCTGCCTTTTGGTCTAGTTATATTCATGGAGTTTGGGGTCGTACAGAATTAAACCAAACTTCTAAGAGTTATGAGGAGTTCAAGAAGACTACCAATGTTAAAGGTGCTACACATGATTTTGTTGCTGCATTTGAGAGACCGGCTGCTGATACTTTAGACAAACGTGCAAAAATGGCAGAAGGTATTTACAACAAAATAAAAGATGATTATGGGGTTGTAGATTCAGACTCTAAAACCAAAGCCACTACAGTATCCAACACTTTAAAGCAATGGTCTGAAGATGATATTCCAAATATGCCAAAAGATCGCGATTATGGTAAAGAAGAGCGTGGATTTAAAGAGCGTTTAGATAAGATTGAAAAACTAAAAGGTGATGAAGCTACAAGTATTGCTAAATGGAAAGAAGAGCGTGAAATTTCTCTACAAAAGAGAACAATTAAAGGCGCACGTTTAGTAGTTATGGTCTTGTCCATGTTAGCTCTTGTATATCCTTCCATTCTTTTGTTGGCTTATGTGGTAGACTCTTGGTTTGTTTATATTGATAGCCCAGCGATGAGGGTTGTGACCTTTAACTTTAGAGCGATTGAACAAAATCGTAATGGTTCAGGTGGTTTGTGGTTCGCAGATAAGAAAGAAAATGCGAAGTTGAAGACGAAGCGTTTGGGGTTAGGAGATACCTTAATTTGGGCTGCAGTATTTAGTTTAGTTGGAGTATTAGGTGTTTCCGGTATCATGTACGAGACCGCAGGTAGCATTTGGCAGTTTATTTCGGATTCCATTGGTTACGTTATACACGGTTAGAAGAAAGTAGGTAGTTTATTTGGCTATTAGAACATACTTAAAAGTAGGAGATATAGTTGAAGGTTCTTGGGAAGTCATAAAGCAGATTGGACAAGGTGGTTCTGCGACTGTATATTTAGTTCGAGACATTGAGTTAAATCGTCTTTTGGCTTTAAAAGAAGTTCCAGTTAGAGGTACAAAAGAGGGTGAGAGACAAGCTAGAGCGGTAATTGCAGAGGTCAATTTGTTGAAATCTTTGTCTCATCCGTCTATCCCTCGTATTATTAAAATGACAAAAGATGACCATTCTTTATTGATTGTAATGGACTACATTGAAGGGTATTCATTAAGAGACTTGATTGCTAAAACCTCTTACATAGATGAAAAATCTATTGTACGTTGGGGTTTAGCTCTATGTGATACTTTAAAATATTTACATAATCGCAGTCCTAAAGTGATTTACCGAGACTTGAAACCTCATAATGTCATGTTGTCGAATGAAAATCATTTGTTCCTTATGGACTTCGGTATCTCACGTGAGATAGGTCCTGATTTTGATTATAGTAAAGAACCAAAATTAGGTACAAAAGGTTATGCAGCACCAGAGATGCGCACAAAAGACGCTTGGTTTGATGAACGCTCTGATATTTACGCTTTAGGTCGTACTTTGTATTTCTTAGCAACTCGAAATAGTCCTTCTGTGGAAGTCTTACAAGATGGTCGCAAGTTGCCGATTTTACCAATTCGACAATATGACGCTTCACGTTCGGTCGGTTTAGAGAAAATTATTGAAAAGGCGACCACCTTTAAACCTCAAGATCGGTATCAGTCCGTTGAGGAAATGATTTACGACTTGAAAAACATTAATAAGATGTCTGAAGGTTATATTAAGAAAATTAAGAAGAGAGCCACAACCATTTACACCTTGTTTGGAACTTTAGTATTGGGGTTAGCCTTATTAGGAACGGGTGTCTTGTACTCGCAAATGTCAACAACAGATTCTTACAACCAAGCTTTAGCGACAGGTAAGACTTCGCAAGATATTGATTCTTTGTTGAAAGCAAGTAAGATTTTACCTAATGAGGTTGAACCTTACAGTGAATTAGTGAAGATTTACCGTTCTAGCGGACACTTCACAAGTGAAGATGAGTTTCAGTTGTTAGGTGCTTTGCAGTCGAATATTCCAAGTCTGAAAGGGAAAGAAGGAGCAGGAGACTTGCTTTATCAGGTAGGTCAGTTGTATTGGTTCTATTACCCTCAAAATGGACAAACTAAGTCAGTTCCTTGGTTTGAACAAGCAAAAGAGTTTGGAGTATCTGATAAGAACCAACATTTGCTTTCGATTTACTTAGAATTAGGTACATTCAAGAAGGGTATTTTAAGTTCTATTACGGATAATTCGGATAGCGGTATGTACAAGAAATATTGGTCTGCCTTAAGTGAATTAGAGTCTGAGATGGGTTCTGACCCTCAACTACAGTTGACATACTTACAAAGTGTCTTTGATGTAATTGACTCTTATTCAGGTGGTTTGAAGTCGGATGGGTTGACTCTAGACGACTTGACTTCGGTATTTGATAAAGCAGTTGCTTCGGTATCCACATACACAGGTAAAACCGATGCACAGAACAAAGCAAAAGCTGAGTTACAAAATCGAGTTGAAACGGTTCGTAATAAGTTGAATACAACTTATGGAAAACGCTAATTGGAGGGTAGGATAGATGAACATTTTTACAATTTTAGGAATCTTACTCATTGCGGTTTCCTTGGTAGGTTTACTCATTATTTCAGCTAAATATGGAATTAAACCAACTCTTGATATTTACACGGGTAGAGAAAAGAAAAAGGTTTTATCTCGTATTGAAGCTCGTAGAGGTTTAATTGGTGCAGAGCAGACTGCTGAGTTAGTTGAGAAATACTCCGCTATGGAAGGGGTATCCACAAGTGGTCGCTCTTTCGGTTCGGCTCACACTACAGGCTCTTTAACTTCGGACTTATTTAAAAACCCAGAGAAAGTAGATGAATTGTTGGGGGTTCTCATGGAGAACAACTCAGCAACTACTTCAAATTTGGAAGTAGATGAGTCTATTTCCTTGAATTACCGTGAGGAAGAATACGAAGAAGAGCAAACTGGTGTACTCGATTCTGATGAAAAAGAGACATTAGCTGAGAAAAGAGAGCAAAGACGAGTAAATGCAGAGATTAAGAAGTCTTTATCTCTTCCAACTTCTGCCAAGGGTGTCTTCCAAGTGGTGACAATTTATGACAATATCGAACTTTAATCTCTCACCTGTAAGTCCTCCACCTCTTAGGCGGTGGGATATAAAGGGGTTGCTCCAATAAGTTTTTGATTTTATTGACATAAAACTAAATAAAGTCTTGACAGTTTCTAGTTACTGTGGTAAACTATAATCAGTTAAACTATTAGAAAGTTAGTAAAATCAATGGAACTAGATACAAATGCACATTCAGTCTTCTCGTTACATTATCATTTGATTTTGGTAGTGAAATATAGAAGACAAGTGTTTACTGATGCAATTTCCAATAGAGCCAAAGAGATATTTGAGTATATTGCACCTACTTATAAGATAGAATTGGTTGAGTGGAACCATGATAAAGATCATGTTCACGTTCTATTTAAAGGTCAACCTAAGACAGAACTAAGTAAGTTCATTAACGCTTATAAATCTGCATCGAGTAGGTTATTGAAGAAAGAATTTCCTACTATTCGTCAAAAACTATGGAAAGAGATGTTTTGGTCTCGTTCCTTTTGTTTATTATCAAGCGGTGGCGCACCTATTGAAGTTATTCGTCAATATATCGAAAATCAAGGGAAAGAAAAATGACTATTAAACAAAAAGCTTATAAATTTAGGCTGTATCCTAATGAAGAACAAAAGCAGTTTTTCGCTAAAACCTTTGGTTGTTCCAGAGCTATTTGGAATATGATGTTAGCGGATAAAATAAAGCACTATGAAGAAACGGGCGAAACCTTACATAATACACCTGCTCAATACAAGAAAAACTTCCCTTGGTTAAAAGAAGTAGATAGTTTAGCTTTAGCTAATGTACAACTTAATCTTCAGAAGGCTTACAAAAATTTCTTCAAGTCTGGTTTTGGTTTTCCTAAATTCAAGAAAAAGAAGCATAGTCAGTCCTACCAAACTAATAATCAGAGAGGTAGTATTGCTTTAGACGGTGAGTTTATAAAGTTACCTAAACTTGGTTGGGTACGAGTCAAAGCACATCGTCAAATTGAAGGTGTTATTAAGAGTGCCACAATTTCAATGACGCCAACTGGGAAATATTATGTTTCTATTTTGTGTGAAACTGAGATTTCTCCACTACCTAAAACAAACTCCAATGTCGGTATCGACTTTGGGATTTCTGACTTTGCTATTCTTTCAACAGGGGAGAAAATCGGTAATGAACGCTTTCTAAAGAAGTTGTCAGAGAAACTAGCTAAAGAACAAAAGATTTTATCTCGTAGAGCTTTAGCAGCTAAGAAAGCAGGACGTAAGCTTTCTGAGAGTAAGAACTATCAGAAACAACGAGTAAAAGTAGCTAGAATCTATGAAAAGATTGCTAATATGCGTAGAGATTTTCTTCATAAGCTCAGTATATATCTTATCAAGAACCACGATATTTTATGTATTGAAGACTTATCATGTAAAAATCTCATGAAAAACCATAAATTAGCAAAAGCGATTGGTGATGTTTCTTGGTCTGAATTTGTAAGAATGTTGGAATATAAAGCTGATTGGTATGAAAAACAAGTGTCTAAAATTAGCCGTTGGTATCCTTCTTCTCAACTATGTTCAGACTGTGGTTTTAACTCAGGAAAGAAACCTCTTTCTGTTAGAGATTGGACTTGTGAAAATTGTAGTAATCATCATGATAGAGATATTAACGCAAGTATTAATATTCTTAATGAAGGTTTGCGTTTAGCGTAAAAACAATATAACCGTAGGAACTACGGGGATAGCTTGGTAAACTTATGTAACCTCTGTTGGTTGGTCAGCTAATTAATAAGTCAGCATATTACCCAAGAAGCTCCTACTTCTAAGCATTAGCGTAGGTAGGGGTAGTTCACGGCATAAAAGACTTGCATAACGAGTAAATTGTGCTATAATAAAGTTTAGGTAAAGGGAGTTTGCCTCCCTTTTTCGTTTAAAACTAGCAGAAAGACTGAGGATAACGAATGTCAAAAGAAATGAAACGTAAGAAAGCTTTACGTTTGAGTATGAGAAGAGGGGTTGTAGTTGCTGCTACAGTAGCTACTGTAGCTACAGTTGGTTCTGTAGGTGCAGAGGAACAAGGTGGTTTTGACCGAGTTTCGCCTACGGTTACAGTTGAACCTACTGCTCCAACAAGTAACACATCGACAAATAACAATAGGGAAACTACTCAACTTGTATCCACTCCGAACTCGGACTCAACTCCGACTCCTTCGGAAACCTCAAAGGCGGAGGAGACACCGAAAGCAGACACACCCAAGGACACTACTACAGAGTCTAAAGATGAGTCTCCAAAAAATTCTGAGTCTAATAGTGAGACTTCTGCACCAAATAATTCTGAGCCTTCTCAGAACGCCCCAGTCTCTTCTGAACAACCAGTAGAGGGTAATAATGAGGGTTCAACTCCAAATGCTCCTACAGGCGAGTCTGGAGCTTCTGAGAACACACCAAATACTCCAGAAGAAACTCCAAAGGCAGAAGAAACTCCAAAGGCAGAAGAAACTCCAAAGGCAGAAGAAACTCCAAAGGCAGAAGAAA